ATGGAAATGTTTTCGCTTGGCCTGGAAGTTCGGGCCATTCGAACTATCACGAACCCAAAGATTAAGGAAGGTTACAGGACGGCCATGATGGGTCGTCTTGCAACAGGCCACTTTAGTTCGGAAGTAACTCGCAAGTCATTCCGCCGCATCACGAAGCTGGTGGAATCACGAAGCGAAATAATTGATTGGGAAGACTTGCTGGAAGACCCGAACTTGACCGAAGAGTTCAGGGATAGTCTGCGGGAAGCAGAAGAAAAGCCAGCAAAGACCATGAAGGGCTTTGACAAGATATTCGACAGTCTGGAGAAGTACCGTCAGCGTCGTGATATCATGAACCTCGGTAAGCAGATTGCTAAAGACTTTAGCGATGCAGACCCAGAGGAGTTCGACGAGCAGACGTACATGCAAGAGCTGGCGGATAAGCTGGGTCAAGCGCAGCGTGGCACCCGTAAGACTGAGAAGGTTTGGTCATTCGGTGGCAAGAAGTCGAACGCCATGAAGTTAGCGAAGCAGGTAATCACTAACCCGAAAGAGGTGATGTACAAAACTGGCTTCAAGACGTATGACAATAAGAACGGCGGTTGGCCTACGACTGGCGTTGTGTTGTTAGCAGGTTCAACGTCTGGTGGTAAGTCTGTTATCTCAATGAACCTCGCTGATGCAATGGCGAAAGTAAACGGCATTCACTGTCTCAAGGTCACACTCGAAATGACCGCCGAGCAGGAAATGAAGCGTATGCTCTCGATGATCAGCGGCATCGACTTCTGGAAGATCAAGCAAGGTAAATTGTCGAAACGCGAGCAGACGCAGTTGCTGAAAGCCGCGAAGCAGTACGACAAGATTATGAAGAAGGCGAAGGGGCGTAACTCATTCACGTCTCCTGAACGTGGCATGTCGATTGATGACGTTCTGTGTATGTCGATCCCGTATGGCGTCCACGTAACCTTCATCGACTACGTTGGTCTGTTAGAAGGTATCGACAACGACAACCAGTGGCGCGAACTGTCTACGATTGTTCGTAAAGCGAAAGTACATGCGAACGCAACAGGCCAGCTTGTTGTTATCCTGTGTCAGCTTGATGACCAGACTGGTCGTATTCGTTACTCTGGTGGTATGCGCGAACACGCCGACGTTGTGTGGGCATGGAACTACTCTGACCCTGAGATCCGTGAAGGCAAAGTGATTCCTGTTCAGGTAATGAAAGCGCGTGATGGTGAGTTGTTCGAAATGGCGTTGGAAGATGCGTTCGAGACAATGACCGTGCGTGATGCTGGCGCTGATGCTGAAATACCGAAGTCAGGTAAAGTTATCTCAACTGACGATATGGAAGGTAAGGGAGATTCCAAGAAGAAATTCGGGAAAGGTAATTTCAAGAAGAAGGATAAAATTGAGATTAAGAAGTCGCGTCGTGGTGCTGCTGCATTCCTTGATGCGGGTAATAGCGATGACGATGACGGCGACCTACCGAAGAAAAAGAAAAAGCGTAAGTCTTATGACGTAGCTTAGGAGTCTCTATGGATGAAATCCAGTGGCTAGTCTTCGATGACGAAGCCAACCTAAACATAGACAAGGATTATGTCTATCACGTTCGCACCAAGGAGGGTGCAGAGCATTCTGGTATGTACCCTAACGGAGCTGGCTTTCACTGTCAGAACCCAGGACAGCCTGGTCGTGTAGCAATGTCCGACGTAACGCATTATGCTGTGCAGATGACATTCGATGACCATGCAGATAAGTTCGTATTCGGCCGTGAGTAACTTCGAAGGGCCGTACGGACTCGTCGAGTCTGACCAGATGATCCCACGCTGGTCGTACCCTGTTAAGCATGGACAGGTACGTAGAGTCGAAGCGTGGGAACTCGATACCTTGCCGAACGCAACGCAGCAAGTGCGAATGGTAAATGACATTCACGCAATTCATAACACACCTGTAGAGGATTATGATGACGCACTCGATCTCGATGAAGAAGCCGCAACGATCTCAAAAACTGAGTCCCGACTTCTTATCAAGCCTCGACTCGATGAAGTCCGTGCCCGTAAAAACAAAGACCACCTTAGTCCAGAGAACGTCTTCTCCGTCACCGACGAAGTAATTGATGGTGCTCTGGATAGCATTGATGCTTACTCTGAAACGTTCCGTGATTACCTAATGCACCATGTGTTCAGCCCTATACTCGGGTTTGACATTGCAGCAGGTGAGGTCGAAGCAATCGCCAAAGACTGTCTCAAGACGGACTTAGAGATTGACAGCGAGCTTGTGCCGTATATCGAGCGCGTAGGGCTTGCTAACGTTCTCGGCGTAATGCTATCGAAGTCTAACTCTGTGCCTGAATCAGTACGCGCTGACGTGCTGAAAGACTGGCTGATTAAAGCGTTCGATGATGTACGCGCAGAGCATAAGCTGAAAGGTAACAGCTTGCGTGAACAAATACGCAGACTAATGCACGGTAACAATGATCTCGTAGCTAAAGGACCTGGTATAGGTACGACGCGCGGGTTCTCTGATTATAGGAAACAGATGACCGAGAATGGCCAAGCCTAAGAAGGGCCCAGCTTTTACCTTGCGTCCAAAACGCATTGCAGCATTCGATGCGCTGCTTGGCGATGACGTAAAGGTAGAGGCTTCTTCTGACATGGACTTCTTGTCGGATAATAGTTCGAGTGCGATTAACTTCTTGGAGAAGGGCGAGGTAAACATCGTTGACTTGGTTGAAGGTGCGTTAGAACAACGTACCATCGTACCACGCGATTTGAAGTTCGATGACAGTTCAATGCCCAAGGCGAAAAACTTCCTTGAGTGGTGTACGAGTCCCGACTTCTTAAAAGCCGAGCCGTATCTTGAACAGGCCTTGATTGGTCTACGCTTGTTTGGAGAGATCTGCGTTCGCTGCTCTCCTGATTTGCAATGGCAGTACACTGAAAACCACGAGCCGCAAGAGACTACAGCCGCAATCGAGGAGCATCTGCACTTGTTGCATAACGGTGTGTGTCCTCATTGCGGCGCTCGTCGTTCTGAGATGATTCGCAAGAAAGAGATGAACTTCTATAACGAGCTGGCAGTGAATGCCGGACAGCGTTGTGTGATTGCTTCAACTCCTGTCGCCACTTCTCGCGGTATCATGCCTATCGGTCATATGATGATAGGTCACGACACTCCTGGATTCCACAAGCCTCGTCGCAATTTCAATGCGCACAATGGTCGTGAGATCAAGAAGGTCAGTCAGGTGTACGTGTCGGACGAAAGCCCTACGAAAGTAGTGATGCTCGCAAACGGCATTTGGGTAGAAGCCACTGACGAGCACCCGATTCGTACCGAACACGGATTCAAGAAAGCTGCCAAGATTCGTCCTGGTGATAGAATTGAAATTCGTCTTGGTACTAACACGTGGGGCAAGATTCAACGTCCTGTCAGTATCTACGATGCAGGTCTGTCTACACGCGAAGATGCGTTGCGCTACATCTCTGATCGCTCTCTGCCTTTTGGCGAGAAGATGCAGCAATACGTGTCTAACGATGACGACGCTCTGCAAATGGTCTGGTCTATTTTGCTTAACGCAGGCTATATGCCTAGTGTGCTGCACGGACCTGGCGATAAGAGCATCCTGTTCGACCTGACAAAAGAGCCAGAAGTGCGCTCGGCTCACATTGAAGTAACTGACGTCCGACCAGGTACGCCGCAAGTAACGTATGACCTCCAGATGGAAGGTCTGCCTCAGTTTGTGGCTAGTGGTATGATACACCACAACAGCGGTAAGTCCGTTGTAGTTGCGATGATATCTACCTATCTGACGCACAGGCTGCTTATGTCGCAGTCGCCTACTGGCATCCTGAGTATCGACAACACAACCGTACTACACGGCACGTTCGTTGCGCTCACCCAGAAGCAAGCGTCTGATACACTCTGGACACCTTACTTCAACTACATCATGGGTAGTCCTTGGTTCCAAGCATATCATGATTTGATTCGCAGACACGAGCGCCGCTACGGCATCGAAGTGATGAAGATTCGTGATACGTTCGTGCTGTATGGGCACAGGAACTTTGTTATCTACCCAGCAGGTCCCGATGGTCGTATTCTTCGTGGACGAACACGCGTACTGGCGGTGATCGATGAAGTGGCGTATTTCGACAACGACGCCCAATCCAAAAAGATCAAAGTCAGTGCTGGTGCTGTGTACGGAGCGCTCGACCGTTCACTTGCGACCGTGCGGGCGAAAGAACGAAGGCAGGTGGAGGCCGGCTACGACGAGGCATTCACGGGTTACTTCTGCAACATCAGTAGCCCGGTACACGCTCGTGATAAGATTAACGAGCTGTTGCGTATGTCCGTCGGTAGTGAGAAGCTGTTAGGCATTCATGCTCCTACGTGGAAGATGAACCCTGACATGCCACGCGATTCAGAGTTCCTGTTAGAAGCGTTCAAGCGTGACCCTGTAGGTGCAGCGCGAGATTATGGCGCAGAGGCACCGTTGTCTGCTAACCCATTCATCACGCAGCCTACATTTATCGCAGATGCTATTCGTGAGAAGGGTCGTTCGATGTGTACCTATACGCATCACATCATTCGACACAAAGACGGCGAGCGCCAGCGCTATGGTGCTTTAGTCAAAGCGGCAACGACAACCAAAGCGTCTATCCTTGCGATTGATGCTGGCTTCTCGAATAACAGTTTTGCACTCGTAACAGGCTCACGAGGCGATGACGGTATTATCAGTGTTGACTGTCTGGTGGAGATTGTTCCAAAGCCAGGTATCCCTCTGAACTATACCTTAATCTTCGATGAACTGCTTATCCCGCTATGTAAGGCCCGTAACGTTCGTGTAATGCTTGCCGACCAGTGGCAATCGCTCAAGTTGCTGCAAGATGCTAAACTGAAAGTGGACTCGATTGAAGAATCAGATCAGTACAGCCTGAAATATCAGGATATGTGGACTGTGAAGACGATGTTCGAATCTACTCCAAGCCGCATCACACTGCCTCGCATGACGAACGCGAAGACGATTATGGACACGCTGAAATACGACGGCGACGAATATCCTCAGTGCTTCGAGAACAAACCAACAGAGCACTTGATCATGCAGCTCCAGACCGTACAGGACACTGGACGTAGCGTCATCAAGAACACAGGCGCAACAGATGACCTGTGGCGAGCAATGGCACTCATGGTCTATGGCTTCGAGTGTGGTGAGTATGACGAGTATCTGATTAAAGCGCCAGAAGTATCAATCAACCGTGACCCGAATCGTTTAGGCCGCGTAGCGCATAGACTTAACTCAGGCTCAGCCAGTTCAACAGGCAGACCTGCACTTAGTGGTGGCCGTGTTCTTGGTTCAGCACGTACTCGGATGATTGGCCGGAAGTAAGCTAATTTGAATGAGACAGTTCATACAAGGAATACGATCATGACCAAGCACTATAACCCACTGCTGGCCTCGAACACTGTAAAGTCAGAGTCGAGTGACACGCAGCAAAGCACAAGTGGCGCTTTCGTAGTTGACAGCGCTAACGTGTGTCCTAAGTGTAGCTCTGCAACTGTGCCTACACAACTACTCTCTGGCGAGGGTGTTATGTTCTGCACAGGCTGCCGCGTAAGTCTCGCAATCCCTTTGAAGTGAGGTAATTATGGGCGTCCAGGTTGGTCGTCGTCAATTAGGCGGCGCACCCTCGGAGCCTGCAAAGAAGAAAGAAACTTCTCTCGGCGCAGCCTCCTTACCGCGCGAGATAGGCAAAGCAATCCGCAGTGAGAGTTCGAAGCGTAGCATGAACTTCACCTCTCAATCTGCGGGCGGCGCAGGAATGGCTGCTGGTAATATGCAAATTGGTTCAGTGCCTCTTGATATCGACTTAGAGCCGATGATGGAAGGTATGGACTATGATGCTGACGACCGGCAGCTATTCAATGTCTACCGCGATATGTATCACTTCGATCCAATCTGCGGCTCTTATGTGGACTTGTTCTCAACGCTACCGTTCTCCGATGTGAGTTTCAGTGGTGCGAAGGACAGTGTGCTTGAGCCGTACTACGAAGTGAATGAACGTCTGTCACTGACGACCAGTATGCCGAACATCACAACTGATATTCAGGTGACTGGCGCGTTCGTTGGCTCGATGATCTACAACAAAGACCGTAAAAAGTTTATCGACTTGATGACGCACCGTTACGACAACATCGACGTGACGCCACTGCCGTTCATCAGTCAGGACCCTATGTTCGAACTGCGCATCCCTCAATACGTGAAGTCTGCCTTTGCTAAAGAAGGTAAACGTATTGACGCGCTGAAAAAAGAGCTGGGCCCTGGGTTTGTTGATAAGCTCATGAACGACACCACGATGGAGCTTGACCCCATCGGTACAATCTACATCCCGCGTAAAACATTCAGCTTTGGCGAAGGTATCTCGGTGTTACGCCGTGTGCTGCCTATTTGGCTGATAGAGAAGAACCTCTATCGCGGTACGTTGATTGAATCTGGTCGTCGTCAACGCGGTATCTTACATGCCCAGTTGGGTGATGGAGATCAGTGGGAACCGTCGCAAGAAGAAATGGACTTTATGACCGACCTTCTTCTGTCTGCGGATAGTGACCCGATTGGATCTATCATCACGACCCGACTCGGTGTGAACATCAGTGAGTTCCGTCAAGGCGGTGACTTCTGGAAGATTACGGATATCTGGGACCAGACTGCTCAATTCAAAATGCGAGCGATGGGTATCAGTGAAGCGTTCCTAAGCGGTGAAGCGAACTATGACTCGGGTGCTGCTGGCCTGACGATTTTCGTTGAAGCGATGCGCGCGTTCCGTGATCATCTGACGCGTAAGGTCTACTACGAGAAAGTCTTCCCACTTATCAGTATGATGAACGGCTTAGCTGTTCAGCGTAACGGTAAGATCATCAAAAAGAACAACATGATGGAAGGTGGCCTGACCGAAGTAATGTACAAGATGAATGACGGCTCTAAGCTGTTTATTCCGAACGTGCATTGGTCTAAGCAACTCCGTCCTGACGTTGATCAGGCGATGATGGAAAACTTACGTGCGATGACTGAACTGGGTGTTCCAGTTCCGTTACGTGCTATCGCTGCTGCGGGCGGGTACAACTTCGACCAGATTCTTATGGATCAGGATGAAGACCTCGCAATGCGTCGCAAACTGATGGCCTATCGCAAACGTCAGTCTGAGATTGATGCAGAGTTCGCTCCGCCTGAGCCTGGTGCAGGTGATGGTGATAGCTTTAGCTCCGTCAGTTCTATGTCTGCTGACCTGCAACGCCGTCGCCGCCACGTAGCGGGTATCGGTCTGTCTTCTGCTGTGCTTGGTGGTGAGCAACGTAAGCTGCTCAATCGTGACTTCGGTGAACGCTCCGAAATCTTCGAGCTGTCCAAGACAGGTAAGAAGAAGCACGTCTTCCGTCAGTCTGTCGCTAACTCCAAAGCTAACGACCAGATCTGGAAAGCTGCGAAGAACTATGAAGCCAACAAAACGATGCCACTGGACGATGGTAAAGTGTCGTTCAAACCAACTCCGGGTGAGCTTCGTGCAATGTCGAGACTCCGTTAATGTACAACGTTGCTACGTGTTCAATTGACGGTACTGAGAAGGTGGTTGTGTATCGCCACCCTATCTTTACTGACTACGGTCTTGGTCTAAAGATTAACCGTGACGGTGAGATGCCTGTTGTTGAATGTAATATCGTGACAGGCACCATTGATGGTCAATCTAAGCTGGAGACCATCAGCGACCATACGGCACCACTCGAAGTTCAAGTGTGGTGTTTTACTGGTATGCTGACTCTGCGGGAATCTGTAAATATGCAGAGCTTATCACTCGATGCCTTATTCCCAAATAACGGGGGCGTCGTATATTACCGACCAAATCAGGAGAGTACATCGTGAGTGGATTGTTCCCGCATCGCGTTATCACGCAGAAAGAAGGTTTCGTGTTTATCGTTCAACCTGCGGACGACACTGACCCCGAAGCTGTAGAAGCGGCTCAAGATATTGAAGCGCTTCTGGTTGAAGCGTGGCCTACTGCACCGTCTGAGCTGTCTGTCAATGACGTGCGTGACCCAGAAGAAGCCGAACTGGTGTTCGCTGATATCATGCAACTGCTGGAAGAAGCAGAGCGCGAAGAAGCACATCAGATCGTAATCAGTGGTATCGTTGTTGTCGGCGAACTGGCCGTCGTAACCTGTATGCTGACCGGCGAAGATCTGGAAAGCGACGATGAAGAAGACGAAGACAATGATTCCGTTGAAGTTGACGAAGAAGAATTCGATTAACGTCTGCCATGAGGACCTTCGGGTCCTCATGAATCTTACTGATTCGAATCCAGTGTATGCAGCCAAGTTCCTGACGAACAAAACAGAAGACGAAGCACGTTCCCTGTTGGCCGCTCTCAATAATGATGAAGTAACATCACTGTACGACTTAATGGTGACGTGATGGATAATACCGTGGACGAAAGTCCTAATAGCGCAAGGCATCGCATTTTCTTCAAGCAGCCGAAACGAGTACCTCCCTTCGATACAGCTTTCATTCGTTCTTCTAACAAAGAAGGTTTGAAAGTCCTCCTATCGGCTGCCCCTGAACATTGTCAGATCATTTTGTTTACGGACGGTCCCGGCATCGCTTATGCCCTGAAACGCCTCTTTAAGCGCAACTTCAAACTCTGTTCGCAAGCTCTACAATTCGACCTTAGGACACTCACGTTCACAGGTCAGGTCGTCTATCAGTTCACTCGTGGTGGCGGTGTGTACGAACCTCTAGCGCGTTATTTCTGCGCTGGTGAGAGTTACCTGCATGAGCTGGCACAGACGACGAAGATTGCCGAGACTGAAACTGACACTATCGACATGTTCTGTTGCGGTCTGGCGTTCCATCGCGTTCTGCTTGAGCGAGGTCGGGGACGTTCCATCGTATTTGCGGAGGAACAATGAGTAGATCGTTCGCCTCTATCGGCAAGACGCCTGTAGCTGGTGCAGTACCGAAGATGAAGATCAAGTACGGCAAGCTGCCTATGCTGCATGTTGTTGACGCATCGAACTGGATGTGCCGTGCTTACTTCGCAACCCAAAAGAACCCGACGTATGCCAAAGACGGAACTCCGACTTATGGCCTGCGTCAGTTCTTATATATGGCAAAAGACCTGATTGATATTGCGGCGAAAGACCCTAACGGTTCTCACATCGCATTCTGTTTCGATATTAGCTCTGAGGCTACGTGGCGTTATCGCGCTATGCAGCAATGGGCAGCGGAGCACAAGAAGAAGTACGTTCGTCAGGTGTTTAAAAAGAGTAGCGACTACAAAGGCAATCGTGATCGTTCTCTGACAAAAGAGCTTGGTGTGCAGATGGCTCTGGCGCGTGACATACTCCAGATGGCTGGCTACTACGTTGGGATTAAAAGTCCTTACGAGTGCGATGACCTCGTCGGTACGTTGAGCGACCGCTTCAAGCACAAGTACCTGATCAAGCTGTATTCGCGGGATAAAGACTACGTGCAACTTGTTGACCACAAGAACGTTGAGCTTATCATGCAAGCGCAGTCGAATGCCGCTGAGCGTCGTTTCGATCTTAAATCTGCCAAAGGATTCTTCGGTGTACCTGCTGACCGCGTTATTGATATGCTCGCTCTTTCTGGAGATAGCGTCGATAACGTTCCTGGGATTCCTGGCATTGGTGATAAGACCGCTGCCGAGTTCATCAATCGTTTCGGTGGTGCTATCGAATTACGTGATGCTCTCTTGAGTGGTGAATTGAAATCGAATGCTGGTTGGGCGAAAGCACTGACCATGAAAGCACCTTCAATGGATATCGAATTGCAAATGGAGCTTGTAACTATTGACCGTAACGTTCCGGGCTTACCTCGTAAGATCGAAGCGTTCATCCCGGGCCGTCCAGATATAAAAGCGTTGAAAGCAACTAAGAAACGCCTGGCACTGCCACAACTATTACACGTCTAAGAGGGTAGTATGACGGACAACATTACCAAGTTGGAGAAGTGGTTCGACGCAGCAAAGACGGCGTTCCGTATGGGTACTCACAACCCCAACGGAAACATCGCGCTACTGTTGAGCATTTTGGCTCGCCTGAACAAGACAGTTGACGAAGCTGCTCCTGGGCCTGTGCGCCAGCAAGCTGAGTTCGAGCGCAATCAGTTCCTTGACGAGCTGGCAGCCGAAGTGAAGATGTACGAACTCATTCGTAAGCGCTTCAACAACGATCTGTACCCTGGTATTACCGTGGGCGAAGACGTGAAGGTGTACATCGCTCTTATGGCTGACCGCCCGGGTAGTGCTGTAATGGCAATGACCTTCTTGCACCTTGCGCGATGCTACACGCTCAAGGACATGATCATTAACTTTCTCCCGAATGGCTTCCCTGCTGAGGATGCACTTGGCCTCACTTGGAGCATACAGAAATCTGATACCGGAAATGCGGTGGACGATATTGATTCTGTAAATAGCCTGTATACTAAGATGTATAACTCTGGAGATAAGTAATGGATTTATCTGCATTAGGTTACGCGCCGAAGCCGTATCGAGTAATTCCTGTCGAAAAAGAGAATCTCGTTACTGACTTCATTCAAGGTAAGTTCCGCGTTATTGGCGTTGAGTGTAACGCGCGTGGTGCTTACGGAAATCCGATTCAGAAAAGTATTGCTCGCCGCTTCCCTGAAGTCATGAACCGCGTCAATGCCGTTGACTACGAACATGAATTAACTATCGGCAAGACGCATCTGATTCGCGTTCGTACTCAAGCCCGTCGTGATTTGTTCGTCGCTAACATGCACATCACGCGGGGCTTCGGCCTGGGACTCAATAACACTTCAAGCGAAGGACGTATGGTTAATCGCTTTAGTGAGAAGTTCCTGACGCGGGCGTTTGAACATCTGCTGGAGCAATGTGACAAAGAGCATATTGCTCTCGACAGGCAGATCGCTATTCAGCGTTTCTATGGTGGACTCGGCGGAGTTTCCTGGGAAGAAGTATGTGTTGTGTTGGATGATATTTGTGCCAAGTATCAATTCAACATGTATGCGTATCTACCCAAGAACTACAATACTAACTATGTGCGGGCAGGTGCACAATAACTCTGGGGTGTATTGATGAACACAATACGCGGATTTGATTGGCTCTTTTACGGAGATGGAACCGATAGTGGCCAACACTCAATTGTAAGTCTCGTTGTCGATCAGACAGCAAAATCAATACAGGTAGAAGTGAAGCCGGGATGCGCCGTGCCTGTAATTCAAGCGATTCAGGAAAACGAAGTCCTGTACGCTCAGACCGAAGCAGGTCTATATCGACTTCGCTATAGTTGCTCGTTCCGAACGTTGGATGCTAACGTCTTCCCTCCAAGTAAAACAGAGTTCCGCTTGAAGCTGATCGCCTGTGATTTCTTGGACGGTGTTACTACTCACGATAAACTTCTGGACTAGCCACTATGATCACAGCAAAGAACGTTGAAAGCCGTTTGGCAAAAATAAACTATACTCGCCCTGACCCTTCACGGGAAGAGCTTGAGGAACTTGTGAGCCACGGCAAGACTCGTATTCTAAAGACGGCAGACATTAACGGCCTGTGTCCGCTATCCGACAAATACTTTGAGTTCTGCCTAAAGCAAGTTGGTTCTTTCTGTACGGCATCGTACAATGCAGTTGAAATCGCAATGTGTGTAGGCATCCAGCCTATCTACGTTGCTGCTGCGCTTCATCTTTACGGTAGCGATTGGGCATATCGTTTACTCAAATTGAAACGTTTCGGTCATCTCGATCGTGGCATCCATACTGTGTGGGAATCTGCTGGTGCGTGGTTCTCTCTGGGAGAGTGTCGTAGACGTATCCTTGGTTCGCAGACCGTTTCGCAAGGACAGGGCAATCTAAAGACTGCTATTCGTCTAGGCGATATGGAACAGATTCGCCAGATTGCTGCTGTCTATCCACATCGCGTCATGAGCGTGTTGGCAGCCCGCAACGGACTTCTCTATACTGACCAACGTATCGAGCGTTCTAAACGACTTCGCGCAGAAGCCAAAGCGAAAGCTGAGGCAGACGGTAAGAAACTCGCAGAGCCTGGAAAGTATAACGACCTTGCTCCTGTATTCAACGGTCCAATTGCCAAACCAGATCGCACTCGCGGGATTGATGACTCCTCTCAAACTCGCGGCACTATTAGCGGTCGTCGTTTTCACGTCTGAAAAACAGATAACGGTAATTTCGACAGGTCAAAACAAATAACGGAATACTATCATGAGCAACGTTGATAAAACAATGCCACAAGGTCGCTGGGAATTTAACGAACCAGTTGCTGCTGTCTTCGATAACATGCTGCAAAATTCTATCCCCTCATACGAGCGTATGCGTGACCTGACCTATCGTCTGGGTCGTCAGTTCGTAACTCCAGGCACAGCCATTGTTGACTTGGGTGCGTCACTTGGTCGTGCTATCGAACCGTTCTGTGCTGAGTTCGGCGAGTACATGTATCTTCACGCGGCAGATCGTCCTGAGCCAGATCGTGAAACAGGCAACCACTACTGCTGTTATGAAGTAGCGCCTGCGATGCTTGAGCGTCTGCGTCAAAATGAAGTGCTGGTCAATGCCAAAGCTAAAATCAGTAGCGAGTCACTGGTTGAAGTGGACACTTTCCGATTCGACGAGCAGGTTGAATGCTCTTTGATTCTGTCTGTGTTGACTCTCCAGTTCACACCGATTGAACATCGCCAGCACATCCTTGAGAAGGTCTATGACAGTCTTGAGAAAGGTGGCGCGTTCATCCTCGTTGAGAAAGTGCTTGGCGACGATAACTTCCTCGACCGCCTGTTGGTTGATACCTACTACGGCATGAAAGGCAGCAACGGCTACTCGCAAGAATCTATTGCGACAAAACGTAAAGCGCTCGAAGGCGTACTGGTTCCTGTGAAAGCCGCATGGAACGAAGAACTGTTGCGTAAAGCAGGCTTCAACCGTGTTGAGTGTTTCTATCGCGATCTGAACTTCGCTGGATGGATTGCAGTTAAGTAACAAATGCGGGTGGCTTCGGCCGCCCCTTGTTGCACAGGAGATTAGCAATGGCCAACAAACGCCAAGAACGTTGTGCGTCAATGATTCGTGAGTCGTTGATTACCGAAATCAAGAAAGCACGTTCTAAACAACCCTACGTCTTCCTCAGTGGCGGCGTAGACTCAAACTGTATTCTGTTTGCTGCGCTTGAGGCAGGGTGCCGTCCAATTACCCTTTCATTCCACATGGAAGGCGTTAATAGTCGTGACTTCCGAGCGGCTCAGGCGATAGCAAAAGAGTTTGACCTTGAGCTGATTGAGGTTGTGCTGCCGAACTCTTATGAGAAACTCAAATCGGATGTGCTGCTTATGGCTGAACGTTATAAGTGTGTGCAGAAAAATGAGTTCGAATGTTCGTGGCCTATGCTCTATAGCTTCTTCCACGTTCGCAACCATGCGCGTGAGAACGGCATCAAGAACCCTGTGACCTTTACTGGCCAAGGCGCTGACTTGATGTACCTGTCTTCTAAGAAGGCTAGCATTCACTATAAAGATCGTCCTGATGTGTGGCGTAAAGAAGGTCGCGCTAATCCGCATCGTACTCAAGGACGCATCCTGCCTCTCATGGCTCGTGATGCGGGCATTCGTAATATTAAGCCTTGGGACAGTGAGGAAATTCTTCAAGCGTTTCTCGGCACGTCATGGGAAGACGTTAACAAGCCACGACAGAAAGAACCTTCTCGTGCCGCATTCGAAGATTACTTCAAACGCGTTCGAGTATTCAACCATCAGAACTTCCAGCTCGGTGATACAGGTATCGCAGAGCATTTCGAAAAGCTGTTGGCGGATTCTGAAATGAATCCAGACTTCAAATATAAAAGTGTTGTCGGCGTCTACGGAGAGCTGGCTCGCGCATACCAGGAAAAATCCTGATGACAATGATTCATATCATAGACGGTGCAGTTGGTGGCGGTTATGTTTATTCAAAGCTGGTGGATGCAGGCTTCAATGCTCGCGTACATGCGCCACCCAATCCGAGAGTTCGTGCTGCATACGCGACGTACCCATCACTTTCCATGGGTCACTCGGAGAAAGAGATTGAGCACCATATCAGTCAGGTCTTAGGTACTTATCGAGGCCTGTTCTTGATTAGCAGTTACGTTGGTTCACTGATTGCAAACAACATGATCGACATGTGTGGTCAGTCTGAAAACGTGATCACCTGTGACGACCTCAAGTGTGGTTCCATACCGGTTGTCGCTTCCTCTATTTCTGTAAACGTATATCAGAACCAACGTAAGCTGGCGCGTATTCATCATCGCTTAAAGCACTTCGACTTCGACCACGAGTTCGCTATTGCTGATCAGGCTGTGCGATTCGCGGCAGGCGATGAATTTGCGAAACAGGGTGCGCAGCAAGAACTGAACAATCACGCTAAGTTCTTGTCCAGCCCGTCTTTGATTGTTGCCGCACACAAACTCGGTGTGAAGGGCAGCATGTATCACAACTATGCAGGTCTGGTGCAAGAGTTCATTGAGAAGCGCCAGAAGCAATAACGCGAGGGCACGATGATCAATCGCTTTCAAATGAGAAAAGTTCCTACGCTTGAAGCGTGTCAGTGGAACGGGGAGAACGTTGAGGAGATGGAGAAGTTTCTCAACGGTCATGGTTATGTCAAAGGACGTTACGTTGAGATCGGCGTGTTGGATAAATATCAGAAGCCGACTATCGCTAACGTGTCTGTAGGCAACTACGCAGTTAAGCATGAAGACGGTTCGTTCGATGCAATAACTGCGAGTGAACTGATGGACAAATACGTTCTGGCGGATTGAGGGCACAATGAATCTGTTTTCTATTTTAAAGCAGCAGGTGAAGAAAGCGCTGTCTACAGAAGCTGCGCATGAGCCAGAAGTTCGTGCAATGTTTGACTGGCGCTATTCAGTTGATGTTAAAGGTCAGATGTACATCGTAGGTAAGACGGGAGCAAACACCTGCTTCTATGTCGAGCCTGGTACCGATGAACCTGTAGCGTGTTACCCAGATGCGTTACTGGCAAAGATTGACGAGTGGGGTACAGGCAAGTACGTCTCCTTCGCAATCTACTTCAAGCGTTTTGAATCTCCTGTGTTTGAAAACATCAAGACGCTTGAGAAAGCGCTGACAGGCAAACCTAAGTCATTCAAGAAAGGTTACTTCTTGTGTGGCCTGACGCCGAAAGGCAAGCGTGTGAAATTGTACCGACTGCATCAAGGACTGTCTGGTATGCAGTGGGTAGCAGTCGAACCTAAATCTTAACCGCACGGTACTGTCCGTGTTAGGAGCAAGTATGATTAGCGACATTACAGTCGGTCGTATCTACAAGTCACGTGGCGATAAGCCATTTATTGTTGACTGCATTGCCGCTCACGGACAGGATTGCTCTTTGCCTATGGTTATCTATCGTAATCTCGAAGACACGTCGGATAAACCTGCTGGCACTGTTTGGGTAATCACTGAGTCGTTGTTCGTAATGCAGTTCTCTGAGTACGAATCAGGAGAATATCATGAACACAACGAACATGCACCACCATCTATCATCAAGGGGATTCGATCCTGCATTCTACCATTGCTGGGTTAGCGAAACTCAAATGACCGTGCCTCTGTTTTCGTTTGATAGAGCAATGCGCGGCCTACAGGTCTACACACCAGATGCACCAAAGCACGACAATAACCCGAAGGCCTGCCGTTACTTCACGCGAGCATTCGGCGGCAAGCAGTTGGTGTGGGGATCGGAAATTAAACCTGAACGGGTCGACCGTGTTCTTAACTGAGTCTGTCTTCAAGGCGTGTGCTCTGCATCGTCTTGGACTCAATGCTTGGTCCGTTCTTGGTTCAAATGTGAGTGATCATCTGTACCACCAGCTTCGACTCTTAGGTCTACGTTTCGTTTGTCTTGGCGATGACGATAAAGCAGGACAGGAGTTTAGTCAGACGTTTGGACTAGGCGCTGTCAGCAATGACCTTGACGAGATGACTGATGAACAGCTACTCGATTTAACTTTACCGTTGCTGAGGAAATAAAATGTCACGCGAAGTTACTGTCCGTATCATAGGACCTGTGGGTGTCGGCAAGTCTGCCGTGTACGCTACTCTGGTCAACACCCTGTCTACAATCGGCGTTAGCGTTAAACACGCAGACGAGAAAGCGTGGAAGTCTCTGGAGAACGCAGGCGAAGCGGCGATCTCTGCTGAAACGCTGAACGAACTCACGCCAGTTGTGACGTTCGAAGAAGTGGGCATTCGCACCGACGCTGCTGCCTCTCCAAATCAGATCATGCAGTTCTTCGCGTATGCCCACCTGCCTCTGCATCTGCAAGCTGTCAGCAAACCATTCGCGCTGCTGGCACAAGAGATGGATCTTACGCTGCCTAACGGACCTGAGAAGTCTGCTGGTCTGCGTAAGTTGCTGGAAGCGAAAGACTGCATGGTACGTCAACTCGTAGCGAAGTAATGGAGGCAATCATGAACGATTGGTTCTACGGCGGTTAAGTAGTAACACCAAAGGGTGGCCATTAGGCTGCCCTTTTCTGATCTTAGACAACTAAAACAAGCCCAAAAGGATAGCATACAGCCGTGCGTAGACAGTATAAAACCATGTGTAGGCAGCGTAGAAACACCACCTTTTTCTTGAGCAGTGGGAAGCGCTTAAAAACTGTAAATACTGATAAAGGAGACAACAATGACAGTAATAAGTCCAATCCGTTATCAGGGCAATAAGCGTAGCCTTATTCCTTTTATTCTCGAACATGTGCCTGACGTGAAAGACTGTCCGCGCATGGTCGATGTGTTTGGTGGTAGCGCTACTGTCTGTGCGAATATGCCGCAGAAGTTTCGCGTCTACAACGAACTAAGTCCTCAGGTGTATGAGATCGTTAAGATGCTTGTCGAGCAGGACCCGAAGAAAACATTGGGTCAAGTCAAGCGTCTGGTACGCCACTGGTGTCTGACGAACAGCAACGAAGAAAACTACGATGCGTTCCGTACAGTCCTCCAGAAGAAGCGCACTGCAATCTTGCATTACGTTGCACATCGTCACGCACACTCGAACATGTTGCGCTTCAACCAACAGGGTGTGTACAACGTAGGCTTTGGTGATCGTGGTCTGATTGGTAAGTTCGATGAACTCGAACACGAACTCACCTCATTCCACCAGCACATGCAAGGCGTCCACCTGACGAACATGAAGTATGGTAAATTGCTTGGTCGTCTCGGCAATCAACTGGACTGCAACACGTTCTGCTACTTCGACCCGCCTTATCTGGCGAGTGGTGCAATGCAGTACGGCAAGTGGACCGAAGCCAATGAGCGCAATCTGCTGGCGACGCTTGAGCAACTCAATCGCTTGGGCGTACCGTGGATGTTGAGCAATGTTATCGAACACCGAGAGTTCTCGAACGATCTGTTGAAGCGCTGGTTAAAGAAACACGCGACGACCGTGCTCTACCCAAACAAAAGCTATGCGATGAACAACGGCCAGAGTGGCTCGCATAGTACGATTGAAATTCTGGCGATGAACTATTGAGGCAAACAATGCAGGGACCTGAAGGTACTAACCAAAAGCTCGTTACCATTCTCCGTGCTGTGACGAAGGAGCTGGAGAAAATCAATAGCACTGCCTGGTATCTTTCAGGCGAAAGCAAAGATACTTGTGGTGTCATCGACCCGTTTGCTATTCCTGATTGGTCTGACGAAGGTCTGATCAAAGAAATCGAAAGACGCGAGCTCCAGATTAATGAGCGCAAGCGTTACATCGCAGGACTCAACGGTGGTGCCGACGGTCATCGCCGTACAACCGACACTCAGGCCGATGCGATCTACCAACGTTACTGTGGGAAGAACTGATGGAACAAGAAATGAAAGACATGCCAGTACATATCGTTAACGGTTTCCAGTTCAGCGATAACTCCGCGCACTTACTGTCCTATGCGCTGGACATGGCACGACTCGGCGGTACTATTGGTCCTGAGTTTTGGGAAGCTCATATCGTTGAGAACGTAGGCAAAGTGTCGTTGACCGAAACGATTATGATCAGCGGCCCGATTATTCGCGCTAAAGATTTTAGCATCTTCGACAGTATCGAGCAGTGCCGTAAAGACGCGCAAGTTGTTTTCGAATCTCTGCTGTACGGCTTCGACACGCTGATGCAGGAGTTCCGTGAAGTGCTCTTAGGCGAAGCGCCACATAAGCCGCACACCACGTTCTTGAACGGTAAGAGTTTCAGTAACGAACTGCTGTCTTACCTGTCGCGTCCCGCCGAAGAAAGCGATATGGAATTACTGGACGTGTACCGTCGTCAGGCTTGCGGTCTGTGTGACGCCGAACCTATCCTCATGCGTCTTCGTCTGCCTGGAAATACCCAGCATCTCTGGAACGGTGAGTGGCGTGCCGTGATACGGGCGAGTGAAGAAATTCGTGCCCATCAATTCAACATGTGGTACTACAACCACGCGTTCACCAAGCATCGTATGCAGGCGCTGTCCAACTGCTACTTGTATACGAAACATGCTGAACACTTCAATCGAGGTCAATCATGATCGGTATTAATGAACTACGCGGTCGTCTGGCTGCTGCCCTATGTTTAGAGGTGAAGACGGCACCGAATGCGGATATCGAATACTACGTTGACCCTGACGGTCTCCCCATGGGTCTGGTACAAGAATGGCGCCCTGATAGTGCTGAGAAAATCCTTCAGGTCATCGAGCAGTACGGTCTGCGTGTCGAGCGTGTTGTAAAGCCAGGACTACCGAAGCCTATCACTGCGGAAAACGTTGAGTGGGTGTATCACGTTTGGTCACGTAATCCTGTGTATCGCGGTCTGTCTGACCAAAACGTTATGCGACGCGAAGGTCCTCGTGTTGAAGGGCAAACTTTGACTATTGCCGTATTGACCTGGGCCGTGCTTCGTGCGGAGCGTATCAAAGAACTCCAGTCATGTCCTGTGCAGTCGAAAGGCTATAACTTCAATCTGCTGCAGGAGCGTGTGTATGTATCTGCCGTTGGGGGATAAAGCATCTGACGCGGAAGCACGGGCGTACTTTCAGAAACAACACGAACGTGCCGAAGCCACTATGCGAGAAATTTGGGCGTTGCGTGGCTGGACGATTCGCTGGGAATGGCACAACGGAATCTGCGATGACTGTGAGTTCCTGTTCGATGAAACAGGCAAACAGTTGTGCCCTTATCACGATGCCATTCCTCAAGAACGTGATGTATCGTACAACCTTGAGAAGTATCGCCTCAATGTAACGTACACCAAGAAATCTGTAAAATTGATTAACAAGCAAGATCCCAATCCAGTTGAAGGTAAAGCCGACACGTTACGTCAGGCATATCTCAATTGGTTACTTGCGATTGAAAAGCAGAAAGCTGAGGAGAAAACGTGCGCTGCGACCTGAAAGACCTTCCACTGGCATTAGATCAAGCTGAACACATCCTGGCGAGCGTGTTCACTCTGGCTGCTTCCTCCAAGTCTAAGCGTCGTGCGACTGCTGCGATGTTGGTGCATTTCCACAATGGCTTCCCGATGATTCTGAGTAGTGGTGTCAACGGGACAACGCCTGGCGAAAGCAATGTGATGGAAACTCCTGACTTGACGCTTTCGCTGGACACTGTGATTCATGCAGAAGTGAATTGCTTGGACCGTCTCGAAGACTACTCACTCTGGGCAGACTTCCGTGACGTCCTGTTCTGTACAGATTCACCGTGCCCCAACTGTCTGACCGAGCTTACTACTGCTGGCGTGAAGACCGTTGTGTATGCGCGTGAGTATCGCCTGACTGATCATCTGGACGCATCTGATATCAAGATGTTCTGTCTGGACATGAAGTCGGTTGAGCATCGTATGCTTCGCGGCATCGAGCGTATGAACGAAGTTATCGCAACAACGCCAGCGTCTGAATAAGACCAATAAGAGGTACTAACCGTGCAAGAGAAAATCTATCATCATGGCCTGAACAACAAAGTGTTGACCAGAGCCGAGCAGGACGAGATGTTCCGTGAACTAAATCGTATGCAGCAAGATCGTATGCGACACTTCGCAGAGCTTCTTGCAAATGAACCACGGTTAGTGTCTCAATATCAGGGTCACAATATGTTCAACCTGTCTGCGTTTGAAGAACGTGTTCACCTTCCACTGCATACGCTGTTCACTGAACGGGGCCGTGACCCTGAGGAGCAACTCTCTCCTACGTTTCGTCATGGCGGTACTGTTCGTGGTGTTGTGCATCGCTACCCGCGCATGTCTGACAATCTACCTAAAGGTACGATTAAGTTCGATCGTTCCGAGGTGGACGTGCGTATCACTAATGAAGGGCCTAATGGCGAGGACTGGTTCCGTGCTATGGCATTCGGCCTGACTATGAACCAGATGGGCGCCATCACGCTGGATAGCGTACCTCCTGAAGGTTCAACTATTGTTGTCGATTACAAGACAACAGGAGACCCAATCGGTCCGCAGCAAACAGGCCGTGTCAATCGTGAGCCTGTTTGGCAAAGCACCCAGCGCGACCGTGCTGCTACATCTGCTCCTGTTCGTAAGAAACTTCGTGATAAGACACGCGCACAAAAGAAAGCGCGCCGTAAACAACGCTAAGGAACTATTGTGGATAACTTTCTGATTGACTTGAAGAACAACTTCGCTCGTGCTCTCGGCATTGACCCAAAGCTACTGGAACAATCGTCTGAACCTCAGGACACTGAGATCTTCGAAGCGATGATTAAAGAAGACCAACGCCGCGTCATTGTCGGCTTGGCCCTGTGTCACCTGCAAGTGCCTGACGATATTCGTTATGACCTGCTGCACAATCATCTGGACACGACTGAACGCTGTGTACGTGAAGCATTCGAAGAACTCGCAGCCCGCCTGGTAGTAGTCAGTGGTGCCACTGGCGGTAGTGAGAAACAAGCCGCGTCAGGAGCTGTTCGTCTTGGCCTGTTGATGAACATTCTTGGCTTCGACAACGAAACACTGAAAGGTGTACTTACCGACCCAAGCCTTTCTCGTCAGGCTGGTCTTATCGCTATGACTGGCCTGAACGATATGGGTCAGAAAATCCAACAACTGTATGACGAGAAATCAAAATGAGCAACCCGGACAATCCATTAGCAGATTACTTTAACGCTGACGCAGTTATCCCAGGTGTAGACGACGCAGAAGATCGTGTCGAAGCTATGCGTGACGGTGGCGGCGAAGTCGTTGACGAAAAAGATGCTGATGGTTGTGAAAGCGGCGCCTGCAAAATCTAATTCATGGGGCCTAGTGCCCCATTTCTGTTTTGGGGAAATTTATGCAAACAGCATACCGTTGTAAGCATTGCAAATACGTCCACAACGATAAAGTCAGTAGCTGTGACTGCGGCGGAAGTAAACGTTTTGAGTATACGTTGGTGCAAATCATCGACGTGCCTGAGAACGAAGAACAAGTCCCTCAGTTTAAAGATCTGCGCCACTCTCGTGACCAGCGTTATGTGAACGTTAAGAACGGCACGTATGGCAACGGCATCTATGAGCTGCGCGAGATTCGTGGTAATGTTGACGGCGATGAACGCTACTGGTGGACTAATCTGGGTAACATGCAGAGCGGTCTGGACCGAAGCGATGTAGGCGCAAAGATTGTTGAAGACAACATGCGGGCGAACTGTGTGTTGGCTGCTGCTGGACCTGTGATGCTCGAAGCGCTCTATATGTGCTATCAGTATTTCCATCGCAAGCGCTTAGTGCAGGGCGATACGCCTAAGACTGCGCAACGCATTTCTGTCATTGCTGATGCTATTCATCAAGGCACTGACCTGTCCGTCTTCAAAGAACCGCAAACACCAAAGGAGTGAGTGATGTACTATCAGCAACTGAAAGATAAACTGGCTGCATACGGTCTGGCTATCCACAACAAGCGCCAGGAAAATCGTAAGCGTCTTGCTGCCCTGCGCGTGATGCAGGACGATGCGATTCGTGGCGGACAAGTGTGGACGTCGAAAGAAAACAACGTAAACTATCAGGTACTGTTTTTGACTAACTTGTACACTGACGGTTCGATTCAGGTTGTTTTCTCTAAGCACTGGGCGTACATCTCCTCAATGCCTGCCGAAGACTTCCTCGAACAGTTCACGCATAACGGAGAGATTGATAACTCGCTACCGCCTGCGTCTGACGATCTCATGGCTATGGCAACCAACATGTTTGGGCGCAGCACTATACGCAAGCCACAAGAGGGTGAGTATTGGTCGCGTGTTGATCGTATGCCGTCAGGCTTCGATGACGACCGTAAGCCTGTGTTCCGTGACCATAAAGTCACTATTCAGGTTCGTGGTATCGTTCACCAATCTCCTTCTCAGCCGTTTGTGCTGTACAAAGAGAATGGCGAAGACCTCGTGTTGAACATGCACCAATTCTTAAATCGCTACAGCCCGGAGCCAGAATAAAATGTTGATTGATTTTCTGAAAGCACTTCCGGCAATCATTTTGTGTTACATCGTTTGGCGCTGGTTGCTGAACAAGCGGGACCACCATCGTCATCTGGAGCAGGCGCAGTCACAGTACAACTGTGGTCGCCTTGACAGCGGCAATGTCTGGATTCATTTGAAGACAGGGCGCCCTTATACCATTCTGTATCTGACCAACACAGGCGTGAATAAATCCAACTGGCGCAATGATTGGGAGATCAACGTTGTATACACCAACGATTTCGAGCAAGTTTGGAACAGGCCGTTTAGTGAGTTTTGCCATAAGTTCGCGCACGTCAGTCGCGGAGGCAATGAAGAAGACTTCTCTACGGTTCTGATGGGCATGCAGATGGTAGTCAATACTCGTCTGGTACTGCCTAAGGAAGGCGAGATGTGGTTCGAAGGTACTGTTCGTGCTACGCCGCCGGAGCTTGTTGCTCAGGGACATACACCTCAGGTCGTGTCTCAGCGCCGTGCTCGTGTTGATATGGTGCTTGGTGTAGGTGAAGCGCACCCAGTCGTTGTATATACTGTAAATGATAAGCAGACAGCAATGCTGCTTTCGCAGTTCATCTTCATCTTCCGCAAAGAGGTTTCTTTCGATGGGACAGTCAGCTCTTGTATTTAAGTACGTGATGTTCGTCCGTACGCGCAACAAAGAACAGACGGACGGCGTTCACATGCCAGTCATCTTCCCTACGCACATCATGCACTCTGACATGGGCGAAGCGATGGTAGGCTACGCAATTCAGAACGGTATGATCGAAAACAAATACTACCAGCGCATGGACCCTGTCAGTGCAGGCTTCATCGATCTGAATGATTTACGTTGTTTCGGCGAGTCTGAATCTCTGGACCTCAAGTCGCGTGAGCAGGACAGTGAGATCATCCGTGAGTATATGAAGACTCAAGGCAAAGGAGCAGAGACACCGCCAGGAGACGACGCATGAGCATTGCAGAAAAAGTCGATAGCGTTAACAGTCAACGCGAGTCTGAACGTAAGGCCAAAGAAGAAACTTTCATTGCAGCCTGCCAGGCGATCATTCCTAAAGTTTCAGCGGATATGGATGACCTGCTTCGGCAGTTCATTCACGAGAACGTTAATAGTGACCGCATCGTACTTGGAACTCCTAAGTACAGCATCTGCGATTACAAGTTCAAGCTGACTATCACCGTTGATTTTCATGAAAATCGTGACACGCAGTTCACGGTCGAGCTGGCACCTGATGGACCGTTCACACTGATCAAAGATCGTGAGCGCCAACGTGCGTGGTTCCTGCGTGACATTACGTTCATGCCTTACGAAAACGCTCTCTCCGAAATGCTCTACCATGCTGTGGAGAAATCATTCTCAGGCAAGGAGTGGCGTGATCGTTATGGTCCTAATCTCGGCTCAAACGATGTGATATTCTCTCACCTGTATCTGAGGTCTTAATGAAAGAGTTCCTGCTATCTATCTGGAACGCTCCATTCTGGGACGAACCGGTTAGCGCATTCGTTGTTCCTGCGATTGTCATCGGGTGGTTTGTGTGGACAGAGTATCGGGAGCGTCGTGCCTTGAAGCTGTCTCGTGCTGTGTTTGCCACAGGCTGGAACCCTGTGAAAGGCACGATGTATCGACATCGCTACCTGCCTTGGCGTAAGTGCCGCATGTGCTTTACGTCGAACAGTCCTAACGATAAGTTCATTCCGTCGGTCTTTATTGATATTGAACGTGGAGGCTTTGTAGAACTGCCTGCACACATCTTCCGCTCTCGTTACAAAGAGATTGAAAATGCCAACTCCATTGATTCTTCTCAAACAGCAGACTCGTGATCTGCTGGTAAAGATGTTCGGCCAGAACAAGCCGTTCTTTGTAGTACGTCGGGACGCGATTGTTGAAGAAGGAAAGCGTTTCGGTGATCGTGTCTACTTCTCCAACGGCACTAACACTGTTACCGTGCCAAACATTCAGGGGCTCGACCTCGGTGATAAGCTCTACATTGCAGAAGACGGCGATGTGTATGAGTGGCATCCTCACTTCGAGCGCCCGTACGAAGCAGTATCAAACAACCAGTCAGAAGCTCTGGCGTTTGGTCTGCATCCCATTGTTTTTCATACTGACAGTCGGAACAGCTAATGTCACAACCACTTGATCTACGCAATCCAAATCACTACGAACTGTACTCTATTCACAACGTGGACGAACAGTACATCAACCTGTGTGACGCTATTATCGCTACAGGCACGAAAGAGTCTGACCCTGAGCGCACCACCGACGAGTGGTTGACTATCATCGGTGTCGGCTTCCAGTTGCAGAACACGCACATCGCTTTCCCTGCGCTGCTTGGTGCACGTAAGAACTGGGTAGCGGCTGTCGATGAAATGTGTTGGATGGCTCGCGGTGAAACGAACATCGAATCCCTGAACTCTAAGATCTGGGATTTGTGGGCAGACGAATCTGGAGACTGCGGTCCTATCTACGGTGAGCAGTGGCGCCGTTGGCCTGACGTCAAAGCCTTCTTCGACTACACGCAGCCTATGGCATCTTGCCCTACTGCGGAAGTTATTCGTGCGCGTAATGAAATCCTGCGTATGCGTGAAGACGGCTACATCGAAACTGAACTGACTGATGGTCGCATTCTGTTTGAAGGTCAGATTGACCAGTTCGTTAATGCTCTGTACCAGATTCAGGCTCGCTCCCGTTCGCGCCGCATCCGTGTTCAGGCGTTCAACCCAAGCTATGTGAACATGCAGGGTCTGCCTCCATGCCACACTGAGTTTGAGTTCAACGTAACGAAAGCTACTCGCTACGAACAAGCTCAGGCAGAAGCGCGTGGACAAGCTGTTGCCGAAGACAGCCTGCACATCACTGTCCAACTCCGTTCCAATGATTGTCTACTCGGACGCCCGTTCAACATCATGGGCTACAGCGCCATGCACCAGATGATCGCTAAGTGGGCGGGTCTAAACGTCGGCGGCTTCACGCTCAACTCTACCAACACGCATATGTATACGCACCACATCGAAGCGTATCAGACGCAACGTGCCCAGTGGATGACGCTACGCGAGCGTATGCAGAAAACGGGTGAGCCTGTTAAATACCCTGTGCTCGAAATCAGTGACGACATTCTTGGCCTGACGCCAGAGCAGTTGCTCGATAACGCGAACGCAGATTGGTTCGAGCTGGTGGACTACAATCCAATGCCAGCAGTAAAAGGACGTGTGACCAAATGAACAAGAATAACATCATGCTGATCGAACGTGTCAGCTCTTACATGTACGTCGGCTTTGCAGAAAACATCCCAGACATTCCTCGTCGTGGTGTTGAGAAGTTCGAAGTGCTGATTCCTGACGGCCGTGATGGTGAGAACGACCCGATTCTTCAAATGACGGCGCGCTGCATCTATCACCTGCCACACAACTGCTTCCTAATCAGCATTGCAGAAGGTACCGAAGGCCACGAGTACCCTACGTTGATGAAGTCCCACTGCAAGTACAACATGGAACAGTTCCTGCGTTCTGGTCACGGCCGTGAGAAGATTGCTGTTAAGCAGATTCTGGATGAATTGCATGATGCAGAAGTGCAGCATCCTCAATGGCCAGAAGAAGCGATTCATGCTGCGTCAATCGTCACCGAAGAAGCTGGAGAGTTGCTGCGCGACTGTGCCACCTTTGAAGAAAACGGTGACCAGCGTCTGATCATTAACATGCTCGGCGAAGCTACGCAGGTCGGCGCAATGGCAGTTCGCTTTATGAAGAACCTGCCTACGTCCCAGCGTCGTACTATCCCTAACAACGCACTGCGCTCAATCCTGGATTCTGATCTAACTCCAGAGCAACAACTGATTGAAGTGCGTCGCCTGATGAATGACGGAGTTCAGTAATGCGCTTACTCTCATACGGAGCATGTGGCGGTACACCCTTTCGTCGTCTGGTAGTTAAAGATGATGGGCATTTTGAAGTCGGCGTTCATCCTAAGATTGAAGCGTTCGGCTGTGTGTTCACTAATGTTAACGTTGGTCGTATCGCTGACGACGCCGTTGAGTTCGACCTGCCTGATTCAAGTGACTGGTCTATCGACATGGCCGACTACTTCCTGTCTCCTGAATACAAGCAGTGGGTAGGTGGTCATACTCCGCGTATCGAAACGATGCTGGATGCGCACGTCATCAAAGGCAAGCTGCCTACTTTAGTTCAGGACTATGATGCGTTCTACGCTGACCTACAGCGGAAGATTAATGCACTCAATCTGACTGACATTGTGTTTGAGCATAATGCGATCAAGCAGACTAACCTAAGCCAAAAGTTCGACGTGTGGATGCTGTACAAGTACAACCTGATGCTTGACGGTAAGATCTCTGTTACTCGTTCGAACGTCGGCGAGCTGGTCTTCCAGGAAGACTTCATCTCCGAAAAAGGAACCACGTGGTGGCTGCGCGAGCACAACAAAGTTCTGATGGAGCTGGCGGCACGACATGACATGCTGGCTGCATTCATTACGTTCGGCGTGTCCCACCGCAATGAGCGTGAGTTCTTCTACTCGTTCATCACGAAGGAGGGCGATCAAACGCAGCGTCCTGTTGAGGCCTCAGAGTTCATTCATATGTCCGTTCACGGCCAGTTTCCCGAACTGGTCATCACTGATCGCGGTAAGGACTACAATCTGGCGGTCAACTATCGACAGTTCTTCCCGGAGTCCTATCACGCGCTGAAAGGTGCCGTCAACATCACAGTCGGCAGTAACTTCGCACTGAATCTCTTGCGCTTTATCTGACGGCCAGAGTCTCTCAGTAATTTATGTTTCAACAAGGGAGACTCGCCATGCAATATGATAAGACGAAAGACTATCAGCCGTTCCGTTATCTGGGTACACCTAAACTACCCAGCGTAGGATTCATCGCAAGCACTGTCACACTCGTCGAGAATGAAGTTCTAATCGGCCATGACGAGTGTGAGTTCGTGTTCACTGTGGAGCAGATGAATACTATGGACAGAGGTACCGTAACGTTCCGTGCGAAAGATATGGGCGGCGGTATCACGATAAAGAAATGCTCCGTCTCTGGATTGAAAATGGTAATTAAGCTGGAACGACGTGTTGTGCAGTACGGCAAAGTTCAAGTCGAATGGCACTCCACCAGCCGTAAATATCTTTATTAATCTGTAAAGACAGAGAAAGAGCAACCACAAGAGATACGACTAATGGCAAAAATTGCTAAAACAAAGGAAGGGAAAAAGAGCCACGCGATGAAGATTGACTTGACGAAATTCAAGACAGCTTCACAACTGAAAGGCGCTGACTATAACCCACGCTTCATTACAGATAGCCGACTTAAAGCACTCGAAAGTTCTTTGGGTAGCTTCGGCGATTTGTCTGGTATCGTGTTCAACAACAGCGTGAAGTCTGGCGTTCTTGTCTCTGGCCACCAGCGTTTGAAATCCATTGACGGGTGGAAGACGCGTATTGAAATTCAGAAGACGACTGATAAGTACGGCACTATCGGTCTGGGCTACATCCACGCAACGCATCCGAAGAAGCCTGAGAAGGTTATCAGTATCCCGCTTCGTATCGTTAACTGGACGGACAAGAAAACCGAGTATGCTGCGAACATCGCGGCGAACGCTCATGGCGGTGAGTTCGATAACAAGAAACTCGCCAAGCTGGTTGAGAAGCTGGACTTGACAACTATCAAGCCACAGTTGCTTGGCCTTGACCCGTTAGAAATTCGTGGGCTGCAACAAAAGCTGAAAGGTCAGGCTGCCGTTGTCACTCAAGAGCGAGCAGGTAAGACTACAGGCCAGATGAACGGCAGTAGTGGTTCGTTCAAAGAGTACGGCACTGACGAAGTTGGTGAGAGCCTGAACTGCACCTGCCCGCGTTGTGGATTTAAGTTCGAGGGATAATATGATCATCAAGCCGCCTACGATGAAGGAAATCAACAAGCTGGATAAACCCTGGCGTGGTATGAGTTTCTTCGCAGGTTGCGGTGGGTCTTCTACCGGCCACAAGATGGCCGGTATCAACATCCTGTTGAGTAACGAGTTCGTGGACTCTGCCCGCGAATCCTATGAAGCGAATCACCCAACCACAAAAGTGCTGCCGCATGATATTCGTCGTCTGGACCCAAGCAAGCTCATGCGTTATTGCGGGCTGGCAAAAGGCGAACTGGATTTACTTGACGGCAGTCCTCCATGCTTTACCGAAGACACCATCATTCATACAGCAGACGGCATGAAGTTCATCTCGGACATGAATGTCGGCGATCAAGCAATGACCTCAGTCGGTCGTTACTTCCCTGTGTACGATACAATGGTTCGTCCATACGTCGGCACAATGCACAAAGTCGAAACGCTGTTGGGCGCAAATAACGCAACGCCTGAGCATCCATTCTTCGTAAGACGTAACACTGCTCCTGGTGAGTACGGCGAACCGTTCTGGTGTGATGCGAAAGACGTGCAGGAAGGTGATCTGGTCGGTACTCCACGCACGACTCCTGATATGGGTCTTGCTGTGTACGAAGACCAGCTGGCTCAACTGCCTAAGCAGATCGCCGAGTGGGTAGTGTTCCCTGAGTTCTGGTGGATGATTGGTCACTGGTGCGACCGTGGTTCGATTGAAACTGTTAGCGGCGTTGAAGTCGTTAGCTTTGAATCTCATTCCAGCCTTGAGAACGCAATGATTGAGCAGTCGTTTGACGCGCTTAAAATCAGTAGCCTGAATCGTATCGACACAAAGACAGCACAACGCAAAACGTTCCGTATCGTTATGGACGCAGAGCTGGTGCAGTTCTTACGTCGCTTCGTGTCTCAAGGTAACAATCGTTTCTCTCGCCGTCTGCCTGCAATGATCTTTCACTTGTCGCCTGAGTTGAAGCAACAATTCATCTTAGGCTGCGCTGGTCATGACTACGTGACTGCGATGGGCGCTAGTCTGTCTATCACATCAGAGAGCCGTCGCTTCCTGATTGAGATGAACTACCTGTGCTGTTCAGCGTTCAACAGACCTCTGTTTGACGGACTGATTTGGGGCGACGTTTACTTCGGTAGCTCCATGACTCCTCGTGAGCGCAACAGTGCCAAGCCTCTTATTGGCTATTTGTTCCTGCAGGACGAGCCGCATTACTTCTTCGAGTTCTCTGATACTGATCCTCACATCTGGGTTGAAGTAATTGAGAACCTCGCGTATCAGGCAACCTGTGACGTGTACAACTTCTCCGTTGAGACGGACGAGACATACGTTGCAAACAGCGTGGTCGTTCACAACTGCAAAGGTTTCTCTACTGCTGGTGTGAAGGAAGAAGGCTGGGGCAAAGAGGTGAAGTACAGCGACAACAAGTATCAGCAGGTAGATGACCTGTTCGATCAGTATTGTCGTATGCTGGGCGGGATGCAGCCGAAAGTGTTCACTGCGGAAAACGTTAGCGGCCTCGTTAAAGGTGCGTCGAAAGGCTACTTCCTTGAAATCATGAAGGAGTTCGACAAGCTGGGCTACTACGTCCGGGCGCCAATGCTTAATGCTGCGTGGCTTGGTGTGCCTCAGTCTCGTGAGCGTATCATCTTTATGGGTGTACGCAAAGACGTTGCCCATGCGCTTGGATATAAGACGGCTGCTACTGCTGTGCCTGACGTTGTACCGTGTGACAGCATGGCGTTTCTTGCCGATGCTCTGCCGAACATCCTGCGTTACAAATCAACGAAGAAAGATATCATCACGTATCTTCCTGCGATGAACGGTCCGATGCCTACGATTACTGCCGCCGATGCGATTGCATACGAGACTGCGCGTTTCTCGTCTGCTGGCTTCGTCGAAGATAACAAAGGTCATCGACGCAAGCTGACTATTGATGAACTCAAAGTTATCTCTGGGCTGCCGTCAGACTACAAACTGAAAGGCAAGTTCGAAGAACAGTGGGAACGTCTTGGTCGTATCTGTGTGCCTGCAATGACACACGCTGCGGCTAAAGCGTTAATCGAACACGTCCTGATTCCTTATGCGAAGAAGCGTAAGAAGAAGCCTGGCGATATCTTTAAGTAAGGGCATATATGTTCTGGCTTGGACTTGGCATTGGTGTCGTATTGGGTCTGATTATCGCAGCCCTGATTCTGATTTACTACTTCAAAGACTTTGCGGTCTTTCGTTAATCAATAGGACAAGGAAGTCCAGGAGGATTGAAATGTCATACACTATCAAGCGTGACCTGATGATCGCGTTCGTACAAAACGATCAACTGCAATGCGCTTCAATTAAAGTGAAAGCAAGCGGCAACGAAGATGTGTTTATCTATAGCGCGTTAGGTGGATTGCAGGCATTGCTCAACACGAAGATCTTCACGCAGAAGCCTACGGACGTTGACCTGCTGCCGACGCTTGAATATCGTCAAGCTGCGCACTGCCTGTACTCTGACACGGGCATTCTGAAACGTCTGGAGAACATCTTCTCCAAAGACGGCGTGACAATCAAACTGGTCGATAAGCAGAAAGACAGTGTGCTGTCCGTTGCCTCCCTGTTCTGGATTGATCGCAAAGACATGGTGGCCTGTCAGGTGCTTGAGACAGACCTGGAGAAGCATGACAAGAAAACGTTAATCGTCACCGAAGACCTCGATGTTGATTACGTTAACTCACCTGTTGTGATTCCGTACGATGCGGACGCCCAGTGTGTTCACGATACCTATCTGTGTGAGCGCGTGTATACTCTGCACGGCTGGAACGAAACCGTCACCTGCGCTGTAGGTAAATAACATGGTACGCTACCCGATAATCTTCTTCGCTACATGGATTCTGGTAGCGTACTCGTTATCGACAGTGGACGTTTCTGTAGAGTGGTGTGAAAAGATAGGCATGGTGTGCGCTGCGTTCTTCACCCACTTCGAAATGAAATGGCAACAATTCATCAGGCGACAAAACTGATGGAAGTTGGTCAACTCGACCAGTAGTTAACTGGTAATCTGAAACGGTGTGCGACACAAAAGTGATCGCGCCCTCTACCTAAAAGGTATGTACTATGACCAAGCAACACACTTCTTATAGCTCTGCGTTTGCAATCGGTGAGATGGCTCTGTTGTCTCTCGATAACTTCGGCCAGAACAAAGTACCGTACGGCGTAGTTGATGGCTGCATGGCATACGGCGAACAGCGCATGTATCGTGTCTCGTTGTTTGTGAACGACGGTCCTGAGTCAAACCCATCTGCGTTCTTGCATCAGGGCCGTCCAGTCGATGGGTTCATTGCGTCTGACCTGAAAGCAGTTGCTGATCAGTACGTTGACCACATCGGTCATGTGGGTCGTTTCGAACAGCCCCACCATAAACTCGGTGACTCGCTGTTTATATCTGGTCAGTTGGTAGAAGTTGATATCGATCTCGAACTTGATGGTGAGTATGACAAGTTCAACGTGCCTGTGTTGATCACTGGCGTTACTTACGTCGAAGGTAAAGTGCTGTACGAAGTGAGCATTCAACGTGCCTACTACAATGACGGACGTGTTAACGGTGGTCGTTTGGTGCGTGACACACTGAGCAACGTCGATAGCATCTACATCAAGCCGCTGAATGGTTGGCCGAAGACCTGCCTAGAACAGGAAGGTGATGCAGCGTTGGTCATTAAAAGCGATGGCTCCATCACGATTGATGGTGCTGCGGATGTGGTAATCACCGCAAACACTATTGCGCTCGAACCTGTAGTATCAGGCAGAACGTCCGGACTCGTAGAGAACCGGAGCAACGTGCCTCGTTCTAAGTAAGACCTGTGGGTGGCTTCGGCTGCCCATTTTTGTATCTGAATACTGTAAATATCTGACAGGAGGATCGTATGGAAAAGAAAGTAGAGGAACTGAGGCAGTATGTGCTCAAGCGTGTCAATGAGAACGCAAGCCCAGACCTGAACATAAGCGAAGAAGCTATTCAAAGTCATGCGCGTGACATTGTTCAAGGCATAATGAAGTCACTGTCCGAGGATAAAATACGAGGCTTCAAGGTTGTGTGTGATAGTTCAAACAATCCGCAGTATAACATAGACAACAACATTTTGACTATGGACCTGCTGATTACCGACCCGGCTTTAGCCAAAATAATCTTAGAGGGAAACAACAATGCTAAAACGTCTGTTAGCTTTATTCAAACGGAAGCCGTCGTCTCAAAAGACGTTTGAAGAAAAGCTGGAGAAACTTAGTGAGCCTGTTCGTCCACTGGACCGAGGCTTCGCTAAGGATGAACCAGCCCTGCGTATGCACCGCTCATTGCATCCAGGTCATATTCAACCCCTTCCTCGTTCTCAACGCAAACCTAAAGTCGAGCCACGTCGGCATCAGTTTGAAGGTCGAGGTATGTCGCGTAGCGCTTCGGTCGAAAGCCGTATACGAAACGACGATGCGTTCATGCACGGCCTTATGATGCAGTCTGTGATAAACAACACAACGTCGCATCGACTGCCTGATATTGATACGTGCTCGACTCCGCAGCACACTCCTTACCATACGCCAAGTGGCGGGTACGACACAACTCCGTCAGACAGTGGCGGTAGCTTCGACGGCGGAGGTTCATGTGATTAAACGTCTAATGAACTGGATAGGCTTGATGCTTATCTCCAAGTCCAATCAGCGCAAGCTCCGTCAACACGAAGCTATGATGCGGGCCTGCACCGATGTATATGATTGGTGCGGCGCAGACTTCCCTCAAGCAGCCGAAGCAGTTGAGTATGTTCGTACACGCGCTCTGGGTTATGAGAATCGTTTGAACATCCACAACGGTCGAATCATGTCTCCATACGAAGCGCACACGGGCATTAGTGATTGGCGTGAAGCGATGCGCCGTAAATACAAGAACCTGCCTGAGCTTGACTTCGACGGCAAGGACTTCAAAGTCAAAAGTGTCAGTGTTGATTAAGGACCATCATGAGCAAAGACGGTGACCGCGAGAAACTTCAAGAGTTCCGCGACGAGTTAGATCAGGACTGCGACCCACAAGAGGAAGAAGACTTCGACTTTTACGATGATTGTCCTCTGCAAGATGCTTGCTGCGCTGCGCCTCATTGGGACGAAGATGGAGTGTGTACGCACTGCGGTTCTGACCCACGATAACCGAACAAACCATATACCGAGAATAAAACTATGGAAATGAACAAAGATACGAACATTGTGGTCATGGATAAAGACATGTACCGCACGTTATTACAATACGCACATTGCGGTGAACGCGATTGCGGGCCTGCATTCTTCGGGAAAACAGTGGAACAAATTCAAAAGCATGTAAGTCGCTTCAATCTTGCGCAGCACGATCAACATCTGGCTGCGTTGAAAGTTGAGCGTCTGACCAAAGTGGAACGTCGTCGCTTGGTTAAGGTTGCGCGTCGTATGAGTTCGCAGCGTGAGACAGTGCGCTACATGGCTGACCACGACCAGCGTCTGATCTTCCCTGTGATGATCATCGGTAAGACGAGCGACCAACTGCGCTTGAAATACCGCAGTCTGTGCGACGGTTGGGAATCTGAGGTACGTCTTCCATTCGTGTATGAGACACGCGAAGAACTCCCAGCCGACTACCGTGTTGTCCAAGAAGGGGAGCGCATCGAATGAAACTGCACGAGATTATATTCGTTACCAGCACATTCGCCTGCGTCTTGACGTGGTGTTTGTACCAGAACGATCTGTGGTGTGAACGCAACATCACGACGCACCAGCGTTCTACTAAGATACGTTGGGCGTTCATCATCTGTGCTGCAATCTTCTTTGTTAGCTTGGGCTACAATTCCTATCTGGAGTGGCAATGATGAAAGCACTGTCTATTCGTCAACCCTGGGCGTGGCTGATTGTTCAGGGCTACAAGAAGATTGAGAACCGTACGTGGGACACGAAGAAGCGCGGACGTTTTCTCGTTCACGCCTCGTCTAAGCGTCCGTCTGATCACGACATGCAAGCAGCCAAAGAAATCTGCGATAGCCTGAATATTGCTCTGCCTGAAAAGCAGGAGTTTGTGCTAGGCTCTATCGTGGGTTATGCCACTGTGTGCGGTACAGTCACGCAGTCAGACGACCCGTTCTTCTTCGGTCCTGTAGGCATTCAGTTGAAAGACTGCCGAGCAGTAGAACCAATTCGCTTCAAGGGCGCCCTCAGTTTCTTCAACACACCGTACTGTGTTATAGGCGGTAAGGTAGTTCAGTCACCACGATGCTGAGACCCATACTCGTACCTCATCAAGGCAATCTCGTTCTGGCACATCTTGTCAACGAAGACCGCACGGAAGTTTATTTTGTGCGTCACTTGACTGTTAGAGGTGTGACTATGTGCCAGCTTGGCCTAGTACCTGTTGAGAACGTTACGTTCCTGTATGGCTACTCGCCTACTGTGGATGATTTCTCTGTGGTACAACAGATGCGCAAATAATATTAGGGTGGCCTTTGGGCTGCCCTTTTGCGTAATTTCTCCCCAGATCGCCAGAGGAGAAGTATCATGTTATTTGCAATAGGGTCCGCCCGGAAACGATTCGATGACCACCAGAACAGCGCCCTTTGTTATGGTGCCGTGTTCGACAGCAATGTAACGAAAGACCAAGCGCTTTCAGATTGGGCCGGTAACGTTGCTCGTGCTGTAGCTGTCTGCAACACCAAAGCAGGAAACAATCTGACGACAGGACAAGTGCAGGGCCTAAAAGGCAATCGCCTGTACGCCGCCACACTGTTTAGTCCAAACGTCAAACGTAGCTATGGTGATGCTAACTATGCTTTGTTTCTGACTGACTTGCGTTTGGTATTAGCAGCACCGGTCGCGATCAATACGACAGCGCCTGTTGCTATGGGTGAGAATGGTTTCATACTAGCCGAACGCTGTGTAACTTATATGTTTAGAGCTGGAGGTACTCCTCAACTCTATAGCACATACAACACGGCTCAGAGCTACAGCAGCCGAGCAGGCGGTGATGTTATCTATACAGTCACCAACGTTAGTTCATTGCACTACACACGTACTGCACGTATGCCTACGACACTGACAGGAGGTGTGACCACATCAGGTTCAGATATAACCGTGACGTCGGCAATCGGTTATGCTTCTGTCGGTACTGCTCAATCTACTGGTCAATTTTTCGGTACGATTGATGGAGGTTATCGTTATCAGACTAGCGGCCGTAACGCACAGGGACAGTTCTTCACGAATGACCCAGTGTTTTACAACGGTAACGGTCTGTACGGCAATGGCGTTCCTCAGAATACAGACCGCAATCTCCGCATATCAATGGCGGTCAGCGGTGCAGATGAAACGCCCGTCGCTAAGTGGCTTGGTAACGTTATTCAAATAGGCAAAGACTATTTCATGATGCGTTATGAAATAGGCGCAGGCCTTGATGTGGAAAACGTAAACACACTTGTGCCTGGAGATAGCGCGAGCTTCACGTACAAAGGAACCAACTTGTCTTATCCTGATCGCGTTCTAATGTAAGGACGATTATGCTACCGCTTGCACCAAAGACCCAAGTAGTCAGTATGCGCAACGGCAATAAGAACTATGATGTTCGTATTGACCGAGAGACCAAGTGGGGCAACAAGTTCTACATGGTAAAAGAAACAATCGCGGAACGTGACCGTGTATGCGACGAGCATGAAGTTGATTTGTGGGAGAAGATAGAGAATGGCGAGATACTGCTGCGTCATCTTCTCGAACTCTACGGAAAGAGACTTGGTTGTTGGTGCAGCCCCAAGCGATGCCACGGAGATGCTCTCGCACGAGCTGCCGAATGGGCATATCAGCTAAACTGTAAATACGAGCGTATAAAACGTACTTACAGGAAACGCAGACGTGCTAATCAAACCAGAGCAAACAATATCAAGAAGAAAGTTTCTCGGTCGTAGTCCTTCTATGAAGGCTATTAGCTGGGAAGTATTCCAGTCCCAACGCGGGGATGGTGTGTATGGTCAGTTTCGCCTTGCATGGGGAGCAGACTGTATCACCATTCACGCCCTCGACCAGACACGCAAAAACTATGAGTACGAGTATCTTGAGAAGCTGGACAAGATCATCGACGCACTCAAAGGATATGCGCCTGTTCTCGGCACAAAGAATCACGCATCGTATCGTGAGTGGCTTAATCCTATTGAGACTGGCGCCACAGGCAGTCTGGCCTATCACTATGACGTGATCTCTCCTGAAAATCTCGTATTCTTTGAGCTTGCCTCATGTGACGGTAAGGTCAGAATCTACCCCCACCATTTCGGTCGTCAACCCCTACGTAAAATGCAGAGCTGTTTGGACGCTATCCGTGTGGAGTTAGTCAACCACAGGGCGTCATTTGTGCTGTTAATGCAAGCCATAGAATCTGTAAAGAATAGCTATACAGAACAAAATAAGGTGGTTTGACTATGGCACTAAATCATTTGCAATATGCCCTTGGTCTATTGGCCAAAGCGAGCGCACAGGTATCTCAGGCAGCACTTGACTGCCAACAGCATGGCTTCGATCATGTGGACCCTAAAAGTCTCGTAGCACTGACCTCGCGTGAGCATCTACTCAGCGGTCTGGACGATGTTGCTGCGGCCGTGTTGTTCGTCGAGCGTGAAGCGGGTCCGCATTTCGAGTTCGTGCCTGATACTCGTCGTGCGCTTAACAAGATGGACCAACTGCGTTCCCAGCTGGGCTTCGCTATTGAATCCGGCAATGCAGAAGGTTACGAGGACGAGGAGGACGAAGAAGAATGAGCTACACGATGATCGTTCAGCACAACATCAAGCTGAAAACCGATACGCCTAAGAAAGTGATCAATAAGATTCGTGCTTGGCATCGTGAACCGTGGGCGTTCGACTATCTTAATCGTCATTTCAAAATCGACGTGTATCGTGCTCTAGGCCCAGGCTGCGGCCGCTGCTTCAATCTTCGTGCGAAGCAGATCTTCAACGTCGGTAGCGGTGTTGTGCCTCATATCCGCACTACTGCGTTGTTCAGTCGCGGTAAAGATGGCGTTGAAGCGCTTCAACAATTCTTCGACTGTCTGGCCGAGTACATCGCTAACACCGACGAGGTGATTGCAGTCATTCGCGGTGAAGACGGCCTGTTTGACCAAAACGAAGGCATGACCAATATGTTTGAGGACGTGCCTAAAGCCTATGGCTATTATGCAGTGCGCATCGTTAACGATCACGCCAAAATCGAATGGACGGTTGACGATATCTATGAACAACTACCTTGGGTAACCTATGCTTACTAACATTGCTCGACTTGTCGCTTCACAAGCACACGCTGGTCAGGTACGCAAGTACACTAACGAGCCGTATGTCAATCACCCTGAACGTGTATCTGCCTGGCTTTCCCAGTTTCACGTAGGCGAAGTGATTGAGGCTGCTGCCCTCTGCCATGATGTGCTGGAAGACTGCGACGTTAGTTACTCTGCGCTCGAAATGACTGTCGGTACTCAGGTTGCAGATCTGGTGCAGGAAGTCACTAACGGCGTTTATCCTGAAGGTACGCCTCGCATCGAGAAGTATTGGGGAAACATCCTCAAGTTACTGCAAGCCAGTCATCAGGCGCAAACTCTCAAGTGCGGTGATATCTACGACAACTGCAAAGACGTGTACGATCTGGACCCGTCTTATGCCGCGCGTTACATCGCAGAGAAGTTCTTCCTCGTGCGTTCGTTCACACGCGCTCAAGGTGACGTGCGCGATGCAACGCTGAATCTGCTGTCTGAGATCTATAACGGCATGTCTGATGGCCATAAGATTTACTGTCTGGAGTACATTCAGCAGATTGGTCGCGAATGCCCAGACGATATGGTCGTTCGATTCCATAACATCATGGTTGAAGCCAACACCTACAATGGCTGCACCCTTCGTATCGGGGATAACTATGGAACTGCGCCTGCCTCCGTTTAAAACTCGGTCTGTGCTGGTTGAGCACATGGACGTCAAGCAAAAGCAAGCTGTAGCTATTCTGTCAGTCAGTGAGACTAGCTGGTGGGGATATAAGAAACGCCATCTGCGTGTAGCTATGCAGTGCCGTAAGACTACACGCAAAGAACCAGAGTGGTCTGCATTAGTTCGCTGGGATGATGGCTACATGGTCACGCCAATCTGCAAGGACAGTGACGTCCTGACAGTAGCAACCAATACACTACGCGATATGCGCAACATGAACATGACACATTATGATCAGTTGCTTGCGCACCGCCTATCCATTCATATGAGAAAGCATCATGGCAAAACTCTCGCTGCATCTGTTTGAAAACGTGGTGAACGAACAGGAGTTCGCTGAACGTCGCTTCCACAAAAGCATTATGTTTATGCACGGCGTATCGTCCAATAGTCCTTATGCCAAAGACAGTCTGCCTGTGACGTTCGCCGTGTACGAAGTCGGTGATACCCGCACGTATGCTGCAACTGTTGGACAGAAGTTGTCTGAACAGCTACAGGAAGCGATGAACCTTGAGCCTGTGCGTGTTTGGGAGTTGGTTCGTCGCGGTAATAACGTGTACTTCGTTGGCGAAAGCTCCGAAGCGATTGTCGCTGATAACGTGGTACCGTTAGAGATTCGTGTGGAGGGAGGGCAAGATGCTGAACGCTGCTGGTCCCGCGCTTGAGTTAACAACGAAAGACGTTGAAGCGTACTGGCGTGGTCGTGCGTACATTGAAGCCGCTCGTTTGGCTCATGATGCGCACGATGACAAGACAGCCAACACCATGACGTATCAGGCGATTGAGCCTTATCTCGAACAAGGCCGTGCTGCTATTGCTGATGAACGAGCGGCACATACAGGTGATGACTTACCTGACGCCGTGTTTGAAGAAGGGCAGACGCTCGAAGCGCGTTTCGTTGTACTGCTGGCTTTGATGTTGGACAGTGATCGACAGGAAGTTGGCGGGAAGACGATTCTTTCCATGGCGCATCTGTCTGCGGCGGCGCGTGATAAGAAGATCGTGTTAGTGCTTAATGGCCACAACACCGATCTCGCTCGCTCTTTGGCCATTGAGTCTGGCTATGAGGTACGTGACTCAGGCCTGATCGCGGCTATTAGCGAAAAGATGGCCAGATGTTCACAGAGCACAGGTTTCTTTGAACTTGATACGCCTCGTATCGCCAAAGAGCCTGATGTTAATCTCAAGGCCGTTAGACAGAAGCATAACCGTGTCGGTCGTCACTCAGGCAACCAGCGTTTCAATGCGAAGCCTGCTAGGCAGAACTTCAAAGGACGCGGCCGATGAAAGACTACAGCCTGTATCACGTCGCAGAAGAAGTGGCAGGTAAGCCGATGCGAATCCATAAGTTCCGTGCACCGAGCAATAGTGGTAATAGCTCCCAGCAGTCTGCATATCTGGCCGTTCGCAATTTCGATAGCAGACAGTTCCGTGACCCGTGCACACCATTCCACGTCTATCAAATCAATGAGTGGGAAACCCAGTTGAAAGTTGAAGACCGCTGGGAGCGTCGTGGTGTAGCGCGTTTGCATACTGCTCTGCCTGTTGTCGAACACGCTTCTGTCTGGGACTTCTTCCGCGCAATCAATTGGGATGCCGAGAAGGAACAGTTCAATGCTCCATGAAATGTATGCGATTGAGTACGCGAACAATATTCCCACGCGTATTCACATATTCAAGCCAGAAGCAGACCCGCAGCAATCCGATTACCGTGCGTTAGTCAGCATGGGCGCTTTCGATAAGCGTATGGGTTTGATCTGTGCGCGTAACATTACAGCTAAACGTTTCTGGCTGAAACGCAAGTTCGAATGGGAACAACTGGTGGAGAGCGATCGACGTATGATGCGTCTGCGTCATTCTCCTATTTGGATTAATCTTCCAAAGCAGATACACGAAGATCTCTGGTCGTTCTATCGTGCAGTCGGCTGGAACTACAAGAGCAAGCGATTCATTTGACAACCAAACCATCTCTGCCGTGTGAAGTTCAGAGCTTACTCACGGTATCAACGCGCAGCGGGAAATATCTCGAAGTGCTGAATAATAACATCATACCAGCTGGGCAAAGTATCAGTCATGTTGTCGATGCCGCCCTTGCTCAGGAGACTGAACATGGATCTGAAAGACTGGCTGATAACAACGGAGACAGTCATCCATAAGATGGTTGTTGCTACGAAAGACGGGACTGCTGTTGGTCTTGTTGAGACTGTCTACTATAGTCCAAAGCGTATGGGCGGTAAGCGTCTTCACAGCACCTCGTTGTCCTGCATCTGCCACGATATCTACCGTCGCCATTTGACGTGGACGGACGTTAACGGCATGGCTGACCTGATGCCCAAAGACAATCGTGCGAAGTCACTATGTCGTCGGCTGCGCACTGAACTAAATCAACTCGTAGCTGAGGGTAAAATCAATGGCGAGTCCATTATCAGAAATGCAGATCGGCAGCCCACTGCCTGATCACAAAGACCTTATCGCCAAACAATTGCGTGACGGTACGATTGAATTCCTGTCCGGTACAGAAGAACTGGATGCGTTAAGCAGCATCACGTTGCGCTCTGTGTCTGAACTGGGTCTGGATGTGTTGAACGGTACTTGGTGTTACTCGCCTGAGTACATGTACGAAACACGTATGCCTGTCAGCTATACGTTTGGTCACATGATACCTGTAGAAGTAGGCGGGTACTCTGACTTGCTGCACACTATGATGCAGAAGGCTGCGCAGGAGTTCTACTACGGCCCTATGGGTCTTATTCGCAAGTTCCTGATTCAACATGAAGCAAGCACGGGCAAGACTGACCTCAAACTACCTCGATCGTGGTCTGTTGTTATTAACGACGATCTAAAGATGCGTGACTTCCTCGGCGTCATTGAAGGTTATGTGCAGGGTGAAGTGCGTCAGAGCGTTGCGACTGCGGTATATGAGCAATACCACTCAGATATCGAAAACCCAACGCGCCATGTACGTCTGGTCTGCAAAGACGATGCCGTGCTGTTACTGCCTATCGACTCCAAAACAGATATCAGTAGCGCGTTTGATATGACGACCATCCTTCGCTTCATTTCGAACCCTAAAGGTCACGGTCTGAATCAGGAGATTTTCAAAGCGTATCGAGCGCGTGTAAATCTGTAAATACTGATTGCTAAAGTTATCTGTCTAATCTAACTATCAACTATGTAAGGAAAGAATCATGCCTGCTGTTAATGAAGCTCGCGCTCGTTCCGGTGCTATAGACAATAGCGCCAAGTCTGCTAAGAGTGCAAACAAAGCTGGTCCGATTAAAGGTGGCGAACGTCCTATGGCGGCTGCCGGTACTGCGCCTGCATACCATCAAGTTCAACCAAACGTTCAGCCTGGTAGTGTTGCTGCCTCTCTGTCCTGTCGTGCATCAAACGTCAGTGTTGCTACTGCTGATCTGGCCAATGTTCTGGCCCGTCTGGGCATGTACGATGTTGAGCCCCGCATCGATCAAGCTACCTGTTCTACTGAAAACGTGCTGGCCGTGCTGGACAATCACGTTGATCTCGAAGTGCGTTCTCTCGAAACCTTCCTGACTGCTGTTATCTACGGCGGCGCAGACAAAGAAGTGTGCGACGAGTGCGACCAGGAAGAAGTGAAGGGAGGCATTGCTGAAACCAACTACGGCAGCAAGTTCTTCTATCACGCGGATATCGTCCAAAGCCGTCTGCGTGATATTGACCGCAAGCTGGAGCGTATTCGTATTTCTCTGCTGGGCGAGCGCCCTACTGCCGAAGCGAAAACTGCAAGCAACGACAGCACCTCAAGCCTGCACCAGTGCGTGTCTGCCCTGGTCTCCCGTATTGATACTACGGTTGAGCGTGTGTCCGAACTGACTACCGATATTCGTAACGGTCTGCTGGGCGAGTAATCGTCGTGCCTCGTCTTACACCTTCTTTTGGAGAGATAATCGTGATCGATTTTGAAAACACTGTTATTCGTTTCGACGAAGAACGCCGTCCGTACTACACCGCGCGTGGCGCTAAAGGTAAGTTCGAACGTGTCTACCTGAACGATGCAGAACAGCAAGCACACAAAGAGCACGAAGCTGCCAAACGTGATCGTCTGAACAGCGCTGCGGTAGCGCCTGCTCGCGGCTTCCATCAAAGCACATCTGATGGTGACTTTGGTCAGAGTGGTCCTGGCCCGTGCCCTGAAGGGACTATTGCCGAGGAAGAGCCTGATGAAGTTGATATGCCTACGCCGCTTGAGCTGATGGAAGTTCCGCAGTCTCCTGCACGTACTTTGGCTTCCCGTTCTGTTACTCTGATCAACTCTATGTCTGACCTGTCCGGCGCACTGTACGCGTTCGGCGTCATCGACAACAACCACGTCGGCAATCTGACGCACTTCATCCACCAGCAGGTGAAAAACGGTGAGTGCGACGAAGATGCAGATAACGGTCTGGTGTCAGCGTATGCTTTCACTAATCGCATCGCTGCAAATCTGTACCACACGTATAACGACGAGCGCTCCTACAGCCCTATGTTCGTTGTCGCAGAGCATGTAACGCCGGTTGTTACGCTGCTGCAATATCTGATGGGTATTGCGTTCCCTAACGGTGACATGGCTCAACGCGCACAGCAACAGGGTCTGATGTATCGTAAGAACGATGACCTGCGTTCTCTGATCGAAGACCTGCAAACAGTGTACAACAACATTCAGGCTGATCTCGGCTACGCTGGTGAAACGTTTGTCGGTGAAGTCCCTGCTGAAATCGGCGGTGATCTGGTTCTGGTAGAAGGCCTGTCTAAAATCGGTCTGGTACGCGCTGCTGACGAAATGGTGCAGTACCTGATCAATCGCACAGACACTCTGGTCAGTATGCTGAATGCAGAAATGTAATTCGCTGTAGAAATGAAAAAGGGCGGCCCTCAATCAAGAGAGTCGCCCTTTTTGCGTTATAGCGCTAAACCTATACCGATAGCTGCTGCGATACGTGTTATCCACAGCTGGAGGTCAGCCGCTTTCTGATCTTCAATGCGAGCCTTACGCTCGGCCACTAAGTCCTCAGACAAACCGTTAGCCCTCACTTCTTCTGCTTGGGCCAAACGCAGTAGCTTATTGCGTTCATCAATCGTCAGATTAAGAACATCAATCAACTTGTTGCGCTCTTCGGTGCGGTCTTCTCCTGCCTTGTATAGATTGATCAAATCAACCATACCCTTCTTATCAAGCACTGCCACCTTCTGTTCGTCAATTACTTTGATCTTGACAGTAGGCTTCGCAGGAACCTTTTCCGGTGTCCACTCAACACGATTTATCTGCTGAATGTCCTGCATGGTCGTTTTGTGTTGTTCGCTAATGCCTGACAGTGAACTGCACCCAGAAACGAGGAACAACAGGAGTAACGTGATTATTCTCATAGCTTATTGTACCTGTCTACCAGCTCTTCCATGCTGTCATCTTCGGACGGTGGCTTAACAGTCTCAGGCTTCCGCTCGTTCAGGTCTTTCACCGCCTCGTTAACAGTCTTGCTGTCATCAACTTGGTTCTGGATTGCCTGTTCGCGCGTATTCTCAGCGGCTTTCTGCTCACCTGTCGTAGTCTCAGCCCTAGCGCTAGGGCGACGGAACAACAACGTCGTAACGATAAGCACCGCAACAGATGCGAAAACCTTCCAGTATTTCATAAACACATCAATAGCCTTAGACATAATCAGCACTCCCGCTATTCTTCTTTTTTGACTGCCTTTGTAGTCTGCGTGTTAATCAGGTTCTCAACGGTGAATGCAAGACTAAAGTAGGTCAGATGGTCAGTCTGTCCTGCTGTCAGCATACCGATGAACATGCCTGTAGACACGAACACTGCGGCGACGGATGAGATTGGATTTGACGTCCAATACTCTTTCCAGTTCAGGCCTTCTCGCTTAGTCTTGACCACATAGTTCATCAAGACCCCGCCAACGTATGAGAGCAAGAAGGCTACAATCTGAATTGGCGGTAGGTTCGGTACAACATCACCCATTTTCAATACTCCGTATCGACAAAAGAAAGGGAGAGCCGAAGCCCTCCCTATGGTTTAAAGCTGATCGGAGGTAATCTGACCATCTTTATACAGTTCGCGCTTACGCTCTTTCCATGTTGAGGTAAGCTCGGAGAAGAACTCTTTCATGCGCTCGTCATCAAGCTCGAAAGGTTGATTCACTTCGTACTTACCACACAGGGCGTTGAACGTATTCGCGTATTCCTGCTGTAGGAATGATTTGTCTGCACTGACACTGAGATACTGCTGCGCCGACATAGCTACTGATACTTGCATGATACCATCCTCTTTATTTGACTCGCTTAAATTATCAAGCGAATTTCAAAACGAGGTCGTTAATGATAACAGCTTTTGACTGGTCTGTAGGCGTGGTGCTATTCGCATACACTTTGCCTCCCACCAGCTTCAAGTCTGCATTCGAGTTTTCGTTACCCACAGAGCACACAGTAACGAAGGCCGCAGGAACATCAGTTACGCCTGTCTGAACGTTGATCGAAGCAGTAGCACCGCCGATGACGATACACCAAGTAGGAGTAGCGTCTTTCGTGAAGTAGCTGGCACGATAGTCGGAGAACGTAGCATTCAGACGCATGTTAAACGCAGAGGCTAACATGACGGGCACGTTGTTTGCAGCAAGGGTCATGGCGGCTTTGTTGCCTGTAACGCCACCAACATAATCCGCAGCCCGTGCTGTAGTCAGAAGCCCCGGACGTTGGTAGATTGCATTAGCTGTCGGGATTTGCGTACCGTCCCCAATCAATGTCTGCAACTCTGCTTTAGTTGGCATCGTACCGGTATAGAACAGGATAGCATTCGCAACCGCAGTCATGTTTGTAGGAACAGATGAAGATACCAGAGAGCTATACGCGTTACGCTGCATCGCATTCGCTGTAGCTGGGAGCATTTTCATTACACGCCCTCCAAGAAGTTATCAGCGATGCGAATCGTCAGGTCAGGAACAGCCATTTGGCCATACTGCCCAATCGAAGGCGTACTCACTGTCAAGTCGGTACCGATATCAAGCACAATCCCATAATAGTCCTCTTGCACCTGAGACAGGTACGCTTGAGTACTGGAGGGATTAGCGAGAGTCAACGGCACCAGAACGATGTGAGTCAATGCCGCAACAACGAACTCACTACCACGCTCAACATACGGAGTGAAGTACATATCGCTGTTGGTAGCTGTACCATTCGTAATCAAGCGCAGTTTACGCGCAACGATATCGAAGCCGTCGTTCATGCCTGCAACAACTACAATACGAGTCCAGACGAGAGTAGTCGGGTCTTGGTATTCGAAGCGCACGTTGCCTGCGTTGATACCAGCGATAGACGGAACGAAGAACGAACGGAAACGCAGGGTGCGACCGTAGTCATACTCCACGTAATCATCGCCACTCCATCCACTGCCAATTTCGTTCGCTATCTCAGACGCAGCGCCCACCATAGCCATAATCTGCTGAGGACTTTTGCTTATACCTGCTGTCAGGTTGAAGCGGCTGTACTCTGGGTAAACAGCATACGTCTGAATATTACGTTTGTTTACCGCGTCGTAGCATGTGCGGCCTTGGCCATACCCGCCGATGGGCATCATGCTACGCCCACGAGAGAACACACGGCAGTAGGTATTGTTTGGGTCTTGCGTCTGTTGCTGATACTTGTACTCGACAACACAACGGCTTGTCGCTACCAAATCAAGGAATGACTTGGGCACGTTGTTGCTATTGCCGTTACGGAAGAAAGCCATGAACCCGTGAGTGTTCGCGGTTGTCCCTGCCGTCTGCAATAGCTGATACAACGCTGATTTTTCAGAGACTAACATAGTGCCCCCTTAGTATTTGATACGCATATCAGCTAGGCGCAGAGGCTGACCAGCAGTAACAGTACCACCAACGATTTTCAGATCAGCTGTGGAGTTTTCATCTCCTACAGTACCGACGATAATAACATAGCCTGTACCGCCGCCTGCGAAGCCTGCAAAAGTATCTGCTGCTGACGCCGATGAAAGACGCATCATGAACCACGTAGGAGTTCCTGATGTAGCGATAGTCGCTAAGTTCTGCTGGGCACTGAACGGCAGTTGGATAACGTTGTTGTCGTAATCCATGACGATTGGCATAGCGCCGCACATCAAGTCGCCTAGGAAGTTGGTGGCAGTAGCGAACGGCGCGATAGTAGCAGAAGACCACGTAACGGCGTTAGCAATAGGCGTAATAAGAGCAGACAATTGCGCGTCAGTTGGCATAGTGCCGTTGAACAGACCTATGTGCGTAGTGTTGGCTGCGCTGCTTGACCCTGGACTTAGACGAGTGTTAATCGCAACCATGGCCATGAATGAGTTGTACGCTTTAGATACGCGCATATTAGTATACCTCCAATGTAATCGGCGTATATGAAACAGTGAACGAGCCGACAGCCTGTTCCTGCCCTGGGTACGGAGTTGCGTCAGTGATCAACAGGTCGAAGTTCGCAGACTGTTTGATATCGTCAGTGACGGTCAGACCGTAATGAGGGAAGAAGCGTCCATAAGAGTTTACCGCCATGTTCTGAGACATAGCAGGGATGCCGTATGCAGTACCGAAGCCATGAGGGAACATAACCGCGTGCTGCACTTTGCCCAAAGTACGAGGAGCAGAACCAGCAGCGTAGTCCCCATAGAAGTGCAGAGCAAACGTACCGATACCATTCTGGAATGGGTTGGTGACTGCTTTCGTCACGATACGGAATCGACGCGCTTGTACAGTAGCAGGCAGTTGATAGTAGCGTTCGCTGTTGGCGGCTGTCTGGAACAGATTGGCCGTGATGCTTGTAACATCGACCCAGCTACTGCCCTGCTGCATCTGCAGGAACGTCATGTTCGCTGCCGTGTTGCTTAGGATGTTATTGCCGCTTGTGGTGAGTGTGATACTCGCCAAAGAGTTGATAACAACGTCAGCACCGAAGTCGTATTCAGCCAACGTCCACGAACCGTCTGCGTTAACTGTCTTAACACGACACACAGAGGCCGCAGCAGGAGGCGCAGTGCATGGCGCTTGGAGTGCTGTAGTTGTAGACGCTGCGCGGTGCCACAGGATAGTTGCGAACAGCATGTCCTGCTGGTACATAGAATAGCTTAGGTTCGTGTCAACAACGTCTTGATAGACTTGGCTGTAGCTGTTGAACGTAACTTTAGGCAGAACACGCTTGCCCCGGTAGCCCTGAGCGGTTGTCCATGCTGGTGCAGGAGACGACTGGAGTGCTGTAGTGTTAGGCATCAGCGTGTGTTGACCGCCACCAATCTGAGACTGAATGAACGCACGAGCACTGATCATGTTGTTCAGCACAGTCTGAATGTCATAGTTCACTGGGTTAGGAAGATTCCCTTCCATGAATGCGCCGTACATTACAGTAGGTGCGTTTTGGTAAATCGGTAGAATTTTCATATCATGCCCTTGGTTTAAAGACAGTTCAAATTAATGAGGTGACGCCCAATCAAGAACGCCACCTTCAGATTACAGTTGGAAAGTCATATCGAGGAAGCGATATGCTTGGCCTGTCTTAATCGTACCACCGATGAACTGGAGTTCAGCATCAGAGCCTTGATCGCCTACAGTACCCATCCACGCAGGACCTGCAAGCAACGTGCCTGTAGAAGACGACAGTACGAAGTTAACCCACGACGCAGAAGCCGCTCCAGCAGCAGCTACGATACGCGCCACATAGTATGTAGGAGTACCATCAGCAACACCTGTCAGCGTAGCAGCATTTCCGGCAAACGGCAGAGTCACTGTGCGTGGTCCAACGTTAACAACAGGAGTCATTGCAGCGAATGCGATTGAACCTAAGAAGTTAGCTTGTGTCAGACCTAATGCAGTCACTGCCTTGAGGTTCCAGCCCGAACCTGGTAGTTGCGAGAAGATCTGATTGAAATCAGGCTTGGGCCCTTTGAACAACGCGATGTGAAGCGTGTTCGCCGCAATCGCTGTGGCAGGGAACCCACCATTGATTGCGGCGAGTGATGCACCTTTGTTGCTAATCATACGCCCCTCCCAATAATAGACGCGAGTTGCACACGGAACGAAGGTACAGGCACTGCACCGAATGACGTATTGTACGTCGTGTCCAGCATGTTGATATCGAAGTTCGCCGCCTGCTTGATATCGTCAGTGATAGTCAAGTGCATCATCGCACAGTAACGACTCTGTACGGTAGTGACTGCCGCAGGCCAGTTGAAATACCAAGTCGCTGTTGGAGAGTAAGCAGCAGCGGCCTGCAGGTGCAACACTGTCATGTGCTTGTACTTGCCTAACGTGCGGGGCTTCTGATCTGTGTACGTTGCATAGAACTGCAAGCCGAACGGATAGTGCCCGGTAGTAGACCAAGGCCACGCAACAGTTTTGTTCACCAGTCTAAATTTCTGCGCTTTGACTTTCGTCGGCAGTTCGTAAGTAACAGCCGTGTTGTTGGTGGTGGTACGCAGGTTGTCATAGGTGTGTATAACATCAGTCCACGCGCCGTTAACGAACGCTTGCACATAGGTCTGTTGAGTACCCATAACCATCTGACCCGCAACGGCCGCACCCATCGAGTAGCCAACCAGAGCACCCAGCTCAATCTCCGCGCCGAAGTCATACTCCGCACACAGATACCAGCCTTCATCAGTCAAGTTATACTGAGGACTCAGGTTGTTCGCTACGTTCGACAGGAAGAAGTCTGTGGATGTAGTCATGCGATGCGCAAGCAGACACGCAGCAACCGCTTCCAGATACTGGTTAAGCGTAGCGACGAATCGAGGTTCGACGGCAGGCAGCTTAATCTTAGGAATGATGCGACGCTTAATAGTGAACGCACTGCCATATCCATTCGCAACACCATCCATTTCAATCCACGCAGGAAGAAAACGGCTCGTGTTGAACGAACTGATATCATAAGGCTGATACGACCAACGTGCCGGGTTAGTGCTCATAGTAGTTCTTGCGAACAGGCGCATTGCGATAGCGTCATTGATTGCGCTATGCAGAGACTTCTCACCATTCGCTGGAGCGTCTGTATCGTACAGAAGGCCCAGACAGATGTTTGCAGAAGCACTCAGGGACTGCGTAGGATAGAGTTCCATATTAGCTCCATGCAATGTTGTTGAGGCTGATGGTTCCGTTGAGAGTAAACGTACCATCACCATTGTCCGTCAGCGGAGCGCCCATACTGATTAGGTCTTGTGGCGTAAGCTCAATCACAGAAGCAATCGCCACAGTTGCAGCCGCAATAACACCCGTACTGTTACCCAGCAGGATATACATGCGGTTGAACGGCTTAGCATAGCTGAAACGTCCGAGCAGGTTGAACAGGTCAAGCATACGCTTACCCTGCCCTAAGTTTACGACACGCACCGAGCCTGTAGATATAGGAGCAGTGTCCATCACACAACCCGGCAGGTTCGCCGTCAAATAAGTACGAAGTGTGTTAAGACTGAACACGGACAGAGCTTGGTTGTTCCACACTGTATCGGTAATCGTATCTCCAGTAGAAAACACGATAGCCGCTGTACGCTCTGCGCTGATTGTACTACCACCAGCCTGAATGTTTCCTGCACCGAAAGATGCCATAACGTTCGGCTGCCACGGCAGATCAATGGAAGGGTTTGCAGTAGACCCAAGCGAATCACCACGCATGTTGAGCATAGCTTTTGAAATATACATCAGTTGCTCCTCTGGGTGAATCGCAGTTTAGGGCAGTACATGACCGTCTTCTGCGTAGGGATGATATCGCCGATGATCTTGTAAGGACCCTGATTGCCTACGGCACCCGCAGCATACATAATCTCGTCAGAGTAATCAGTATCGCCGTGTGTGAACGTGTTGCAGTGCGCAAGGACAGCCCACGTAGGTGCGGTTTGTGCGACTGCCGGTGGAGTATCTACAGTAGACAGCAGAATGCGTTGTGCTGTAGCAGTCGTAGGCTTCGTGTACTTATAGCGATAGCGCTTGGAGGCAACAGGAGTAGACAGCACCAGACATTGTGCATCACCTGCGATAGCGGTCGCCGTACCGAGTGATGTTTCAGTCTGACCATCGTCCGAAAGCGCAACGAGAACGAACGCGTCACCGTTGCTGCCTGTGAACTTAACGTGCGTGACAGTCGTTGGAGTGTCGAACTCGAAGTCAACGTCACTGGCGAAACGCGCAGCAGGAACCAGAGTCGAGCCTGAGCTTAAAATCAGCCCGATGCTACGATCAGTAAAGCCTGAACGAGTGATGCGATGAGGCATAAGCTGATAAGCCACAGTATTAGCGCTGCCAATGGTCCCATAATACGATACCCCTTTAGGAATATACTGAGACTGTAAGGCAAGAGTAAGAACGTTGCCGCTCTCCACACCGCTAATAGGATTGCGAATCATGCCGATAGACGTGTTGTACATATCAGCAAGTGACTTGTTATTGAAGGCTGCATCGAAGCCCTCTTTTGACGTAGGCAATTTTGAACTAAACGCGAAGATGTTCCAGCCCGCACCCACATTAGGGTCATTGACCAGAGCAGCCAAGTTCGAGTTGGAGCCCACCATTGCCTGCGCCATGATGCGAGTATTAATAATCTTCATTAGCTCACCACCGGTACGGCAGATTTGTTGTTCGCTTTAGTGTCAGACAGGTCAAGCGCACCAACAGTTACACGGAAGACGATGTTATCGAACAGCGGGTCGATCGTCTGATCAGTAACGAACTGTCCACTGACAAGAGGAATGTCTATGCGAGGAGCTGCCAGATTAGAGGCGAACGTTCTTGGCACAAACTTACTGACTACTTGACCTACCGCGTTAGCAACAAACAGCACTTGGTCCAATGCTGAAATCTGCTGGCGCTGAATCCAAGACAAGCGACCTTGAGTATACACTACCTGTGGGACAGTAGCGCTCGTCTGTTGGGCAATTGGTCCTGAAATAGATTCGTTGGTCACACGCTTAGACGGTTGAGAAGCAGAGCTTACTTCGACCTGAGACAAAACGAACACGAAGTCCGCGAACATGTCCGGGTCATACGTTACGACTGGTACGAACATGATTAGGCTCCTTGGCGGATCGCGTAGTTGTTGATGATAGGAGTATACGCTGCGTTGGCCTGTGCTGCATATCCACCAGTCACTTGCATACCCACTGTTGCAGGCTTGAGAACAGCATACACAAACGTATCTACCACAGTACCGTCGATAGAGATTTTATGCGTAGACGTTGGAGCGTCATACTCATATTTGAGGTGAACAGTGCTGCCTCCCCAGAGTGCTGAGTAAGGAGAGATAGGGCGAACTACTTTAGCCGCAGCGGTACCGCCACCGACGTTATTCCACAGACAGAAGCCTTTCTCGTTCGAACGGTCGAAGGCGATAGTGAGGCGGTCTGTCAGCGATGCACTTGTACGCAGGAACGTCCACTCTGCATAGTCTGCGTTACCTGACTGGTGGTAGTCACATTCGACTGAGAACGACTTGCTTGGGTCAAACGTGGACGATGTTGCCAACGTCACGTTACCTGTTGTGCCTAAGTCAACACCAGAGCCGTCAGCAGCAAACTTCAAGTTACCGCTGGTGGTAGCATTGTTGCCTACGAGATCAGTGAACGCGCCTGTGTTGAAAGTACCGACAGAGAACGCAGCACGTTCTGTACCTGTGAGCCACGTAATGCCAGTATTCTCGGTCCACATCTGAGTAAGACTGATAGTGAACGCATTAATCGTTACCTGAGTCTTATATCCATTCGGGTCATAACGAACAACAAGGTCAGGATAGAGCAGCGTGACGTCAGGGCCAACTTGCAAACATACAGGCAGGATGCCACCGAGAATGAGGTGTGTAGGAACACCTTCAGCGGTAGCCGTCAACAGGCAGTCAGAGATGGACAGCTTATTGCGGTCGATAGTACGAACGCAGTTAGTGCCTTTCGCCAGCACGGTGCAGATGCCGCTAGACGCAGCAAGCGCAGCATCGAACATGTAACCCGCACCAGTCTGAGGCTGATAATTAAGGCACTTGTTCAGGTCAGCCTCAACGAATCCGCTATTCAGTTTCACCAGATAGCAGGACTTATCGTCTGCCGTTGCCTGAGCGAATAGACGCGTCAACTGAGGCACGACAGAGTTTGCAAATAACTTGTAGTTCATGTTATACCTCGGTGGACAGACGAAGCTGGGCGACAGAAGAGAACTCACCAGGACCGAGAGCCGTAGCTAACAGTTCGATTGGCTTGCCGCTACCGATAGCTCCTACTTCACATGCGAAGTAAGTTGGAACGTAGCTGCCGTTAGCAAGAGCACCATAGTTAGTGTCTTGGATGACAACCAGTGCGCTGCGCATAGTTTTATATGCAGCATTCTGACTAACATCGGATGCAGTTACAGGCAAGACGCGACGAGTACCAGAGGTCTGGATGAAGCGGAAGCGCTTAGACGAAGTGGTAGGCGTAACAAGTACGTTACCCTCTTGGTTGGCCGCTAACGTCCATGCACGAGCAGTACCGACAACACCTGCGCCGTCGATAGGAGCAACTGTACCCGCCGCAGCAGAGGACATATCACCCACATCAGACAGAACAGCGTCGATAGTGACTTCATTATCGAAGGTCAGGTCAGTAGTTGAGAGATGAATACCTGGCATGAGCGCATCGTGAGGAATGCCTGCATAGTCCCACGGCCTGTAGCCAGCAGCACCGATACCCCACAGCGCTTTGTTGCCTGCGTCATTACTGGTGTTATACGCTGTCTGAATCTGAACCGAAGCAGCACCGTTATAACCGACAGGAGTTGCCTTAGACGGATAGTGAACAGTCGCGCCGTTCTTAATCTCATACACATGACCAGAACGTGCTTTCCACCCTTCTTGACGATCCATAAGAGGCAGCAGACCTTCGGTGGTTGGCCACAGAGTCAAACGAGTAACCGCAACAGCATTGTCGAACAGTTTTCGCATGTCCAGCAGATGCTGAGAGAAGTCGCCTTGATCAGCAATCGCTGTGTCAAAGAAGAACACGTTAACAGTCTGACCGTTTGCTACGTTCGATGCCCAACCAGAGCCTTGGCTGAGTACACTGAACGGTAGTAAGTTGTGTCCTAAGATACGCATTAGAACTCCTTAGAATCTTTGACAACGGTAGCGAGGAACTTACCGTTACGCAGGTTAGCTGAGGTCAGAATCAAATCTGCACCAGAGCCTGCAGCGCCGATAGTTAGAATCAGGAAGCCGCCGTACGGAGTGCTTGCGATATCTTTGTTGAAGACAATCACGTTGTACGTGCTCAACAGAGTTGTTATATCACCTGCAAAAGTACCTTGCAGCGTAGCAGCCAGGCGGAACTTGTACTTGTTATCTTGACCATGAATCCAACGCACAGGGTTTGTGCTAACTGTGGTCAAGTCGAGGACAGCAGTTGCACCAATAGCAGTCTGAACCGTGGTACCATCAGCAACGACGATGTTTGCAGGGTCAGGTACTTTGGCTAAACAGATTGTCTTCTGCATGTTAGACAGGCCGTATTTCAATGGCGGGTCAGAAGCAGGACGTTTTCCCGCATCTGGAATCGTAATGCCATTGACGACCAAAGGGAACGAAACTATTTCCATTGTGTTATCTCCAGTTGACTCGCTATAAATTACTGAGAATGAATAGCGAGTAGGAAGTGGTTGCTATAAAGTGAAACGTTTTGGCAACACGACCGGCTCATACGTGTTGAACGTGCCTGTCAATATCTCGGTAGGCAGTACATGACCAGCAACAGCAAAGTCCGTGTTGACCTTAGACACTACGGCGTACACAGGAGCTTTAACATCGAACGCAATTGGCATCATACCCCAAGCGATATCAACCGCAGGCGTATCTGCCGTAGTGCCCGTACCGAAGTAGATATTCTCAGGTACTGTCACTTGAGAAGACCCGTACGCTCCGGCCGAGTTAGTCGTGCTATAGCTCCAACCGCCGCCTGAGAAGTAATACGTTCCGTAGACACGAGTACGGTAGGCAGAGAATAGTCTCGGCCATGCTGCACCAACAGTGCCAAGATTGTATTGTGTCTTGGCGGATATGCTGCCCATGCTCGCTGACGAGTAAGTCAACGTCAACACCTCAGGCGATGCTGTGGTCGTCAGGTAGATGTTCTGGATATACGAACTTATATCTTCTGACCAACGACCTATGCCACTACTCGGACCATTGATTGTGCCAGAGGAAGAAGCACTGGTCGTGATGGCGTTGTCGTTCGTCTGATTGAGTGTGCAAGCAAACACGGTACCATCGAATGCAGGCAGCACCATATCAAAATAGCCGGGCAGAGTCGTTGCACCATTTGAAAGAGTGGGCAACAAACTGCATGAGCCTGTCCAGGCGTTTCCAACATAGTCATCCCGACCTATGCTGTAATAACGGCAGAACATATCCGTAGCAGACACCTGCTTGGTGTTGGTGCCCTCAATCAAACTGTTGGAGATTAGAGCACTCGGTACATAGTTGTAATACAGGCGCCCTGCTCTCCATCCTGCTGTGCGCACACACTTCATGTTCCGGTCAACATCAGCCAGAGCGCAAAAGGAACGTGATTTGTTGATCTTATCAATCAGGTCAGTGTACGAGGACTTTCTGTCCGGAGGAACAACATCGGAAGCAAACAAAAACATACGCTTCCGTGCTATCTCTATCTTCTTTTCGAGCAACTGAGATCCGTTCGAAACGAATAACATAATCGCCTCTATAACTTGATGCTGTCTGTCTTATACAGAACGGGTAATTCAGGTAACGCAACAGAGAACGTATTCCCTACGTTTGTGGTACGTTGTGTGAAGTCATCGGGTCCGTATTTTACCACACGAACTCGCGTTCCTTCGTTAATGAATACTGCGAATTTGTCTAACGTGATCGTACCTTCTGCCAGAGCACTTGAACCATAAACAGCAGAACAAGGAACATTTCGGCCGCTATCAAATGCGTTACGGCGCGTAGGAGTAGTTGCACGCCAGTAGCCTCCATCCGACACTTGATTGAGGTAAGCACCCATAGAGAATGCCATAGCACCAGCAACGCTTGACTGCCACGATGAATAGCTCGTACCTGTAAATGTGTACGACCAAGAGTGCGGTGTTATGCGAGCCTCTTGAGATCCAGTAGCGGTATAAATTCGTCTGCGGTGCGTGTACGAATCTCCTGTCTGACGCGATGCCGTAGTTACTGTCACCTGCGTATCAGGGAATGATATCTGGTTCGTGGTAGGCGCCGCATTCTGCCCTATCTGAGTCGGAATCAAACAGAAAGGCGTAGCCCACCACGTATCAGTGTTCCCAGGAAAGGGAGTGCTATTGGCGAAGTTATCAATCATTGTCATTTGACCGCTCTTGCGACCGGACCCGTCCTTCAGTCCCGTCACAAGTAATGTTCGAAAGATAGCATCATCGGATGTAAAGTCCGGCTCCTCCGACATTAAGGTCAGTTTTGAATAATACACGCGAGCGCCGGTACCGTACGCAGCGATGCCCATAACAGGGTGAGCCGTAAAGCTATTACCTGCTTGAGCCGCTACTGAGCAACGACTGTTTCTTATAAGATCTCGTAGTTCACTCACTGAACTGAAATCTATGGTCTGCCCGGAGTCAAAGAAGAATCCGTACTTACGCACATCATCCTGTTTAGGAAGTACGAGTTGCATAACCTTTCCTTATTACATCTGGGTGAGAGACTTATCTGGGAAGAGTTGAGTGTTTGTCAAAGATAAGGCAGCAGTAGACGCCGTTGGAATCGCAGCAGTCTGTACGAGGTCTTTTCCTTGACCAATTTCACCACGCATAAGATATTTCAAGCCGTTTACTTGGAATGCCATCATACACGAGGTTAAGACAACATCATCCGTGTTTGCCTTTCCTGTGACTGCTACCCTCATTGGGTACGCAGCTCCATCAGGTCGAGTATATCCAGCATCACCGCTGCCGTTGGCAGGAGTATTCGTCACACTGTTCTGGTTCACACCGCTGTATGAATATACCATACCGATAGTACGCACAAACGCTATATGATCTAGTAGTGCATACGTGTTGTGTAATGAAGCTACTTGGTTCGGTGTTGTTGTGGTATTCAGGTAGACGTAGCCTACAGGAGTACTTTCTGCCAACGCATCCAATCCCAATGACGCACAGTTAAAGCCCGCGTCATAACCACTGTACGTTCCCCAGAAAGAGTCAACGTAGCGAGAGTATTGAGAACCTGCTTTTGAACTATACGTTTGGAGCTGGACGTTCGTGTTCCTAATTCCTGCAGGGAAGATAAGCATACAGTTCGACGGCCAGTAATACGATTCAGATGTATCAGCAGAACGTCCGAACTGTCCTGTGAACACAGGATTGCCTGAGGCCCACGTGCTATAGTTAGAGGTATCGGAGACCGTAAAGTAACGCGCCACAACAGCGTCTGGTGTCTGCTGTGAGGTATATGAAGCATACCCTCCAGTAACTGACGCAGTATTAACGAGTCGAGCACTACGCGCAGGATAGAAGAAGTTATCTTTAACGCCACTCATTGGACTGAGTGTAACAGCGTTCTCCGTACCGCCAGGGGAGTTACCCCAAGCTCGGGCGCCTTTAATCTTCGACAGATACTTTGTACTGTTTAAATGTGCGTCTGATATGTCCGTGGCCGCGTCGAAGTACAGCGCACGGTGCGCAGCCAACAATGCAATCTTGTTGGCCTTGATTGGATGTGGTGTTGCGAATAGCATAGGGTCTCTCCCTACAATAAGTATTTAGCAGTAGCGTTGACATAGGCTACAACATCCGCAGAGAAATTCAAAGATGCCATCTCAGCTATGTTAGTTCCTGTTTGTTTTGCGTCATCTGCCTCACCATCTCCAATAGAAAGAACAATCAGTCCTTTGTCTAATGGGTATTCGTATGCAATCGCACCGAATGACAATACACACGGAGGACTGTCATCGGAAGCGACCTTCATAGGTACATATAGAGGCTCAGCTAGGCCACAGTTGGGAAAATCAGTCAACGTAGGAGAGTACGAGAATCGAACGGTACCTCCGCCTATAGGCCACATCTGAGTTTCTTCCTGAGCAGCAATGAACATGATGCAAGGCGCATTCGTCGTATACATAGTCGGAAGCACTACTGGCAACGTGTTACCTTGACCGTATTGCTTGGTCGTGTCCGTAGTAGTCAGGTCAGTTTGCGTCTGCAACGTGTTAGTTTGCGTAAGATAAGCCGCGCTCGACCAATACAGGGTGTACTGATAGTTCCATCCTAGCCATGAGCTTGACTCATACTTGGAGATGTTTATCGTCTGTCCATTGAACGTCAAGTTGGCACGAATACCACCAGTGGCCGCAACGCGCATAGAAGCAAGGATAGATTCAGGAACAAAGTACATCCTGTTGGTTACTATGCCTGACGTAGGAGAATATGTCTTACCTGCATCAGCACCCAAGAAGTTAGTCTTCAGGTCGCTCATGCCTCCTTTGGCCGTAGTGGTCGTCACAGTTACATAGCGATAGGCCTGTGTGTCAACAGTCTGACCATCATTCGTTGAGGGATAGTAGTACCAGTCCTTGTTGCCTCCATTCTGATTGAACCCAAGCATGTCTGATGTATGTGCAACGTAGTGCTTGTTGTTCTTAATACCCGACAGTGCGGTTGTCTTCCCATTGGAGCCGGAGAATCCCCATGAAGTGCCACGGCAGTACGGAACATTCTTGAGCAGGTTAGCACGAGATTGCTTCACCACTGTCTTGTCTATCGTTGAATCAAATAGGAAGAGTGCAGACAGCGCATCCTTGCGTATCTTATTAACCTTAACAGCTCCGACAGAATGAAACTGCATATGCGCACCTTTTCGAGTAGAAAATTTTGATATAAGGTAAAACGGCCCGTACCATTAAGATACAGGCCATAGCTGTTACACCAGCAGACGTCCAGCGACAGTAATTGCAACGCCGTTCAGAGTAGTGTCAGCCGTGTCTGGAGCAATGACACGCATCTGGTCACCAGAAACAAGAATGATCTCTTGGTCCTGATACGCGGCCAGAGGTGCAAACACACCAGTCTTCGAGCCAGCACCGAATGATACAGTGCCCAGCTGAATAACAGCCTGAGTTGCTGAATCATACGCGCTGATTTTGAAGACAGATGCGGCAGTAGCAGCAACATCAGCCACAGCCATTGAGCCGCCGAAGTTCTTAACGATTGCCGTAGTACGCACAGACAGGTAACGTGCAATCTCCTGGCCACCAGCATAACGCTTGAGTACAGACAGACCCACGTCATATGGGTTTACAGACTGTAACTGATTCACCCACTTGTTGCGCACCTGACTGAACACGTACAGGCCAGGCTGATTAGTGCCGGACACAGCGGTCAAGTTCCATACACGCCCGTTAGTCGGAGATGCTGGGAAAGTTGGGCCAGAGGAGTTCGGGTCACCCGGAGCACGAACGATTTGAGCCTGCTCGCCTGCGAGCTGTAGACCATAAGTTAACATTGTTTATCTCCTTAGGCGATTCGCACTTCACCCGTAACAGGGTACGGGAAAGTCACTTTGACTGTATTAACATCCACAATGATAACGTCGAGCGGCAGGACCTGATGGAGTTTACCATCTGGCTGCATCGTACACGTAGTCACTGCGACCATACGTCCGAAGTTGTGCGTAATCGTCCATTCAGCAGCAGGCGTTTCTTGCTTGAAGCTACGCCCCATAGAATAGTTGATCATAAGTTCCTCACAATTCATATGTGTATTGTGGTTCTGGCACGTTAAGTCGTGCAGTACCGTTTCCATTCATCACAGGAGCTACTTGAGCAAGCTCAGACTCGGCAAGCATTGCTATATGCAGAGTCTTTTTCTCGTCAACGATTGCAGCCATTCCCCATGTAGGAACAGAGACACCTGGTGTTTTGCCTGATACAGCGTGATATAGATTCGGCACGCCCCAGTACAGAGTGTAGTAGGTGCCGCCTGAGTTGTTATAGTTCACCACTCGCGCCACAGCAGAATAAGACATAGCCGCAGCCGAGATAGCGTTACCTGTAACTACTTGGTAGCTATTACTGTTCCACGCGAAGCCATTGCCTGCGACAACCAGATTAGCATCGAGAGTAGCAGGATAGGTGTACAGGGTCATACTCACACCGTACATCGTATTTCCAACCCACCCATTCAGCAAACTGTCAGACATGATAGGCAGAGTCTTGTTTATGCCGTGTGTAGCTAAAGCCACAGGCCCTGACGAATCGTTGCCTTTAGTCATCATGCCCATATCATCAGACATATCTAAAGCGAACTGGCGCTCCATGTAACGATAACTTGGAACGGTCGGAGCATTAACAGGAGCGAGCGATCCTGTCACAATTCCTTTGTTGCTTGTCCACGTATGGAATATAAAGCGTGTATGTAACCACTGCCTTGTTCCATCAGCACTGATACCGGCAGCCGGGTTAAGAGGTATAGTGCCGTCAGCAGCGAAGTCCTTAGCGCTCGTAACGGACTTCTCGGCACACAATTTCACGAAGTCTGTCCAAGTAAGAATACTCAGGTCCGGTTTTGGAGTAGACGCATCGAACAGGAACAGACTTCGCTCTATCATATGCTTTTTGACGCTACGGAAATTTTGTGCGAAAAGCATATGACTACCTCTTAGTACAGAATGACTGTACCGGTTTCAGGGTTTTCGAAAGTGATCGTAAGCTGGCTCGTGCTGTTATGCACAATAGACTTCGGCTGCACTTCTTTCGTTCCCTGATAGATACGCACCGCTGGATTGTATCCCAGATTGTGAGTCACTACCCACTCTGCTTCATCAGTGAATGATGCAGTGAACGCAACGGTAGGAGTAGGAAGCCCGCTTTCGATACCAGACAGCAGTACAGCAGTACCTGCAACAGGTTCAGGGAACAACACGATAGTCGTGTTCGCATCCTGAGAGTGAATGGAGGAAGGCATAACAACGTCGCCGTTACTGTCGTAGCACTGAACGATAGGCGTACCTGTGTTCATGTTGTGCGCGATTTCCCAGCGGCTGGATGCAGATGGTTGTGAGTAACGGAACATCGTCATCTGTTGTGTCAGCGGTACCCAGATAGGCAGGTCAGAGAACTCAACACAGAACATCAGACGCTTGTCCATGAAGATTGCCATGCCCGGCTGAGGGTTAGTTGGCCAGTCAGTCACTTCTGCAAATTTGAAGTTCTTGATTGAGCCGAACTCTAAGTCTAAAGTCCCAACGACTTTCATAAATCATCTCCTGAAAGGTAAAAAGGGCAGGCAGATGCCCACCCCTTTATTATGTTACGGCTGTCGTTGTCGCTTAGGCTTCGGGCTCAACGTAAGTGTTGGTGCCAGTTACGAATGCGATTGCAACTTTCTTCGCGGTGGTCAGCTCAACACGCAGGCTGTTCGCGTCGATGAACACAACTTCATCAGGGATGATCTGGTAGCCAGTGTCATCAACAACAGTGACGGTACCGAACTTGTGTCCAGCATTGTGCGTGAAGGTGTGCGCAGTAGCAGCAACGTCACCACTTGCAGTCTTATCGTACTGATAGACTTTAGCAGCAGAACCGCTTGAGCCAGCAGCGATTGCGTCGTCAACGTACTTCTTGCTAACAGCAGAAGCATCGGTCAGAGCGCCAACACCAGTCAGGTTGATGTGGTCTACGTCACCACCAGTAGCGTCGATGAAGCCACCAGCAGTTTTAACAGCAGCAACGTCAACGATGATTTTGCTATTGTCTACATCCTGTTTCAGGCCAGTGCCCAGAACAGCAGCAGCAATCTGCTCGTAGCCAACACCACCGTCGGTGATTGCGATACCGTCTACAGAGCGAGACAGGGTAGCGCCGTCCAGTTTAACGCGAGTAGAACCAGCGTTGTCTTCCAGACCGCCGTTAGCATCCAGTTTAGCAGTCACAGCGTTAGCAGTGATCTGAATACCGGCGCCAACAACTACGTTAACGACGTTGCCAGCTTTTTCCAGACCGGAGCCTGCGTTGAAGTCAGATGCACCACCGAAGGTAGTCCACTGAGTGCCGTCAAAACGACGATACTCTTTAATGTCTTTAACCCAGGTAACTGCACCGCCAGCTTCGCTGTCAGTCGGGTCGAAGACGATAACGAACGCAGCGCCGTCATAGCGAACAACCATGTTGTCAGTCAGACCAGTAATAGAACCGAAGTTCGGATTCACTTGGTCAGCCGCCAGGATGATGTACTGCGCGTCTTTTTCCAGAACAGGGTCCAGAGTACCATCGGTCTGAATGCCGTTGGAGTCTTTCATCCAGTCGATACCCGCCAGCGCGTTGTCGATATCGATCTTACGAGCAGCGTCGTTCGGGTTAGCTGGAGCAGCCAGGTTAGCAACGGTGTTACCGTTAGCATCGAGGTCGCCTGTCAGTTGGCCGTTTGCAGCATTCAGCTTACCGCCCAGAGCCAGTTCGTTCGCGTTAGCTTTGTTGCTGACGGTAGTGATCTGAGACTGGAGGTTAGAAGTCGCGCCAGACAGATAGCCCAGTTCAGCAGCAGTAACGGTAGAGCTTTCCAGTGCGGAATCAGCGCCGGCGATAACAACTGCGTTCTCAGTCAGACCACTGATTTTGTCTTGCTTGGTAGCAACAACAGTCTCAACGTGTTTCTTAGAAACCGCCGCGTTGTCACCACTTGCAGACTGGTCAGGACCAGACAGTTCGAGGTCAGCAGTCATTGGCACGGTACCGTCTGCGAGGATAGCACCTTCTACAGAACCACCGCTGCCTCCCAGCTCTTTGATCACAGTGCCGTTGAAGTATTTGTACTTGTCTTCGGTGCTGTTGTACCAGATACGTGCTGTCTGGGTTGCAACCAGATCACCAACGATAGGGTCGGCAGCAAGAACCTCAGGACGGAAGTTCTTAATCTGGGCGCCGAGCATTAAATCAAGATTACCAGTACGCATTGTAAATCTCCTGTTGCGTGGGATTAGAAGAAAGTACCTTCGCAGTCGTCTAGGCTACAGCGTAGCTTTTGATAGGCCGCAATTCGTTCTTCTGTCAGATTGATATACTTATCATCAATGTTGTACTTCACTCTGATCGGCACGTCGTACCCATCGAGCAGGCCATGTCGCTTATAAGCATTCAGGCGTAGCACAGGTGAACTGACCTGACCGAATTCCATAATAGTCAGGTCAATCTTGTCGGCGTATATGAACGGTCGCTCTCTCTTACACAAGATATAGTCTATCTCATGCAAATTAAAGAGTGTGAAATTCATATAGCCAATTATGAACTCCGCAATCAGCCTGAATGAATCAAACATGTCAGGCCTAAATTGTTGTGTGAGAATCTGGTCAACATAGGGTCTGACCTCGGTACGCATCTCGTACCAACTCTCACAGAACAATGCAGGGAAGTCTTCAGGGTGATGGGCCATAAGGCCCAACACGTCTTTCTCTGTATCTGCGAAAGAGCTTAGAATGTCAGCCGCATCTTCGGATGCCTCGACGCCTCTCCCAGTTGAAATAAAACGACGTTCAATGTCTCTCAACCAAGACTCTGATGCAGACAGGTATTGAAGCAGTGTTTCTCTCGCGGCAGCCGAAAACTCATGTCTGTTTGAGTCAAGAACCTCACCCAGCATAAAGGCTTTCGCTTTGTAGAAATCACTATAGCGCTCGGCAGTAAATCGTCGAAACCCTATGTTATTCCTCAAATAGCCCATCATCGCAATGCCCTCAGATCATTCAACTCCGTGTTGCCTTGAGCATTAGGAGTTGTATATAGAGAACTGGAGATGCTCTGCAACCGAAGCCCGAGCTTCTCAAGTTCTTGCTGGTTGCCGCCCAACTTCTCAAGGACTTCCTTCATTAGTTCGACGGAGCCTTGATGGTCACGGGATTGCTGAGAGATGATTCGTTCGAAACGCTGCATCGCGCGGAGAACAGAGTTCAATCCCTCTTTCATATCTAAATTATCGACTGGTGCAGAATCAGAGATTGACTGAATCATTCGCATCATATGCGCCATGTCGGCTTGTAGCTCGTCACTGTCTGGATTACTTGTCGTGCCGTTCTCCAGCTCCGCGTTACGCGCCTTAACTTGCTCCAGTTCTTCAAGCTGAGGCAGTAGTTTCAACCAAACGTAGGCACCACCTGCGATCAGCAGAACTACAGAGAAGACAGTCGCGTAGTTGGACGCAAGCAACTTGTCTAAAATTTCCGCCCACATTATATTCAACCCTTACAGGTGTTATCATTGAGATCGACAATGACCCGTTGAGCACCTGGTTCGTTTACGTCAGTGGTTTTGTACGTGTGCGCCATCCTAGGCTTGAACTCCAAGCAGCTTTGTCCGTAACGTCCATCGACTACACAAATGGCGGACAGGCAGCTAACATCTTCCTTGAGAATCAAGTTTTCAGGAGATTGGTTAACACTCCTAACGGCAGTGATTACGAAACCCACCACAGCGATAGCAATGACAACCACAATGGCAATCCTAATTCGCTTGGCTTGCATTTCGGGCTCTACCTCATGGTCCTTTTATCTGAGTGAAATTAGCGAACCGTGCGTTCTGTGAGGACTTATTCCTCCAATACGCCACTAATCTCCGCAAACATATTCTTGTAGACCAAGCTACCGCCCAGCTTGTCCAATCTGTCAACGAGAACATAGAGTTTCGGTGAGGTGCGCATGTTAGCCCACGTCTTCTCATTCGGGTCAAGTCCACCAACAGTCGGCACGATGACCATACTGAGGTTGACGTTAGCTCGAACGAAACCAATGTCCATGTGATTCCTGTTTATGCTTCTGAAAAGCCTGTTGATTGCGTCCAAACCTACAGGCTTATTGAATTCCGTATCATTAACAGTATTGACCAAACTTACAAGAATACCAGGGTCCTTACTCTCTATATCAAACAGTGCTGTCTTGAGGTCACCGAGAGTAGAGGCAGAGTAATACGCCACGTCGTGGCCGAAGTCTTTCAAACAACTACCAAGCGCCCTCGAGGATTCAATATGCGCAACGTTATCATCACGCAAGATGTATACAGGAGCATCAGGCTGGTACGTGCGCTTGGTGATCATGTCGATAAGCTCACAAGAAGGGCGACCAACAGTGGCCAGCCCTTTGTTTGCGATAAAAAACTTATCTTTATACATGCTGTAGATGTTCGGCGGCATGTATTTCATGTAGTCGTCATCGAGACTAAGAATCATTCGTGGGTGAGTAATCTGGAGAACGAGTTGCATACTACGCAGAGATGCTTTGTACTCCGAATCAGAAAGCACACGGCTGATCGGGAGATACTGCACAACAACGAACCTGTCGTCGATAGAATCCACAACGGAACGAATCAACGTACTGCCTAGCGTAGGTCCTGCGGAGAACTGAGTGACTATCATCAAGCTGTTCTTGACCATACCTCCAGACGAGGCAACAGTAACACTGTTACCCGCCTGCTCCACAGAAGACTCCCACGTTATGGCTGGGCTGTCTCGTCCGATATCGGCATGTACATAAGCTGCGCCACACCAGAGACAGGCTCCAAGAAGGTAAGCAGCAATACGTTGTCCGGATCGGCCTCGGCTGGATTGACAGTCTCGGGCCATAGCACTTCTCCTCTCGCGTCAGTGACGTAAGGAATGCCGGCGCCTTTACCCAATCCATGACGTAAGGCCCAAACAGTATCGGCATTCTCCTGCACGAACACTAACCCTTTGACCTGCACATCAGATGTTGCATTCTCCAGTACCTCAACACGCTTCTCAAGAAGCTCGGCATCAGATTGCAGCACACGAATAGCAGACAGGTTAGAGTTAACGCGCTGGTTCATGTTGTTGAACATGGTGAAGAACGAGTTGTTCATCGCCGTGCGAACGCCGTCCGTATAGGACTTAGGAATTAGTTCATCGTTGTCAAACGTTGTTACGCCTGTACGAGCGAGAACTTTACCGGTAAGACGTCCACCACTTGCGCTAATGATTTGAGGGGCAGGTAAATCTGCTTCGTCCCAAACCTGAACAGTGGTCATCACCGTATTGTAGTCGGTCTCTTCCTGCCACGTATTTTTATACGGAGCAGTTGCTGCTTTAGACTTACGACGCATGACTTTTTTATAGCCAGCGTTTGAGCCGTCAGCGATGATCCAGAGACCGTTCAGTGGAAATACATGAGTAATCGGTTCGGCAAACGAAAGAATGATCGTAACGTCTGCCCCTACCTTGTACGCAATATCGTTCGACGCTGAAAGACCTTGCTGTTGGGCAAGGGCAATCAACGTGTCCACGTAGTTAGTCAACTGGCTCATCCGAAACTCCTAACGATAGTAAAATTGAAGAACTTGTATCGGAGAAGGCCTTAGCAATATGAGAGGCAGCAGCCTTATCGACAACGAGAGTGCTGATTCGCCCTTTGGTGTTACACACGATAGTCTGAGGAGAGTACGGTGCAAGAGCAAGAGCAAATAGCAGATGGTTGCCGAGATCGCCAGCGATAGATACATCAACGTCCAATTCAGGAACGTAGATGTTCTGGTTGATTTCAGCAACAAACTGCGCCAGCGCAACAGGGTCGAATTCGGGCAGCGCTGTATCATAACCTTCAACAAGATCAATCTGACCTGTCTCAGGGTAGTAACGGAACGCAGCAGGGTCGGAGAGGATTCTGCCGAATAGCTCGTCGCTGACTTCGATACAGTCTGCGTCCGTCTTTTCACGTACACGACCAACGACGCTGTTGTTCGCGGGATTGATACGAATGATAGGCATCGTTAATCTCCTTGAGCTGTGTACCAGAAGTCCCAGCCAACGGTGTTCGTGCCGCTAGACTTAATGGTAAAGCCACCTAACAAGGCGTTCTCGTTCATCGCACTGGTACCGTCCAAGTTGTACAGCGTGTACGTCTTAGATTGGTTCGTTGCAGCATTCACAAAGGTGATTTGAAGGCTAATACAACGGTTGATGAACGGGCTGTTGAAGATAACGTGAATGGTATCAGTTGTAGACTTGTTCACTACGCGACCCATGTTCTGGGTGTAGCCTGTGTTCATGTCTCGATTGCTACCAACCCACGCGTTCACAATAGGCGCGCCAGTTACTGGGTCAAGTGCCTGCGATGTACGATATTCATCAATCGCAGAGTCACGTCCTGGGTTACCCGTCGGGCCTGTAGCTCCCGTAGGACCTACTGCGCCTGTGTTACCGGTTGCGCCTACGGGGCCAGTGTTACCAGTAGGACCGTTACGTCCACGAGGACCACGAGGACCCGGGCAGCCATCGGAGCCGTCGCGACCATCACGACCGTTAGCACCAGACAGTCCACGCAGACCCTCTTTACCTTGTTTACCTTCACGGCCAGACTTGAGTTGGTCAGAAGTAGGCAAACCAAGAACGTTTGACTGACTCCCGTCTGGCCAGACGATAGTGAGCGTACCGGTAGTAGTATCGAACTGAGCACCCTGAGAGCCTGGAATCTTCGCAGCTTCCTGCGGGTCGATGAACGCTACCGCAGTCGAAGTCTTCTTACCCAATACTTTGCCAACGGGGTCTGAACCGCCGTCGATAAGTGAAGGGTTAATTCGTGTTAAAGACATGGGTGAGCTCCTAACCAGTCAGTGTTGTCCAATCAGGTTGACCCGATTGTCCGGCTTCTGGATTTTTGACTTTCGTGTTGTTGATTGTCATGCGAATCCAACGAACAGTTCCGTCTGTATCTTGCCACCGGACCTTCGTGCCACCGTATGCTAAATTAGCTACCCATCTGTCTCTGCTAGGGTCTTTGAATGCTAAACGTGCATATGCAGGCATAAGTTTTCCTTACTCGATTTCACTCGGTTCCCAGCAGAGGATAGGTCGACGCCACACTTGGAACACACCAATAGGTGCAGCACGGTTGTCATCAATGAAGCAGTCCATTGTACGACCTCCGCTGTTACCGCTCTGCATTAACACCTGCAGGTTAGCAATCCACGAAGCACGTCCACCAGAGTCAGCCTCAAACAACCCTTCCCATACCATGTCGAAAGCACCATTCCACGCATTGAAGTGATGCGAAGAATAAGCGCCGTCGCCTACAGAACACAAGATCATGTACTGATAATCTTTGACACAAGGGATGCCGTAGTTGTTACCACGAGGAACAGTCGCACTGTTATTGTTGAAGATACACTCCCAACCAGTACGGTCCGCTGAGCCTGTTGTCAAGAACAACGGTCTACGGATGATCATCATGATACCGTTCTCACCACCGTTGTTACTGGACTTCTCGCAATACGCATTGCAGCGCAGCGCACGGTCTACAGTGAATGTAGTCGAGTTGGAGAAGTCACGGCAGTAGTAGTTCGACCCCCACTTAGGCAGATACTCTGCTGGTGGTACAAAGAAGTGGCGTTCAGCAAGTTCAACATCACCGTAGCGGTCATACGCAAATACGATGTACTCGTAGCCTGCTTCGATCTGAATGTTATGTCCTTGTGTGCCGGGCCCATTCCACTTCCAGACAACCTGCCAATCGTTCGTGTCACGGTCAGGCATTTCAGTGATAAGCTGATACGGACGCTCATACACATGCCACACTTTCCCTTCTTCTGTCGTGTTGATATACAGAGAACTAGGGTCGTTGATGTTACCGTTAGACGTACCGCAATATACTTTATGCGATGCACCAGCAGAGTTATAGATAGTGCCTGAGCCGATAGAACCAAACATGTCCCAGTTCATCATCAGGTGAGAGGTACACATTTCGTTCTGGCCTGCCCCGTCCGAGGTCGTAAGCAGATACTCGTTAAGGTCCTTGAACGCATAGCGCACGTAGTTAGAACCTGCACGGTTGACACGATGTACCCAGTCATGAGATTGAACTTTCGGCACAGGGAAGCATGGGTTAGTGACAGACACGACGAAGTTTTTAGTTTCGTACATCGGCAGTTTCTTGAAGCGGTTATCACGAATCGTTACTGTGTGCTTCATGCCGTATGTCTGCGCACCGTCCATACCACCCAACACTTTGTAGTACGACTCATGCGCACTCTTGGTATTTTCGTACAAACCAGTGATACCAAGACCAACGTTACCTGCACGGTCTGTACCACAGCAGTAAGGCACATTGCCTGAATCGAAGTCAAAGCCGACCGAGTAGTAACTATCAGGAGAACTCGATTTAGGTCCCCAGTAGAGTTCAGTGTATGCAGAACCCTCGCCAATTCCAGGCTCACCGAACACGCAGTACGCAGCACGATAAACATACTGGCTGCCTTGGAACACACGGCGCGATGCACCAATGCGATACATAGCAGCAGGTAGTCCGCCCTGCACACGGTTAACGTCGGCTGTATCATAAGACACAACGAAGACATAACAATCGGTGCCAATCGAATTGAGGAACGCAGCACAGGCAGCAGCGTTAGCAGCACCTGGGTTAGTACCTTCGGCCGATGCGTGAATGTCAAACGAGCGGCGTTCAAGCAGCGCAAGGTCTGACTTACGAATTTTATAGACGTTCAGGCCACGAGTGTCGTTGTATTGAGTACCTGCGTATACAGTATAACCTAAATCACCTGTATCGAGATGGCGTTGATATCCTACGACGTGAGAGAACAGACGGCTTCGTGCCTGTAGCGATTGGCCATTCTGATTCGACCACGAGACTGACACATCGCCCGCAGCAAGGCGAGCGGCCCAGTCGTCAGGCTTGTAGGGATACGTTGTCACATCGAAATTAACACCGTATGCCGAGCCAGGTTCTACGCAGCACGGGTCACGGTAGATGATAGGCGGATCGATCACAACGTCATCAGGTATATCAACTTGACCGCAGTATAACTGCTTCCACGTACCTGGCTGACCTCCCAGTGATCCAGGCCCAGCAGCAGGCGTGGTGTTGAACTGATAGATAGCAGACGTGCGATAGTTAATCTGGTTATGCAGTTGAGGAACGTTAGTCCACGCTACATGGTTACCAAACGAGTTGATACTCTTATCGTGAGCGGCTTTAGTGGAGACAACATAAGCTTGCCCATTGCTTCGAATACCTAACGGGTTGAAGATAGCATTGAAGTTAACGTTACCTTCATAGGCATTCTTCTGCAACACAATCAGACTAACACCGTTACGATGCGCTTCCCGTATTGCAGTCAACATCGCAGTAGGCATACTTTGGTTTGTTGCCGACAGCAGAAGCATTACGCAACTGAACTGTTTGAAATAGCGATAGTCACCATTGTAGCCGTATGCACCAGCGTTAATCTCCTGCCAGCTATGTGCTAACATATCTAGAGGCATACGTTGCATATAACCTACAAGCTGTCCCCAAGATTCCATTGAGGTATCATCAGAGACAGGAGCAAGGTCAGAGATGACGAGCATTGTGCTGCCATTGGTGATATTCGAATTGTAGCCGCGCTGTGTCAAGAAGTGGCGTAACACGCCCATATTGTTGATGGATTTGTTTCTGTAATTACCCAACCAACCGTAGTTTGCGTCAACCAGAGGGCTACCGTCACGAACGAATTGCCCGTTCATGAACGCTGCACCGAAACCACACACATAAGCCAACGCATGACCATCTACAACGAACGAGGTGAAACGTGAGGCATCGACACCCATCGCATCTACCGCAGCCTCTGTACCGTTTCCAGGGCTGCCGCTGAACACTGGAGTAATACCTCTAGCATACAAGCAACTTTGTTGTAGCATGTTAAGTCCTTAAGATCGACAAGAGGGGCCGAAGCCCCTTCTTTATCCAAATACTATTTCAGTGATTGCCAGATAGGTCAAATCGTTTGAGTCACCTCTATCCCCGCCACCATGATAGTACAACCACACCTCTTCTCCTACAGGTATGTTCGTATCAAACGTAAAGCGCTGGAGAACGTTGGACCTACTCGCTACATCCTGTTCTGCTCCTGCACCTGCATAGCGCTCATATATACTGATGCCATGCCAGCCTCCGTTTCGACCGTCATACACCCAGTCGAACGTAATGCTCTTGATTGGTCTAGTGAAGAAGTTGTTCCACTTGAACCATCCACTGGTGCCGCCCCATAAGTTTTTGTAATCACCATCCCAAGCTGTGAGATTGCTTACGTCACTGCTGATACCACGCCCGCCAGTCTGGTCAAACGTGTAGCAATACCAAGGGAATGTATCAGATTCAGGAGGCAGCGCACTACCACCAGCTATCGACACGCAGCGATAAGGAACCGTGAAGTCACTTACGTTGATATGTGGAGGCTGAATAGGACAGTACACGTAGTACGACCAATCACATCCGATAGGTGCAGTCACGCGCACAGTGATGTTAGCGCGAAGCACATGCTCAGGGTATTTCCAAAATTCGAGTGTGCCAGTACGTCCTGCAACAACGATAGCCGTATCAAGCAGGTTCATGTTCTGGTCAAACACTTCGAACTTGGTATCAAACGAGTTCGCCACACAAACAATAAGCTCGGCGCGAATGTCCGTCTGAGTTCCTAATGCAAAATTATCTTCTGTAGTTGGATGACCGGCAGAGTAAACGCTGTAGCTCTGGCAAGGGTGCATATACTCACGCGCACCGCGTTCACCAGGACAGTACAGGCTGTAGAAGCAACTAGCCAGTGACGCAGCATTACCGAAGTCTTTACTGACAACACGCACCATGATATCACACGCAACACCCTGAGGGTCGAAGTAGAAGTACAGGTAACCTTCTCCAGTCTGAGCATCAAGCGTTGTTGCAATACGACGACCTGATTGATAGATCTCAATGAAGTCGAACGTTTCCCATGAGGTGTAGTCGAGATACATCCAGCCTGCTACCCAACCGATGAAGTGGTAGTATTCGAAAGCGTTAGAGTTCTGAATACGTTCCGTAATCGGCCAGACAGTCGCATGACACGGCGCAGGGAAGATAGGGCTGCCGATGTAGTCTGGATGAATGACGTCAGGGAAATTGATAACGTCATAAGCAGCCTGACTATCGAGAGCTAACCCACCACGGTCCGAAGGCGCAGCAAGACGAGGTGGATAGACTTCAAGGCTCCAACCGTAACCCTGCGTTGTGCGCACACGTACCATGATACGCATATCAGCAGCGTCAGGGTCAAACTGGAATTTAATGCGAGAACGACCTGCTACTTTACCGCACGTAGAAGCAACACGCACACCCATGTGATATACGTCAACACTCGCACCGGCAGGGGCATACGAAGCAATCATCAGTTCGACGTAGCCTTCAATAGCAGGCATCGCATAGATTGTCTCTGTCACTACTGCACCACGTCCATGAGTAGACGCGTATGGTACGTTAGGGTTAGCGTAGGTACCTAAGCCGGAACGAGAAGCAACACCAACAGGGTCGTAAGTCTCGATGGTTTTGATACCTGGGCGATTAATCGATCTACCAGTCGGAGGAGCAAAAGAATTAACGAGGCCGAAGCCAGTACGACCAGCGTCAGGCAAGTCGAAGCCAGCTGGATAGCCTTTGAGTATGTCATACTTCTCACGACCTCCTGAGCCAATCCCGTTACCTGAGCCTTTGGTTGTAGATGTAGGACCGCCACCACATGCACCCGTCTCAACGTTCGAACACGGGTCATCATATGTAGGGTCGAACGAGTCATCAATTAGATGCCAGCGCTGACCCCACTGATTACGCACACTGAACTTCTCAGGAACTAGAGGAGTCCAGTCACCTTCTGGTGTGCGTATGAACATGGGCGTGTCCACACAGTCATGCCAACCGTTATTCGCAGCATTACGAACGCGAAAACGTGACATACATTCTCCTTATGGACGGACCCAGATGGCACCAGCTTCGATCTCATTGTCGATGGCAGGGTCAGTGTCTTGCACAAAGACCATCACTTTACCTGGGTTGCCGGGAGCACCTGTTGGGCCTATAGGACCAGTAGGACCCGCAGGACCTCTGTTACCGACATAGCCCTGCTTGCCTTGATTACCGTCTGAACCACGCGGGCCCGGGCAACCATCAGTACCACGACGACCGTCACCGCCCATCAGACCATCAAGACCATCTCGCCCGGAAGCACCTACGCCACCTTCAGGTCCATAGCCGATGCTATGAATAGTAGGCAGCCCTGCGATTTGCAGCTTACCGATTGTAGGGATGTTCAGTGCGAGCACACCAGTCAGTTGGTCAAACGACCCACTAAGTGTGCTGTAGTCTTCTTCGATATCGACGGACACGCCGCCTTGAGTCGCTACTACAGGACCAGAAGCATTAGTCTTGAGTAGCGTAATATCAACCTTCTCTACCATGATTGCTCCTTACGGCCAGGTAGTGCCTTGATCTTTAGTAGGGTCCACCCAGATAGTCCCGGCAGCAACAGCGCCCGGCTGGGTAGCACTTACGATGATAGACAGACGACCCGCAGGACCTGCTGCGCCTGTAGCTCCGGTAGGACCTGTAGCCCCTGTCTTACCTGTAGGGCCTGTGCCTCCACGAGGGCCAGTAGGGCCGGTAGGACCCATCGGGCCTGTGCGACCATCTGGTCCCGTAGGACCTACAGGGCCAGGCAGACCATCGCGACCATCTGGGCCAGGAACACCTTGCTCTCCATCAGGACCGATATCACCATCACAGCCTTGCTCGCCTGCATTACCGTCACGCCCGTCACGCCCATCTTTACCATCAGCGCCTGTCTCACCTCTACCGCCTTGACGTCCTTCAGGGATATCAGAAGCAGTAGGGAAGCCACTTACTTTGACAGTCTGGCCGTTAGCGAACTTGAGTGTCAAGATACCGCTAGTCGCATCGAACGACGAATCACCTGTCAGTTCAGAAGGTACTTCCGAGTCGTCAGGGTTGATGGTTAACGTGCCTTGAGAAGCACGAATGGCAGTAGGCGTAGAAGACGCACCAGCTTGAATGAGGCCAGTATTTACTTTAATCAGACTCATTACGTTTTCTCCGCTTTCGCAACAATATCCGTGTTGTGTACAAGCACATCACCAACGAAGTAGCAATCGAATGGGTCAACGTCAATATCAACGGTCTGCACTTGTTCGTCTACACGGCGCATCTCCGATACAGAGACAGGACCCTTGCGACCAAGAACAGTCTGACCCGCTTGCACATCACGCGCAGGAACATAGCGCCACACAGCATCGTCGTAAATCAAAACAGGATGTTCGTGCGTGAACTTCTGTCCATTGATAACGTAATAATGATCTTCTTGACCGAGTACGAGAGCTTTAACAGTCGCATACACGGTTGTGCCCTTGAGACTAGGCGAAGACCAGTTACGAAACTCTTTAGGCTGGTTAGAATAGCCAAGCAGCGCATCACCTACACGCAGTTCTTCGACTTTCTTACGGCCAACAATTGTTTCAACGTCAGAGCCATACACGATACAGCCGGATGTTGCAGTGTTGATAGGGTTACGTGCAACGACAGTCAACGCAGACTTAGCAGTGACAGTAGGGCGCGACGTTTGACCCATATCAGTTACCAGACAGCTAATGGTGCCTTTGATGATTCGATCAGCACCCAAGCCCAGTCTCAGGTAGAAGTTAACAATGCAGGTGTTTGTCTCCGTAGCGTCGAGAGTCACACCTTCTGTGGTAGTGATAGTCCATTTGTACTTATACGGACCGACACCGCCACGCGCATTGACAGGGAGATACGCCAGCGACGTAAACACATCAGAGCCTTGCACTGTACGTTGACCAACCATATACAGGCTAGACACTGACGCAGCAAGAGGGGTTATCGTAGGCAGAGGAGGTGCAGGAGTAACGTTCGTCGTAGGGTACAACCACACGAATACTTTACTATCGAGTGGCTGGGTAGACGATAGCACGGCTGTAGTGATAGGCGCTGGGCCAGTGGCTCCAGTTGCACCCGCAATACAGTTAGGACCGTCATTACCGCGCGGACCGATAGGACCCGTTGGCCCTGTATTACCGTCAGGCCCTGTAGGACCGTCTGGGCCCATGCGACCCGTGTCCCCATCTGGACCGTCGTCGCCGTCTCGCCCAGGATCGCCTACAGGACCTGTCTTACCCCTATTACCCACACCACCTGGACAACCTTGTCTGCCAGTCTCACCGTCTCGACCATCACGGCCAGGACGACCGGGAGAACCCGGAGCGCCGCGACGCCCAGGTTTCCCTTCACCAAATACTGATACAGTAGGCAGACCGGGAACGTTAACTAACGTCCCGTTCTTCTTGATGAAGACCAACACACCTGTCTTGCTGTTAAATCTTACGCTGGCGAGCTGTGTTAGTGTTGCCACATCGGAGTTTTCAAACTGAACACCTCCGTCAACGCCGACTAAGGATTTACCCTCGTCATTCTGCGTTGTTTCGATTTGCGAAAGTTTTAACTGTGTTGTCATTTCGGTTCAACCTTAATGCACAAGTTACCAGTTAGCTTCGAACCGTAGCTAGTGATCTGCGAATCGGTGATGCGCACCTTAGCGACGATATCAATGAAGCCCTGCGGCTGGTTCTCAATCAGTACAGTGAACATTTGCGTAAGGCTAACGTTTGAATAAGCAATCACTTCTGTCAGGCTTGCATCAGAAGTAACAACGTTGAACCCTGCGCTGCCCGTACCTTTAAGACCACGACCGTATTCAGCTTCTGCCGTGCCTGGGATTTTGAATGACAGGACATACTCGATATGCTCTTTCCCGCTGGTGGCCGCAAAGCCAGGACCCAGTTGACACTGGAAGTCAGCGATACAAGTAAGCATCACACCCTTCGAGAAGTCGATTCGCTGAGTGATTGTCAGCTCCTCTGAATCCGATACAGTCTGGTGTATGTTGAACATGTTCTTCGGGTCAGCTTCTTCGGCGAGTGCCTGAGTATTGCTGATCGTAATCTCCGGCCACGTACCTTTAATCAGAATACCTTCACCCTGAATGATAGCGGGCGCAGCGATAGGCACGTCAATCGGAGGCAGACCTTGACGCTTAAACATGTAGCCTGTTGGAGTAGGGATAGCGTCGATGATAACACCATCAACAGAACTATCTTTCGAGCCTACTGCCATGACGTTCTCGAAGATTGTGATCTCAACGAGCGTGTCAGCAGGAACAGGTGACGATGTTTTCAACGCATTACCCGCGACAGTAAAGTCCATAGGGTGTACAGTCAAGCCGCCCATAGCCATAACGCAGTGCGCTTTATTCAGAGGCGTAGTTGGCAGAACAAATGTATCAGCATCATAAGGCAGGCGATACTGAGCAACACGAATACGAGTAGACCAGTTGGCTCGTTCTTCATAGCGGGCCACATAGAATGAATAGCGTTGACCAGACGGGATAGCTTCGGTCAGCGTTACCTTGTTACCTGCGTTGAGTTTGTAGACAGTTGTTGGCTGCCACGTACTCCCCACAACACAGAAGACCATATCAACGCTATCAATCGGTTTGTTGCCGAGAGTAAACGTTGTAGTCTGTCCGTCACCTGTACCTTCGTATGTTTCAAACAGGACGACATGACCTTGAGAAGGCTCGATGCGGAACTGTCTTAGATCAAGCGACATACGCTGTTCAGGGAACGATGAAAGCAGAAGCTGGTCATCGACAACGCTGTACGCGGTGCGAGGCTGTAGGACACCTGACGTGCCGACGAATAAATCAGTCGAGCTATCAAGGTTCTCCGACAGTGTGTAGCGCATCTTGTCAGGAGTTGCAGTTGTCACGACAGAACTAAACAGCATCTTGCCTGGAGGTACAAACAACGTCGCAGTAGTCTGACGGGTAGACCCACCAACAGGTGCCCAGTAAGGTTTGTTATCCTTACCGCGCATCAGCGCCCAAGTGTCAGGCACCTCATTGTTGTCAGGCCAAGGCAGACCCGCAGAAGGCGTAGTCGGGTTAGTGATTCGACGCCAGATAGCGATAGTCGTTTGAGCAGAGATGAATGGGATAGCACCGTCTTGGTTTACAAGCTGTCCGCCTATGTATTTGAAGTGACGACACGCACCTGCTCCAGTTCCTGCGATTGTCTGAATGAGTACAATCTCATTCTCTTTAAGAACACCAGCAAGGCTAGCAATCTTAAACGTGTTAGCGTTGATGAAACCAGCAGTCGTGATCTGACCACTGAACAAACGGTCGTGCTCGCTGAATCCCCAATAATAGGAACCAGCACCGTAACGGTAAGCAACACCAGGAGATTTAGAGCCATCCGAGTTAACGTGCATATCAAGTACCGACACGGCATTGAACACGTTATCTTTTAAGCTCGGCAGATTCTCAAGCGTAGCCACACTCGGGATAGAAGTGTAGTCTGCCATTTTAACAGCAAGAATCTTTTGAATGTCCTGCTGGATATGTACGAGCAAGCTCACGCGACTGATACCGTTCGGCACAGCGATGATAGGCTCTTCCAGAACAACGTGCCCAAAAGGACGGTTGTCAGAGAGCATGATCAACAGCTCACCTACACGCTTCATCTGTTCGCCAGCGACGTAGTTGATTTTAATATCGAAGACAAATCGGGCACTGTTCTCGGTAAGTACCTGAACATAGGACAGGGCGCCCGACGCAAGCTCGTTGCCAAGTAACTGCTCTGGAACCACTGATGGGTTTGAGCCTACAAAGTCACCTGCTTTAAACGACACTGGCTGAACTGCTAGTCCGCCAGAGTTAGCGTTCGCAACGGCCTGTTCTCCCTGAGGCGTTAAACGCAGAGCGTCAACGTAGATAGATTCAGTGGCCATCAAAGAACTCCTTGGGTTTTAACTGTTCTAAATTAGCGTAAATGAAAAAGGGAGCCAGGAACAAGCGCTCCAGACTCCCTTTATTTTACTGATAGCGCACGGTGATTACGGCTGTACCGAATGCACGGGCGTTGGTGCGATAAATCAAGACGTTTTCAGTCAAGTTATCGTACACGATTTTACCCACGATAGGTCCTTTCTTTCCGTTATCTCCAGTGACAGGCCACTGAGCACCATCGAACCCAAGCCATGCTTTATTCACAACACCAGCACTGTCTGCTGCGGCAGCGAATACAGCCTCTCCGTATGACTGTCTAACAACAAAGTAACCGTATTCATCTGTCTTGGTAGACAACACGAACTGGCCACCCACGTTAGACCGCAAGCGAGTAGGCAACTGAGCAAGTGCGATACTGACACCAGTAATGCCAAATGGTGCAATGCCGAAACGAGGATAAGAAGACATAGCCTTCATGAAGTGCGTTTGCTGTAGACGTTGCTGTCCTTCGGTATATAGAGCTTTCACACCAAAGTCAGTATCGTTCAACAACAGGCCGATGGTCAGGCGCCCAGTCGAAGCGTTGATTGATATGCCTTGCACGTCAACCACATCGCCTTTACTGTTCGTAATCTGCCACAAGCACTTAGCACTAACATCGTCTTTAACGAACGTGCCAGTACGACCCAGCAGTGCGTTCATCTGCATTGAGCTATCATCACGGACGTTGGTGTAACCTCCGACGGTTAAGTCTTGCGGGAAGCCTACGCCAGGACAAGTAATCTCTTGCACCAAACTGATTTCAGTACGCTGCTCGGTGATGATACATTCAACCTTAACTGTCTGTGGGTCTTTCGATGCAGGGAAACGGAAGGTACCGTCTTGCGCCAAGCTGAATCCACTTACAGACTGGATGACGTTCCATTTAAACTTAACCGAGTTCGCATCAGGTAAAGCCGACGAACCACCAGCGCCAGAACGACGTTGATAGTAAGCGATGAAGCGGTAGTCAGTATTTGGGTTGAGGTTGCCTGCAGGATTCTCTATGTAGCCATTAAGAATCGTGTTCTGCGTCTGCAACTGAATGGTACGAGTACCGGTAATCGTTTCGTCTGCGAGAGACTGAGGGTTTTGCTTGGTGAATACAGCGCGAAGCCCAATCACACCGTCAGAGAGTTGCGACTGGCCAATGAACAGATGGCCATTGAGGTTATCAATAGACACACCGTCCACATTAGTTTCGTCACCAATCGACCACAGTGCATCAGTCGAAAGGAACTCGTCATCAGGGTCGAGGATAACACGCAGCGAGTAAGGCACGTACCAGCGTCCGTTCTCATATCCGATAGTAGGGTTACGGTCAGACACATCCCACACAACGTCAGGACCTACGATACCAATCTGCCTCAGATACGTGTTAGCCTGCACGAGGAATACCAGCAGCGTCTTCTCAATCTGATACTGGTCGCAGGTATATCGAGCACGAATCTGCACAGCACCATTTGTGTTTTGTCTAGGTGTCAACGAACCTTCGGCATCAATCTCTGCAACAATATCTGAGGTCTGTATGAGCACCTGAGAATTGTTTGGACCCTCTTGCGTGTAGTAGTTCTGCACTACAGCCCATTCGGAATCCACTTCGAGGTCAAACGTCTTAGGTGTTTCTTCGACATATGAACCATCAAGCGTTCGCATAACGCCACCAGTCTTGTACGTGTTGACCAGAGTGTACGACTCGGACAGCACATCAGCACTGATTTGCGTTGCACCTTCGATACGACTGTTAATGATGTTGTTCACGCTCTGCTTAGGCGCAGGCGAAACAATGAGGTCAATCTTGTTACTCACACGGAAGAACGAAGCGATGACCTGCGTATATACATCGTAGTCATACAGGATTTTACCTGTCTGTAGAATAGCACCATCGTAATACGCTTTGTCCAAGTCGGCGAGACTGCCAATCGCATTGAACATAGGCAACTTGCTTACGTCCATACTACGGAAGTCTTTGTAGTCGCTTGGTGTGCGCCCTTCGATGATCTCTACGACAGACGTACCAGAGTATCGTGCAGGACTGAACTGCAAGAACTTGTATTCGTCTGTGTCTTTATCAGGCCAATTGCCTGTCCACTCAGCAGCAGTCACATACTCCTGAGCACCATCCGCATACGTTGCAAGCAGACGGACGAACGTGCGCGATTTCTCGTACATCGTATCAGGACACTCAATCGTAATGCTGTCCACCAGAGAACGTGCAGGTATAAGTTGCAGGTCACGGTAGTTATTGAGTGTGTGGCCTTCAAATTCGTAAGTCATACTAACACGCGCCGAACCGTGCAGGTCACCCTGGAAATAAAGAGCATACTCTTTCACGCTACGCTTCATTACAGGGTCGTACACATCAATCGTTGAGAAGCCAACGGACAACGTAACCCAGCGAGCATAATCAGGATGATCAGGGTCGAACTGATTAGGGTCCTGCCCTTGTTCAACTGCTTGTTGCTGTAGACGAATGGTACGCGCTCTTGCTTCCTCTTTCGCACTATCAGACGGCATATACTCTACCGTAACAGCAGCAGCGGCGGCATAAGACAGACCATTGTTCCACAGACACAGTACAGGCAACATCAACGTCGAACCGCTACTGATAGTAGGCGAACTACGCAGGTCAACCGACTTAGGAATCATGATCGTGTCGTTAATCATGATTGTGCGATTGAAGGTCATCGCAGTCGAGCTTTCGATGTAGGTGAAGTTAAGCGCATAAGGCAACGCATCACCATCCACCAGCGGCGCTTCGAACTCACCTGTCTGCTGGTCAACACGAGGCAGAGCTAACGTGCCTGTCGCAGTGTCCTGACTACTGAACCATATGCCAAACACTTCGGTGTACGCTACGACAATCGCAGGGTCACGTACAGCAATTTGGGCAGGAGTAGCAGACGCCAACACATAGAGAGCCATAGCACGAGGACGAATGATATCGCGCTCAACGACCGTCTCAGGGACAACGAGATCAATCGTAGTCAGATTAATCTCTGGAGCTTTCATCGTTACTTGCTTAACGGCCTCGACCGGTACACCTGAACCAAACGCAGCGTAGATGGACGTCATGTAGTCTTGACGCATAACCTTAGACTTGAGGACGTTCTCAACAATCTCCGTGTGTTCGCTTGTGGTACGTGCTTGGGCGATACCAAGTTTCGATGTACCGTCGTTGTACGTGACAGCATAGCGCAGACTGAACTCCTCGCCTTGAGGTACTTCATCATCAACGATGATACGCAACTCGGTAGGAACAAGTTCGATCACACTGCGGTTAACATCGAACTCTTTTGTCTGGGCCATATCAAACTGGCCTTGATATTTGACGCTGATATCGACTGTTGTATCTGCATCAACACTAGGTAGGCTTAACGTAGTGCCACTGAATGTACCTAAGGTAGAACTGAGAGCGATCATTCCACTGTCAGTCAGTTCTTTAGTTGCACCAGTAGCGAGATACTTACCGTACACACGAACCTTAGCGCTCGCATTGCCGAACAACGTAGAGCACTCAATCATTAGCTCGTCTGGGTCCGGCTCAACTCCCATAGGATAGATGCGAGACTCAAGGACTTGACTCGTGGTGTTATACGTCAGGGTCAATTCAATCACAGAGATGGCCAGCGGCTCATTGAAGCGCACGGCATTACCATCACGCTCTGCAATCCAATCAGAGTCTTCTACCCAGACTTCGACTGTTTCTTCCGTGTTGTCGCTATATTTAACCACAGCGCCAAACGTAGTCCACTCGCCACCGCGAATGAACTCAGGCTGGATGAATGCGATGGATGATTGTAAAGGTCTGCCAACGTTGAAACGACGAACTGATTCGACAACGACGTGAGCACCGAGGTATAACTTCGCGCCGATATTGATCGTGGCATAGACACCTTCCAATACTTCTTCGATTGGCGCCCATTGATAGAACAGGTCAGCAATACGACGCTGGAACATAGCGGTACGTGCTGTGAACTGTTCAATATCGTTATTCACAGGTTCGAAGCCGATGTGGTTGTTGAACCAATCTTCCGCTTCTTGCTGAGTCATACCCACTTCTTGCAGTGCGTTAACCACATCTGTCTCTGCGTCTTTCGTGATAGTCAGGTCGATACCGCCGTCAATCAGATGCGCGTCAACTTCGAGATTAACTTTATTCGTTTTATACCATTGACCGCCGTCTTGAATCAAAGTACCTAGAGGCGTAGGCAAGAACGTTTGATAGTCTGCGGTGTACATGCGCGTAGTGTCGAACTGACCGCCAAGCAACATGCCCACAAACTTAGGCCATTGAGTTGTACCAGACACTTGCTGCCAGTCAGGCAAGCAGTCGATAACACGTTTCAACGAAGGCAAACGATACTGCATCAGGTCACGCGTGATGTTGATACCGAGCTGGCGAATGGCGGCTTCGGCCAGCTCGTCGTTTGTGTCTGCCGTGATGCGACGAAGATCTAACAGTTGTTGAATCGTTGTCAGGTTCAATTCGTCGTTGTGTGCATCGAGCATCTCGAACAACTCTGCCCACGCTGGATTGCTTTCGAGAAAGTCAATGTTGAAGGCTAGAGTGTTTGATTTCACTGATTCATCTTCCTTTCGCTATACGTGATATTGATGCGAAGGTTACGCAGCGCAACGTATTCGAGTACCGTGTTAGGGATGATATCCTGAACAGGGCTTGCGATATTGCAGTAGTCCACTACAGGTCTACGTGCAGGTGCATCCGGGTCTGTCCAGTCGTACAACACACGGTCCATAATGTCGGACAGTGCAAGGCGTTTACCGAGCATCCCTGGGCGGCGCTTGAATAACTCAAGTACGGACGCTTCGAGTGTTGCCTGATTGGACTCGCGTGTACCAGGAGCATCTGCGTACAGAGCTACGTCAAGTATGCAGTCAATCTGGAGCTTATCAGGGTTCCATGTCTGCACATCGAGTGGGCTGTGATACTGCGCAAGCCAGTTCAGGAACTTAGTCCACTGGGCTGACGTCGGGTTAGGGTTGATGCCTCCCCACGTGCTTGTGTTGCGAGGCAGGATGCAGATGCGCACCACTCCTTGCCACTCACGGTCATTAGGAGCAATCTCTGCTTGTCCCTGCACAACCACATCAGCAACGTCAGGATAGAGCGCACACGCTGCTTTCCATTCGTCACGGCGAATCAGTTTCTTACGACTGCGCCCAACGATAGGACTGTAGTTGCGATAGTAGTCAACAGGCGTTTCATCAGAGCCGCCAAGACATGCAGTAACAGTCTTACCCTGTAGCTGTGAGTTAGCCAAGCACTGCACTTTCAGACCGATACTGTCTGTGTTGCCGCTGGCGCCTAACGCTTTGATGCCTTGCACCTTCAACGTGTAACCGACAGGAGGCTGCGAACCCCACTGCTCACCACCGAACTGAATCTCAACGTCACCATCGTCGGTTGTTACATCGAGAAAGATTTGTTGATCGGCGTATGCCTCAAACAAACATTTGTCGAAGCGCACAAACTCAATGCGCGTACCTGTAGGATGTTCGAACCACACACGCAAGTCATCGGTCAGTTGGAAGTTCTCTGTGCCCAGTCGGATTGACATGTAATCCGTAGCGCTAGGAACAATCTGGCTGAACGTAAAAGTCTCAGCGATGATGAAGTCAACGTTCTTAACTTCACCCGGTTCCCATTGAGTAACTTCTGCAAGCAACGCATTGAAGTTGCCGATGGTGAACGCCGTGTACTTATCATAGGACTGTTTCACACCGCTAAGGTTAGCAACAGAAGCAGTGACTGTAGACACTGACTTGCGTCCAATATCAACACCTAAGTAACGGGCGTTGGCGAGAATGGAAGTGTTACGTCTGGCCAGACGACTGAATGCTTCACGCGCAGCAATCAAGTTGGCATAAGAGTTCGTCACACCAATATCGCCGAGCGCATCAGCAAGCAATGCAGTCAGTGAGCTAACCTGCGCGTCAGTCCAATAGCTGGAACTGTTAATGCGATTGAGGAAGTCCTGCGCAAACTCCTCATGCGTGGTGTAGGTATTAAGCATGGACATGTTACTGTGCCCTCATAGCAAACGTAACGGATTCTTTCGATTCGAGCTTAGGACAACGCCATGTGATTACGCACACGTAAGTTTGCTCGTATTGGTCGCTCATGGTACACGCTGTCTGTACGTTGGTCACGTCATTAGTCAGACCGTTCGCTCTGTCTTCAAGAGCAAGACGCATGTACGTTGCAATCCAGTCGGCAGTAGTCTGGTCGAAAGGCTCAAAGAGATACTGATACACATCAGCACCGAAGGACTCACGCCATTTACGTGTTCTCTTCCGCGTACCGACTACCATCAGAATCTTCTGGACGATGCTGTCCATGTTCTGCACGTTATCGCGCGGCTCAAGCTGAATCCACGCATTGATATCACAATAGACTCGTTCACTAATAGGAACGTCTATCAGTCTGACTCCGATTCCTGCCATTAGCCAAATCTCACGTTAGAACTACCGTTAGAGGCAGTGTCACCACAACTGTTACCATCACCTGCACGTTGCGCAGACTTACCGTTAACACGCACACTCGAACTGGATGTAGCCTTACCTGTATGGGGTGGCTTATCTTTCTTCCAGTGAGGCATGTACGAGTCACCCTGTCTAACGCTACCCTTTCCATTGACTAGCACGTTAGCAGATGCTTGGGCTGCGACAACAGGGAAGTAACCGTTGTGTCCGGTAGACTTGTCTGTGCCTAGTCGAATAGCTTTCTGTCCCATGATTATCTCCTCTGTTAGACACAAATTAGCTTGTTAAGCCGCAGAAACAAAAACGGGCAGCCTAATGGCCACCCAGTTTCTGTACGCTTGGATTTTGTGTCGTCGCTCCCTTACGCCCGATGCAAGTGCCCGTCAGCTTTCGCTGGTGAGCCGGAGTGAGTAACAAACAGGTTAACATCATGAGGCCTGTTTGACCATGCAAGCAATAGACCAAACATCGCTATCGCTAACATCGACACTAAGAACAAAAGCATGTTTCGCTCCTTGTGTCATACTTTAAGAACTTACGTTTGATCGACGGTTACTTTATTCTGCTCATTGCCCAACATCACTTGAGTTTCAGAACGTTTCTCTATCTTTACCGCCTACGGTGCGGAAGGCCGCGCACAACACTCACATATCAAGGACACTCGGCGGAAAAGGGAAGTTCCGAATGCCCTAACAACATGAGTGAAGCGAAGGAGGTCCCGTATCGGTGATCTGCAGGGGTTCATGCACGTTTAACATTCGCTTCTTTGTGCGTTAAACCCTCTAGGACCCGAATGCCCTGCTAATCATTCCACGAGGATATTGCACACCTTAGTGAACAAGGTTTCAAGCTATGGCAGTACGTCAACAGTCAACAGCAGCGGACACACTCCACTGCAATCTGTTAAGGGCAGAATGCAGCAGGCTGTGAACAGCTCGGCCGGAATAGGTTTCGCTCGTCGCCCAACTTCACTTGAGTATCTCGACCTAGACTTTTACTCTCCACGCGAACTACAAGGAGGTGCTCACGTTTCTGTGGCCTGCGGATGTTTATCACTCTCAGACTCTTTGCTCCTGTCTGGAAATTAACACGCTGAGTCGTCCGCTGGATGACGTGTTAACTCTCCTCACCTCGTCAGTACGAAAGGCCAGAACAGGTGCCGATGGAATTGTCATGAAGGAATCCCTGGGGGTCATCGCTTCCCAATGCACACAGGATGATCGCCTATGCACATCAGGCAGCGTCTGCTGCGATACTGCTATTCCCTACTAGACTGCCCACAATGTTGAGAACACACTCCAACAGTCTACGTGCCTAAGAGGTATATGCCGTGCCTATGTCTGTATTCAGCATGGTTCCATTGCTGGGCCTTCTGGGCGTCAGCGACAGAGCATATATCTATCACGTGGGTGCCGGGGTTGTCCTCACGATTACAGAGCGTTAACTCAAACCGGCTGGAGGCTTGCATGTTCAAAGATACACATGCAAGTTTGGTTAACAGCGAAGGCCGCTATGACACTTCGTTGTCAGACATATTGATATTACTATCTGCAATTTTTATTTACAGATTTCAAAATACTTTTCGTTCCACATTCGAATAATAAGTTTCGTATGGGTCAGAGTACAACTCAGGACCACGTTGAGCACGTACAGTCACGTAACCCGTGTGGCGATTGAATGCAATGATTTCTACTGTAGGCTGTTTAGGCTTGATGGTCGCATAAATCGGAGCGTTCATTGTTGGTTCGTCTGTCTGAATCTTATTTACAGATTTCAGAGCATCGCCTGTCAACGTAGGAAGATTAAATCTGATCTCCGCACGTTTCTGACCAAACGCAATCTTGATAGCCCCTGCAGGCATTTCAACGCCGTTCTGTTTCATGTACGCACCAATGCGACGAGCGATGCCCGTCAACTGGTCGCGAGTACGTGGGTCGAACGTGCCTTCGAAACTGATTGCTTCATTAGGCTGGCGTACAGACAGATGCAGACCTGTATTGAAGTAGCCTTCGGCAAGCAGACGCATCACTTCCTTCACGATTTCTTTCGTGTTAGATTTGATTGCTGCGATACGCAACTCAGGCACATCAGCTTTCACAGGGTCTTTGAGTTCTGTCTGGTTATCCATGTAGCCGAGTGATACGTGCTTCGCTTTGGCATACGTGTGCTGGAGAACGCCAGTAGCGCGAATCAGTACCGAGCCAGACTTAGACTGATCGTACAGTTCATCGCTGGTGGTTGTGCTGAACAGGTAATAGTCTGTAGGCACGGCCATGCGATTGACAGCTTCGACCGCTTTAGTCTGCGCTTCTTTCACTGTCTTGCCGAATACGACACGACTGCGGTTAGGCTGCGAGGCCGATACAGGGAAGAATGCGCCGTACACAACCTGCACGTTCTTTTGAATAGGCTTATCAGACTGAACTTTGATACCACCTTTAAGAGGTGGCAGTTTCATGCCCACCAGCTTACCACTAACGATTGCTTTGTTAGCGACAACAGGTTTCAGACCGGACAGCAGTTTCTGCAACTCAGCGCCGTCAAGAATCTTCTCCAGCGGAACAGCGAGGTTCTGCGGCAGATAGTGTTTCTTGCGGAACGAGTAGATAACGGTGTCTTTCTTGATCTGCAACGGTGTAGCCATGTTGCGACCAATCTGACCAACAGGCGCGAATGTGTTGCTCTTGTCGTCTGCGATAGACCCGTACGCTTTAGGGAACTCTGACTGACCGATGATGTTTGCAACACGCTGGTGGCCACGAACGATGAAGATAATCTTCGGGTCGTCCTTCATGCGCAGTTCATAACGATCTCGGTTGAGATACGTCATGCTGTACTTGTCGCCTTTTTCCAGCTCAAGGTCGTATTCATCGTTGGCATCATCGACAACAACTTTCTTACCCTGATAGGTTGCGTACTGACGAGCAGGCGCGGAGGTCGAAGCGATCTCCATTGCTTTGCCTGTGTTAGACAGCGCAACGGCGAAGTCAGCCACGGCAGGCATCAGGTCAACAGCAGAGGCAACCGCGTAGCTACTGCGATGCTCACCGAGATGCAGATGCACGGCAGAGGACGCAGACATGAATACAGTGTTACCTGTGTCTTCATGTTTACCTGCGAAGTTCATGCCGCTAATGCGTTCGATGATGTTTGCGCTTAACGCAGGGAAAGAGATATCACTACCAGCAGTGAAGTCGAAGATCTCACCCTGACGCCATGCGTAGGCAACGTTGTTAGAACTAAGTCCGATAAACGCATCGCCGACCTGTTTAACAGTCATCGGCATAATACTCAAGTCACGAATGACTGAGTTTTGCTTTTGAATAAGATTCATATAAATCCCTAATACGAAACAAGGCGGAAGGCGTTCTGCTTGAGCAGATTGAGATTGCCTAGCATCAGGCTATAGGCCAATGTGCCGTGCTGTTCAAGCAGACTATCAGGAACGATAGACCCGAAGTAAATCGAGTTCTCTGGTCGAACGTTAATCTCTTCACCACTAGACTTCATTGCGTCAGGGACAACGAAGCACCACGGTTCAGCGACGTACTTACCTTTCACGTACTGAATCCTATAGCCAACAGCCATGTGCTGGCCTTTGGTCGGGCGGCACGAAAAGACATCCGTGTTCTGGTTACGCGACTTGCGAACCGCGAACAGCGCCATAGTCAAAAAGCGCTGTTCGAACTGAGGGATGAATGCGTTATCTTCGCAAATCTTTTTCAGAACCGCCTCTTGTCGAGCTTTGGGCATCGACGAGAACAGGTTTAAATTCATGACAGCTTGGCGAGAATCTGGCGAACAACGTCAGACACCGAATTGACCTCAGTATCAATAATCAAATCGAATCCGCCTGGAACTTCAAGGTAGCGTTGATTGTATTGCTCATACACTTCCTTGGTCTGGCGTTTTTCGATACGGTCTTCGCCGCCAATGCGAATCTTCCGACGTTCAATGGAAGTTTCATAGCTACACGTCAGCAGCACAGTCAAGCGATTCTCAGGAGCAAGTGCTTCCCAAGTGTGCTGATAGATCTGCGCGTTAACGTCTGACTCACCCGCCTGATAAACGTAGGTGGATGGATATCCCCGATCAGCAATAATGATCGTGTTCGGCTCATTGGCGAGGATGCGCTCATACGCAGTCATCGTTGAAGACCGGGCGGCAAGGAAAAGGAGCAGCTCTGTTCGAGGGTCCATATCCTCGTTAAGAGGATTGGAATTAGACAGCAGCACGTCACGGATGTGTTCCGCGAGCGGCGTACCACCAGGCTCACGTAGACGCAGAGTGTTAACACCGCGTTGCGTTAGAATCTCGGACAAAGAAGTACATACGGTAGACTTACCACCGCCTTCGCCGCCTTCAATTAATACATAGGTTGGTTTCATAATGATTCCTTAGGCAAAACGCCCACCACGCCATGCGGCCTTAATGAGCAACTTTGCCACGATTTCGTTCTTCATTGTCTTTCGCTTGGCGTTGCTTCTGACAAATGCAGAGCCGAACTTATTCACGACGATTAGGCCGCAGCCTAACTCTTTAATGCGACCAATAATCTTATCGCCGTGAGTCTCAAACAGTCGTTCATCAATGATGAAGTACATACGCATACAGAAAGGCAAATACTTGTGCCACTTCTTATCGGTGTTGAAGTCAGCCCAGCAACTCTTAACCTCAGTGATAATCATATCACACTTGGTATTCAGGCAGAACACGTCAGCCCTTAAGTTACCATGCTTAATCAAACCGAGTTCAACGTGGCAGGAATAGCGTTTGTCAATCCAGTAGCGCTGTGCAGCTTCGGTGAGAAATGCCGTCTTATCAGGACGGCTCATTGATTTAAATACTGCTTGAAGGGGTTCAGCCTTGCGCCGCTTATAAGCCATACGATTCGATAATGTCCAGGGCCTGCTCTACAATTGGACGGAGTTTCTTATCCAACTTGTTGAGAGCTTTATCCGCTCTAAACCATTTGCGTTCACGGGTCAGGGCTTCGTCATATTCGGTCAACATGGTCTTGACCTTCATGACGTACCATTCAACGTGTTGCTCACGGCCGGTCTTGCCTTTGACATAACGCATGATATCTACGAAGTCTTTAGGCTTACCGAGAACACCAGCTTCTTCCATTGCTTCTTTAAGCGCACTGTCGAGCGCAGTCATTCCCTTTTCCACGCCGCCTTTTGGGAGACCCCAATTGCCTGCGTGAGTCGTACGGATGAGCAGCAACTCAATCGTACCGTCCTTTTTCTTGCGATATGGGATGACACCAGACTGCTTACGTGCTTTCTTTTCACTCGGCAGTTTGGCTGACAATGATACGGTAATCTTCATAGGGAATCAAGCCCTCTCGGGAGGTCAACATCCCACGAGCCAGCGTTGTCTTTCCACAGACCCTGATTCTGCAATTCTTTATACGCATCATAAAGAGTCACACGAGCCTGCACAGAAACTTCGTTGGTACCCGCGGCACCTAGGCTGTAGCTGTACATACAGCCAGGGAAGTATTGTGTACGATTTGCCTCGTGAGAGTCAAACACAATCTGGCCCTCGCTGTTGGAAATAACAGCATGAGATGCCATACCACCCTGTCCGAGAATGACGATTTCATATTCAGGATGCTTGTTATAGCAACGCTGAACGAACTCGGCGCAGTCTGCAAATGGTCGAGCTACGGCAGCAGCACGATTGCAGTTGAACTGGGCAGCAGACTCAGAAAGAGAACGCGCACCAGTCAGATTCATAGCCGAGGCAAAGATAAGAGTTGCGAGCGATTCAGGCTCAACGGCAGTGGGGAAAAACTTTGTGCCCCACGCTTGTGATAGCGAAAGCATGGACGTCTCCTTATACGATAGTCTCAGCTAAATTAGTGTGCTTAGTCTTCTGGGCAGATAAGCACTTGACGACCGTGTTGATAATAACTGTCGGGCGCTCGGCCTATTACGATAGCTCGTTTGCACATAAAGGCAGGCTTGCGTAAAGCTACATTGCAGCCACCATGCGAGAGTACAGCCATCGCTTCTGCTTTGGCGGGACCCGTCAAACATAGCGTATGTGAGTAGAAAGGCTTCTGCGCTTTCTCCATCGTGCGTGACATTAAAGCACGAATACGTTCCGCCTGTTGTGCAGTAGGTACGCGGTCGCAGTACACAGCGAAATTCATTTGCCAGCTCCTTTGATGTTCAGAATACCATTGAGAACACTGAACTTATCAGAGAAACTGCCGACCACATTACCGAGACTATGCACATCACCATGGCCGCCGTAAGGATTAAAATCTGCGACGTTGATTTGCAGATGCGATGCACTGATGGGATTGAATCCTGTCTCCTTAATGATAATGGTATGGCCATCATAACGAGGCTTATCAGTAAAGAGCACACCCATGTTAGTCCACGTATTGGAGCTGGACTCCAGCACGAAGACAGACGCCTGGTAAAACTTCGCTCCCAGGTCTGGTGCCGTGTCTTGGACGTAGTGGTAATCTTCATGATCAGCAACGATAACGTCCACAGTAATGAGTTCCGCTTCATTTCTACGGTTGCGCAACCAGCTCTGCATACAGCGCGTAAAGTAGTCAGCCATTGCGCAACAAATGCAGCTACGGTTCGACGGGTCTTTATCGGCACGAGGGATGGCAGTGACGTTGCGGTCGGAGAATTTCCATGTGACATGATCAGTTACCAGATTACCAGATTGGAACTCAAACTCCTCGTCATTGATAACGAAGATGTTTTTACGCTGCATTACGATGTTCGACAATACATGGGCCGCGCTGTTCTGCAAGCCCATAGGATATTGAAGTAACACGCGAGCCGTGACGACACGAGGAACACCGTTTTCGAGATAAGCGAAGTTCATTGTGCGATGCGCTACAGAAAGCATGGTACGTCCTTTAGTTCAGGTTGATAGTCTGTCCATTTACAGTTACTTCCTGACCTGCATCGATCTTAACTGAGCCCTTAACATCAAGCACGTCATCGCCCTTGACAGTGACTTTGCGACTACCACCAATCTCAACAGTCTGGTTGCCTGTGATCTTAGTGTACTGATTACCTGCATCGTTCTTGGCTGTACCCTTGAACTTGATACGCTTCTTAGGGTCTGGCTTCAAACTCTTGGGCGTCATCACAGGGTCATTCAGAATGTAGTCAGGGATATCGTTCTTACTGCCAGTGATAATCAGTTGCTGGTTGCCTACGATGGTCTGGTTAACGTCCCCCATGATTGTCATGTTGAAGTCACCAGAGGTCACGAGGAAGTGCTCGTTAGTCAGTCGGTCGATGATAAGCTGGGTTCCCGTAGACAGTCTCACACCAATACGATGTGGATAGTTGACAAGGAACTCAGGCAACATATCTGCGTCTGTCATGCGCACGTTAGTATTGTACATACCTTCGTGTAGCTGTCCTGTAGGAAACTTCACGCTGACTTTAGCGCCACGCGTAGGGATGAAAGACGCACCAAACGTCACGCCCTGATTGCCTCCCTTGAGTCCTTCAAGATGACCAACAGCAGGACGAATCCACGGAATCATTTCATCAGCAATGTCATCAGTCAGACCCATGATACGCGCACGAATCTGACCTATCTTTCGAGGGTCGTTATTGTCGATAACGATAGCCTCATAATCCATTTGAGGGTCAATGCCTTTCTTGGCGTTCACACTATTCAGAGGAATCATTTGTTCACCCGTGGCATATACATTTCAAGACGCTCTCCGTCAGGTGTACCGTTCTTGCTTGAACCGTCTACAGTACCATCGCCAAGAGAACACAGGAAGTTACGCAGATTCTCTTCCTGCTGACGAATGAGCTGACTCAGGTTCGTACTCGGACCCAAGAGCTTGCTGATAGACAGAGCATCGAGACATTTATCAGGCAGAGCATCGGACACCATGCGGTTCATATCGTCCAGTTTGTTACTGACGCAACGCTGGTTGATTTGAGGTCCGTCGAGGTACTCAGCAGGGATATCGCCGTTAGCAATCAGGCCGTTCACATCGTTCGTGAATCCACCAAGCATATTCTCCATGCTATCCAAACGCGATGCAAGTCCGTCGAGTATGCCACCCTTGTAGTTGATTGCAAGATTGACGCTCAACTTCTCCAGAGAGTTCAGAGCGTTACAGATGCCTGTCAGATACTTAGCCATATTGAACTCTTGCATCAGCGCATTCAGATAGTCGGCTCCTTCGCCATACTTAGCCGCAAGCTCTGGGAACTTGAATGCTTCTGATTCTGTCTGGAACTGGTCAAGCATTACATCCAGTTGCAGGTTGTGTTGCTGCGATAACCAATCAATGGGATTCGAACCATCGAGCGCCTGTTTGATATTCGCGTTAATCTGGAATGGACGCAAGACGTTAGCGACAGTAGACAGCGGAGTCTGGATGATGTTCGATCCACCACCAATGTTCGACGTTCCTTCAACAGGAGTGAAGTTACGACTCAGCAGGAACGCTTCGCTATACATGCCACCAGAGAACACGCGAGTACGACCAATGACAAGCCACTTGCCAGATACCTTGATATCAGTTTCAACTTCGCGCTGTCCGTTGATGACACCCGCAGATACTTCGACAATATCAAAGATATCTACCTCAGGACATCCGCCTAAGATAAGAGCGCGGGCTGTCTCGGTGTAAGCCATAGACTGGCGCTTGTTGTTGTAGTACGCTTCCATGTACTTGTCATGGATGTTGATATCGTTCGTTGGTCGCGCATACGCCTTACGGGCACCTGCGATATCACCACGCGTGTCGCTGTTAATGTTCAGCGGGTCACGTCCTTTAACGGTAACGGTAGACAGTTCGTTTGTCTTGCCCTTTGAGTCAGACCACAGCAACTTCTCGCCGTAGTTAGACATACCGTTGAAGATACCGCTCATGGATTTGGGCCTAAACTCATGAACGTTATAGATAGGAGTATCGCCCGTAGGCTTGTGGTTGAATAGCCAGTATGCCTTCGGTTCTTCGTCAAACAGCTTGTTGATATCACGCACAACCATACGCTTGTCAGCAGTGATAAACATCTTCGGCAGGGCTTCTTCTGAGACCCACATATGCTGTTCAATTTCGTGCGCAAACTTTTTAGGAGAGCAAGTGGCAGACACCCAGCTCATGATATCTTTTGTTTGCAGATCGCCGAAATCAGGCGTCAAGCCACCGAAAGAGGCAACTTGCTTTAAAGCGTCAAGGGAGGTTCCACGAATAGCGAAGCTACGTGTATCAAACAGGAAGGCGGGTGCGTCGAGAGCACACAGAACGGTAAGCATCGGGCTACCACCGTCACCGGATTCGCGTACAGCAAACACAGAGAACGTGAACGTAGAGGCCGATTCAGAATCGGGGCCTAATACCAATGTTATCTTCGTACCGTCCACAATCGCGTGGGTAGAGCGTAGTACGTTCGTCTGGTCAGAGAATACGATCAGAGCGCAGGGCACAGCGAATGTGTTTTCAAACACTTGAACGGAACGAATGAGATTCGGCATAGACGGCGGTGCTTTGCCGTCTAACAAAAGACCAAGAAAACCTTGGTCTTTTACGCCGCCAGATGTAGCTTGGTCAGCCATGATTAACCCTCAGCATCAAGCTCGATAGCAATGGCTTTAAGTTTCGCAGCAAGCAACTTGAGTTCAGAAGACTTAGGCTGCATGTTAAAGCCACCACTCCCCGGCCTGATTTCAGAATCGTTTTTGGTGTTGTACCACTTACGCACCTCAACAACACGGTTACCGGCATCGTCATTAGCGAGGTCAACAGACAGGAAGCCATGCGGACCGATTTGAATGCGAAACAGCTCAGGCTCAGAAGTCTCTTTACGAGTCTTCTTCTTCGGTTCTTCTGCCTTAGCCTTCTTCTCTTTAGGGCGCTTGAGTTCAGCGTCTTTACCTACCAGAGGCTTATCAGACTTCTTGGCTTTCTTCTCTTTGGCCTTCTTGAGTTCAGCCGCCTGCTCTGCTAAAGGCTTATCGCGCTTCAACGTCCGTTTAATCTTCTTCGCCTTCTCACCAACAATTTTGCCGTTAACCATAGCCATTAGATTTGCGTCCTCTTAACTTTTTTGATAGCAGCGCTAGGCCGCTTTTGCGGGAGAACGACTAGCATCCCCGCTTTAAGTTCAGAAGGGTGCATAAGAGCGTTCGCCACCAGGATGAAATTCCAGTAGACGTTTGAACCGTAGTTGTCTACTGATAACAGTTGTGGATTACCCTCGATTGAGGCGTCAATGCGCTTGGACGTTCCCGTCTGCGCTGCATCAACATCATCGAATAGCTTCATGCTAAGAGGGTCAATTCCCCACTTGTCGATTACGCCGATTGTTTCAGCCATTTACGCAGGTCCTCACGAGTAACAGCGAAGTAACTACTCACCTGAAGGATGAAGTCTACGCTGATTGGGTTCCCTGTGCCATCTTCCCACACGTTATCGAAGTTAGCGCTAACGCTATCGACTACGCACGGACTCATGGAGAAGAAATTACCAATATCGACAAAGAACGCTTCACTGTCCTCCAGAATGCCACCCATCGCAGCGTTGGCGGCATCAGCAGTACCACCACCGGCAGCAAGTGTCATTGATTCCATACTGACTGACTTCAAAGGACTCGGGCCAGGAGGTAGCAGCAAGCCACCCTGTTCGGAAGGAGCGCACAACGACAGCAGATTGATTGTTGTGTCTACTACTTCGCTTTTCGTGTCAGAGTAAGCATCAACAAAGATAGGAAGGTCGATCGATAAGAAGCTCGGCCCTCCCCATACTCGCGCACTTGCCAGCTTGTGCATAGAACTAGCACCAGCGAACTTGAGTGCTTTGTCCATTGAGCCAGCAGTGTTTCCAATGAAACCACCAACAGCACCTAACTTGCCACCTGCACCAGACAGAGCGTTACCAGCAGCGCCAGCAACATCAGCAAGTGAAGTGTTCATGAAAGGCGCTTCCCACGAAGAAGCAAGGCTGAAAGTGAAGTCAGGTGGAATGAATCCCGTAAACTTAATCGTACCACTCTTGTTGTAGATTTTGACTCGGTACATGTTATCGACAGAGATAATGTCATCACGCGACCGAGTCGTACCTACAGCAGTGGCTTGCCCGCCATCGGCAGGCATTAGGTAGTTAGCCACACAGACTCCTTATCACATATAGCCCATAGTGATCATGTTCAGCATCGGGTCATCCATGAAGATTGGAATCGCGTCAAGTGAATGACCAGCAGCAGGGCTACCGCTACTGTTACCGGATGAAGTTGGCTTAGATACAGCAGCCGCTTTCGGTTGATTAGCAACAGATTGAGGTGCAGCAGAAGGCTGTGGAGCAGCAGGAGGTTCTGACCGAGCGACGTCACCAGCAGTAACAAGTGGTTGACGTTCTACGGCAGCTTCCGGCTGTACGGTCGGTTCGATGCGATTGACCTCAGGAGCTTTCATTAATGCTGTAGGCTCTTGACCGCCGAACTGTTCGTTACGCACATTGCGTCTAGCATCAGCCAGAGCTTCTGGAGTTGCTGCGCGTTGTGTGTCAGTTTCAGGCGGTCGATAGTCAGAAGGTTTGTTTCCATCTGCTACCTGTTGAGGCTTCGCTACGTCCGACGGTAGTTGCTCACTATTTACAGCTTTCTTCTTGCGTTCCGCCTCTGCAACCTTAAGCAATACGTCCTTCTCGTTCTGCGCTCGCGTTGCCACAGATTGTTGCGTCTGCGCCGAACTTGATTTGAAGTAACGATCAGTTGTCGCCGCCTTGTAGTCCTGAATGGTCTTAATCAGATCATCATCGGACATGGCGTTAACGTCTTTGCCTTGCAGCGCATTAGAGATAACGCTTGTGCCTGCACCGTACTGTACTGCCGTACTGTACATCAGTTCTTTGACGCCAGCACCACGCTTCGTCAAGTCTACACCCACTTCATTCTGCATCTTAGCGGCAAGAGGAGCATAGTGGGTGCGCGTGATATAGTCCGATTGTGCTTTATCGAACTCGGCGCTGTTATTACTCGCTACGTCTTTGTAGACAGAGTTGAACTGGGCTGTCCCTGGAGCGAGTCCACCGAAACGTTGAAGGAACGGTTTACCTTCAGGGCTGTTCAGGAAGTTCATCATACTGCCGTTGTTCGTAGCAAGCTGGTGCTTACCGTAAGACACACCGCCAGCATCACCCTGACCAGTAGAGACAGTACCAACACCACGACCACCAGACTCAAACTGTTCTGATACTGAACCAAGACCACCTTCGGCAATCGCACGACTAGCGATATCAGTTACTTGTTTGCTGTCCATACGACGAGCTGGTTGTGCTCTCATAGGACCTGCATACGTTCCAGCACCAGAGCCTGGCATTCCCATCATACCACCGAAGTTGAATGGCATGATTGTAGGAGCAGGGAACTTCGCTTTGTCTTGGTTCTCTGATTTAGTGTCGTTGTAGTCTTCCATCTTCTCCTGACGGTCTTTCTCTCCGTCAGCAAGCATCTTGTCAGACTCGTCGGTAATCTTATCAGCAACGTATTCGCCTACAGAACTACCGAAGTAATCACCGAGAATACCACCGATAGTAGCGCCCAAGGCAGCACCAGCAGCAGTACCGGCAACAGGAACTACTGAGCCGAGAATACCGCCAATCCAGCCGCCTGCGATAGCACCCATCGAGCCACCAGCAGCACCACCGATTGCAGAGCCACCAGCTTCTTTCTTAGCTTGTGCTTTCTCTGCGTCAGTCATATCCGTATCGGCATCAATGTGGCTTACGTTGTTCGCGTACTGCAAACCGTTACCAAGCACTGAGCCTACGATAGGGATTTTCTTCGATGCACCAGCGAGCAGTACAGTAGCACCATCTACTGCGCTATCCTGTACGATAGAAGGAACACGAGGAGTATCGGTGTCTATCTTCTCTTTGGCGGCATCGTCTGCGCGTTGTACTTCTGCGCTTTGGACAGGAGCAGGGGCAGCAGGGGCAACCTGATTGTCAGGAGTACCTACACCGCCATTCTCTGCGTTCTGTTGCTCGAAGTCTTCTTGCGATCTGTTCTTTAACCACAGACCTCCTGCGAGTGCAGCGCCAGCAGCAGCAAGACCTAACAAAGCACCCGCTTTACCTTTCAGACGAGGGAAACGTGTACGTTTAGGCAGCCTACGACCAGGACCTCTGCGTTCGCCTCGATTACGACCATAGCGTTTACCGCGGCGTCGAGAGCGACGTTCATCAGGACCGAAATCGGGTCCACCATCGTTGCTGTTATCAGGACCTGAGTCATCGTTAGCAGAGTCAGGTCCACCTGCACCACCAGCTCCAGGCTGATTACCATGCGGGTCAGACTTAGCGCGATTCTTCTCTTTGAATGCTTCGCGCTTCTCCCATTCAAGCCAGTCTTCGAGAGCTTTCTGAGTCTTGGTCGATACTGCGTTACCGTCACGAATTGCTTTAACGATATCTTCGCCAGACTTCTCACCTGCAATGAACAGGTCTTCCAGAGCAGATTCTACTTCACGAGGATTAGGCTGTTGTGACACAGGACGTGGAGAAGATGGAGCAGCCTCACTAGACTCGGGTGCATAGCGCACACGAGTATTAGCCATCTTCTCACGAGCAGCTTTGGCCGCCCTATTCTTAGCGCGCGATCCCGGTCCGACGTACACAACTTCTTCGTCGTACATCTCCGGATCATAATCTTCAACGTCATTCGCAGGACGACGCTTGCGCTTTGCTTTAGGCATGCCAGCTACTGAGGAACTAACGCTGTCCGCATGTTCGATCATTAGTTCGAGTGCGGTCAACTCTTTCTCTTGGGGCTTAGCCATTATCCACCTCTACGACCTCGCTGCGCTGCAAGAGCAAGCGCTCGCTGTTCCTCGGCTTTGTTCTTATCGTGAACGTAAGCACTATGCCAGTACAGCAATTTGTTGATCGTTATATCATCTGGCACGTAGATGTTTTTGGCGCTCGCAAGGTCAAGCGTCATGTTCATCATTGACGTATCAGAGAACACACGGAAGTAGCCTAAGATATCAATTGGAGTTTTATACTTATACGTGCGGAAGCATTTGTTGCACTTGTGGGCTGTCTCCAACTCACAGCTAACATAGCCATGACTGCCCGCATCCATCAATTCGATTGGGTCGGCGTACTCAAGCGTTTGCTCAAGAGGCAGGTCGCTGTCCATATACATTGCATTCATGACCTGAGTACGGTCACGGTCTTCCGCAAGTGTTTCAGCATCAATCCAGCGTTGAACGGTAGGATGGCGCAAGCCTTGTGGAAGGTCGCGCCATTTGTTGGTCACTACGTTTTGTCGCATGACTTCTTCGGTATTAAGCAGGTTGCAGTCTACTTCTACGAATTTGCAACCACGTGGCCTGTCATAGTAACGCTCTCCTCGCATGTCAACGAAGAACGTTTGGGTGCATCGCCATTCGTACAGACGATGCGACTTCGGCCAACTATTAGCGTCAAACATTGCCAGCATATAACGGAAGTCTTCGAGGTACATATCTCGGATTCTAACGTTGGTGAAGCGCTGCAACGTATCGACAAAGAGTTCAGGCAGTCTATACTTCTGGGCGTTGAACAGGCTAGACATTGCATCCGCAGTTATCTGGCTGATACGCACATCAGACCTACCTGATGGTAGATATATCTCTAACATTAGCGCACGAACATCGAAGGGTTCATATCCCACGCACGAACGCTTTTGCGTTTACATGCAGGGCATTCGAGACTGATATCGGTGAGCACACCATGACGTGATGCAAGCACCCACTCAGACAGTTCAAGCCAGAGTTTCAAGTCTTCCTGTTCTTCCAGGCGTGCTACGTTTCGGTCGAACTCGCGTCCCATGTGGGCTACGTGCCAACTGAACATATCTTCCGACGCACGTTCGTAGTGACGCATACGAGGCAGGTCAAACGTTTCATGCTCGGCATTGAGTTGCGCTACAGTCAGTGATGTTTCATCGACAACACCGACGTTGTTGGCAGCACACGGAAACGTGTTGATAGCTCCTCCGTCAGGACGCAGTTCATTCACGATACCGTCGGAATATTCAAACAGCGGTTTATTGCAACGCCAGTGCGTCATCAGAGGCATCACGGAGTTCATCCACATACGCTGCTGGAAGACGAGCGCATAGGCATCAGGCACAGTCAGTTCTTCGAGAGGAATAGACAGGCAGGGCGCTAGAGCATCGAGCAGGATGTACTTCATATCCTTCGCATCAATCGCTTTCGCAATCGCACGGTTCTCTTTGCCACTAAAGCGACGCATCGTGAACACGTCAGGAAGTTGTGCCTTGTAACCATGCGACGGTAAACTCGCTGTTTGAATTTCCATTTGTTCTTATCTCACATCAGAGGACGGGAAACATCGAGAGCCATTTGCACAGACCACATCGCCCTACCGCCGGTGCCGTTAAGCGTAATGCTTTGACCACCGATAGGCCAACAGTTGCGGAGCTGTTGTTCGCCAACCATTTGCCCTTGGTTGTCGTATAGCTCAATGATAATGTTTTTCTTATACACAGAGGGAAGTCTAAAGCCTCCAGTGTATGGGTTCTGAATCAAACTCTGCCACGCATTCATATACTTCATGACTGCGAGCTTTTGGTCAAGGCCAAACAGTAGACTGAATCCATCTACACTCGAACCGTGTGGCCAGTTGATTTGCACAGTGGCCACTTCTTTCGATTTCGACTGATAGACAGAGAACGGCAGGTCGACTTCTTCACACGCGAACGGGCTTAACGATATATTACCAATAACAGGAAATTCTCGCACACGCCACTTGTCTTGCATGAAAGGATCGTCAAGGCCAGGAGCAGAGGAATCATTCAGATCGTCAAGTGTCGGTAGCGGCATGATTATTCCTCTACTATGACAAGCACAGGTCGAACATCGTTATCGAGTTTGAGGAACGTAGCGCCAACCAGATAGCCGCCTTTCTCAATTTGCTTCACCACTGCTTTTTCGTAGTCCGTTTCCCATTGCTCACGTTGAGAGGCCTTGTAGCCTTCGAACGTTTCAGATGCGTCATAATAGTTATAGACGCCACCGGTCGGCATAGGGATACGTGCAAGGAACTGAATGCGACCAGCGTTCTTAAACTTAGCCTTATGCAGTTCTTGAGTCAGCTTAGTGTTCTCGGCCTTAGAGCCAGGAACAGCTTTGAAAGGTTTCTTCGGTTGTGGCTCTTTAGGCGCAGCAGGGAGTTTCTCACGCGCAGGAGTGTTCTTATCAGAGGCTTTCTTAACGCGAACACCACTGACCGTTCCTGTGAATGGACGACTGCGACTTAACAGTGAACGCGCAACTGGCGCATCAACGGTGAAGACTACAGACGGGTCATCCTTGTGCAGCACATAGAACTTGTTACGCTTCGCAGCAACGATACCAAACACATCTTTTTCTTCGATATCGGCTTCGTGCTCTTTGTTCTCGATACTGACCTTGCGCTTACCTTCGAAGCGATACCAGTCGCAGTCTTGAATAGACACGTCAGGCTTACGTGCGCTTTCGCTCAGTAAAATAAGCATAGAGTCTCCAAAACGAAAAGGGCCAGAACGAATCTTGGCCCTTGTGTTTTCTTACACGCGTTCTGCGTAGTCGAAGGACCATTCGATTGATACCGGAACAGCCTGCGCAGCACCAGAGAAGTTCAAGTCTGGTACCTGTTTCGGCCACACGCCGTAGATGTTGTACTCAGCAACAACTGAACCATCCATGTCGAACACACGGAAGATAGCTTTGGTTGAGTAGTCAGCTTTACGTGCGCCCAACTGGGTTTGCGTAGCACGAACGAACTCATGCCAGTCTTCCAGTTGTTTGTACACGGCCATCTCAGAGTTTTCGTTGTACTCAGTGGACAGCGCGTGAGAGAAGATCTTACGACCAGCGTAGTTGAGCTGGTGGCCGAACGCTTCTTTCAACACTTCTTCCAGAGTAGAACCTGGCTTGATACCGGTCTTACAGAACAGACGCAGTGTACGTGCGTAGTCCGAACCACCGACAGGCGGGTTAGGAATCAGGAACTCGAAGTTGTCATCGAGTAACGGATCTTTCGTAGACGAAAATTCGTCAAGAGTTACCTTTGGCATCTAAAAGCTCCTTAGAGTGCACCAGAGTTGATCAATTGCAGTGCGTACTGGATATCGCCGACAGGTGGCACGATAGCAGTTACGTGAATGCGTTTGGTGTAGCGAGTAGGATCAAGGAACACGTCGATGATCAGGTCGCCACGCGCTTCGTCTTCTGCGGTGTTGTTCTTGTAGTCACATTCGACTGCATACCAACGCAGACCACGGCCGAGTTTAATCGGTTCGAGGATTGCTTCCATCGCAGACTTCTGGCGCTGTTTCAGAATGTCATCGTTCGGTTCGAACACGGCACTCAGGTTGTTAGCACGGGCAGAAGCATGAAGCATTGCCAGCAGACGACGCACACCGATATCCTGAAGAGGAGACTTCGTAGTGTAAGTGGTATCAGCACCCCACATGAAGATACCTTCACCTTCGAAGATAGCAATCGGGTTAATCTGGTTATCCACCAGAATGTCGCGGTCGTTCTGCTTGAAGCGATAACGCACGTCAGTTGCGAAGTCCAGCTTACCGCGTTGCATACCGCCAGGAGCAAGCCACGAAGCAACTTGGTCAGCGGTCAACATGCAGTATGCCATACAAACAGACGCAGGAACATAGAAGTCACGAGCGTTGGTATTGTCACGCGCTTTAACGTCAGAGTTCGACAGCGCAGACCAAGAACCGATGATAGAGAACTCGGCCTCTTTGTACGGCTTGTTGCCACGGCGATACGCAACAGAAGCGTCACGTGCCTGCATTGATACAGGTACACCGTGCGTTGCGATACAGTCCATGCGTGTTTCAGCAAGGTCATCAATCTTATTCGCAACAACAGGATGCTCCAGACCACCAGCACACAGGATGCCGGCCTGAACGTCTTCCCAGTCGCGGTAGTTATCCCACGCAGTCAGAACAGCAGACAGGCTACGGTTAGAGATGATTGGGTCTGAATGATCGATATCAATCAGGTCGCCATCGCTACCGCCGGTGAACTGACCATTAGGTGCAGTCGGGTTCGTTGGGTCAGCAGGGCCACCGCCGATAGAGTTGATGACCACGAAGTTCGGGTCTTCTACCAGCTTGTAGTGGTTCTCATTCAGCTTAACGCGAATATACTTCGAGTTAACGTTGATAACGTCTTCAATGAAGAACTGATTGCCCGCGTCGTCTTTGTAGTAACGAGTAGTCACCACGTGAGTTTCAAGCGGCGTCAGGTAGCCTGTCATGTACACTTTGATGATGGACTTAATGCCCAGCGCATCAGTCACGTCTGGTTCGAACGTGATGTACATGTTGTTCGCGTCGGTGTACTGAGACATGGAATAGAGCAGGCAGATATCGCGATCAGAGAAAGCAATCTGCTCCGGGTCAACCAGTCCAGCATCGCCCAGAGGACGGCAGGTAGCAAAGTTGTTGTACGTTGTGAGATACACACCTGCATACTTCACGGACAGAGCGACACGAGTAATGTTCAGTCTGGTCGCTTTCGTCATCAGAAGTTTTGCACTCTGAACGTTGTTAGCGTATTTACCAGTGGCTGGACCGAAGATAGCGTCGATCTCGTCTTTAGAGGTAACAGTTGTGTTCACACCCACAGGACCTCGCGGGAACGGCAGAACCAGAGTACACATGCCGTACTGGACAAGTGACGCTTGGTTCGAGCGGTCGTTCTCCTGCGAGTATACCCCCGGAGAGGGGTGATTAGGTTGTAGCATCGTGAATCTCCATGAGAATGGGCATCGTGAAACGACTGTATGAAATTAGCGTGTTATCAGTAGCAAATCACATTAACGCGCTGGTCTACGTCACTTACCAATACCGATTGATCCATTTTGCCTGTGAGCGTGAACTGACCTTCAATGATCATCTGCCCACCAGCGAACTGGAGGATGATAGGTTCAGCCGTATCAATATACAGCAGACCTTTAATAGCAGGCAGTTGGTAGCCTTTCGCCCCTACGATGATTGATTGCTGCATGAACATGCCGTCTTCGGGAATACCTACAGCAGACGACTGACGTTTCATGACAGCGTTCTGTTGGCCCGATACGGAACGTACACGGCTATCAACGACGAGCGTACGGTCTAGCTTGCGATACTTCTCGCGTGTGTACATTAGTCCGTCTCCTCTTCATCTTCGTCCTGAGTCTGCGCAGCCATAGCACGAGGACCCAAGTCCATATCGATCTCAACGTTCTCGGTAATCTCACCGTAGTTGTTGATCTTAGCCTGTTCCATGTTGAATCCAATCTGGGAGTTAATCGTGATTGGAATCTCCAGCTCGAAGCTACCCGGTGTACTGCCGTCATCGAGGTCATCAATGTTAGGCATAGGCAGAGTATCATCCAGCTTAACACGCACTGTCCACTTAGCTGTAGGCATCTCAATAGAGAAGCTCATTAAGTCAGTCAGTCCAGCAACCATTAGCTGTTGAACACACAGCAATGCTTGGTCAATGTTCATGAACTTAAGGTACAGCGAACCAGACAGCGTTATCGGGAAGTAATAGTTCGTTACTACGATAGCATTAGTGCCATCGTTACCCAACGCCCAGCCTGAGCCGTGACGTGCAATGTTCTTTATGTTGACAGACTGTTCACGGTTGAAAGCCATAGTCGGCAGTTTGAACCAACCGTACGGATAGTCAGTGCTTTGATTGTTCGTTGCACGAATACCCTGCTTAGGGTTATTATGCACAGACCAAACAAAACGCTTTAACCCGAAGCCTTGTCGGAATTGGCGTTGAAAGCCAAATATGGTTGCTCGCAGCGATGTGCTGTTCTTGAGCATACCAGCAAGGTTTGCACTCATTTGTCGTGCTCCAGATACGAAAAAGGGCAGCCGAAGCCACCCTTTTGGTTACCCGTAATCGGGTGCTAGTCGAATCGTAAACGAATCAGTGAAGAAGCAGTGGCAGAGTCAGATTCAATTGTGATATCTTCTTCGTCTTCCAGATCATCTTCATCAAGGTCTTCATCTTCGTCCTCGTCGGAGTCAGAGTTCAGACTAATGATTTCGTCATCGCCGTATAACGACGCGACTTGTTCTTCCTCGGCATTAAGCGCTAAAGCAGCAGATAACGCAGCGACGGATTCATTCATACCCGATGCAGAACTCACGGAGTTAACGAGGCATGACGCTTCGAAGTTGTCTGAGAGTTCACAGCAGAGAAAGTCCTCAGTGTCTGGCGCTACAGCAGCTTGAGCAAGCAAGCGGGAAGCATCCATCCACTGTCCGTCACGCGCTGCGACGATTGCCAGTGCAGCTAAGGAACCAGATAAAGTCTTCATGCTTGGTCCTCAGTTAAGAGGGCAGCAGAGCGCTACCCTCGATGCACAAACAATTATCCGCGAACTGCTTTAGCCACAGAACGCACGTTCGCCAGAGTGAAGGAGAAGGTGCTAGACAGCAACCAACCGCGGTCGGTGTTGCCCTGGTTTGCGCCGGAAGTCGGAGTAGACTGGGTGCCGCCACGAGTGGTGTACACTGCGTGGTAGTCCTGGTCAGCCAGAACGTACAGCTCGCCGTCTTGCAGAACGCGGTGCTCTGGAGCGCGGAAGCCGTCAGTTACCAGTTCCATACCCAGCAGGGTACCCAGACGACCTGTGGTGATCAAGTCATACTTAGACACTGGGTCCAGAGCAGAGCTGAACTGATCGTTACCAACGATATCGTTCCAGTAGTCCTGCGCCATCACAGCGGTGCTAACAGGCAGCGGCCATGAAGACACAGAATTTTTCAGAGTAGACAGCAGACGCGGAGTCAGGTCACCGTGAACGAAGGTCATCGGGTTAGCAACGCCGACTGCCTGGTCACAAGCACGTTTCCACAGACGGTCTTCTGCAACCATGATAGAAGACAGGCCGTCTTGCTGCGCACGGTCCAGCAGGTCGCCGTTGATCTGGTCCAGATCCATTTTGCTGACGCGGATGTTGGATTTCAGTTCGAACTCAGCAGGCGTGTATACACGACCGCGGAATTGGTAGTAACCCATGTCAGAAGGACCGGTAGCGATGATTGCTTCCGCCTGGTGAATTTTCAGTTCGATACGAGCGATATCGCCCTGACGAACGGTAGCGCCTTTACACACTTTGCGCAGCAGGCCAGCACGTTCTGCACGGTCTTCGATAGATGCAACGATAGAAGCACCCAGAGAAGCCCACTTTTCACCAGAGCTGTCAGCTACAGCTTCCTGGAACAGTTCAATCTTCTCTTGCTCTGACAGGCCGCCAGCGTTTGCAGAGGTAGAGTGAACCAGTTCGCCGTTCTGGAACGCGCCCATCAGCTTGGTGATTTGGCCCAGAAGGTCTTTTTGGCTCGATGCGTTGATCTCACCAGTGGAAGAGGAAAGCGCCAGCTCACCTTTACCACCAAAACGCAGGTCTTCGATTGGCGCGCCGTTACGCAGGGTTACTTTAGCGCCGCGCATTAAAGAGTTGTTCATTAGTTGCTCCTGAGATTAATCTCGTAAGTTTTCAGATACTAAACAGTCACGGTGCGCGACGATTAGGCGCCGTAAGAGGAAGTGGTTTCGATGATCAGGTAGCCGCGCTCAGTAGTAGGCGCTTGCTTGATGATCAGACCTTTCAGCTCGGTACCGTTACCACCGATGGTCAGCAGACCGTTCGGGCCCAGAGTTGGGTGCAGTACGTTGTCAGCAGACCAGTCAGCGGTTGGGTCAAACATAGAGGTAGCAACGTTACCCAGTTTGATGTACGCGATACGACCTTCAACGTTAGAAGGCAGGCCACCGATAGGAGCATCAGCAGTGTACGAACGCGCTTCGGTCACGGTCAGTTCGTAAGCATACTGGATGCGAACTTTCTTACCAATGTCGTCAGCGTGGAAGTACAGGTCAGCACCCTGAACACCGACTTTACCTTCAGCAGTAGGAGCAGCGTTAGCTTCCTGGTCTGCTTTAGTACCGTCGATTTTAACCAGCAGTGCGCCAGCGTTAGGAACGCGGGATGCAGTGAATTTTTTGGTAGCGTCGATAACGAACTCTTCAACGCGGTTCATGTTCGCAGGTGGCATAGAGCGAGCCAGAGCGAAACCGGCGAATACTTCGTCAGCAGCACCAGTAGACAGACGCAGGAAGGAGTGGCCGCCTTCGCGAGTCCAAACCAGTGCAACGCCTTCTTCGTGGATTACTTCACCCGGCAGCAGATCAGCTTCCTGGGTCTGTACGATTGCGGTAGCATTTTGAAACAACATAATCAGATTCTCCAATGAGAGATTGTGCGATTAACTGACGCCCGCCTTCAATTAGAAGGTCAGACGTTTCAGTTTGTCGTCGAAGGATGAGCCAGTGGAAGCTGAACTCTGGGATTGAACAGACTCTTGGTCCTGATTCAGAAGTTCCGCAGCAGAAGGCTGTTTGACCGGAGCGGTCGCTACCTGCTGTTGAACAACCGCCGGACGCTCGGCACTAACAGTACCCGCAGCGGCGTCGATAGATTCAGAGATTTCGTTCTGCGCGACTTCTGATTTGCTCATAAGCTCATTGGCTTTGGACAGAGCAGTAGTCAGGAAGTCTTTACCGTGAGCGATGAATGCACGTTCAATCAGAGCGCGAGGCTCTTTGATACCAGCGGCAGACAGTGAGCCGGCCAGGCTATCAACGATTGGGTTGCGAGTATCACCCCAGTAGTTTTTCGTAACACCCAGCTGGGCAGAAGACAGAGCCGCGATGAAGCGTTCGCTGTGATTAGCAACGGCGTCTTCGATGGTTGAAGTAACGTTCGCAGTAGCTTCGCTAATACGCGCGTCGGCATCAGCCACCAGCATTTTATCAACTGGCAGTTCGAACTGGTGCGGCATAAAGCCGAACGATTCACAAGTACCGGTAACGCCCGTGTTGTTTAACGAGTGCGATACGGCACGGATGAAATTATCAGTATCGAAAGATTTCACCGCATTTTCTTCGCCAACTGCATTAGATACAGAAGCGAGAGTTGCGCGGGCCAGAGGTTCGCCGTCGTAGAACATGTGAACGGTGTTCACTTTGCCAGTGACGCGGCTCAGGCTTACCAGAGCTGGGTCCAGCGTACCATGCGTGGCAGACGCAGAAGACAGACTGTTGAAGGTACGGCTGACTGCTTTGCTTTCAGAATCGAAATCGTCTTCGTCTTCATCGTCGAGGTCGAAATCATCTTCTTCAAGTTCTTCGTCGTCGTCGTCCAGATCTTCGTCTTCGTCGGAGCCTGATTCAGAATCGAAATCGTCTTCGTCTTCGTCATCCAGGTCTTCTTCGTCGTCGAGATCATCTTCTTCGTCGTCGAGGTCTTCGTCGTCTTCTTCGTCGTCTTCTTCGTCGTCGTCAGAACTGGATTCAGAATCGAAGTCATCATCTTCTTCATCATCCAGGTCTTCGTCGTCGAGGTCGTCTTCATCCAGATCTTCGTCGTCGAGGTCGTCTTCGTCGTCGATATCATCTTCATCATCGTCAGATGATTCGGAATCAAATTCGTCGTCTTCGTCTTCGTCGTCTTCGTCATCGAGATCGTCTTCATCAACGATATCAATGTCGCTGTCATCGCCAGACTGGGATTCGATAGGTTCATCGACCAGCGCTGCGGAACAATGAGCACAGAACACAGGCTCGTCATCGGAGCTTACAGTGAACGGCTGTTCGCAGTTAGCGGAGCAGCTATAGATGTGCGCGTCAACTTCGTCGCCAGCAGAAGACAGAGCAGCGATTGCTTCTGGTGCTTCTTGCGGCTCACAGGAAGTAACTTCCTGACCGGTGTACGGGTCGAAGTTCGCAGCAGTAGCAGCGTTGAAGCTACCAGTGCCAGACAGCGCGGTAAACGTGTGTGCGTTGCTCAGAGCCAGCGCGAAGTTACGTTGAGCATCTTCGGCAGTTTTGCCCGTTGCAACCAGACCAGCGTGTTCAATTTGCTCGTCGGCAGAAGCGGATTCGGCCAGAGCTTGAGTAACACGTTCGTCAGTGATTTCGGACAGGTCAGCAGAGCACGATGGGCAGGAGCCCTGAACCAGTGCAGAACTGTCGGAAATAACGTGGCAACCACATCCATCTAAACAGATGGTGTAATGTGCTTTCACGTCACCCGCAGATGACTGCGACTGGACTTCGGCTTTCTCAACCAAATCAGGATGCTCTACCAGCAGTTCTTCACCGCCGTTAGGATTGTAAAGGTCCGCGCCACTCTGCGAAGCAAAGCCTACACCAGCAGAGTTCCCGAAAATCATCAGGTTCTGACCGAGTGCAGTTTGGCGAAAGTTCTCTACTGCCTGATTATGGTTTTTACCGACACACAGGATACCCGCGAGTTGGGTAATCTTTGGCATGGTTAAAACCCTCATAGAATTTTTAGTCGTTGAATCGACAGGTTAAAATTAACGATTGCAGAAAAAATTCAGGTATTTTTAAACTTTTCTGCTATCAATGTCAGCTTGCGGAATATAGCGATTTTCGAAGTATTTATTGACCACTTCTACTCCGTTTAACGAGTAAACGTTACGCATACTATCACCCCAAACCATTAGCTCTGCAAGGGTAGCGAAGTGCTCCGTAGGAACGGATTTCATTGTCCTTGCATCAAGCGAATCCGGGTGGATTTTCTTGCCACGAATAGCCTGTTCGAACTTCATACGGTCAACGTTTCGTATCATCGTATGGTCCACAAAGTGAGCCAATTCGTGCGTCATCGCATGGCCAAATGAGCGGCTATTATAACCACCAAACAGCTCGACCAATTGCTTCGGACTCATTGAAATTACACCATACAGGAATCCTGACACGGTATAAGTCATTATATGAGAACCGCCAACATCGTTGCCTTGTTTAACGATACCTACGTACAGCCGTTTGAAAGGCAGAGGCACATTAAGACCAATGCCAGGCATAACGTTTTCCTGAATGTCTTTGAGTACATAATCAGGAGGACTAACGCCTTCGAGCAGTATCTTACGTCCACCTATCAGGAGGTCATCGGCACCTAATACTTCGAGATGCACATTACCGCACTTAGGTATCTTTTGGACAGCGTAGTTGTTCGGCGTACCGCCCGGATAGTTCGCGTTAGCATACACCAGAGCTTTCTTTGTGCCAAACAGAGGCATGTCTTGCAGACGACGCATACGGGCTTTAAGGGATTCTGGAGTACCGCCACCTTCGGGCACAGGGTCTGCTTGTGGTGCAGGTTGCTCAGGTTCTGGTTGCACTTTGACAGGCACAGGCTTCGGTTTAGGCTTAGGTGCAGCTTCTTTCTTCTTCTCCTCGTAAGGAGTGAAGTCGAATCCTGGCTTAAAGAGGGCGTCAGGCTTAGCAGTGAATGGGCGACTGTTTTCAATAATGCGAGCGCCGTCTTCTCCACTGATTGCATAAGCCATGTCGTATTTAGGATGGGCTATATAGTACAGGTCGTCACTTACCTTGAGCAGACCCACAACCTCGCGTGTTTGCATATGCACACCGTTTGAGATCATGGCATCTGGCCCTAGATAACGAAAGTACGAATAGTCTACAATGAATAGACCTTCGATCATTACTTCATCCGCATCAGGTGTTCTTTGTACGTTGCAGCACACGCGAATGCTGGATCATCGACAGAGCTACATTCAAAGCCAGTCAACATCTTGCAGTCACGATATACCAGACGGCCTGTACGTCCGTCGAGATACGTTGGCTTGTTGAATGCAGTGTGTGAACAGAAGTTACGATGACGCGGAGTAACCAACTGACCACAGATGCTGCATTTGTATGCCTTGTACGTTGTACCTTTCGAATACGTGTTAAGCTCACCACTCAGGATGCGGTCACAACGTTCCTGACAACGTGTACGGTCAAACGCTAACAGCAGAGTTAGACGCGCATGGTTGCCACGGAAGTTCTGGAGCTTAGACAGGTTCGAGTCGAAGATCATGCCCATTGCTTGGCGATAATCTTTGTTATTGTGCTCAATGAACGTTGGCTTGCCGATGAACGTCTGGTACGCAAGACGGCCTTGGTCAGGGTTAAACGTCAACCACTCTTCCAGACTGAATGCGTCACCGTTCGTGTTAGGCAGCTCGGTGATGTTTACAGGCACAGGCACGATAACGTAATCACGAATATTGCGTGACGTGTTGTACTGCTCGGCCGCTTTAGACAACCACACGTTCACGTCAAGATTGAATGAACCTGATTGCAGTCCCAACCGCGAAGGGTCCACACGAATAGACTTAGCAGTTTGGCTAACATCTTCTTTGTGCATATCAATCGCGGTCAGTCCAACTAGGCCCATGTCCGAGGTATCAAACGACTCGGAACGAATGGACTTGTCCATCGTGTTCTCCCTATTGGAAATTGTTGATGTTATCTGGCCCTGCATTCGCAAGACGAACACAACCTTCTTCAACTTGGAAGGCGTTGAGTCCGTCCATAGTGCTCAGCCAGTAACGTAAGCGTCCATCTGAAATTACTGCGTTCTCAACATATGCAGGAACTTCTTTGCCTGAATCCTTCATCACGGCAATGACTTCGACGCCAGGGTAGAACACGTCAAAAGACTTCGTACTGAAAATCGGTTTAACGATATCAGTCTCGGACACAGGGTGCATAGCGTAGCGACTTTGAATCATATAGATCGCTTCGTTAGCGCCAATCAAAATCGAGTTGATAGTGCCACGCAGTTTACAACACGCACCATCAGGTGTACGTCCATACAGGAACGTAACAATATCCCCGATGTTATACGCGAAAGAGAATTGAGCCATGTTAACCTCTCAGTGCACCACGCGCCCAGGACTTAGCGAGAGCCAGAGTCATGCGGCTTGGGTTTTGCAGTTTGACTTCACCTTTGTGGACAGCAGTGAACGGTTCATGCGCGTTCTCTCCGCGACCCGAACGATAGGCTGCTTCATTGAAGCCGTCGAATAACGTCACGACCCAGCCTGTGGATTTGTCAGAACACTCACCGCAGGCTTTGTCCCAGCTAATCTTACCGCACACACGTCCACCCGCATTAACCGCGTAGCTTACTTGCTCAGTGCCTTTATAAACGTCTTGAGCTTTCAGCGTTTTGAACGTCACACGCGCAGCAGACTCAGAACGCGGCGTCATCTTCTCTTTCAGTGCTTCAATATCAAGTGAAGACCAGAAGGATTCAAACAGTGCCGCGAACTTCTGTTCGATAGGCAGGTCGATAGCATTGATCTGTGCGATGGTGCTTGAGCTATCGTTGAGCACACGGTTGATAAAGTACCCACCGAGGATGATTGGCATTTGAGTGCCTTGATCTCCAGTCGTTAGCCCAGCACGTTTCGCATACATCTCACACATCCCGATAGCAAGACGCGCCATAGTCTGGAACGTCTGCTTCTCGGTACTGTTGGCGATCTCAGTGTAGATACGGCTTGCAATTGCAGGAACAACTGTACGCTTCGCTACACTAAGAATGTCTTCTGGTGTGATTGATTGACCGAGTTTCTTCTTGGCCGCGAGTTCGAAAGCGTTAATCAGGCTTGCTTTGTTCGCTGGTGTCAGAGACTCGCTCAACTTGATAGTTGTCTCCTCCGAGCTGTTCACCAGACTCGGCTGCGGTGCCACCTTCAGTCTGCGAACTCCCGTCGTCTTCAATCGAGCTACTGTCATTTGTTTCTTCCTGATTAGGAGCCTGCATGTACTGCAACAGGCCAGAGTTCATAATCTCCTCGTTAACGTCAAGGCCACGGAGCGTAGCCAGATTAGCGAGGTAATTGAGAGCAGGTTCGACCATACCCAGATTACGACAGCCCCAGTAGGCAATGTCATAGCACAGGTCTAAATTAATAGCAGTCTGGTCGAACAAGAAACTTTTTGGATTCTGCTTTGTAGCTTCAATCCCTTGAATCGCTTGTCCGATAGCATTGATGTTATCGCCACGGCGGTAGAAGATATCAGACAGCATAGCATACGCTTCAATACGATCAGGGCGGAATGCAATCGCACGATAACAAGCGCACACAGCCTCATGAATGAAGCCTTGTTTGAACGTAGCTTTCGCCAGTTCGATGTTAGCGATTGTAACGTAATCAGGCCACTTAGCAATGCCAGTCAGTCTGTCTACCTCACGGCGCGCATCTTCCAGCAGGTCAGGACGTTCATAATAGATGACTGAATAGCAGAGTTCACGCGCATAGTAGAAACTGCAACGGTCATCATGCGGATAGTCACCTACATCCAGACCGAGTTCCAGCAGATAGTTACGTGCTTTTTCGTGGTCTGGATAGTGGTCAGTTGCGAACGGCGCTTCAACCGATTTCAGTTGCTGACCAGGCTTACGCGAGGACAGGACTTCATGCGCACGATATTTCCAGAAGTAAGAGCGACGACGATACGCTTTCATCTGCTGGTAGTGACTGTCACCGTTACGCATCAGAATCCAAACAGCTTCTGCTTTCTTGATGCCTTGCGTATTGCGTAGCGCCTCAACCCAGTTAGGGTCATCGAAGCGCTCGTCAATATCGAGCCACACTACAAGGTCGTCTTCCGAGAAAGGCGTAGCGGCCAACTCACGGCTTGCACCTAAGTTACGTTCAGGACTAACGTCGAACGTATGATAGATGTTAGGGTGAACGAACGCCGAGATGATGTTCGTGGTTTGGTCTTCGCTGCCTGTGTCAACGATACTGATAGCGTCAGCACCAGCAACGTGTTTCAACCACTCACCGATATTCTTTTCTTCATTACGGCAGATAGCCGCTACGCAGATTCTCATGTTTGCCTCATTGGATTATACTAAAACGTTACCGCTGTCCCACCAACGCTTACCATAGATATCAGACACACGGTAATCGAGGATAAGAGGTTGGTCCAGGTCGACTTGTGTTATATAGCGCCCTAAGTAAGGACTCCACACTGTTTTCTCCTCAGTGTAAAGCCGTATCTCAAGCTCTATGTCGCCTTGTGAGTTCTTCGGCACGAACGGATGCGAATAGTCTCCATCGAAACCCGCGCCGAGAGAGTCGTCAAAGTAAGTGTACGCACGAACTTCTTCACCAGAGTTGATGATGGTCGGCGCATATACTTTGCGGTTGTAGTACGAGGTGTAATCTGCAACAGTTGATTGCCAGATGACACGTCGCTTATAAATACGAGTCACGCCTTTGCTGTCCGTCTCAGCACGGTACTGGTTATAATACCAAGTTACCTCTGCGAACTTGACAGGCTTCAATTGCGCTTGCCCAGGAGCATAGCGCATGAACGGCTTCGCAGTGAAACGATGATATGTCTTCTGCGTGTTCAGGCGATACAGCAGAACCTGATACGTGTACCACTGATAAATATCCAGGGTAATCGTACCACTATCCGATTGCTGCGTACCGTTGGTCAGTATGTAAGAGAAACAGTCTGCACCAACGTAACCGCTTCGTGGGCTATAGAGAAACGCATCGTTGAAATAGTTCAGACGCACGGTACCTACCATTGGGTCATTGACCTTAATAGCAGAAAGGCGCCAACCTCTTTGAGCTGGCACCTTATCGAGTACACCCTCTGTAGGGCTGTGCAACGTTACTTCATCACGAGCGCCTTGTAAGATCTTTTCGAGTGTTATCTCGGATTCACCCGAGTTACGCACCCGCACCGTAATGTTCGGAGCTAGTGGCTTGTAGTTTCGCCAGTAGTCGAACGTACAAGGCAAAGAGAGCATAGTTACTCCAGTTTGTACTTGCTCTTAAACTCTGCGAGTCCCATAACAGGGATGCCTTTGTCCATCGCTTTCTGGAGTTTCGCAGAACCAGAGCCAGGGTCTTTTGCGATCAGTATCGTCGTATCGGACTTCATGCTATCAGAAGCAGTTCCACCGAGTTCGACAATACGCTTCATCAAGTCACGGTCACGAATGCCAGTGAATGCAACGTTAATGCCTTTGAGCTTCGCACTAACCACTTTCACCTTCTTCGGAGGAACGAGAGTCACGCCCATGTTCGCAGCCATTTCGTAGGACTTCACGGCAGCTTCTGCAATGGCAGGTCCGAGTTTATCAATGCCGTGCATAGCGCTAATCTTCAACGTCAGGTCAGCGGTATAACCACGCTTGAGGTAATACTCAAGATTAGGGATAGCATCAACAACTTTGTCGAACGTAGTGTTAGCACCGCGCATAAAGAATGACGCTGTAGCTCTCAACCACGTATTCATAGGCACGCCCGCTTTCAACGACTTGAGGTCTTTCGCCAACTGACGACCACGAGAGTCACCAACTATCTCACGCAACGCACCCATTGAAGCATCAAACAATTGCTCAGGCGTTTTAATACCAGACGCAATAAGCATTTTGCAGGTACCCGGTCCCGTATTCGCAACGTCAAGCCCTTTCAAGAACGAGCCAAGCATACGCGCATCAGCAGCAGATGATTTCGTTTTGACAACGAACTCTACACCACTAATCTTGTATGGCACGTCAGGCAGCTGAGGCTTCTTAGCAGGCTTGAGAATCTCCATGATGTATGGGATGACCTTGCCGCTTCGAATCAATTTAACCTTAGCTCCAGGACCGAGTGGCCGCTTAGGACCAAGCACTGTGCCTTTCTTCTTCGGCTTGAGATAGCCGTGCTCAACATAGAAACCGTTGTGCGCAGAAGCACGTTCAACTGTCACACCGCCCGGCATGATAGTTGGCGGGAAGATAGCAACAGGAGCCATCACGCCGTACTTGGACTCTTGGTAGATGATCTCTTTGACAGTCACGATAACCGTATCAGACTCAACGTTCATCTTGAACTTAAAGGCGTGTCGTGGGTTAGACGCTGTAGCTTTTGGAGTTGCTACGTCGCGTGTCATCACGATGCCGTCGAGTTCATACTTCGCCTTAGCGATACGCTTGTCCAACCAAGGAATGAGTTCTTCCTGATTGGCGAAACGCAGCGGACCGAAGTGACGAACTACCTCGAATCCCCAACGCTCCAGTAGCTCAAACTGCTTAGACTGTTTGTCCGTTGCACCTTTACCTGCAAGAATACCGAAGCACACCATGTGGACGTACTTGAACTCTTTAGGAGTTTCGAAGTTACGCACAAGGCCGGACGCAGCATTACGTGCAGCCTTATACTTCCCACCAGCAGACTCGTGCATCTTCGCCATGAAGGTCTTATAGGGAATCAGCGCTTCGAAGCGCATGATGACCGTACCTTTCTCAGGTATCTTCTGAGGGATACTCATGGCGGGTATATGGTGAGAAACATCTTTACCGTGAGTAGCATCACCACGAGTGAACGCTTGTACTGGCACGCCTTTTTCATAAACGAGTTCAATGCTCAGGCCATCCAGTTTGTCTGTAAGAATCCAATCAACGTCTTCGGCCAAGGCTTTAGACAGTTGCTTACCGCCGAGCGTATACTGATCGAGACTTGCCATAGGCACAGGCAGCTTAACATCGGAGTCGTCACGCGCGCCAACCTTGCGCGCCAGCTTTGACTTAGGCCAACGCGTGTCGATGTAGCGACGAATATGGTCATAGACCGCATCCGATATCAAGCCTTCCGAATCAGTGTGAAACGCATCATCAAGATGCGCCACAAGTTTCGTTGTCTGCGTCAGATTGAGCGTGTCCAGAACCTTATCGGGATTCCTTTCGAGCCGCTTCAATGAGATTTGCATGTTGTTCTCTCCAATCGTCATCAATACTGGTATTTACAGCATTAGGAGGCGATAGGGTCTTTGTTGACAGGGTAATCTTCCACCATGTCGTACACGCGATTGAACAACTTAGGCGTCATATCTTTCACATGTTCGGCGTAGTCAAAGAGGTTCTGTTTACGCGCACGGTTCACACGGACCTGACGTACTTCATCTGGACTGTTGGTGATATCGTACAGCGTATAGATAACGATGTTGTCAGAAGCGTTATGCGTACTCACACGGACAACCAACCAGTCACGTTTGAGTTTAGCATCTGCCTTGAACTGCAACACATCACCTTCTTCTGCCTCTTCGGCGCGAGCGCTCGGAGTAGATTGGTTAGCAGCCGCAATCTTCTTGGCAGTTTCGTTGGCTTCCTGTTCAGCCGCAGCAACGTCAGAGTCTTGGTCTTCGTCAGCACCAGCTTCATCTACTGCGTCAGTAGCATCTGCCTCTGAGTCATCGTCAGCCGATTCGTCATCTTCGCTTCCGTCACCTTCTGAATCAGCTCCTTCGTCGTCAGCATCCTCATCAGCCACGGATTCATCGTCGCTTCCATCGGATTCATCATCCCCATCTGATTCATCATCAGTGTCTGAATCGCTATCGTCAGGATCTTCTTCTGCATCCGTTTCTTCCTCTTCTTCGCCGTCTGAGGAGTCTTCTTCCTCTTCTTCTGGCGGGGCTTCGGCAGGCTTCTTACCTTTCTTCGCACGTACCTTAGACGGCGCAACATCTTCTTCGTCGTCTTCTGGTTCGTCGATATCAGACAGGTCAAGCGCAGGCTCGTCGTGGTCTTGCGAATCATCGCCTCCAAACAAGTTGCCGATGGAGTCTTCGATGTTAAACATGTCACCCGCGAACGGACTACGCGATAGGACGTCTTCGAGTTTCTGCTCGTCAAAGTCCAAATCAACTTCTACTTCTTCAATCGCATCGTCCAGTTCTTCGTGCTCGATAACACGCACACGCTTACCACGTTTGTCGATCCCATCAGAATAGACAGTACGGACTTCGGCCTTAGGAGCTTCAATCTCACCGCGCTTAACCTTGTTGCGAAGATCACGCATCTCAGCAGAGCGTTCCGCAGCAGTCTTACGCGCCTGCTTCTGGAGCTCTTTGCGTTGTTGCTTCTGCTCCAGGATTTTAGCGTTGTTGGCGAGGCGTACTGATTCTTCCTCTTCCAACTGCGAACGCTTGCGACGTCGGCGCACTTGCTTGCGATACGCTTTGACCGTATCGACGTCAACTTCACCCTTAGGCCAATCATTGAAAGGCAGGATGTTAGTGTCGTGGACAAGCAGGTCGTACTGCGCATCATCAATTTTGACATACAGTCCTTCGGTATTGATGACAATGCCACCTTTACCTTGACGCAAGAAACGTACACCAATCATGTCGTTCTTGTAGAGCTTGAGCATACCCTTAGATGTTTTCACAGGGTATTCCATGCTCGGAACCATACGCCACTGGTAGTTATCGAAGTTGATACCGTTCACAGCCTCAGCCTTCACAGACTTAGGAGCGAAACGGGCAGCATCGAACTGCACACGATTAAGCTGGCGTTGCAGCGTTTGAGCACCAGCAGTCTTCGTGCGTGAATCACGTTGAACAACATCAGGCACTTTGCGCAGCTTTGAACTACGCTCCATCAGGAACAGACCAGTAGTCTTATCCAGAGGGAAATCAACGTGAGGCATGTCAGCAAAGATAAGCGTGTAGCGTCCGCCATTGCGCAGCGGGAGAATGCCGAAAGTATCTCCTTCACGAATCATACGTTTATGAGTTCGTTGAGATACTTCTTTTCCGCGTGAACCTTTGTACTTCATCCACGCGTACTTCGTTACTGCATCTTCGTGAGATGCGGACACGGAAAGTATCATGTTATTGTCTCTATGTTGTACTGTCACTCGTTGAAATTAGCTTACTCAAGGTAAAGCGGGGATTAACCCCCGCTTAAATATCCTCTTGCAGCGCATGACATAGAGCCACAAGATTCCTCGCACACGGTGATTTGTGCCCACGTCCAGTAACCATTAGGCTGCTGGATAGCATACACAACGGACGGGTCGAAGCCCCAGATCTGCGTAGCGTTTTGAAGCGCCAGCAATTCTGTTTCGAAATAACCTTCTTCGAGTGGCTTGTCAATCGAACCATGATTTGGCTCAACAGACCACATCTCAACCACAGGTGCAACAACGGCATATGCTTTGTTGTTGTCTGTCTTACGAGACTTCCTGATCTCGACTGCGATAGGAGCACGATAAGCAGGAGCACCTGCGGCACGGGCAACAGGAATGGTCTTCGCCGTGACTACCTGACGAATACCTAACTCCTCTGTCTTCGCTGTCTGAGAACTCTCTATGAACTTACCGCGAATCAAGCTTAGGTACACAGCAGGAGTCTTAGCGCCGATAGGACTATGAGGCACAACAGGGGCAGCAATCAGCTTGAGTTGTTCGAACACACCCGGCGCAGGACTCACAGGGTACTTAACAAGATGTTCCATACGCAGTGGCGTAGATGGTTCATAATGATAAATCTGCGAAGGCTTCAACCAACGAGTAAACGGAATCTCAGGCATGAACAGCACAACAGGATGGTAGTCTGGATCGACATACTTCGCTGGGGCTGCACCTACTTTGTATGTCACACTGACAGGACGCCATAGTGGACGGGCCCAGCCAACATGATACACCGCAGATGGTTCAACGTACTGACCTTCTGACATTTTCTGAGGGAACACACCACCTTGATTAGCGTGACGAGCCTCAGTGCTTCCCTGTTGGAACAGGCCACCCGCGTCTACTTTCTTAGGCGCAAGAGCGTCCGCAGGGTAGATGCCTTTAGTGTCCGTAAACTTAGGCAGTATCTGGTCAGACTTCGCTTCGATGGTTGTACGATACACAGGGTCTCGAAGATCGAAATACTGCGGCGCATCATCCATATGCTCTACGAAGTTATTAATGAACGTGCCATTAACCGTAGTCACATCTGTGGCGAAGTTCGGCCAGAACCAATCAGAGACAACATCCGCACCCACAATAGACTCAAACAGTGGGAACTCAGCAGCAGTGTCGTGTTGGCCTTGCGTAAGTTCAAACAGAGGGAAGGTGTCAGTTGCTGCGCCTTCGTTTGTTCCGATAAAGGCAGGCAGGGGCGTAACGGTGATAACGTCCTTCTGGCCCTCAGTCAGTTCAAACAATGCGAAGCGGTCATAGATGATATCAGACCTGTCAATCAGATCGGCCATGCGGAAGTTATCCACAAAGTCCTTATGGCCTGTATCGAAGTCGTTACCGTTAATGACCTGCACAACGTTACGGTCGCCAGTAGCAATAACTCGATCAACAGCAGACGCAGTGTGCGTCACGGCGTCTTCAAAGTCAAGCCACTGTAGCTGAACGTCAAGCTCAGGGTCATATACTGGGGTTAGTACGATGTTCTGGTCAGAGGCAGCCACGTATGTCTTAGCAGTAAACACAGCCACAGCGTCGGTGGTCGCATCCAGATACGATACGTCGAACAACTGCACGGAGTCGGTGCCGTACGCGGTGTACGTAGGGTCAACCGTCATGTCATACAGCCAGCCGACTTTCGCATTACCGAACTGCAACGTGTGCGGTTGATTGTGCGAAGGAAGGCCGTAGATCTTGAGCATCGTGTCAGCGCACTCGAACGGACCGACTGTCAGGCCTTGCTCTTTATACACACCACGACTATCAAGCTCTTGTTCAACACGCACACCATCAATGTCCAGCAACATGCCTGCAGGAATAGTGAAGTACGTCCAGAAGTTATCTGGGATGTTGTCGATGAAGAACGTACCGCTATCTCCCATGACATAACGTTCAGCACGTTTAGTCGTAGGCACTGTACCCAGCCACTGCTTGTCTGCCCACACGTACCACTCGTATGTATACTGCTCCGAGCGGAACTTAACAGCGTACTGCTTGTTCTCGGTAGGCGTGAACTTAATGCTGGTGGTTGCGTTAACAGCCAAAGTAATCGTCTGCGTACCGTTAGAGAACACGGCATCGGTATCAGTGATAGTCAGTACGAGCGGAATGGTGCCTGTGTTCTTCAACACATCTGACTGCACTTGCTTACCGATAGGCACGTATGCCCAGTGACGACCTACGTCCAACTGCGCTTCGACGATAGTGAACACGCTAAAGTGTGATGTACCCTGACCGACGTCTACGTCAATGCCGGACGTGTCGTTCTCATGCAGAATTTCAAAGCCGAGCTTCTGATTGTTGCGAATGAGCACAGGCATTGCTGTCTCTACACCATCCACATAAATCTTAACGCGACTATAATCCTCTACACCGTCCACCAGCACACTTACGGGAACAGCAACGTTAATGCCACTGATCGTAACGTCTTCGGTGCGGTTCCAAGTATCGTTATCAACACCCAGAATGTTCTGCCACGAGAAAGCGTTAGGTGTGTCGTCTGCTTTCATCTCAAACTGATAGACAGTGTGACCGATAGCAACAGGGAACGACGAGCTGGTGATGTACGCATGGCTCAACGTGATAGTAACTTCCTGCCCGTCATATACCTTAGTAACAGGCACAGTCGTGACAGTAGTAACCTCTTTACCATCTACGATATCGATCGTGGTGACGTCAATCGTTGCAGACACAGTAACGCCTGCAGGTGCAGTGATAGGCAGAGGGATATCAGGGTCGCCGGCATCAACAAGCACTTTGAATTTAACACTCGGTCCGAGTTCTGTACTGGACAGGTCAGGCCATACGATATCGTAGTTACGAATCGCTAAGTGCTTCAAGCCTGTAGTCGGACGCGCAACGTAATAGAACAGACGGTCATACGTGTCGGCTTGCGTGTACGGAGGAGTAATCAGTTCGATGTACGGCCAGTTCGAGCGCGTCTGCGTAGGTGTTTCAGCAGATGCAAAGTTGAACAGAGCGTTACTGCCGTTCGTGTCCATACCAGCAACGAGCTTACCACCTTTGTCAGTCCATGCAGCAGTCGTGTTGAATACCACGAGGTCGTTTGCCACAAGAGGACGCGCTGCAACGTTCTGTACGTTGTCACGGAGGTTGAACTGATAGACGTTTGTACCATCGTGACCCATCACCAACAGTGAGCTTGGGATGAACTGGTACCAGAAGACAGACGCAGGAGCAGCGGCAGTGTTACCACCCACCAGCTTACCGTCCAGAGTTGACAGCACATCGTAACTGTCTGAGCCGTTAACATAGAACTGGTCGGACTTGACCGAAGTCTCTACGAAACTCGCATTGAGATAGTGCGCACGGCCGTCTTTGTCGAAAGCCACGTAGCTATCAACGGTGTTTGTGCCAACGCCAGCACGACGACAGATAACGCGATTGACTTCATAGCCTAATTGCTTAGGTTCACCGAACTGCGTCATCGCTTCGTCGAGTACATCAACCTGACCAGACGTGTGGAAGACTACGGCGCTGCGTTTATTGTTTGTGTCGTAACTGACTTTATAGCCAGCGATATCAACGTCTTCCATGCCACCGAAGATTGTCGTGTTAGAAGCATCACCATCAGTGTGAAGGTAATACATCGCACGACTCTGGCGATCATAGACGATTGAGATAGGCTTGGTTAAATCAAAGAACGTGCTATCAAAGTCCGAGAACTTCGCTACACTACTTTGCTGCATGTCCTGAGTAGTAGGGATGCGTACACCGCCACCGAGAACAAGACCACCATAGGTAGGATTGAGTGCAGCGCCCAGAGGCATTGCGTCCATACCTTTTGTGACAAGACGATAGTCCAGCTCTTTCGTTTGAGGACGAATGAAGATGCGAGACAGCGAATGCACAAGCACCCACAGGTCACCGTCAAGATAATACAGCAGAACAGGTTGCGTAGCGGCGGCTGAGACTGTGACAGTAGCCATGAGACTAACATCATAGTCAGAACCAGAACTCGGCGTGATATCTTTCTCTGTAGAAGCATCAGCAAATGTACCGCCAACAACACGGAACTTGAGGACGTCAGTATGGCCCAGAGCTGTTACGCTACCTGACCAAGACTGCGCACCTGTCGCTGATACAACAGGAATCATTTCAGCCATTGTTCACCTCACGATGTAGAAACGAAAAAGGGCGGCCGAAGCCACCCTGTGAGGAATAGGCTTAGCCGCCTGATACTTCTGGTGCTTTGTAGCCCTGCAGGAAGAAGATACGCATACCGGTGTTGTTCGGACTGTTAGCAGTCAGAGCTTTGTAGGTACGTTTCTTCGCAGTGGTATTGTCGTCTTCTGTCTCGTTGTACACCTGCACGTCGATCAGGGTGCCGTTGGAGATAACATCAGAAGACGCATAACCCACGATATCCATTTCGTACGGATAGCTGTAGCGCTGGGTGTTGAAGCCCGCAGGCAGACGGAAGTCGAAGTGGTTGTCTTCGGAGAACGGAACCATCTGGTACGGGTTGATAACTGCGTAGCTATCAGCGCTGTGTACGTGAGCTGGAACAGGCAGAGTTGGTGCGTTCACATCAGCTTCGCGTACAGTGTAGCGCATAATCTGGAAGCTACCCGGGCTGTTGGTTGCCGGACGAACTTCGAGATCGTTGTTCATGGAGCCGCCTCCGTTAACTGAGAACATACAGAACAGAGGTGCTTTACCATCAACAACCACAGTACCATCAGAGTTGATAGCGCGTTGCACTACCAGCCACGCACCACGACAGCCGTCAGAATCGCGACCTTCAATCGCAATATGCAGAGCAAAGCCGTGCTCAGTCAGAGAGATGTGGTAAGTGAATGGAGATGCTTCCGGGTCAGCCCAAATCAGGCTGTCTGGGTTCTGCTGACCAGCAGTAGCATTTGTGGCGTTGGTTGGGTACGCCATTGTACCACCGTAGTAAACAGCGCCGTTGGTGTTAGCAATACCGCGATGCCAGAAGCATACATCGTAATCGCCAGTAGTACCACCAGTGTTACCGTTAAAACGAGCGCCTACCTGACCGGCATACTCTGCGAGAGAAGTACCGCCAATAGTAACAGTACCAGTCTTAGCGATGGTGCCTGTGTCAGAGATCTGCTCAGGAGCAGCAACGTACAGGTTAGTACGCTTGTCTGTGACTTTACAGGCTACACGCCAGCGTTGCTTGCCCGCACCAGTGCCTGCCAGGGGATCGATAGTAGCAGTCGCTTCAACAACGAACGCAGTCAGGTCCGTAGAAGGAATAGTCGAAGCGATAGTGCCGTTAACACTCACCAGCTGGAAACCATTATCCACCAAGTCCTGCAGGATAGATTTCCACATCTTGATGTTGCTGGTGAATCCGGATTTTACAATCAGTTTGTTCATGAGTCGTTATCCCTTAAGATTAAGCCGCATCACCAGTGCCGATAGGAAGCATCAAACGCATACCACGGTTGTCTTTACCGTTAGCGTTCATGCCCAGATACTTGGTTTTGTTGGTCTGTTTCAGAGGATTCAACTGAACTTCTGAACCAGCAGACAGAACGTCGGCAGAAGTATAGCCCAGCATATCCAGTGTGGCGAAGTACACATAGCGCTGGGTGTTGATCATCTGAGGGAACAGTACGATAGCACGGTTACCTTCGGCAATCATAACCTGCTGGAGCGGGTTAATGATTGGAGCTGCGTCAGGGCTCGCCTGTACAGCAGACAGAGGAACAGTTGCAGAGTAGATGCCAGCTTCGATAACAGTGAAGCGCTGAATTGCTTCAGGCTTGATTGTATCTGGGTCGCCAGCCAGACCGCCACCACATGAGAAGATACAGAATAGAGGGCTGTGATCGCCGGGCTTAGTATCACCGGTCTGTACGCCACGCTGTGCAACGAACCAACTGAACGCTGTGCCCGTGTTGTCGAAGCCTTCTGCATTGATGTGCAGTGCGATACCGTGATCTGTGGTGATGAAGTCATAGGTCAGCGGGTATGCAGCCAGGTCAGCAGTAGCGTCCATCTTCCAGTCAGCAACCAGATCGATAAAGCTACTTGCAATCAGACCACCTTTAGCCAGACGGCCAATCTCCACAGTAGCAGAACGCTTAGCCGCAGAGTAGTCCGTTTCACTTACCTGCAGGTCAGGCAGCACGTTGATCGCCAGAGTTTTAGCAGTGTTGTCAGCTTTGAGGATGATACCCCATTGCTGATTGTCGAACAGTGGGTCAACTGCATCAGATGCCAACAGGTAGAATGCTTTACCGTCCGGTTTAATCTGAGTTCCAGCGACACCATCGACTGCGACGAGTTCAAAACCCGCAGCAACCATTTTTGCCACCAGATCACGGGTCAGAGCTTCCAGACCAATAATCTTAGTGGCTGTTACACGTTGAATAGCCATATGTTAATCACTCCATTACCAGATAGGTTACAGTGAGTTTCGGTTTCGATGGTGATGTACCGATATTCTTCATACGCCACGAAATCGTAGGCGAGTTGTCTTTGTTGGACAAGAAGCTATATCGACGCAGCTTACGAATAACAGGATTACCCTCGCTATCCACATCTGTGAACACGCCATCATCTTCGAGGAAATTAGCAGTGGAGCGGAATAAATACGGGTTTCTGTCATCTCGTTGTGCGGTAGGGAACGCAGAGAGTTCCACGTCAAACGCATTGAGTTGGACAGACAGCAACATCACCGTACGGTTCATCTGCAAGTCAAAGTCAACCTGCTGTCCCGGAGTGATGTAGGCAGGAGATTCATACTCCACCGTCTTACGCACACCTGCACTTTCATTGCCACTCAAGTCAGCCCAGAACATCGTACCGTTAGCACCAGACACTAGGGTCATACCCGCGTATTCAGGTTCAGGCACTTGCTTACTTGGGTCGAGGCCTACAACAGTCAGACCTGTTTCATCCACAGCGGTGACGAATGGCGATTCGAACTTATACTCCGAGCCACCAAACTTCGCTTCTTCCCACGTCACGTTGTCAGCACCAAGTTGATACATCTTCTTGGTCTCGGTGACGTAACACAACATCCCAGGCTTTTTATTACCTACGGACATTGCATCACGTAACGCGAGTGTAGCAAGACAACGCATACCCCCACGAAGATATACGTCTTCGAGGAGGTATGGAAGCGCTGCGGATGCTGGCAACAGGAACGAAGTCATGTATACCGGCATCTCTTTCTCCTTACGCGATACCTGAACTTGGGTTCGATGAACCGTAGGTCAGTTTAAACGTATACGCCAAGCTATCGAATGGGAAGTCGTTACGGTAGATAACGTAATCGACACCGTTGATAACGACCTCAGCAGGACCTGCAAAGTTGAAGTCATCGAACTCCAACGCACCATCCCATGAACCAGCGAAGCCCTGAACAGATTCGACAAAGTAACCATAGCCGAGAGACTTAGGCCACGCGACGTAGAAGAACACGCCGTTCGAACTCGTACTGGTATTCGCAGGACAGTTCAAGAGTTGCTGTCCTGTCAGAGTCAACGCAGTTTGCAGACCTGCAACGAACGCAGCATCGTAGCCAGAGATAGCTTTGATTTTAGAATGCGAACCGAAGCGAGCACCCAGATCAGAAACCTGCTCAGGCTTGAGCGTAACGTCTTTAGTTGCCGTAACAGTCTTACCGTTCTTAACGTAAGTCACGGTGATTGTCACTACAGCGTCAGCAGTCACCTTGTTGGATTTCAACGAACCGCCTACAACACTCAGGCCAGTCACAGTACCAGACTTCACAGCTACTGCCCACGTGGTGCCAGAATCAGCAGTCACATCAGGAGTAGTACCATCAGACATAGTAGCCGTTGCAGTGTATGCAGTAGTCACGCCGCCGATGATTGAAGCAGGACCCGTGATGGTTACAGAGTCAGGGGTCGCAGGAGCTGGAGTGTTCGTTACAGTCAGGGTCGCTGTTTGCGTCTGGCTATTATACGAAGCAGTACCAGTAATCACCGCAGTCTGAACCGTAGTCACAGTGTTACCTGTGATGGTGTTGTTGCCGTTGAACGTAAAGCCAGTAGTAGAACCGGAGCTACGCGTAACAACAGGCGTCAGGTCAACCGTCGTACTGTCTGAGAAAGTCAGGCGAAGAATGTAAGTACCAGTCTCACCTTTGTTCACAGCAGTCGGACCGATAAGCTCGCGCTTAGTGATGGTCGCAGACTGGTTGATAATCTGAATCGTCTTCTCAGGCGCATACGTCTGGCCATCAACAACGACGTTAGCAGCGCGAAGAATCACGGTCTGGTTCTGAGTGATGGAGTTCGGAGCAGAGGTCAGCTTCGCACGAGTCGAAGTAGTACCAACACCCAGAGTCACATACGCAGCACCTTGAGGCAAGGACCAAGTAGGCAGGGAAGCATACTCAACCTGTGCACCAGACAGACGAGTCACACGCACCAGATAGTCACCAGAAGCAGTGCCCTCAGTGATAGAGTCTGCACCAATGACTTCAACAGCACTCACATCATCGGTAGGACCGACTACGGTGAATTGTACGCTGCCAGTTTTCGATACAGCACCAACAGTTGCTACAACGTTAAGCTGGAAGGTCAGTGTGCCGAAGAATCCGGTCAGTGCCGTCTTAGTGCGGATGCGCCAGCCAGTTGTTCCACCAGCAACGATCTCAAAGTAGGTCTGAGCCGCAGTGGAGAGCGTGTAGCTGAGTTCGCCGCTTGTACCCTCACGGGTAGATGAATCAGAGAACGTCAGGGTACTATGCAGATCGCGTGTTACAGCAGCCGCAGTACCGAAGTCGAACGCAGGAGCTGGAGCCAGAGGCTGGACACTCAACAGCGTAATGACAATGATATTCTTAATCAGCACGGACTTCTGCGCGTTACGTCCATCGAAAGTAGCACGAATCAGAACAGTTGTGTCCTGAGTCACTTCGCCGGCAGACAGCACACCCGTTTGAGCGATGCTTGCCACTGCGCTACCTTGAATGACTGCCCAAGTAGGAGCAGACACTTGACGCTCTGAACCATCAGAAAGAATCTCCCACGCTGTGTAGGTCTGCGTAGTGTTTTCATTCATTTGGTCAGCACCACGAACTTCCAGAGAAGTCACGACCGGCGGGTTACCGACGATAGTTACGTTCTGCGTGGCAGTCTTAGTGATACCGTTTTCAGTGTACGACGCATAGATCGTTACGCTGGTGTTTGCGATGTTTACCGCACCTGCAATCAGATTAGAGTTGTTGAACTCCGCATAGATTGAAGCCTGTTGCAGACGGAACTCGTTAGGACTGATAGTTGCCGTGTGTCCATCAGAGTAGGTTGCCAGCACCGTGTATGGTGTAGTGGTCTTCTCTTGAACGGACGACGGACCGACGATCTTAATGCTCGACAGGTCAACTACAGGCACAACGTTAACGATAGTGATATCGAGAGTTGCAGTCTTCGTGATGCCGTTCTCCGTGTACGTTGCAGACAGCTTCACAGGAATGTCAGAAGACACCTTACCTGCGTTAACAGTCTTGTTCACGATAGTAACAACATCCAGACGGTCAGCGGTGAACGTCAGTGGGTCAATCAGTTTGGTAGTGCCATCCGAGTAAGAGGCAAGGAACGTATAGTTCGCGCTTTCTTCGCTGCGGATTGTGTTAGCACCCTGAATCACCAGAGAGGTCAGCACAACGGCTTCGGTCTCTTTTAGAATCGTGACGTTCTTCGTACCAGTCACTGTCTGGTCGGCAGTAATGTACGTTGCAGTCAGGACGATCTGACGATCAGAAACTGTTTCTTTACGCGCTGTAACCACGTTACCACTGATGGTGGTGTACGTTGTAGGAGCAGCAACGAAAGAGTTCTGCGTCACCATTTCGGTATCGCCGTTCGACCACGTAATACGGAACGTGTAGCTTGCGCTTTGCTGGGACGCGATGGTAGAAGCACCAAGCACTTCGAGCAACGTGATCAACTGAGCTTTAACCGTTACGTTCTTGTTCGCAGTAAAGGTCACACCGTTGTAGACATACGTGGCAGTCAGCTTGACGACAGTATCGACAGAGACTTTCTTACCAGTACCCTGCAGGCCAACGAGGTCCAGAGCAGCAGCGTTATCAACCACGAAGTTCGTAGGCATGATAGTAGCAACGTTGCCAGACTTATAGCGAGCAGTAACGGTGTAGGTTTCTTTCTGCTTATAGAACAGCGTACCTGTACCAACGATAGCGATAGATACCAGCTCGTCGTCAGTGATGAACGTGTTCTTGATCAGCAGGTCGTAAGTGGCAGTTACCCAGTTACCATAAACAGGGTCACGCTTACGCGCAGTCACTTTCAACACAACATCGGCCGCTAGATCAGGCGCAGTGACAGTACCATCCTGTGTGATAGTCACACCGATTACGTTCTGTTCGATAGACCACTCAACGCCAGCAGGGTTGTGTTCAATGCTGTTGGACCATTCAGCGTCGATGTTCAGTTTGACGCTACTGTTATCCGACATGTAACTTGCGTTGCCAGGCAGGCTGATACGCAGGTTCATCAGGTGAGGTGATTCCCACTCGACGTTATCAGCAGAAGGCTTGACCCACTTACCGATATACTTGTTAGGATTGGCAGGGTCCTGATCAACGATGGCCAGCACGTAACCCTCTTGCGGTTCGTTAGAGCTTGCGACTTCAACGAATGCAGTAGAGTTCAGGCGAATCATGGTACGCGCGTAGTCTGCGTGATCGTGGTTCGTTGGATAACGCGCATTGCTCATGCGAGTATCAGAGCTTGACACAGCTACCGTTTCCGCAGCAGAAGCAGGTTCGTCTTTAGTGACTACGCTACCCAGACGGCTGGTGGTCGCATGTGGAATCTCAAGGTCACCAACTTCGATGCCCAGGTCTCCTGCGTTCTCAACAACGAAGCGGAAGAACTGTTTCTGATTGAACAGCAGCGCGTAGTCATTCACGGTTACCCATGAGCCGCGGTGGTTACCATCAGACACGGCAGAGGTACGACGCAGCACATACATATACTGCGGGCTACCTACGTTGGCGTCAATCCAAATCAGGTTGTACGGCTTTTCAGAAAACGACGGCTCTGTCATAGACACGATAACCTGATGCACTTCCGTTTGATCGTTCGCGTTAGGACGGAACAAGAAAGTGATTGGGTTACGTGGCGTCAGACCGCGTGTGCGAGCCAGGCCGATATACTGTTTAGCAAAGCCGTCGATCGTGGTTACGCTCATTCATTATTCTCCAAGAATGTCGGTCGCAATCAGATGGCCGTATGATGCTTTCACGTTAGTGTCAGCGATGAACGTAGAACCGTTGTCGCCAACGTCTGCATCCATGTTCACTTTATCCTGCACGGTCTTCACTTCAACCAGCGGCTTCTCTGGGTGCATTTCATCATGCGGTAGAGGAGAACGCTTGTCGGTGTTACGTGGGTCAGTAACTGACACGAACGTAGGTCGACCAACGGCAGCAGGCTCAGCAGTCAGACGAGCAATACCGTATTCATCAACAGACGCATTCGGTACATCTTCGGTGCCGCTGATATCAGACGGATCGTAATACTGAGGAGCCCAGAACGAGTTGAAGTTCTTCACTTCTTCCCACGTATTCTGGAAACCACCAGCAGGTGTCTTAGACTTACGCGCAAGGAACTTACGATAGAAAACACTATCGCGTACCATGCACAGCCATACGACGTTCATCGGCAGCACAATGCCTACAGGTTCTTCCTGCGCAATGATGTGCGTACAACTGATGTTCAGCGTTGGGTTAATCTGACGAACAACCTGCTCTTTCGCAGTGTCATCCATAAAGCCCGTAACGCCCAACAGAGCAGCAGCGATATCGTTCAAGGTAGTCATAGCCGCTCCTTAATCAGTTGGTTGGCCGAGTTCAGATTCACGCACCTTACGCCACTGGAGCGTACTGTCTTCAAATACCATTACCTGATTCACTTGAGGAACCAGCTGGTCTTTGATAGGCACATGTTCTTCGCCAAAGCTACCATTGATACTGATCATGGTTGCAGGCTTCTCAGGGTGAGTGTGGTCAAGCGGGTCACGATTGTTAGTGAGTGTTTCGTCACCTTCAATCAGTACACGCGACTCGGCTTCTGGATAAGACAGATAGCCAACACCACGGGTCAAGCTGGTGGCCAGAGGCGGCAGCGAGCGGTTGATGATTTGCAGATCGTTCGGGTCATACGTCTGTTCCATCATGGCATCATCATAGAAATAGAGCGCAGTCCAAACATCTTTGTACGGGTCTGAGTTGTCTTTCGCAGTACGCTTGAAGGCGGTACCGAACGTCGGCGACTCAGGGTTGTAGTCAATCCAAATCGCATTGATTGGAAGGACCACGTAACGCGGAACTGCATACGAGCAGTAGAACAACAGACCTAACTGCGAGCCTTCCAGAGGAAGACGGAACATGATCGGGTTCTTGTTCTGCTGGTGGATATTCGTAAGCAACTCAACGTTACTGATGAACTGTTCAAGTTTCAGTTCCATTGTGTTCTCCGTTTACCAGAAGCGGTAGTTAAAATTATACAGGGTCACCGGACTTCGGACTGGTGGAACCGTATTTAATGCGGAACACGTAGTCAAGACTATCGAATGGGAAGTCATTGCGATAGACGACATAATCAAAGCCACCCAGTGAAACCTCAGCCGCGCCTTCGAAGTTGAAGTCATTAAACTCCATCGCACCATCCCACGAGCCTGAGAAGCCTTGTGCTGTCTCTTGGAAATATCCATAGAGCAGACGCTTTGGCCAAGCAACGTAGAAGAAGCGATTGTTGTCTGACGTAGACTGGTTAGGAGGACAGGTGATAAGCTGAGGACTCGACTCACCCAGAACAGTAGGCAGCGAGCGGAAGAAGGTATCGTTATAGTCAAGCAACGACAACACTTTATCGTGAATACCAAAGCGTGGGCCATACTCACCACTGAACGGCACAGACACACGTACCTTATTCGAAGTTGAGTTCAGGACAGTGCTGACGTTATAGGCTTTGGCTACGATATCATGCTCACCTGTATCAAACGGCAGAGTGAAGTCGAAATAGGCAGTCGTACCTGACGTAGGCATATCAAGTTTCTTGAGCACCGTACCGGCAGCGTTTTCAATCTGGAGCGCACCACGCAGAGGCGGGTTATCCATAGTGACCAAGAAGCGCAGCTCCTTGTTACGCAGCGAGAAGCAGTATTCCAAGTTACCTTGAATGGTCAAAGTAAGCATAGAACCTCACAATACGAAAAAGGAGGACCGAAGCCCTCCTTTTGTGATTACAGACTCAGACTTGTGGAGGTACTGCCTGACGGGTTGATATTGAAACGATAGATCAGACGCTTCGTGGTGCGCGTCGGGTCTAACACGATATCCAGAATCAGGTCGCCGTTGGCAATAGTCTGGTTCGTGTTGTTGACTTCGTTACAAACAACCTGATAGCCCTGCGAGCCGGAAGCACCGCCACGAAGACCACGAGCAAGTTTAATCTCCTCGAGGAACTTCTCAACGATACCTTGCAGGTAGCCACGAAGGATAGCATCGTTCGGGTCGAACAAGCCAACCTTACAAGTGCGGTGACATACTTCAAGCACGTAACCGACCATACGCTGAATCTGAATCTGCTGGAAGGCAGAGTTCATGTTATACTGCGTACTGGCTTCCCACACCGCGTAACCACCACCAGAAATGTCAGGCAGTTTGCGAATGTAGTTGACCTGCTCGCGGGTCATAGCATCACGGTCATCCTGATCATACTTCTGAGCGATAGCCAAGAAGTCGAGAGGCGCAGACGCAGTGATACCAGCAGGTGCGAACCACGTACCACGGTTGTTGTCAGTAAACGCGAACACAGCACAGATCTGGCCGACACATGCTGTCCACAAATAGCGGCCAGTATCTTCATCGAAGATTTTAATGTCAGGCGTATAGAGTGCCATGTTCGTGTCGTTCACGTTCAACGTCTGACGGCGATAGCGAATCGCTTTAGACACAGACTGCTCGGCAGAAGGGATGCCGCAGATAACGAAGCAGTTGATGTGCGCAGCAGCCGCCGCTTTCATGCCTCGGTGGATGATGTAATCCTGTGTAGGACTGATCAGCAACGTCACACGAACTTCTTCAGGGTCACCGAAGTAATCCTGATACGCTTGCGCCAGTTGGTCGGAACCAACAGTGTCACCGTCTGAACCACCCTGGAAGAAGATGAAGTCAGAAGTGAAGAAGTCGATATCAGTCGTGAAGTATTCATTACGAATGAAACGGAAGTTGGAGCTTTCGTTTTCCATCGCGTAATCAATACGGTACTGACGTTCAAATTCATCAGCGTAATCAAACAGACTGCATTGGTAACTGTTTACCGGGGCGCTGCCTGCCTGATAGTTTTCGTATTCGTCAACGTAGAACAGTTTCGTGTTATACTTCGTGCGGTCATCGAACGGGTCGAGTCCACGAGGAGTAGCAGGACGAATCTGCAATGACATTGCATTGTTCCAGTCGCCCGGGTTTTCCAGAATGATGTAACCAATGACGTTCTCATTCAGTGGGTCATCAGGCAGGAAGCCGAGTTGGTCTGGAGAATCAACACCAACAATGTTACCTTCATCGTCAGTGTACGGAGTGATGCGCAGCACAGGCTGTACAGCAGTCGCGTCATCCACAGTCAGAACACCAACCGCATATTTCGCGTTTTTAGTCACACGAACGTATTTGAGCTGGTTGGTTTGTTTTGCTACAGGCAGCGCTAAATATAAGCCGAGGCCATACTTGGGATCTTTTGCACCGAAGATGTTTTTCAAATCATCTTTATTACGCACATCAACACGCTGATTGACAGGACCTCGACGGGCCTGACCAACGATGCCTACGACGGACGTAGATAAAGACGTTGCACCAACGGAGAGATCCCGTACGCCAGTGTAGACACCAGCAGAGGAATGCGTTGAGTTAACGGGCATGTTTCGTCTCCTTATATGACTGTCTGAAATTATCGTATAAGAGACTAGAAACGCAAAAGGGGCAGCCGAAGCCACCCCTTTGTTTTAACAGTCACAACCTACTGAATCGAAGTCCAGTTTCAGGCCAGGATAGAGTTGGTTGAACTCCTCCAGAGGCATATTGAAACCAGCAGCACTTGGATGGCCGTCGCCACCACGCGAACGCGCAATGAAACGAGCACTACCAATATGACCTTCAGGATAGCCTTTTGAGCGGCAGCTAACGTAAACCTTAGTCGGATCACGATGGCCTTTGCGTACCAGCATCACTGTTTGGAAGTGATCGTAGTTCTCATAGACATACGTGCCTGTCTCGGACGCAATGCCTTTGTCACAAGGCACGACTGCATGTTTAACGCCAATCAGATGATTAGGCTCCGAGAAGAAGCTGTTGGTATCAATCAGGCCACGAATCGTTTCATTGCGTTCTTCAATGTTAATGAAGCCCTGAGCAATGATTGCTTCGATATCCCCAGTCAGGATGATCTTGTACGCAGCACGGACGGTAGGAGGCATTTCAGTGTAGATGTGACCACACTTCTCTACTTCCTTGAACACGTCCTTAACGTAACCTTCATAATAAGCAAAGGCACGTTTGTTATCACGCTGCCACAGGTCGCGGTCAGATACCAGTTGAGCACTGCGAATAATGTTATTCGTACAGGCGTACTGGTGCTGTTGGAACTCTGACACATGCGCCATGTAGGCAAGCAACGCACCACTCCCACCAGCTTTGAAAGTAAGTCCCAATGGAGATACGTCCAGCGCAGCACACTCTTTAGCATACAGCTCTGGGTCGCGGCAGTCATGGTGGTCAAGCACCTTGAAGTTACCGCCGAAGCGTTTAGTCATAACAGCCATCTGACGTTCGGTCAGAGAGAAGTCAACGACGACAACGCGCGTATACTCTGAGGGCTCACCGATTAACTTACCATCGGCGTCTTTCGTTAGGTCACTGAGTTTGATACCTTCGAGACCCTTCATGTCTTCGAACTTAGTACCGTCGGCAGTAACGATATCCCCTTGGTCATTAGAGTACATGGCCGGATAGAAATGGAGAGTATCGTTCGGGTATGCAAGTGCTGTAATGGCAGCAGCGAAACTACCATCAGCACATCCTTGATGATAGACAACAAGTGTAGTCATGACTAAACCCAGTGGTTATTGTGATTTGCTCCAGATTGGACGCTATTCAAATGCTCGCGCATCTGACGTAGGCCCGCCAGCGTCTGCTCCAATGAAACGCGATACTGTTCGGACGCCGTGCTTTCCCCGTAATGGAGGGAGAGAATGTACAATGACCATTCTTCCGACTGGCGCAGGCGCTCCATTTTCTTATAAAGGATTTGACGACGTTCACGAGCACGTAACAGACGTTGCATTAAATTAAGTGGTTCGTGAGATTTTTGCAGCAATTCAATGTGAATAGCATCCAGTCGCTCATAATCCAAACGAGCCAAGGCATCTTTGGCTTCAAGGAAGAGTTTGGTACGACGCAGCGCTTCTTCCACTGACTGGTTACGACACTTATCAGGATGCGTGATGCGAGCAATAGCTTTGTAGACAGCTTTGCACTTTCGAGCCAGGACGGCACGTGACCACTGCTCGTGTTCGGCCATCTGGTCGGCGTCTGCTTCGTTATCCTGAGTCTCGTGATCAGTGTCTTCAACGAACGCATCTTCCATGACCTTTTTGATATCGTCTGCGTTGGCTTGATCTTCCAAGTCATCGGAATTAGCCATAGACAATACCATCGCCTGAATCTCATTGTTCAGGATTTCAATCTCTGCGATGATAGGACGATGTTCTTTATTCAGACCGTCCACCAGCTTTGTAACACGTTCGCAGTCAGCGCCGTATCGTAGTTCCAACGCAGCAACTTCTTCGAGAATTTCAGCAAGCGTTTCGCCTGTGTCTTCTTCGAATTGTTCAACCGCATCTACCATTTCAGTAGAATCGGTGTACAGCACAGGGAGTTGAGGGATAACCATCAACTGAGTATTTGTCATGGGCGAACAAGCTCCGAAATTGGTTTAGCTACCAGTTCTGCAATGCGTGGAGGACACTGAGGGTTGCGCTTCAAGTTCTTGTGCAACCACTGCAAGTTGTTACCTGACGAAGATACCTCAGCACGGAAGCTGGGGAGTTTGAGTTCGTCGCGGTGTTTGTCCAGCAGCGCATTCAGTTCGTTCAGTAACATTGTTTTTCCTTAAAGAGATGAAGTCATTAGTTCAAGTAAGTTGGAAACAACATGCGCAGGGCCAATCGAAATGCCAGTGTGCGCCTGTAGATGAATACGTTTCGTGAATAGCTCCAACGGGTCAGGCCCGCCACCAGTCACTACGATGCGTGGTATCTTCGGGAACATCTCAAGGATATCACGTAGTCGTTCAATCTTATAGCTGGTGCTGTCCAGTGTTACGTTGGTCAGCACTAACAACGATGGTCGCTTGCTTTTGAGTTGTTCATAGTCGAAGCGGTCACCGTACAACGTTACCCAGCGAGGCTTGAGAGCTGTTGTTTCTGAATCTTCAACGGCGGCATTGAAGATAGACAGCGCAGCCATCTTTGCTCGATAGTCATTCGGGAAGCTACTGATTACCGTAATACGAGGGTCAGTCCCGAATGGATTCTGAATCATCTTAGCTAAGTGAGTAAGCTGTTTTGCTTTACCGATCACTTTGCCTTTGAAGTAAGGTGACATGGACTTGTAGTCCTGAGCGGCTTCTGCCACATCGAACTGTTCACGCTTACCGAATAATAGTTGTGGGTCAACGCCCAGCGTTTGCATCTGCTTTGCTACAGCAGGTTCAAAGTCAAATGTTAGCACAATACCCTCCGTTGTTCGTGTTAGGTATTTACAGATTCTGTGGAGCGCTGCCACACGACGAACTTGACGTTCAACGAATGCTCGTCAGTTAGGGCTGCTGACCTAGGGTCATGTCTGTAAGGGTATCGTTGCTCCTGTTGCCAAAAATAAGCTGGTGGCACAATAGTTCGAACTGGGTTCGGCACCTGCATGTAACTGTGCGTTTCAATCAGTACCAGATTGTCAATGCGGAGAACACCAGGGACCTCGAACACTGAAGGCAGATTAGGACCAGCACCGTCTGCCATGACGCCGTTCATATAGTCCACCAGCGCTTTAACAAGTAAGCGACCAGCAGATATACTCAGTGTAAGATTGTACTCTGTGCGGAATTCCATGGTGTTCTCCTGATTATTACATCAGCGCCAGTTCAGGGTCGATATACGTGTACGTGAATACGACGTTCCAACCAGAAGCGGCATCTTTGTTTGGGTGGTAACGGAAGCCGTAGATCATCAGCTTGCCTTTAGTATCAGGCTCAAGCGTAGGCTCATAAACAAGCCATGCTTCTTCCAGCTTCATCTTCTCGGCAATGTCTTTAGACCATCCGTCGAAGTCATACGGACCTTCTGGAACTTCCCACGACAGTGAATGCTTCTGCCAATGTTCGGCCTGCATATCAGTGTCTTTGGAAATCCAGTCCAGATGGGTAACGCCCATGTGATAGGCAATGGCGTGTGCATAGCCTCGCTCTTTCATGTAGCGTTGCAGTTGATCAAGACGCATTAGGTTGCTCCTTAAAGCGCGGGAATACAGTAACGCTAACACGCGTAGAATCCTTTTCGTACTCACGCTCATTGTGAGAAACAAGCAGGACGTCAGTGACCTCCAGAGTGTTTCGAATGAGGATAAGTAACTGCCCAACAACGGACAAAGGATGGATATAGTTGGAGACAATCATATTGATCTCTGTTACCTGATCAGGATTGCCTACACTAACATCTCCATCCCATTCTTCTACGCGCATACACGCACGAACTGCCTCACTCTTTAACAGGTCCATCTCAAGAGTGAAGGGTAAACGCTCTTTCATCATAAACTCCTTATAGGCTGCTAAAAGAGACAGACTATAAATTAGAGAGCGACACCCTTAAGGAACGTCCGTGCGAACTTAATAAAGATCTTCTGCTTTGCTTCAGGCAGCTTACGATAGCGTTGGATAATGTCTTCCAACGAATCGTCTTCGGTCAGGTCAACAGGTGAGATTACACCCACTTCACCTTTGTGCCAGTTAGCTTTTGTGGCAGTAAGCAGGAAGGTTCCACGAACTTCTTCCGCAACACGCTCCCCTGGGCCTCCGACAGGAACACGCACTTTGGTGTGGTCGATATCAGCAATGCGCTGGATAGCAACACCTTCTGGGAACTGGGCGAACACCTCAGTCAGATCGATATCAGCCTCGTTATTCGGTGCTGGGTTTTTAGCAGTGAATGACACGCGGAACGTAAGACCCCCATCAACGTCGTACTGCCCATCGAAGATAATCTTTTTGTTTGCGCGTAGCGTGTTGCTGATTAGAGTATGCAATGGGTCAAACATGTTACTTCCTTAGATAGTCGGCCAGCATGTCGATGTGTGTACGAATCATCTTTCTCTGGTCGATGGTGAGTTGACTGAACGGCGGAAGGTCTGGATAGATACCTTGCATCGCCAGATACGTTGTCTGGATGTTGCGCTTCGGCGCAGGCTCTTCCTTGAGGCACTTGAATCTTACCTTAGTCAGAGTCCACGTATGCGTCTGACCATCTACAAGAATCGTTGAGTCTTCTGCGTTTGTGATCACAAGGTCTGTAGAATCAAGTGCGGCTACTACCTCGTGCAGGCCATAAACTACAACATCGAAATCGTCATAGACGCAAGTACGTCCAGCACATGCACCAGTTCTCTGCCAAACGATTTTGATATCCGCTTGATAGATGCCACGCAGTTCACCAAGGTCCTTCTCACGCACGGAGTGTACCTTGATGCTGCTGCCTGTCTTCTTCAACAGACCATTCATCTGTCGGACTGCTTCCAGCATTTGTTGTTGCAGCACATCCCCTGTGCGTACCACTTCGTTCAATGAAGTTTGAGTCATCAGAATCGCCTCATGCCTAAGTTAGACGGCTGGCCTTTCACACGCGCTTCCGGTTCAAAGAAGTCTGGCAGTTCTCCATCAAGCGCTTCTTCTCTCGATACGACGCCCATCCAGTCACGCAGTTTCTTCGGTGTACGCTTCGCTTTCGCGTAACCAAACTTCCAGCACATCTTCAACACAGAACGAGCACACTGCATCGAACGGTCCATCTTAGGATCAATGAACATACGAATTACAGGTGTGCGTTTGTTTTCCATCGGCGTCAGAATACGACACGATTCCTGTTTCCAGTTCGGCTCGTTATTCATCGGCATGATATAGTACAGCGTATCCCACTTCGGAACGTTCAGGCCGCGCTGCATCAACTTACGCATACCCACAACGCAACGAATCTTACCTTCACGCGCCGCATCTATGATAGGCTTACGACGCTTCGCCTCTTTCGCACCGCCAAGGAACACTGCCGCAACTTCTTCCATGTAATGCTCATTGATACGCTGCACCAATCGCCGCGCTTGATCAGTGAACATAATTGGAATCGCAATGCTTCGTCCTGCATCGAGGTCTTTGATAACCCACTCAAAGATTTTATCGTTACGATCAGGATGATTCGCGAGGAACTTACAGAAGCGTACCCACCCCGCTTTACCATTATACTGCGCACGGGTCTGAACTTTCTGACTGGTCTTGTGCAACGTTACTTTAGGCACAAGCTCTTCCACGAACGCTTCCGCAATCACAGGCCCGAAGATTGATTCAATCAGGTAGTGACGACCGTCTTTACGTTTAGGCGTTGCAGTCAGACCGAAACGATACTTCATCTTGAGACTCGCCAGTGTGCGACTGTAGCAGCTCGCGTTTCCAGCATGACATTCATCGACGAACAATGTACCGTAGTTTTCATTCAGAAGTTTCAGGCGCTTCTTCGAGTTCTTACTGTCCGAGATAAGCGACTGGTAAGTAACGAGAATGATCTGGAAGTTCTTGTAGTCGTCGAGAGTCTTCGGGAAGCCGTACAACTTCTTTCCATGCTTCTCTTCCAACTCAGGCAGGTTCGTCATCTGCTCGATAGTCTCAAGGAAACCATCGAGGAAGTCTTTCTGATCAGCCATGATGATCGTACGGAATCCAGAGTGACACGCACCAGCAGTACCGATAACTGTCTTACCAGAACGAGGAGGTGCTTTGAATACACCACACAGTTCGCCAAACATCTTAGCGAAAGGCTCTTCCTGATAATCACGCAGCTTACCTGTGAACTTCACTTTATAGTCGAACGGCACACGGCTTGTACCATTGACGAACTTCACTTCTTTCAGGCTTAACCCTGCTGTACGTTCGAAGCGGTGCATCTCTCCGTAAGGAATCGACACATAACGCTTACCCTTAATGTCAGAGTATTTGGCCAGCACGGTTATATCAACCAGTCCGCCCTTAGAACATTGACGACATTCTTCGGACGGACGTATAGAACGAAACTCACAGTTCTTACAAGCGGCGTTGTCGAACTCGTAGTGAGTCATCTTCTTGATGATGTTGTCAGCGTCTACATGTTTAACAGGAATATGCAGACGGCTATCGACCAATACTTTGGCTGTCACATCTATTTCCTTGAGTTCGGCAGTCCGTACTCACGCTGATTAATCAAGTTCATCACATCGACCAGCGCACGGTATGCAAACCCACACTTGTCGATATCCTTGATGTAGAGATCTAACTCATCCTTGAGCTGGTCAAGACTATCAGCGTAACGGTAATACTCCGCCATAATGTTTCTGACACAACGCTCACGCTCTTTGGCGGCGCCGACGGCTTTCAGATCTTTCGAGTACGTTACCGAGGCATAATCCTGAAAACGCTCTAACATATCATTTAACAGCTTTGAGGCTGCGTGGACATGCGTCATGATTTCAGTCATGCGGCTTCGATAAGACTGATCTTGAATTATCGACTCTGCCACCTTGTTGAGTGCGTTAGGGTCACCAGTCACATTCAGCGTTCTGACCTTACGCATCTTAAACAGCTTACGCGCTTCGTCCTGATACTCTGCGAGGGGCATCTGGAACAGGTCATTGGTCTTGTAGATATCGCGCAACTTCTTATAGCGCTTATCCTCTTTGACCTTGAGTCGAATACGCTTTAGGTCATCCATCAATCGCCTCTATCGGTTACAAGCAGTGGGCTGTCAGGAGTCTTATGCGGCATAGCAAAGAAACGGCCATGCTCGTCACGATAAATCAACAGACCACCAGACGGCCCTTCTATTGGGCAGGTGAAGTTAAAGAGTTTTTCGAGTGGCGGCATATAGCCGACAGACACATCGTTAAACGTACACCACTTAGCAGATATCTCCAGCATCGAACCAACAACAGTGTCTGCCAAACGCAGATAAGATTGCTTGAAGTGGTAGCTGTGTTCGATAGGAGCAACGCTATCAATCGTTAACTCTTCTCCGTACACCGCTTTATAAATTAGGCAGAAACGTCTGCGGCCCCGTGGGGCATTCGGTATTTCATACAGCACATCATGTATGAGAGATGAAACGTCCCCAATGAGGACGTTTTTCTTGACAGCCAGTGGCGTCATGCAGGCAGATACCCGAAGTACAACAGCGTGTGCGTATCGAACTTGTAGTTCAGGCTGAACGCATTCAACGAATTGATGCTGCTACCGTGGAAACCCATGTTGTGCCGTTCTTCACGGCCAATGTTACGCAGCAACTCACGGATGATACGCATATCGAGAGAGGTAGTGAACTCTTTCTCGATTGGTTTAGCCAGCTTCAGGCTGTCCTGTACGCTACCGCTATCGTTACCAAACTTGAGTCGGAACTCTTGTTTCTTAACGTGGAGCTTCGCGTTAGTGTTACCCTTCTTCTCGATCAACGTCGAGATGTTAGCGAACGGTGCAGACAGGTCACCCTTAATCACACAACCCAGAATAGGTTTACCAAGCTGTGCAATCATGTTGTCCATATAGCGATAGTCTTCATCGCTTGCCTGAATCGGAGGCAGAGTCAGAACGAACGATTCGGCTTCGGCAGCAAACGATGTGCTGTCAACGTGGAACGTAACCTTTTCTTCTCCGCAGAAGCGATAGACGAGATCAAACATCTCACCTGTCATGCTGAAACGGAACGCAGGTACTTTCTTCTTCAACTCAAAACGATAACGAGATGAAGTCCAGTGGCCAGGACTGACAAGGCTCAGGCTCTTACCGTCGCAGATAACACGACACATAACGGTCTGGCCTGTGATGGTATCTTTCAGACGGGTCAACTTAACGCCCTGAGTCATCGCGTCAATTACTTCGCGCGTCATCTCATGACCACCTTCGATATGGTGATGCAGACCTTGTTCAACCATCGGGATTTGTTCGGCAGATACTGGACGCAGTTTCACTTCTGCTTTGTATTTGCCTTTCTGTTCGCTGATGTTCAACACTTTTCCGTCGAACTCAACGTTCAGTTCCTTACGCTTGTTGATCAAGCCGGTCAACTGAATTGGGTCGATGTTCATGATCGTGTCTGCATCGGCAGTAGCGCCAGGAACGAGATACGCAACGAAGGTGTCAGGCGTACGGCCCAGCACGAATACGTCAGACTTGTACGTTACCAACAAATGAATGTGGGTCAGCTTATCGTCCGACTCAGAGAAGCGCGTCACAAGGTCAACACGTTTCAGAATGTCTGACAGGAACGTACCGTTCAATGTCAGGTTACACTTCTTAGCGGGATTCTTCGGCAGTCGGCAAGTCTTCATCTCTATCCTCTAAAACAAATTGTAGTGTGCCCTGTATATTTACAGCTTCAAGGCGCTTGCCTGTAGGCATCAACAGACCGTTCAACAAGCCAACGAAGTCAGCACTGTGACAGTCTGGAGCGATCTGGTGGACGTAGATATCGTCAGGAATGTCCTGAGGGTTAAGCTGCCAAGATGTTCTCAAGGCAGCACCCATAAACGCAGGACGTTCGACCAGATGCTTGTTCAAGAACGAACAAATATCTTCGGCGCTTAACGTCATTTCTTAGCAATCCCCTTAAGTGCATTCTTGAGCATTGACTTACTGATTTTGATTTTCTTCGGAGCACCATCAGCAGAAGCAGCGGCTTTCTTAGCGGCCTCTTCTGCTTTATACTTCTCAAAGGTCTTGGTGTTCTTAGGAAGCTCTGCAAGCCATTCTTCGACGTTCTTCTTATCCTTGTTGGTGAGAGGATTGACTTTGTCCATCGAACGAATCTTAATGTTGTTGGCCCAAAGTTGTTTCTTCATCCAATCGGACATAAGGTGATACTGGTCCTGCATGATGCTGTCAGTAGTCTTGTCAACATCAAGGTTCTTCTCACCCAGCTCGTCGCGTTTAATGATCAAGCCGTCTTTGATAAGTTTGTGAAGCTGAACATAAGAGAAGTTCCAGCCCTGCACATCTTTCTCCGACGCACCAATTTCAAAGTCAATCTCAGGAACAGATGTGAACTCGAATCCGGCATGACGCTTCTGCACAACTTCGACCACTGCGCTGGTCATCGCACGTTCGATCATATCGAGCGCAAGGAAGATCCATTTGTAATCGCAGTCAACGGTCAAGGAGTCGTGTACCGATACGTTCATGTCGAAGTCAGGGTATTCGCCGTTCGCTTTCCAGTATTCGAACTTCATGCGATCCAGAATACGAATCGCGGACATCATCAAGTCAGAACCGAAGCCCTGTACTGGACTGTTTACCGCACGACGGTCACAAGCGGCATGAACCATGTTCGCTTCTTTATGTGACTCAGGCAGCATCAGGCCCCAGAGGTGACGACGACGACCAACAGGAGATTCAACAAAGAAGTTCTCGTGTGCAAACTTTTTGATCTTGTCGAACCATTTTAAGCCAACAGGGAAACGTGTTAAGAACTTGCCTTTGATTTCTGCAATCTCTTTCACGTCACGGCCTGTAGACTTCGCAAGACCTTTATCACCCTGCTGGTAAATCAAGCCGAAGATAACTGTCTTAACCGCGTTACGTACGGACTTGGTTACGTCCATTACGTTTGGAATACCGAAGAAGTATGCGGCGTTGATTTTATGAACGTCACCCTCTGCTTCGACGCGGTGTTCAATCCACGGGTCAGGTACTGTACGGAAACGATGACGTAACTTACGGCCTTGCTCGAATACGTCTGCAACGCCTTGGTCACCTGAGATAATCGACCAGCCCCTTACTTCGTGGGCTGAGTAGTCGACCTTGATTAGTAAACGATTCTTACGTGCAATCAAGATACGCTTGATCAGTTTACCCATCTCACTACGGGACGGTACCTGTTGCAAGTTCGGGTCAGACGCTGATGTACGACCCGTTACAACTCCGAGATAACCATACGTCGGTCGGATTGATCTGTCGTGTTTGAAGTCTTCCGATTCGCCCCAGAGTTTAAGCAGGCTGTTAACGTAAGCGTTCTTGAGCTTGTATGCTTTTCCGAGTTTCGAGTAGAGAGCAACAAGCGGTATATCTGCATACGCCGCCTGGAAGTCCTTGTCCAGCTTGCCTGTCTTCTTACCGTTCTCACGTAGCTGTTCCCCTTCTTTCAGAGGCTTGAGTTTCATCACATCGAAGAACAGGATTTGCTTATGCTCTGACTTCGACATATCAAACTTCGTCACCTCAACACGCCCCATAAGACCCATCTTAGGAACGTTGTCGTCTTGGCAAATCAGTTTGTTCGCAGCCTTGACCTCGGGGCTGTTCATGAACTCACGCTCTACGTTTCGAATCTCCTCGTTGATAGGGCTATTCGGCAGGTTGAGCTTAAACAGGTAGTCGATATCGGCACCAGCGCCTGTCGTCTCCAGAATCGAGAACGCATGAATCTGGTCGGAGATTTGCTCACTAACCATCGACTCATACTTGGCGTACTTGATATCGTTCGCACGAAGCATCTGCTTCTCTGCGATACGGAACGGCACGATAACGTCGAGGCCTGCGTATTCCTGAACGCTTTCGTCCAAGTCAACGTCGGCAATCGTCGCTCGCATTTCTTTACCGAACGATACTTCATGGTACACCTGACAGCCATACTGCATTGTCAGGTTCGCTAAGTTGTAGTAACCAGCGCCAGTAACGTTAAGCAATGACTTCGCGTTTTCATCGTTCGCAAACTCACCCGCCTGAATATCCCAGACGTTCGCTGCGTAACTACGAATGCCAAAGTTAGAACGCATTACGTTCAGGTCGAACTTCGCGTTGGTGTAGATTTGATACTTGTTGGAGTTATCCTCGAAGTAGTCTTTCAGCATCTCACTTACGCGGCGCAGTTCCTTCGGCGTGAACGGACTGTCACGGTGATAGATTGGAATGACATACGCTTTCTGGCCGTCACAGGAAAGCTGTACCGTCAAGATTTTATTCTTGATACGATTCAGGTTCTCTGTTTCGGTATCGACTGCAACCTTCTTGGCGCGCTTCATACGCTTCAAGATTTTCTCAAGTTGCTTGACCTTCGTTACATACACGAGGTCCCAGTTACGCTTCTTACCGCACGTAACTTCATCGATCTTGTAGCGCATCCCTTTGTTAAGCCACGGCAACATCCAACGCGCCATGTAACCTAACGTGTACGACGAACCACTGATGTGCATTGGGTTCAGCACGGTGTGATAGCTCACGTTCGGCAGATGGATGAAGCTATGCTTCTTACCATCGCTCTTAACTTTCGTGGGAATCTCTACGCCGTACCAATGCTCATAGTGATCTTTCGAGAATTGGATCTTCTCGTTGTTCAATGCCTTGAACGGCGCTTTGCCGAATGTCAGAACATAGTCAGGCTTGTAACTAACGATGATCTCACGAATACGTTCGGCGAATGCTGCGTCGGCATCTTCCTTAAACTGCTCACCCTTGTCATACGTCTTGAACATATTGTACGAGACAACAAGGAAGCTCCAATCGTCAAGAGTCGTTTTAACCGGAAACGTATCTTCGAGATACTGCATCTGGTTCAGGAACAACTCACCTTCGGTCGAAGTGAAGATCTTGCCGTTACGCAAGTCATCGGTGGGCATGTGATCAAGGACGAGTAGTGCTTTTCCGCCTTTAGCGCTTTTACTCACGCTTTTCAGAAGTCGAACACCGTCATAGGTCTGCATGTCTGCAAACTGCTCTGGCGGGTCGAAGTCAAGAGCTATAAACTTTGGTTTGTTCACCATCTAGTCCTATCAAAGTGTGTATCACAATATGATGGCAGCTATTTACAGATTCCAGAGACAAAAAAGGGCACCCGAAGGCACCCTTTTGGATTAAATTACATTCGAAGCTCGGCGGCAGTACGTTCGCCTTTCTTAGCAGCAGCGGCAATCTCTGCGTCAGTCGCGTCTTTGGTAGCCAGCAATTTGATGACGTTTTGAATGGAACGCAACTCACCAAGATGAATCTGAACTTTCTTGACCTTTTTCAAATGGTCGCCGATGAAGGTCATCAGCCAGCCTTTCTGCTGCATGACAACAGCTACTTCCAGTTTCTTATACTGGAAAGAGAACTGCTTGCCAGAAGCATGTAAGAACTGACCCGCTCCTGCTACTGGTTCAACCGCACGAATGAAATCCAGTGCGTAGTCCTGAGCGTTTTGACGACGCAAGGAAGAGAAGGCAGGAGAGAATGTAGTTGTGTTGACTACAGGCTTGATGCTTTTACTTGCGCGTACGGGCTTTCCCACTGTGGCATTCGCAGCCTCAGGTTTGACCTTGATTGCACGAAGCGCGTTGATGGTAGCCACCAGCGTTTTCGCTTTATACAGGTTCTTGATTGCAGTCACGGCGTTCTTACCCGCAGCTTTCTTGGCGAAGGCTGTAGTGGCGTCAGTGTCTTTCAGGATATCGAGAACGGTTTCGAGCTTGGACGTGTCCAACTCTTTAATCTTCGTCAGTTCGTCGATGCGTTTAATCAGAACTTTGGCGTTCTTGCCGAAGAGGATATCAGCGTTCGCCACCTGAGCTTTAGTCGCGGCAGAGATAGACACAACTGCACCGCTATTCATTGTCATGTTGTACATCGTAGTTCCTTATCGTTTCTTGGTCCAGTTGGAGTTCTGTTTGCCTTGCTGATTGTTCTGCTGAGGCTGCTTGGTGTCTTCCGTTTCACCATCTGTCTCAACGTCATCTTCTTCCTCGTCGAGGACCGGCGTGGCATCCTGCACAGGTGCAGGTGATTGCGTTTGCGTGTTGAGAACATTAGAAGTCAGAGGTTGCTGCGGCACTGTACTCACGACAGCAACAGGCTCCTGTGAGGCCACTACACGAGCTTTGGCGACTTCGCCTACAGCGTTTTCATGAATCAGGTCAACAGTAACAAGCTGGCCTTTCGTCTTCAGGATTTCATCAGCGCGAGCTTGGTCCCACTTATCCCAGAGAATGTCCAGACCCTTGTGCATGTAGTTCATGCCAGCAGGCAGCTTACCACGACCGTTGAAAGGCAGACCGTTAGAAGGAGTAGCTGGCTCAAACTCGTCCATCATCTCCCACTTACGTTTCGCTTCAATACACTTCGGTCCCCACACGCCGTCACACAGACCATCATAGATACCCATGATTGTCATGATAAGCTGGAGCTTTTGATAGAACTTGTTTAACATCATGCTCTCCTTAAGAAAGGGGCCGAAGCCCCTTTATCTGATTACACTGCCTTGTTCTTGGTAGCAGTAAGTTTCAGACGGTCAAGAGCCGTCGTCACTTTCTTGATGTTCGTGATGCTGTAGCCAGCTTTCACGATCTTGTTGATACGTGCTTTAGCGCCAGCGACATTCTTCACGAAACCAATCCACATACCAGGAGAGGAGTCGAAGGTACCGAACTTACGGGTGTTTGGAATCTTCGTACCGATGAAGCGTTTCATCTGTGGGTTCGTGTTCAGGTCGAACATGATACGCAGACGATCTTCCATCACCATCGGGTATGCCTTGACGTGTTTCTTATCAGAGGCTGCCTTATGGCGAATCAGGAAGAACTGCTTCAACTGCTCCTGAGCTTTCAACGCCAACTTAATGTTGAAGCCCATACGAGGCGTAGACTCGTCAAAGAAGTCCAGCACAAACTCCAAACGCTTCTCGGAAGGCTTGTCGAATGCCAGTTTCTTCTTAGTCTCGATGAAGTCGAGCATCGCTTCGAAGTCAGAGTAGTAGGCACAGTCGTAATACACGTAGTCACCGAACTCCACAAAGTCGAAGTCCTTGAGAGCCTTAGCATCAGGGTCGGTAGCGTTCGCGTAAATTGCCACGAAGCCGTTATACACGGTAGGAGTCAGTTCGAGTGCCATATCAGCACCGCCAACGTCATCCAGAACCGCAGCGGCAACAGGTTTCTTACGACGAGTTGTGTTATCCAACGCAGGCAGTTCCGCAGGCTTACGACGACGAACACGACCAGCAGCCTCAGCAACACCTTCGTTGATTGGCTTACCTTCTGCCTTGTTCTCGGTACGTTTCTTGGCACGAGCGGTCTTACGCGCTACGGCCACAACCTTCTTCTCTGTCTCAACCGTGTCGGCAGTCTCAGTCTCGTCCTGAATGGTGTCTTCAACTTCAACACGATTCGCTTCGGCAGTAGCACGTTTGCGGTCTTTCTCATTTGCCCACGGCTTACGGACTTCGAAGAACTTCTTGAGATCAGACTTATCAACTTTAGTTGCGATATGTACCTTCGCAGCAGGGAAGCTAACAGTCTCGCCTGTACCAGCCAGACGCACACGCACGGTACTGATTGGACTGTCTGCACGGAGCTTGCCGTCAACAGTACGCACAGTCACAGACACGATAACACCATTACCGTACTCAGTCACAACAGGTGCACGGTTCAGAGAGTCTTTCAACCCTTCGCCGCTCGTGAAGTTACGGTTACGCGCCCAGTCAAGCAGACGCTCAAGGCCCCAGCCGTAGCGATCAGGAATCTTCTGGTTAGCAACAAACGGAGTCTGTTCCATAACACGGAAGTCATTCAGAGCAGGCGTTGACGGCAGTGCTTGCATTGCTGCAATCGTCGTCTTACGCATCTCCTGGAATTCCTGAGACTCGATTTCGTTCAGGTCACGCTTCGCAAGGAAGTAGTCCTGGAAGTCAGCCATTGTGTTGTTATCGATCAGGAGCTTGGCGCTCATTTTGATCGGGTCCAACTTGTACTGGTCGAGTGCTTCGTAACGCTGGTTACCTTTCTCGTCGAAACGAGTTTTCTCCAGTGTCTTCCACATCAGACGAGCGACCTTACCAACTTCAAGGGTCTTGTTCGTCATTACCCAGTCAATGAACACAACTTCACGAGCCATGTCGCCTGGCTTACCGTCTTCGTCCAGCTTCGCAGCAGCAACGTCAGGCCGGAAGATACGCGCAGTAGACTGATCGTAAGTACCCGGCGACCACGGTGTATCGCAGCGGATGATACGGCTACCCATCTGCATGTTGTGGCCTTCGGAAATTGCCTGCTCGTTCGCAATCAGAATCTGGACGTTGTTGTCCGTCTTGAATGCGTCGAGGTTAGCGTCTTTGTTCTGGCCCAGCTTGCCTACTTCACCGTGATACACTACAGCAACTTTCTTGTAGTTCTCAGGCAGAGCGTTGTAAATGGCGTTAGCAGAACGAACGTAGCGCGTGAAGACAATCAGCTTACCCTGCACCTCTGGCTTCCAGTATTCTGGATCATCTGGTGGAGGAGTCATGGACGGAGGCAGTGCTTGACGCTTGAACTCTTCGGACTGCTTACGGGCCAGATACTTCTGACCGTTATAGACAGCAATGTCCAGCTCACGAGGAGTAACGCCCGGCTTCCAGTCGAAGATCTGTTGCTCACCAACCATCTGGTCACGTTCAGGCTGCACTTCGAAGTGCTTCTTGATACGGTCGATGATGGTCATGACTTTAGCGGATGTGAAGTTGGTAACGCCGGCAGCTTCAAACGTCATACGCGCAACGTCATCGCCCATCGGGTCAGTCAACATCATTTCCATACGCTGGAAGTACATGTTCAGGTCAGCATTACCTGCAAGCAGTGCGCCGAGGTCATCGCCTTCTTCGATATCGTCTTCGTCAATGTCAGAAGCGTTGTCACCATCGCCACCAGCATCTTCGTCGTCTTCATCACCTGCAGCAGAAGCCTTGCGCTTCGCAGCATTAGCCGCGTCTTGCAATTTCTCCAGTACCTGTTCGTACATCGCGTTATACACCTCTTGGTGCAACGCGGAGTTAGGAACAGTTGGGCCATCAATCTCAACCTGAATGAAGGTATCAATCGGGTTCGGCAGCATGAACGCCCAGTGCTTACGTTTGAACGAGATGAACGCAGTATGGTTCGCCATACGAGAGTGAGCACGACGAATCATTTCGATATCGTCTTTCGCACCGTCATACGCCACGTCAAGGTTATCGCCGAACATAGCAGGCGTCATCAACGCAGCCTGACCAACGATATCACGCACACGGTCGGTTACCAGCGTACCTGTAGCGATACGTGCATAGCGAACAGACGGAGCAGTGAACACCGCTTTGGTGTTGAAGTGTACCTGAGAGCCTGACTGGCCACCAGAGAAGTTCTTCACCTTGTGCGATTCATCGAGCAGCACGTAGCTGAAACGGAAGCGGTTAACAAACTCTACCGCGCCACGAATACGCACACGCACACCACCGACGTCAACGTTAAACGTACCAGTCTGCAAGAAGCTCAAGCCCACGATGTAGATAGTGTTGCGAGGAGCCTGCTGGATAACGTCGTACATGCGGTCTTCGCCCCACGTGTTAACCGTGTCAGCAGTGATAGGCACTGCGTTCCAGCCGTCAACAACTTTGTGGAGATCGTCACACCAGTTCGATACTAGGTTAGACGGACAGATAATCAGAGGACGAATGGTTTCTTCACCCAGATCATCCAGCTCTTTAATCAGAGCAGCAACGTCAGTCAGACCGATGATAGTCTTACCACCGCCAGGCGCGATGAAGATAGTCGCAAAGCGTGGACGACGACGCAGCGTTTTGTGCGCTTCAACCTGATGCGGGAGTAACGCAGCACCATCTTTCAGGCCAGGAATACGGATATCGTCAATCGTGATACCGCTGTCTGGTTTAAGTTTCTCAATCTCCACCTCAGCCTGTTCGAAGTATTCGAGTGACTTAGGAATCACTTCGCTATACATCGCGGCGAACGGCAGGATGATCTGTTGCAGACGGTCAGAGCCAGGAGCGGTGTCGCTTTCAATCAGAGAGCTAAACAGCTTCTTACGGTCAGACTTGGTGAGTGCGTTTGCCATTTCACGATAGAGCGCACCACCGAAGTAGTTGTTCAGTCGCGCCATGTCAGACAGCTTCGACGTTTCACCCATCACGAAGTAGTGAGTGTGCGAAGGCAGGGACTCGGTGGCAGCCTGAATGCTCCCCATCTCAGTGAGAGAGGTAGAGATCAGGTTAGAACCACGCAGACCAGCAGCATCGTTCAGCACACGAATCATGATGCGCATCAAAGTCAGTGCAGGACGTTCGAGAGCAATATCAGGAACAGAGAAGTCGTTCTCGATCAGATTCTGATACAGGTTCTGGTCCATCGGACTTTCTGCCAATGAAGCATTCTCTGCGTCCATACCGATCGCAACACGAGCCTGTTGAATCAGAGTTTTCAGATCAGGAACTTGTTTGTTCTTGAGCATGAACTCATAGGTCTGACAGGTAGATGCAATAATCTGAATCAGTTCGTGGACGTTAGAGCCTTCGGTGCTATTGTACTTGATGGTGCTTTCTGACACAGCTTCCACAAGACGGCCTGAACCAGACTCAGCTTTCGCCGCTTCGATCATCATGTCGTTAGACGTGCGATACGCAGGCATCATACCAGAAGATTGGTTGTGATGAATGCTACCGATAACGCTAGACACAGAACGGAAGTTAGGCGCTTCACCAGGCTCTGCGAAGTCGTAACCGAGTGAGTCAGCGACGTCCAGTGAAGTAGGAGATTTCATACCAACGGTACGAGTTTCTTTCACATCGAGGCCACCGCCGTTCGAGGTGTTAACGATCAGCGCGAAGTCAGGGTCGATACCGATACACACGTTGCTGAAACGATTAAGGGTTTTAGCCTTAGCCTGAACGTCACGGTCGAAGTCCAGATTGCCGTTCTGAATGGCGAACATGTTGGTACGCAGGGTGTCGTGGTCAGTAGACAGCGGCACGCCTTTCTCAAACAGATTTTCCAGAACATCGTTCAACGTAGTCTCGTAGTTACGGACCATGTCAATGTCGATATCTTCACGACGAGGCAGCACTGCGAGAGTACCGTTCGGCATGATTGTCAGACCATTATCGTCAGCAACAACATCGTTAACCACGTAACCAAACTTCTCACGGAGTTTCTTCAACTCAGGCAGAGTGGTCGCAGATGTAACGTAACGCGGGATACGCGCAGCACGGGTGATACCCGTACGAGTTGAGCCAGCAACACGGAAGTAGTAGCTCGCCCAGCCTTGGAACCAACGATACAGACACATGGTCTGCGTGTCGGCGCCCTGACTGATATACTCCACCAGCTCTTTCTCGAAGTTAACGATCAACCCGCCTTCAACGCGAACGTCGATAGCAAGTGCCACTTCGTTGAAATCAACAGGCGTGTCGTGGCTGATCTTCATCGCTTGGATCTTGCGATCAATCATCGCCTTGCCCGGCACTGGACGAATACCGATAGTCATGAAGTCGCCGAGTGCTTCTGCGGCAGACTTATCCAGATTACGGAAAATGTCGATATCAATGCCATTCATCGCAGGGTGAATGGAACGCAAAGCGGCGTTATAGATAGACCAGTCTTTATCGAGCGGGATACGGACCATCTTCGTATCGAAGGCATTACCGTTTGTGCGTTCAACACCGAAGATATCTTTGTACAGAGTCTTCGCCACACGAATAGCAGCCTGTGCAATCTCAGAGCTGTACGTGCGGATGTTAGCTGATTCGAATGCTGCGTCGTTGTCTACGCGAGGACGATCGCTACCCTGATTGTTCAGCACGTTAAAGTTACCATGCGATGCCAGCGGGCTGGTAGGAACCGGCGTGCCTGACATGATGATATCTTTACCGCCTGGGAAGCGCGTACTGTTTTCGATGATGGCGCCAGACGATGCAGACAGATGCTCAGCCAGTGAGGTCTTAATCTCACGACTCAACTTGTCTCCGTTCAGCGTCATGTTGATGCGCATTGTCGCCAGCTCAATGTTCGATTTGATACGCTTGGTAAAGTCTTCAGGAGAGACTTCCAGCATATCTTCGAACTCGGCACCGTTAACAACGATGTAGCTGATCAGGTCGAATGCGGCATAGATACGAGCGACGGTAGATGCGGTGAACACTGCGAGGGTTTCGTAGTTACGACGAGACTTCCCTGTAGCGTACATCTTCGACATTTTACCATCGAACTCGGGCGGCAACGCACGGATAGCAAGAGCCTGACTAAACGTGTCGGCGATCTGCTGGGTTGCGGTTGCTGAGGCACTGATCATTTGATTCATCATTCACCCAGTTTACTGTAGTTGTCGATTACAGACGTCCACACCGCTGGTACAGGCAAGCGGCGGTCCGCAGCAATATCGGAAAGCACGATGGCCAGCGCGTAAGCACGAAGCGGATTCAGTCCTTCGAACTTATCACGGGTGAACACCGAGGTCAATTGCTCATTGGTTAGCGTCTGATACTGCGCCCTGTATTCAGTCAGGTAGATGCGATACTTACCGTCTTCAACAGGAGTGGTATCAGGAGTGTTCTGCACAGAGAGCAACGCTTTCCCCAACGCATCCATAATCAGCAGCAGATCAGTTTGATCATACGGCGTGATATCAGGAACGTTAGAAGTGCCTAGCAGTTCGAGAACTGACTCAGGCAATTGGATAGGCTCTCGCGCCTCAGAGATGGACTCAATAACCCCTTGTGCGGCATTCGCGTAGCTTTTTCCACTAAGCGCAATGCCAGACAGTAAGGAATGGAGCCGCGTATTTACGTCGTGCGTCACGGTTCTTCTCCTAGATAAAAATGCTCTTGACCAGAGTGTTGAGCTTCTTCTCCACAGCATGTTTCTTGTGCGTGGTCAGGAAACTACACAGGCGGCGAGACTGTAGATGCAGAGCGAAAGCATTGCCCTTGACGCGCATACAATCAATGCCCAGATCAATATTCCACGGATGCCAAGCACGAGGTGCAAGCATCGCCTGTTGGATATTTGGATAAGTGTCCATCACAACGGGTACCGCAGACTTTGCCAGTTTCTTGGTCAAATTATCAGTTTTGAACAAAGCCTTCGGTTGTTTGTTCGAAAACCAGTAAGGAACCTGCTTGTGTAGCAACTCACCCACTTTCGGTATACCACCACGAGTCGTCTGTGGAACATAGACCAGATAGATATCGATCGTGGTGTTAATGCAGTTAGCAACACGGTTGTAGTCGCTGCTGGTGCGTGAATGCACTTCGGCGAGTTTAAACTTGTTGCTGAACTCGATGCGCTGTAACCACTGACGCAGGTCCTGTTGTTGCAGACGGATCAGCGCACGGGCTGTCTCCAGAGAGTGCTTAGTCACAGACGGCACAGGACGCAGCAGATAGCTTGTGCTCGTCTTGGCCAGAGATGACATGAAGCCTTCAACAACACGCTGCATACCTAAAGGCTGAGGCAGCGAATGGAATAGATCGACAGCAGTTTGGGTTGTGATGAATGCACCCCACGCCTCGATGTACTCAGGACTAACGCAATCAGGGAAGTTACGCAGGTCGAGTCCTACGTCGGAGCCATAGCGTTTCAAACGACTCACTTTCTACCTCCGTGAAGCAATTTGGAACCTCTGCGGTTCGCACTGCCTATCTGATTGTTGTCGCACGGATAGCATAGCAGTTCGAGGTTATGTTTCATGTTCGAGCCACCATTGGCGTGTGCAACTTTATGGTTGAGGATAAGCTCTCGCGTAGGTTTACCGCAACGCTCACAATAGTAACCACGCTCGTCAATGATACTCATTTTGAGTTTGGTCCAGTCACTTCTGTCCATACGAACGTGTGTTCCTGTGCGGGCACGTTCAAGTCCCGTTACGCCAGCAAGACGTTGAGAAGTAGATAGGCTGCGTCCACGTCCCCCTTGTGTTCTTGCTGCGATACCACCTCTTGGTCTGTAAGCCATGTGCCTATTCTCCTAAATACAATGATATTTACAGACTTACGCAGAGGCGGAGAAGATCTGTACCGTCTTCTCAAGTCCGGCTTGATATGATTGTTCCACATCTTTGGCCGAACGACTGATAATCTGTTTTGTAGCGTTACCTGCTGCGGCAATTAATTCAACAGGCAGATTCTTTTTGTTCCACGCATTAATCTGGTGGAAGACGCTAACGAGAATGGTACCAGCAGACTCTGCGAATGGTCCCAGTACTTCCGCATTAAGAATCTCTGCGAGCTGGCCGACGTCACGCAGCGCACGAAGGTCAGCAATGATTTCACGCATCTGGTCATAGAGTTTCATCAGTGCGTAGATATCACGGCTCTGTTTCTTTTTCAGGTAAAGCAGTTCACACTCACGCGCCATAGCCTGACACTGCTTGAACATGGTCATGTATTCTTGAATCTGATCGTTCTCTTGTTTGATAACGTCAGGAATATCAGCCATTACCTCCATCAACTGGCCTTCAAGCGCAGCAACATCCGTGCCTGTACGTGTTTTGTCTTTCTTCTTCTTTTTCTTGATTACTTCAACTGCGTTTTCTTTCTTCTTCTTCTTTTTCTTCTTCGGCTTTTCGTCGATAGAAGCAACTGCCTTTTGAGTGCTGGCGATATCAGCGTAGAGTTCGGTTGGGTCGAGGACTCCGGGCATGATATCTTTTGATGGGTCACGCTTTTTCTTCTTCTTAACTTTCACGCCTTTGCTAACTGTCTTAGCTTTAACGGCAGTGGTCTTGGCTTTCACTTTCGCTTTGCTTTTCTTTGCCGGTTGCGCGTGTGAGCCAATGTCATCCAAGCTTATGGCAGCCATAGGAAAATCCTCAGTAGAAACGAAAAAGGGAACCCCGCGAGGCTCCCTTTAGGGTTTGATTAGAAGCTGTGGCCTTTGATGATACCAGCAACTTTCGCGTAGTAGTCCGGGCTGTAGCGGAACACTTGTGCGTAGTAGCTCAACAGCTTAGGCACATCAACGCCAGCGGCAGCAGATACGCTATCAACCGCAGGGAACTGGTTCGGGTCCAGTTCGTCGCCAGACAGAACAGCTACCATAGACATGGAGCTAATCTGTTCTTCATTGCCCTGCTCGTCAACCACCAGCATGGTGTTGTCGTCAGTAACGTTAGCAGCAACGAAACCAATCTTCAACGCACCGCTGTTAGAAACGAAGCTGACCATATCGCCGCCAACAGCAGCAGCCAGAATCGCTTCATTACGCAGGATAGCCTGTGCCAGTTCAGGGCGCTGGGCTGAGAAGTTAACAGTCGATGCACCGCTGACAGAACGAATCATGTCAATCAGTTCAGCGTTGTCGTTGGCAGAGCTATCGCGTACCAGAACGTCTTCACCAGACTCTGATTTGCGGACGCTCCACATGCGTTCAGACTTGTCCATGTACATGTTCTTAGACAGCGCCTGGAACTCGTCGCCCATCTGGGACACAGGGATGATATCCTGCATACGGCCGAGAATGGTACGAACGAAGCTGGTGGTCTTGCCGCCTTCGATCAGAGTGGACGCGCCTTCGACTGGAAGATATTCGCGGTTGCAGGATGCACTTACGATTGCGCCGAAGTTATCAGCGATGTTTTCACCCTGCGAGTGGGTTAACTGTACGATGGCAACGCTCTGAGTGTCGTTGACCTGATCGATCTGTTTGATGAAAGCCTTCATTGTCATCTCCTGAATATTTCGACAATATGAAATTAGTATACTTAGGGTTAGCCAGTGACGCGATAACGTGCATTGACCCAGATACTGCGGTTACCAACAGTAGCCCATTTGGTGGTCGGGCTGTTTGTGATGCCGAGCTTGCCGAGTGAACGTGCACCGTCAATCGCATTGGCACCCTGAGAACCATCACCGTCGTTTATTCCAGCTTTAGACAGTTTGTTCTTCAAGTTCGTAACAGGACCTTGAATCTCCGTTTCGAGCTTACCTAAGGCAGACTCGATGGACGGCGTACGGTCCATGTTTAAGTTAACCACCTGACCGGTGAAGTCAAATGCCAACTGACCTTCTGCTTGCAGTTGAGCCGCGAGCGCATAATACGAAGCACAGATAACCCAACCGTTTAAGATTGTGCCCTGCATGTTCGTACCGTTGAAGCCTGTCACACGAGGACCAATCGTGTTGAACAACGCAAGTCCACGATAGAGATAGTTGATTATCTCAGCCTGAGTGTACTCCAGCTCAGGGATAACGTTCATCGCACGGGCTTTGTTGATGTGGTCTTCTACCATAGACGCTGCAATCAGTATCTGCGGTGTAACAACCCAGAGCTTATACGTGAACATCTTCGTGGTCTTACGGGTATACGATGTGTGTTGTACGATTAAGCTGATAGGCTCCAGTCGTCTGACTGCTACCCACACAGGTATCTGGAACACACAGGTCTTGGCGCGGTTCACAACCATCTTCACACCCGAAGTACCGCCGTCGATATCAGATGCAATGATTTGGTTGTTAAGAGACAGTTGGAATCTCAGCTTATCGCCGCGCGTGTCGAAGTGGAACGGCAACGTCATCTCAAACGTTTCGTCATCACCAAACAAGCACACGATATCTGTCACACGGTTCTCGGTCAGAGGCTCAACAATAAGCTCCTGACGAGACTGCATGATTCCTTCTTCGGACTCATAGCGCCATGAAAGCAGCAGACGTTTATCGTCCACCAGCCCCATGTTCGGTACAGCAACATCAGCAGTCCAAGCGCCCGGGATTTCCCCAGGCGTCGCAACTACTTGGGCAAGAATTGATTTATCATCAGGGTCAATGAGGCTTACGACAGGCCCCATATCATCCGATAGCGGGTACAGTGGTTCGTCTAGGTCGTTATAGAAACTTTCCTCGACTACCAGTACGTTACCTTCTGTTGTGCGCATATCAGTCCGCCTCAGTGAGTCCCAGACACTCAATCAAATTGCGTAGCTGGTCGTTGTACCCACCTTCGATTAGCGCTCTCGCCATAGCGACGTGGTTAGAGTTCGACATGCGCACAATCTTAGCCTGATACTCAGGAACGTTTTGCATGTTCTGACTCAGGTTGTAGAAGTAACTGCGCACGAAGTTCGTTCGTTCCACGTTGCTTGCTTCCATATCGCTTGTGTCCTGTGTAGGAGTCAGCAACAGGTAGAGGGCAGCAAGCAGTTCAGGACTCTGATCCACTAAGGGCGAAGCAAGAGAAGCAGCGAACTTCATCAAGCCTTTCGCAACGAAGTCAACCACAGTCTTGTTCAGATACGCCGTACCCGCTTTGCCTACGTTAGGCAGATACAGGACAGGCAGTATGTAGATACAGAAGTACAGCGGAAAGTCTTTACGCATCACGTCGGGGATAAGCATCTCCGAGTAGTCTTTCCAGATGTTCACGTTGAAGTGCCATTCATCGTAAGGCACGGTACGCATCAGGTTCGACACCGCTAAGTCTTTCACTTGGTTCGCCTGCGATGCAAGATCGCGAGCGCTCTGCGAAGGAGTCAGTGACGAACTCGACACAAGTTGAACGTAATTGCGAGTGACTGCGCCTACAGTGTTGTAGATTACGTTCAGCATTTCAACGCCGTTACCATTCAGGCCGAAGATAACAGAACGAGGAAGACCGATAGTGATGTACTCGTTGTTATTGTCCACGCCCCACAAGCGCCAGTAGCGCCCGCGTCCAAGTTGAGTCATCGGCTGCGGGAGAATACGGTTGGCGCGAGGTTTCAGGCAGAACGTGAAACAGATACCGCTGTCAATCATGATCACTGAATCATCAGGACGATTCGAATAACCCATCGACATATCGTTGTCTGTACTGTACACGTTCACCAGAGTGAAGTTCTGAGCCTTTGTGAAAGGCATCTGCGCTTCAATCAAATAGCCGAGGACTTGTCGCAGGATAGTATCGAGCACATAAGGAGAAGCGGAACGCATTTGCTGCGGACGATACTGACCGCTATACGTGTTCTCCTTGAATGTGCGATCTACCTTGAAGTGCGTCAACGCCATTACTTAACCGATTGTTTGAGCAAACGTTTCTGCTGCGGATTCAGACCCATCACGTCGGAGATTTCATCAATCTTACGCAGAGTCAATACGCCTTTAGCAGTGCCGCCGGAGCCAGTCAGGCTGATCTTAACCAGCTCGCGTCCGCTACGTCCACGAACGACCTGATGGATAACGCTGTTCTTACCGCCACGTCCAGCACGAAGTACAGTAGACGCCATGCCCAGGATTTCAGTGATAGCTTCTTTCTTCTCGGTAGGGCTAAGGCCAGGCACCAGACGAACGTACAGGCTATCGTTCTGCACACGGACGCTATCGAAGATCTCTTTCTTACGACCGCGAATATCGTGTTGAGCATTACCCAGCTGGGTAGTGTCGCGCAGGTTCTGAGTTGAGCGATTGATTGGCTTACGTTCGCTGTAGTTCAGGAAGCCGTCAACAGCCATAAGCTGGTTGATAGTACGCTTCATTTCTGGAGCAGTAGCAATAAGACGACCCATCGGGAAGCTACCCGGAACCTTCTCGTCAACGAGTGACGTCAGGAAGTTTTCGCTGATGCCAGTTGCTACCGCGATCGTGGTAGACAGCACCATTGCGTAGTTCGGGTAGTGCAGGCCTTCTGAGTTCACGAAGTTATCAATGAACACATAGGTCTGGAAGCAGATAGGGTCAGTGCCAGACGCGATGAAGGTACGGGTACGAATCTTCGAATAGTCTTCTTTATTCAGAATCTTCGACAGGTAGTTGGCGATGGTTGCAGCCAGCTTGGTGTGTTCCTTAGGAGCGCCGTTCTTGACGTCGATGCTCATAAGTTTAACCAGACGTTGCTGCTGGGTCTTCGCCTGTTCGATGACGCTTAACAGAGACTTAGCGGCTGCGTTCTGATCTTTGAATGCGCTGAAAGTCTTGCTGCTAAGAATCTGATATGCAACAGCCAGCTCGCCAATCGCTTGGCTCAGTTGGCTTACCTGATTGTTATACTGCGCTTTACTGCGGACGTCAGTGATATCAATCTTAGACAGGTCGATAACCTGATTCAGGTCAATCGCTTTGGCCTGTTTGCCTTTGATTGAGCCTTCGAGATCAGACAGCTCAACAGCTTTAGGGCTGGCGCTGACCGACAGAAGTTTCTTTGGAATAGTGACTGAGGTGGCTTTAGCGATAACTTTGTCGAGTACGTTACGGAACTCTTTCGCTGTACGCGCACCGCGTAACGCAGTCATATTCCCAGAGCTATAGTCAACAGATGCGCTGATGCTGCTAACTTCATTGTTTTTGGCAGTCTTAGCCATGATCATCCTCTACTGGGTCTAGTATTCATGTCGAGTAAAAATTAGCGACTAAGGTCAGTTTTTCCCAACATAGTTCTCGTATAGACTTTACAAATTTTGGGCTGTAGAATACAAAAAGGGGCAGCCGAAGCCACCCCTTTTTGTTTGTGCAGCGTCATACCGACCAGGTCGATTAGACTACCACTTTACCTTTTGCTTTAGTCTTGGTCGCTTTTTTAGCGCCAGTTTTCTGAGCAGCGGTACCTTTGTGATGAACGGCTTTAGCAGTAGTCTGCTTACCGTTTTTCAGACGTGGCAGTGGTTTCAGCTTAGGCTTAACCAGAGTCACGGCCTTCGGTGCTACTTTCGGAGTCACCAGCTTACCGTCTTTGATGCCAGGCTTACGCGCTTTACGTGCAGCCATGCGAGCTTTCTGTTTAGCGATCAGGTTTTTGTAACCAGCTTTCTGTTTCGCAGCCAGGTTGCTCTGAGCAACTTTCTGACGGGACAGCAGCAGTTTACGAACTTTGTCCTGAGAAACTTTGGTAGCTTTCAGGCCAGCCTGATACTTAGCCAGACGCTCTTTCAGACGTTGCTCGATAGACTTCGCTTTGCCTTTTGCTTTCTGCTTACGCAGGTGAGTGGCGCGCTCGCCGTCGAACTTTTTGTCAGCAGCGGTTTTCTTAGCAGCGGCTTTCTTCGGCTTAGCAGCAGCAGCCTTAGGTGCAGCAGCTTTTTTCGCTTTAGGAGCTTTAGCAGCCTTTGGCGCTTTAGCTTTTTTAGCAGCAGGCTTTTTAGCGGCAGCTTTAGGTGCTTTAGCTTTCTTAGCCTTGGAGCCGCCTTTAACCGGGTCGGTCGGGGAAGTCAGTTTGCGTTTTACGGCCATGATTATATCCTCAAGTTACAATTGAACTTTCGTCCTTAGGGACATTAAAGTTTTTGAAATCAGCAAGTAAAAATTAGTATAATCTCTCCAGGAATCCTGAGGAAATTTCCTAAACATTTTTACATAGCAGTATACCCTATTTCAGATAACACCGCGTTAAGTTCTTTGCGAGCACTCACCCGCAAAGACTTTTTAATTCCAGATGCCTTCAGGTAATCCTTTAGGCCATCACGTGGGTCAATATCCGCAAGTGTTAACTCGCTAACATCAACTGTATCTATATTATCGAGATCGACACGTTTATTCGTGGAATTAATTTGGGAAATATTTGGGACGCGAGTACGAATATCTGCTGGAATCGACACGGTATCTTTGACGATGACACGGTAGCGAATCGCTGGGTTTACCTCAAGGCGTGACCAATCCTTTTGATTCTCAATCATAACTGTTTCGAGTCTAAAGCCAGGCTTACTATCCACAAACTTCCGCTTAACCACCAGCTCCTTATTCTTGTATGCAGCGCGGATATGTATGAATCCTTTCGGCAATGCTTCCCCAAACGTTTTCTGGTAGGGTGACCCACAATACTCGAAGCGTTTCTTCTCAAGCACCTGAGCCAGATGGATGTGACCACTAATCGTGTAGTCACGTGGGTCAACTTTAATATCGTGCTTCGCTTTGAGAGGGCGACCGTTATCCCCCAATGCGCCTACAGCTTCAACATGACAGAAGTTCAGGCACGGCTTCTTGTGCTTGATACTCTCTTTCGCAGGGTGTGGCAGGAAGTTCACAACGATACCGTCAATCTCTACCTGTTCTGGTCTGAGATAGATGTGCAACGATTTGAGGAAGTCCCACTCGCAGAATGTTTTGATAAGGTCCATGCTGGTGTTAGACATATCAGCCCAGTCATGGTTGCCGCCACAGTACCATGTGTCGATAACACCTTCGTACTTGAGGAAGAACTGGAGCAGCTTGCGCTTTGTCTCGTCGTCCATCTTAAACTTGTCAGTGATATCACCAGGAACGAAGATGTGACGTATGCCATGCTCAACAGCGTACTGATAGATGCGGTCGATCGTTTCCAGTTGACGGTCAACGTGGTCTACAGGAAAATGATTAGCCAATCCTTCGAAGTGCCAGTCCGCAGTCACGAGGGCTTCAAGGAAGGCCGCTACTTTGTTCTTTTTCATTAGTGTAATCCACAGGTTTCAATGTCTGCTATTTACAGAAAAATGGGCACCCTAAGGCACCCATTTGGATTATTTTCTGGCTTTCATTTTCTCCCTGTGGGCTTTGGACTTAGCTCGCATCTCAGTGACTCTCTCGATAGCATCCACTTCGACAAGTTCCATAGTACGCTCGATAATCTGCTCGGTCATTTGAGCAAGAGTGCCGTTCGTGTCCACCAAGAAAGCCTCGCCGTCACCTGACAGGTCAATCGCGCTAGGGAAGAGTTCCTCAACGGCGACTTGCACTAGATGACCATAGTCAATACGGTGTGCCAGTGTGTCAATTTCAGTCTTATTCAACTTGAGCTTTTTATTGGATAGAGTATCGTGCAGTCTAGGACGAATAGACTCACGGTCATCTACGCGCAAATACTTATAACCATCAAATACCATCTTGGCTGCTCTATAGTAGTTGGCGTCCACTCTGTCTTTATGTTGCTCCAAGCTGTGCAGAGTAGCAACGGAGCACTTAGGATTCTGCAAGGCGAGAGAGCCTATTGCAGGAGTAAGCACGTAAGTCTTATACTCTCTACCGCCTTTCGTACCAAATTCCTCTTCGACGTAACGTGTCATAATGCCTGCGGTGTTAATACGCGAAGCAGTGTACCAGAACAAAGACTCTGGATTGCTGGTATATTTAACGAGATTCCAGATCTCACTTGGTGCTTTAGGTAAGGTCCCCAGCACTGTATCACTATTGGCAACAGAGTACAGTTCGGCGTCGGCAAAATACGTAGACACAAAGCTATCTCGGCGTTCATTGGGCAGAGAGCGCAGAAACATATCCATTGCTCTCGGACGACCGCTGGTTGCTTCCCAAACATTTTTCAGTGTCTCAGTATCGCCCGCATATTGGGTCTGGATAGCAGAGAAGAACTGAGGCAGATCGTCATACTTACCGTTGCCTATTAACTCACGAACACAGGTGCGTTGAAACTCAGGCGTGCCCCATTTGCGTTTAGCCAGCATGGTGGCCATAACAGGGAAGCGCTCTAGGTAGTCAACAACTACCGCTTCTGCGTTCTCTGTATCTTTGCTCGCTACTATGCCGTCGATGAATTTATTAACATCGTTGTTCATCAAGGGTGCTTCAAGGTCATAATCAAACACACCAGCACGGCGATCTTCATACAGCTTGGAGTGGAGTTCGAACACACCTTTTCGTTCGGTTGTTGCTATGAATGGGTTGATATGTTCGTTCAGCCATTCCTGTAGCGTATGAATGAAAGGCATTGTAGAGTCTGGGTAGGCAAAGTCCACCAGATACAGAGCATTCACCTTTTCAGAGCCTACAACGCGATCACCTACTTTCGTCTTACCCTTCTGGAAGTAGGGCTTGACTAGAGCACGAGCGACAGGTTTATTGATGTTCTTATCTTTAGGGTCAATCAGATAAGAGATCAGTGTACCGTTGGCAATATCCTGCTTGACGAACTTCTTATTCGCGCCGCCTTTCAAATTCATGCAACTAACCCAACCTCGGTCCGTACTCATGCCCGCGATATCATACGGGTGCATTGAGATACAAATAAGTTGATGGTTACGTGAGGCATTAGCTATTGCCTTGCGCTGCGGGTCAGAGTCAAACATTTTCTTGAGCGCAGCGTCTTTCGCAAGGTATTTACCGATCTTAACAATACGGCCATGCGTGTCTTTGCCTGTGCCTGCGATATAGTCCACCAACACAATGTCTTTTTCCATCAGTGCATCGACGATCTGAATCGGCGGCTTCACGTTTTGGACGATGTTCTTAATCACCGCATCTGTCTTGGCGTCGATATAAATACGCATTGCCTTGTGGCCTTTCTTACCGCTAATCTTTTCGAACAGTGCGAGTAGCGCAGGGTTAGGCTTCCATCCTTTTCTGTATTTGCGATACTGAGAAGGAGGTAGCGCAGACATACTTACCATTAATTTCATGATGTTCTCTTTGTTCTGAATGTCGTACTAAAAATTAGTGTGGAAAGTAAAAACGCCCCGTTAGGAGCGTTTGTTTTGTTCATTGAATCTCTGCCAATCTTTCCACCAGTGCTCGATGGGTTTGCCATTCTTGTACGCATAGTCGATACAGTTCTGCGTGCCAGACGGTGCACCGCAGCAGAGTGCAACTAGACGGTCAGTGTTATCCACCATGAAGTGATTGCGCTTGTTCAACGCAAATACTTCTTGGCCATCCATGTGAACCCAATCTTCTTTCGAAGTAACAATATGGACTTCATGGCTCTTGTTCAACAGACCATCAAGTTCAAACACACTCGATATCTTCCACAGTTTGTTAAAGCCAGGAAAAGGAAGACAGGACACGACTCTGTGTCCTTGCTCAATAGCAGCGGTGGCGATAGCCATGTCAAACCCTAGAGCGCAGCCCACCCATATTTCGGTGTCTGTCTCAAGGCGCAGCAATCGTCTATGAGCAAAAGTATAGAGGCGTCGTTTTGCCTCAGGGCTAAAGCCACCTAGATACTGTGGACGATGGCCTGTAAAGGATAGTTTCTCCATGCGCTGTATTTACAGCATTAATACCTTCTGCGACATAGAGAAGTCTACAGGATATAGTTGACTTGGGATGCAGTTGTCTTCAACCGAGTAGTCTTCTCCTTTCTTCAAGCGTACAAGCAATCCAGAGTAGGGCAGACAGGCGTCAGACAAGTTAATAGTCTCGTCGTCCACCAGCTTAGACTTGATGCGAAGTCCTCTGGCTTCGGTTGTGGCTGCATTGGTGTAGGCAATCGAAGGGCCGTAGCCAGTATCAGAAATAGAAAAAGAGGTTGGCCATGAGGCGTGAGTGTAGTCACTCGTTACAGTGAGAGTGTTATTCTCACCATACGCAAAAGTACCACCCGAAGGAGAAGATGGTGGTGTGTAGTACCCCAACGCATTCACGCTTGCTACATCATCCGTTTTAGTTCTGTAGCTATATCCAATAAACACGGCGTAGGTGCGAGCCGCAGATATAGCAGAACGCACACCAATCATAGGCATTGAGGCATCACGCGATCCATTAAGTCTGCTGGGAAACAGTGTGACATACTGGAACGATGTGTTGGAAGAACCATATAGTCCAGTTAGATTCGGGACAGAGTGCTGTGACCACGATCTGTTTGTCTGTCGAGCCAAGGCAGCCAATAGAGCCACAGAGCTTCCAGATGTAATACGAGCAAGCTCCGTCAGATAGTACACAGAATCTTTCTGACCAGAAACTATCATGGTCCTACGATTCTGTCCTAACGTGGTTCGGGCCTCACGCAGCATAAGACCCAAAGATCTATCATCGGTTGGCGATAACAGGTCTACGTTATCCTTGACACGGTCGAAGAAAAACATGTCAGGTGAGGCTGCGTCTGACCATGAGTTTGCTGGTGCCGCTATGTATTGCATATGATATTCCTTTATTTAGCACATCCTTGTGCTACCAGACTCAAGCCACTACTTCAAGTTCACGATCACCAGATGCCCAAACGAGTTCACGAATGTTTCGTGGCATGATGATACAACCGCTCGATGCAGTGCCCGGCGCTTTGATGCTATCACCGTGCATCTGAAATGCAGAGCGACCAAACATCACGTTTTCTTTTGCAGGGGTTAAGTCCATCGCATATGGACCTGTCTTCGCGCTGGTGCGAGGAGCATTCAGCGTGTAGTGGCCCACAGGCAAAGGTCCCATTCCCACGATGTTCTGGCTGTCGTGTTTGTTCTTGTGCTCACCTTTACCGGCATAGCCAGTAGCGACAAGTTTACCTGCTGCGTTATACAGGCGACCAGTTGATTGTTCGTACTTCCACATATATGCTCCTTATAGCTCTGTGTGGTTTTTGGGGAAATCAATGTACGGGCGTGTGCCCGGTTCAAGATTCGCATCAGTTATAAAATCTACATCTGCGGTCAATCGCATAAAGACATTATCTGCCATGGCCATTATTGCATGACTCAGATTGATGGCCTCATCCACTTGCGTGAGGTTCTCACCAAGTGCAGTGTAAGGAGTAGGTCCAGAGTTTTGATATGGACGGTTTGTACCATTGGACGACTCGCTGGATATCTGCGTCATACAGTCAATGAATCGCACATCAGGTGTGATGCCCGCAAACGCAGGACTGATTGTATTGTATCTGGACACGTATGAAGTAGACCACGACTTGCCTGTAAGTGTCTGACCGTCAGACAGTAGATAACTGACATAGATGGATCGTCCCATGGAGGTTTCTACCTGCCATGAAGGATAGTTAAGAGTCTCAACGTCACCAGGATTTAAAACAGATACTCGGTCTTGAGGCTGATTGGTCCAATATCGAGTAGGCCCTTGTCTATAGTCTTCTCCTCCATTAGATGTATGATGGTGGATGGTACCGACATTGCGCGAAGCCGTTGTGATAGTTGGTGCATCAGCGTAAGCACCAGTACCGTTCTTGGCGTACTTCAAAAATGTGAGGAAGTAGTTTTCGCCTAAACGTCCTCGGACAGGATTGAGTTGATTGGCTGTACCTAAGACCGTACGCGCTTGACGCAACGTATCGTCGATGGCGTCTAAGGTAAATTCAGGAAGGTCGTCTTGGTCATCAAAGAACAGGACGGCTGGATGCACCGCTTCGTTTAGAGATGCGAAACTGGATAAATATTGCATGTTATATACCTTGGTTTTTATTGATGTACCACGGCATAGCACAAAAGGGCCTACACCTCTCGATGCAAGCCCTTTGGAAGTGTCAGACTATGATTGTCTTGATCACGTTACGGTTCTTCTTTGGGTCGAACCATACTTCTTCAATAATCTTGCCCATGCCGAAGTTGATCATCTGCACCGTACGTCGTGAGACAAGTTGCAGACGTTTCTTATGGAACATGATTACTCCTTAATCATTTTGACGCGCGTGTGATCGAAGATGCCGAACGTAGGCACGTCATGGTTTTGACCTTCATTGCCTTTGATAGAGTCGTACCCAGCGAGGTTCAGTATCTTACTGATCTCGGTGTACTCGTCCCACCACATGTAGACACGTTTGTGTCTACTGTCAGGAATGAGTTTGTTCAACTTATCAAGGCGAGCCACTAAGGTCAATGCTTCGTCGCGGCCAACACGCTTATCCTGAAACGCTTCCATGATAAGTTTCTTGACTCGACTATAAATCTCAGCGAACTTAACCTCAGTCCAGAGAGAACGGAAGTTCAAGCTGGCATAGCGTCCAGGGTCCGCGTGAAATTTGTAGAGGCGCCCGTCTTCCGCATACAGTTCAGCATACGCACGATCTGGAGTTACCCATGTCATGTGTTGCTTCTTCGCATGTTCATCTGACCAGTCTTCTGCAAGACCGCGATAGTAGATTGTGGGCGCACTCAGGCTGACGAAGACTTCCATTAACGACCCATGATACCTTTCTGCCACGCTACCTGTGCGTCCATACGATTAGGCTTCTCTAACTTGCTAAGAGCTTTTACCGCACCGCGCATCTGCTTACGAGCAGTAGCTTCTGGGATAGCAGGCTGAGAACCGCCGCCATTGCCGCCGAAGTTTGCGTAGAGTTTCCATCGACCGTCAGGTTCTTTCGACATACGGAAACTTGCTGTGCCGTGTTTGTATTCGAAAGAGTTGCCTGTTGCATTGATCTTACCCCGAGACACACCATCTTTGGTGGTCATGGTTTTGATCAGGCTCTGGAGTTTCGGCGAAGGGTCTTTACCTGCAACACGTACAGATGAAGCTTTCTTACCTGTGAGCATTTCGGTGCGTTTGGCTTTCGCTTCTTTCGCTTTCGCTGGAGAATGCGCACCTGCTACGATGTTCTTGTTACGGATGATAGGAGCTTTAGCGTTCTTACGTTCCGTGTCTGTCATACGGACTTTAGGTTTCACGACAGGTGTTTTCTTCGCTTTAGTGCCTACCGCATCGAACGCAGCTTCTTTCAGGAACTTAGGCTTGAACGTACCGCGCTTGCCAGTTACGCCGAACTCAGTCAGCTTGGTGCTGCGGATTGCTTTCAGAGCTTTCTCTGCACCAACACCAGTTTTGATATCAGCAGCAGACAGCGGCAGATTCAACCCACCCAGACCGTGCGCCTTAGCAGTTTTGTTTGCTTCACGCAGTTCTGCTTTAGCGGATTTGAGATCAGCAGAGGATTTCGCTTTCTCTGCCTTACGAGTGGCCATCAGCTTGGTACGCTTATCGCCCCGAGGTAGTTGCTTCGCTTTGGTTGCCGCAGTGTTTGCTTTGATGGAAGCAGTGATGCCAGCTATCGCAGACGCTTTAGCTTTCTTCAAGTGACCAACAACAGCCTGCAACTCACCTTTCTTGGCAGAGTTAACCACAAGCGTAGTTGCGCCACCGACTTTAGCGATCTTGTACGAAGGAGCTTTTGCGGATTCAGAAGCCACCACTTCTGTCAGATTGATTTTAATCAGAGACATAGCTTATATCCTGTGAGAATTTTGTTAGTAGCCTTCGCGACTACGGAATGGATCGCGGCGACCCGCCTTTAGACTTGCAAGTCCAGCACCTCGGCTCTCCTTCTTCGCTGCGCTGATTGCGTCAAACTTAGAATCAGATACGAATTTAACACCGAAAGATCCTGTACGTCCTGTAACAGTGAACTTATTGGACTTGCGGGCTTTAACTCTACCTACAGCAGTACCGAATGCAGGAGCTTGGTCGGATACTGTTTTTTCATTTAGCTCAGGGGCCAACGCAGACAGTCCACCTTTCTTCAACTCCGCACGAGCATTCCTCAAACCTTCACGAAACTCTTTCGATTTGGCCGAGGCCAGCTCACGTTGCTCTTTTGCCTGAGCGCGTAACGTCTTCGATTTCTGCTTGTTCGCATCTGTGGCATTCTTAGTAAGCAACTTACCAGACTGCATTAAAAGTTTGGCTGCCTTTGTTTTTGCGTCGAGGTGCGCGATCATCGAGGTGCGCACACCCTTCATAATATTCGCCACTCCCTGTACGACAGATTTCTTTGAAGTAGGAACAACAATCGTAGACACACGATTCACTACTACGAATTTATAGCTTGGTTTCTTAGCAGATTCGGAAGCAATTGCGGACGCAAGAGCAATCTTAATCATCGCCATTTTAATTCCTTATACCAACGCGCGGCCTGGGAGATCAAAGTTTTTACCCGCAGAGTAATCGCCCAGCGCGGCATACAGGGAATTACGCAGCATCGACTGGATGATATCGGAGTTATGTGCAGAGGCGTCTTTGAATGCGACCTCAATAGAATCCGTTCTTGGATTCACTACAGCATAACGCAACGGGCAGACGGTTTGTGCTTCACACCATGCGTCGATTCGCGGCTGCAAGTCAGGCGTAAGGGGAATGCGAAAATCAGCGAGAGCAAAGATGACGCTCTGAATCGGCGGAGGCGCCGACTGCGACATATACTTGCCATTCGGACTAAGACGTTCCATGGCCATGGAAGCATCATAGATTGACTGATACCCTTCACCAACGGTTTTGATATCAGAGAGTTTGAAGCTATGCGTTGTCAGGCCTTTACGAATGAGCTTGGCGATCTTGAGATCGTAATCACCAGAATCATCAGTAGCGAAGCAGACGAACGCGTAGAAAGAGATACCTTCGGTCTCACGTAGCAGTCGATGGTCTAATACGCGAAAGCCCACGACACTCGTAAGTGCCTGGGCTGTTACCTGTGGTCCCTTAGAAAGAGAGACAAAGATTTGCATTAACGCATTGCTTTGAGTGCTTTCTTAGCTTCGGCCAGAGTCGGGTAAAACTCTTGGTCGTCGTTAATCTCAGGCTCAATCTGGAAGCCCACTTCGAGAATAGCGAAGCCAGCATCTTCATCTTCATCAGCAACAACGACGCCGAAACGAGCAGTGCTGTTCATGATGTTGATGAAGCGGAAGTCCAGAATATCATTCGGGCCGCCGATATCAGAAGGCATACCGTCAGCAGTAATCAATGCAAACAGGTCCTTCTTGTCGATACCTTTAAAGAAGGTAGTAGCAGCGGCAGACGACGTGGATTTAACGGTTTCTTCGATGTTCAGTTTGATAAGACTCATGGTCAGTTTACTCCAACTTGTTTGGTGATGGTGATAACACGCTGGTACCAGCCGTAAATGTTATCTTCCTGAGTTTCGTCTGCCTTGGCGATGTTCTTCAACTTCGCAATACGACAGCCGTTGTAGGCATAAGCCAGAACTTTGATATCACGCACTTTGCAATAAGCAGTCAGTGCAGCGATAGTCTTCGGTCCGATGTTTGCAGCAGGAGCAAAGTCTGGGTAGAGCTTGCCTCGCTGATTCAGGATGTTCAACTGGTCTTGCAGTTCAGCAATCGCAGCTGGTGGTCCTGAGTTAACTGCATAGTCAAATACCCACAGAGCCAACTCTTGACTGAACTTAGCAAGGTCATCGCACTTGCAGAAGTCCCAGAAGTTAGCGCTGTAGATCGCGTATGCGATATCGTACGGAAGATTTTGCATATCGCCTTTATAGCCGTATGCACGAGCGTTCTTCTCGGTGACACCCCAACGAGTTGGGCCACCACGATCTGCCGCACGGTTCGTGTACTTCTCTCCACCTTCACGGTCAATGACCTCAGCGATGGCTTTCTTACGAAACGTCAGAGCGTCCATAATGATTCCTCTTATTCGACGTATCAAAATTAGCGTCAGATGGACAATCTTGTAGCCTTGAACTTAAATGTAGGGCGTGTTCCTGGAATGAGTTCATAGGGCACGTCATAGTCATTGTCGTCAAGCATGACCAGCGTGTTTAGTGCTTTCCAGTAGAAAAGGCCGAACGCCAGATTGACTGTTTCATCCGCAGCTTCCCTGGGCGCCCAGAAGAGTCCATCATCTCTGTAAGGTAGGTGCATGTCCGCAAAGTTACCACCATCAGTACCAACAGAACAGGCTTTCATTGCCATGGCATATTGGAAGTTAACATTCGTAGTCGTATACACATCTACAGGCGATATAGGCGGATAACCGTAACCTGTTCTAAACTGATCAGAGTTTGTTGGAGCAGTAGTCGTGACAGAACCATTATATGTTTTCAGATGCAGCGTACTAGGGAAGCGTCCGAACTGACTGTTTGTGCCAGACGTTGCGACAGCAGCGCACTTAGGGAAGTACATCTTAACATCAAAAGGACAGTTAAAAACTATCGTGCCTTTTCGAATTGTGTAGTCAGGGAAATACTCAGCTCTTGTGGCATCATAGCTTTGGTAGTCAGTGATATCAGGGTCCGACACATGCGACGAAAAGCCGACGGTGTTCTCCTGCATTATGATATCGTAGGTCGCGGGTGCCCAGTTCTTATCTGAGGCATACTTTGCGAAGGTTGGGAAGTATTTGTTTCCGTGCTGCCCTGCGACTGGATTGAGCTTACTGCCTACGCCAAGAACCGAGCGAGCCCTGTGAGCATTCTGCTTCGCAAAGGTCATATCCCGCATTTGAGTTTTGGTGATGCCGTCTCTTGCATCAAAGAATAGAACATTAGGCATGTTCGTTTCTTTCGAGGCCAAGCCAAAGAGTGTTGCTATGTATTGCATGGTGTATCACCTCAATGGTAGGTCGAATGTACTACGCGCTTGCCTAAAATTAGCTCCAAGATCGACAAAAGGGGCCGAAGCCCCTTAGAATGTCCAACGTGTTGCCCAAGCGATTAAGCCTGAGATAATACCGATGTGTGACAGGTACCCGTACTGCAACACATAGCCTTTGACATAGTGCTTCATGCCGCCAGCATACGCACCATCATACACGGCAGAGATCGTCGTGAACGACATGACGTATAGAAACACATGCCACTTTGTCATCTCCATCACTTCGTTGCAGAACACGATAAGGAACAGAGATACACCCATGATGTACACTGTGCGTTTGGTCTCGGTTAGATTGATACCAAGCACAACAGGACGCATCAAAAAGGATGCGAGTATCGAAACCAGCATTAGCGTTTCATAGTCGGCTGACATGCTGCGTCCACCTGATCAGGAGTGATATGCGCTTTTCTACGCAGGTCAAGTGCGAGTTGTGCCTTACGTCCTATGCGGGCATACGACTCAAGATCGTCGTCGGAATAACCGCTCATGCTTTCGCGTACATGAGACAGCTCGGCCATTTGGCGTGGACTCAGTTCGTTCGACGACTCGTAAATAGAGGCGTGTTCGATACGACCTAATCCCTTTCCAGGGCAGAGGTTCCAGATAGGCTCTGCCTTAGGATCAGTCTGCACCATCAGCGTACCGTGACGCTCAACGTCATGAATGTTACGACTCATATCAAACTCCCTGATTAGAAACGTAAGTGTCGGTGATGTTCGCAGTCTTCTCCACGTTACCGCGAATGTAACCGATCTCAAACACCTGCACGTTATACTTAACCACTGCTTCGCCTACTGTCTCACATGCACCGCTATGCAGATCAAGGAATGCCTGACACAAACGGTCAGCAACAGGCTTCGCAAGAATCTTCATCAGCGTATGTCTTTGCACTGCGGACAGCTTGATAGGCATCGCATCAATCTCACGCTCAATCGACTTGCGTCCCCCATTGAATATCCACTTACAAATAGTGGCGGTCAAAGGCTTCTGGTGTGTCTTAGACGGAAGCGTATAAATGTAAGTCATCAGGCTGTAGAACAAACTGCCGTCGATAGCACGACGCTTGAGGTCATCCAGATACTGACCGACAGGCTGCAACTTACCACGCTGCGGAACCATGTCATCAAGTTTCAGGTCAACGTCAAGGCCGAAGCGCTTCAACGATTCAGAGTGACCAAACACATAGACGATGTGCTGAGGCATATCCCTGATTGCTACTGCATTACGGGAATACTCTTTCGCACCAACAACGAACAGGTGCTTACGATATTTCTTCGAAGGGTCAATCGTACCGCCGAGTGGTACGAACGTCACCCGGTCAGCTTGCCCTTTCTTCTTCAACCAGCCCATGACTTGTTCAGGGCTTTGGCGTGTCACCGCGATTACAGGCATCGTTACTCCACAGTGTTGAGTGCTTTAGCCGTGTACTCACGCAGAGTACGTTCGATGTTCGTAGCCAGAGTCGGGTGGCAGATAAGCTGATTGTCTTTCATGAAGACACTCAGCGACGGACGCATCACCTTACGAGTTCTGGCGTTCATACGCAGCGCACGATGCACGGGAGTCGTGTAGTATTCTTCCTCACGCTCTTCCATGCAGTTCTCGTTTGCCACAACTTCGTACTTGGCGAAGATGTGTGGATTACGATTGATGAATGAGGGATTCATCGGTACGCTGTTCTTTTCGTGATCACGATTGAGCTGACCAAAGATCATCACATCACCTTACGAGACAGACTGGACGTTCCACCTTTCTTGGTAACTGTCCATTGATTGTTAGAGAAGTGCTCGACGTCATTCGGAGTTATCCAGTAGATGTTAGGGATAATCTGTTTGAGAATCGGCAGGAAGTTTTCGATGATGTGCTCACTCACTGCTGGGCTGCAACTGTTATCAGGCTCGTCGAGGATGATAAAGTTCGTGCGGCGGTTAGCAGGAATGAACGGCATGATCGCAACAGCGAATAGCAGTCTAAAGCAGTTAGTCTCTGCACCGCTCATGATACCAATGTCCGTAGTCTTCTTGGAAGTCATACGAGTCACGGTAGCACCAACACCCTGTTTAGTGCTGAACAGTTCGAAGTGCATCGGCTCGGGGAAGACAAGGCTGGAGTATTCGTTCAGCTTGTTTTCGATCTGCTTCAATCGACTTTCGACTGCTTTCAATTTGAGAGCGTTGTTCGAGTATGCCTTATACAGGACTTCGAACACCTTGCGCTTATCAATCAGAGGCTGGAGCTTGGACAACTTACCACGTAGTTCACGTAATGTTTCTTCGTAGTGCTCATGCTCCTGAATGCGCATCTGGATGTTCTGCGCTTTACGTTCCTTCTTGTCGATATCATTACGCAGAGATTCGGATTTCGTTTCGATATCCTTGTAGCGACCATCGAGCAGGTAGAACGGATCTTCCGGCTCACCGATAGCTTTCATCGCAGCAGTCAGGTCTTTCAGAATCTCAAGGTCCTTGATTCGGTTCTTGATCGTCTTACGAGCTTTCTTCGGCTGCTTAACCGCTTTAGGCTTCTTGAGCGCTGCCTTACGTGCTTGCAGCTTCTCCAACTTCTTCGCCTGTTCGAATTGTTCTTCGATAGCGTCGAGTTGTTTGCCTAGTTTCTTGATTTGTTTCTCAAGAGCGGCACGGTCATGCTTAGGCTTCTTCACCTTGTCGTCTTGCAACGCAGTGAGTTCGGCATTCAACTTGTGATAGTCGATAGCCTCAATACACTCGTCAATGATCGCTTGTGCTTTGGTTGCAGCGCGAGCCATTGCTTTGAGGTTGACACCCTGTCCGCAGGTAGGGCAAGAGTTGCCGTCGTGGTCGTGTTCTTCAAACGCACGATAAACCTGAACTATTGCTTTGGATTCTGCACGGGCATCCTGTGCTTCTTCCTGAGTTCGTTTAGGACTTTTGAGCTTAGACAATCGCTTGGTGAGCTTCGCACAGGCTTCTCGCCAGTCGTCGTACTCTTCCTGTTGTTCATCTACTTTCTCCAGTAGTTCCTGCGCTGCCTCTTCCTCTTTAACCAGCTTGCCATGTTGCTTACGCAGCTTCTTGTTATCAAGGTCGGCAACGTCACCGAGTGCTTTGATTCGTTTCTTAACGTCAGCAAGTTCCTGTTCGTACTCGTCTAACGCCTCAACGTAATCATCGTACTTGTCGTGATCAATCAATTGACCACGCAGGTCATTCAGTTCGCCTTTGAGATCAGTTGTCTCAATGCCGAGAGTGTCCAGTTGGTGTTTCAGCTTCTCATACTTACGCGCATTGCTACGCGCCGTACTAAGCTCCAGCAGTTCTTCGTTCAGGCGATTACGCCGCGCTTTCATCTTGTCCAGATGTTCGATGATAGCTTTCAGCGTGTTCTTTTCTTCGGCGTGAATGGACAGCGCGTTCTGCTTACGCTGTGTCACGTCTAACATGTCAGCCAGACCTTTCGATTCTGTCTCGGCGTCTTTAGCCAAGTCCAGTTTCTTCTTCAACGCCATGCGGATGTTGTCAAAGATATCGAGATTGAACAGACGAGTCAGGTAGACCAAACGATCTGCTGGTGTAGCGCGTTGGAACGGATGCGATATCTGCGACTGGATGTAGCAGTAGCTGTAGAACTCTTCCTTGGAAAGAGGCCAGTGCTTCTGCACCCAACCGCGCGCTACGTCCTGACGACCAACTTTCTGATCTTCCTTGTTATAGTACACCTGATACTTCGTAGCTGTCTGCACGATACGCACAACGCCACCAAGAGGTGAGTTCCATGACAGGTCAATCGAGCTACCTTTGCCGAGCATGTTCCCCTTGTCTTTCTTCTTCATTGCAAGAGGATCAGCTTCATACAGCAAAGTAGGTATTGCCGCGAACAGCATACTCTTACCTACGCCGTTCGTGTTGTCCTTAACGTTAGGACTATCGAGGTTCTTTCCGCAGATTGTTGCGAAGCCCTCTTTGTCCAGGCCATCAATGTCGAGTTCCTTGTACACACCAACGTCGCGCAAGTGAATCTCTTTGAGGCCGATACCGTGCTGCTGTACTTTCTTTTTGGCCATTAGAAATACTCGACAGTTTCTTCCTGCACAAGATTGGTACCGTGAGTCTGCGCAAACACATCGATCTCGTCTTGAGTGTAAGGCGTTGAGGACTCGGCGATAACATCATACGAAACAGATTCATCGCGCGTGTTAGACACAACGGGTTTGATGATGCGCCACAGCGGCAAGGAGATTGGCTCACGCTTGACTGTATTCATTAGTGGAATACTCCTGCAGGCTCTACCCATAGGTCTGGTGCATTGTACTGCGCACGAAGTTCATTCATCTGATCGTCAGACAAAGGACGGTCGGAAACGAGAATGCACTGAGGAACTTTTTCCTCTTGACCTGTTACAGGATGAATGTCGCGGTCGTGGCGCATGACATTCCAGCGTTTTGATACTGAGATATTGATGGTACGTTCCATAGTCAAGGACCTATGTATAGTGTATGAAAGATACTCGTTATTTACAGTTTTAAGGCATATAGACAAAAAGAAGGGCCACCATTAGGCAGCCCCTGCGAATACTTTACGCACCCCATTATCCAGATAGTGGTCCGCATAGAAAGGTCCGTTCTCATTTTCAATACCAATACGACGGCAGAGTTGGCGACGCAAGCGCTTAGGCCAAACCATCTCGTCTTCCAGCAAATGGATAACAGCAGGCATAGCTTCCAGTTGAGTCATTGTCAGGTCACGAATCTTGTCGTCAATCCTGCAGAGTTCAGCGTAGTCCTGTTCAGGTGTAGGCACAGAACGTTCAGGCTTAGAAAGGTCTACTGTGATTTCCATCAGTATCTCCGTGGCTTCTTGATTTTCTTAATCGTGGACTTCGGACGCTTGATTGCCCGCAGTGCTTTACGTGCTTCGATAATCTTCTTGGACAGCTCTGAGCGTTGCTTCTTGACGGCATCCGTGTCTTGCTCTGTACCTTTCAGTTTATCCAGACGATTCCACTCATTGACCAAACGATCAACCACACTGGCACGGGATACACGCTGTTGGTTAGTACGTACAATGTCCTGTTGCTTCTTTACGGAGTCACGGGTGTTGTTCACTTCGTCACGCGCAGACTTCACACCTTTCGTGTCACCGTCAGATTGCTTGTCGTTCAGTTTCTTACGGGCAACCTGTGAACGTCTTTGAGCACCCTTGAGATCATCTTTCGAGTTCTCCAGGCTGACCTTTGTGTCTTCGAGTGGGCTGGTACGCGCACTCAAACTGATAAGTATTTTCATACTGACCTCAAAAGAAAAAAGGGCGACCCGAAGGCCACCCTGTGTAGAATGGCGCGCTATGCACCCGACTGGTTAGGTCTACTACGATTATTTAACCTCGCAGTAGTGAGCGAGGAGATGGGGATCACCTCCTCATGCGGATTGAAGTTGAATGATTTCTTCGTCTTCGATATCCGCGCCAGACCACGAACGAATCACGGATGCGTTACCACGATTGCCTGTCAACATTGTCTTAACTGCTGGACGTGCTTCGCGTTCTGCATAGTGGTCGATAAGAGCTTTGTCATTAGCGAACCACAAAATGGAGTGACCACCTTTAGGGCAGACCAGGAATTGTGCTGGGTGCTGAGGTACGTTCAGCGTCATGTAGAAGTCGCCTGCGCCTTCAGGACCCATCATAGGCATAGGCTTCATAATCTGCTGGAAGTCTTTTGCATCTTTCAGACGCACATCACCCAACAACCAAACAGCACCTTCTTCACCCTCACGCACGGCGCTCAATGTGCCTTTACGCGAAGTGATAGATCCGAATACGTCTTGATCGAATCGAGCCAGCCCAAAGATAAGCGATGCGAGTTTCTTCAAATCAGGAGTAGTGCATGGACTGTCGATTTTAGCCATGCCCTCAGACCCGACTGTAATCTTCGATAATGAAACAAAGATTTCCATATTGTCTTCCAGAGCTGTATGATTAATTGTGTTATGAAATTAGTGTTCGGTCAGACAATTCTGAAACAAAAATGGGCAGCACAAAGGCCACCCATTTTTCACTTATTTACTTCTTCTTTTTCTTTTTCGCAGGCTTGTCGTCTTCGTCGTCCTCACCGAACTTGACCGCCAGCTTACCTTCATAGATATCAGCCATGAGAGTAAGCACTTTGGACTCCAGCATAATGTCTGCTGGTACGGACGTTGAGTTGAAAGCGACTTCGGCATCTGCCAACACGGATTGCAGATACACAAGACTGACCAGGTTGATCTTGATGTTATCCTTACGTGTCATGTTCAGGAACATCTTGAGTCCAGCCGTCTGCCACTTATTCGTTTCAGCAGCATGACCAATCACACCGTGAATGATCCAACGAGCTTTCGCTACCATCGCACGTGGGTTGTTCGCTTCACGCAGGAACTGAATAACACCAATCAGGTCCATCGACAGATACGCACCAATCATCTGGACGGCCTTCGCTTCCATGTCGATTTCTGGATCTGCTGCCGCGAGTTCGGCAACGAGGTTCTTATCGAACTCCTCACCACCACGTACGGACGCATAGATGTTCTGCAACATCGTGATTGCGCCACGCATCTGACCACCAGCATACTCTGCTACCTGATGCAATGCTGTCTCAGCTTTATCACGCGCCTTGTCTTTCTTCGGCAAGATAGAAAGCTGGTCGCTAATCTCAACCAGACGCTTATGGATTACGTCAGTAGGGATAGGTCTGATAGGCAGTTGCGTCATGCGGCTGATCATCGTGTTCTTCATCTTCTCAGGGTTCGTTGTTACGAAGATGAATACAACGTGAGCTGGTGGCTGCTCAGTGATTTTCAACAGCTTGGATTCTGCTGCGCTGGACATTAAGTGGGATTCATCGAAGATGAACACACGGCGTTTGAACATAGGACTCAGAGGTGCCGAGTCAACAATCTTCTGGCTACCGTCCACTTTACCTGCATCGCCACCCATGTCAAACTCTTGCTCGTCAGGGTGCGCACCACGGTCGTGCATCTCACACGAACGACATTTACCACAGGCGCTGAATGTTTCGCAGTTGATATACTTCGCCACAAGACGAGCGAACGTTGTCTTACCAGAACCGAGATGACCCGTGATGATCATCGTACTAGGAACTGTCTTCGACTTCTGCCAGCCCTTCATGATCTTAACGATGTGGTCTTGTCCCACATAGTCTTCGATACGTTTTGGTCTAAACTGATCAGCGAAGTTAATCGTGGTCAGTTCACCCGACTCAGAAGAATCGCCTTTCTTCTTCTTCGACGGCTTACCATCGTCAAAGCTACGCGCCTTCTTCTTTTTCTTTTCGTCTTTTGCCATTTTCAATTCGCCCTTTGTTCTAATGCGTTACACCAGTTATTTACAGTATTTAGACAAAAAGAAAGGACCACATCCAAAACGGAGGGTCCTTTTACGTGTAGTAATAAAGTTTGGAATGATAACGCATCGGCAGTGGGCGCTGGCGATTAGGCAAAGCTCAACTCCCAGCGTGGTACAACGCGGAAGAAGCGCTTAAAGTGGGATGGTGGGTCATTCTTGATTGACTCAAGTTTCTGCTCCACTACATCGTAATCTTTTATGCCACTCTCGACGGTGTGAGTGGTGAACGTACCGTCAGCCTCAATCAAGTCGGCGACAACACGGTAGCTTGGTTTACTCTGCATCTATTCTCCTGAAACGATTTATCTCGTTGCTCTGAATTATATTTACAGATTACTGGAGTAGTCACAAAAGATTAAAGTCAGACAATTCTTAAACTCCAATAGCAACTCACAGGAATTGTTATTGGAGTTCACCCTCAGGCAGATGACGGTCTGCGCGAAGGTGTTCTCCCCGTGTCTTTCGAATGCGCCGACACGGTAGCGCTCGCGGTCTTACACTCTTATCCTGCATCAGGTCGGTCGGCAGGTAGCAGGTACCTGACGCAAAGAGCAGCCGCTATCGGCCATTAGCGATAACGCGGTGTTACGCTTAACGGCCTAGGTGACTCTGGCCGAGTCTGTACAAAAAAAAAGAGTTCGGCCTATCCCCAATTCGGCAAAAAGAACAGGCCGAACTAAACAGTCAACACACACTCCATGTGCGCTGTTTTGTACTGTAACAAATTAGAAACAACTTGAAATATTCAGACAATTCTTAGTTCAACATCGGAAGAAGATTTTCTAAGAAATGCTGGCGATCAAATGAACTAATTCGGTGAGGATGGTTGATGTGCAGGTTCCATCCTTTGTCGAACAGCAACACGTTCTTCGGCAGGACAACGTTAACGCCAACGCGAGTGAAGGAGTCACGCACGGCAGTAACTGGATTATCATCTACAAGAATCCAAGTACCTTCACCGTACGTCGCATTCAGGAACGCAACCTTGTCTGGATGCTCACGACTATCGAGGCAGTGAATGTGATCGAACAGCGACAAGTGTTTAGACAGAGACTTGCGGGTGTATCGTTCACCCTTCTCATGATAACCGCGATGTGTACAGATGCCTGCGCTGAATCCATCACGTACCAACATAGCTACGGTCTGAATGAAGTAATCGCGCATGTTGGCTTTCAGCATGAAGCTACCATCGTTCAGCATGTCAACGAAAGGTTGCTTGCCGTTCTCTGGCGTAATGTACGTATCGGTCCCTGGGTAGATTCCCCAGTTCATCAGATAACACAACATGAAGCCGTGCGTATCAAATGCCGTGTCGTCCATGTCGAAGAAAATATGTTTGATCATTAATGCCTCGTGCTCTTAACTACCAGAGGAATATCGTTAATGAATGCCAGTGTCAGCAACTCGCTGTTAAAGCGCAGGCGCATTTCATCAGCATTCGTAACAAGGATAATATCGGACAGAGGGTCAACCTTGAAGATTGGAACCTCAATGAGAACGGCAGTATCTTCATCTTCATCCGCATCAACAATGAAGTAAGCGCCGTACATTAAAACAGTATCACCAGAATCGACGAGATGACCTACGATTGCGTCCTCTCCGTCCATGATCATGTGCAGAGGTTGATCGATGTAGTAACCGCTATCATCGTCTGCTCCGAACTCAAAGTGGAAATCATCATCGCTCATGGTTATGCCCTCAGATCAACCAGTATCGAAGCACTCAAGTCTCGGAGCATGTCTCGTCCAAGAGAGGTGTACATCGTCTGCGATACAACTATACGTTCTAGGAAGAGGCGTGAACTGGTAACGTCATGGCCTGTCTTCTGCCGAACGAACTCAATGATTGAAGACGAAGGCTGAATGAGGAACGTGAGTATCTCGGCATCGTGTAGCACGTTACCCATTGCTGTCACAGGACGCATTTCTGTTTCCTGATCGAGGATGTATGAGATGACTCGGTCTTCATTGCCTATATTGCGGAAGAGCTTAAAGAACTTTCGTGCCGACTTGACGGTGTCCATAAAGTCGTAGTTGGGATTCGTCGGCATACGTAGGAAAAGGGAAGCGAGCAACAAGTTTATTTCTAACTGCGGACCTTGTTCAATGTTCAACATCGCATGAGAAGTCAATACAACATTCAACGAGAAGTCACGAGTATAGAGCGGGTGAGAGGTCGCTGTCTGATCAAAGTAGTCAAGGGCGGAACGCAACCCCTGACGTATTAACAGGTGCTCTGCTTTGATTCGAGAAAGGCGTTGCATTACTCTGCGCCGCTGATCTCTTTCAGGCTATTCTTGATCGCTTTACGCAGCGTCTTACCAACGTCAATGCCGTCGATATGTTTTGCGAATACGTTAGCGAACAAGGTGGTTGGGTTTTTCATAATCGCTTTATCGAGATCAGGGCGGCCTTCTGCAATCTGCAACTCGCCTGGCCAGAGTTCTGCAACTGCCGCGCTATCGTTAGCAGCAATCAGTTCCAGTTCACGGACGGAGATAGAGTTTTGCCGAGCAATCGTACGGAAGATTATGTCAACGAACGGAAGCATGTCCTCGCTAACAACGTTCTTCACGTCCTTAGCATCGCCCGCACGTTGGAAATCTTCGAGCAGACCTTCGAGGTGTGTCTGCGTGATCTTCTGGACGTTGCGCAGTTTCTTGAACAGCATCATCCAGCGGACCTTACGCTTGGAACTCAACAGGTGAGTCCAGACAGATTCACCGAGTGCGATCATCAGACGATTGTACACGTCAACGCTCAACACATCACGATCAACGAAGACAGTCATCTCGTCATGCCATTCGTCCTTACGGAACTTAGAACGGAACGCATGAGTCTTCGAACCTGACTGCTGGACGAAGTTGATTTGTTTGCAGCGGCGAACAGCTTCTGCCAGATGATATTTCTCAATCACCTTCGGAAGTTTCTTAACGCCCATGCGACATGCTTTCGCTACTTCGGCCTCACGACCGAAAAGAGACAGACGAGGCAGTCCACCGTAGACAGGCATTGAAGCGTACGGTCTTACGGTTACACCACACACTGACATACCCGGTTCTGGATCAGGACCCAGAATGCAAAGTACGTCGCCCGCTTTAGGACTGAACTTGATTGTCTCAGGGTCTGGCGTACCCATCGTGTTAGCCAACAGACCAACAGTGTTACCTGTAGCCAGTACCAAATGGTTTTTGTTACCCTGCCTTACGACAAGGTAATCTTTTTCACTGTGTTTCATAACGACCTTTACTGTGAAATTTGATCAACGATATCCAGCGTATGAACTTCGGCAGTGTAGCCTTGACGGAAGATGCGACCTTCCGTACGTGCCGCTGTCTGTTCATAGGATGCAGGAGACCACGACATTGCAACTTCGACCGAGATAAGAGCTTGCTCGTCCCACATGTCACCGTCTTCAAGATAGTCGGCAATCATGCTGAGAGCAGCAGGGCGATCGAGGCCCAGATGCGCAAGCTCGGCGATAATGAGTTTCGGCGCGGTGCCGTCTTTCATTTCGTCAAGTTCGTATTGAAGATCGGAAAGCGAATTAACTTGATGGCAATCAGCACCGGTCAAGCCTTCGTATTCGTCTTGTCCGAAATAAGCAATTGCAAAGTCAGGAATATCAAGTTGACTGGAAAAGAAATGAGGAGCGTCCACCAGAATAGAAGGTGCAGCGCTCACTTGGAGAAAACTCATGTAAGGTCGTTGCACCTCATGAGCTTCTACCGAACAGGACTTCCCAGCAAGGTCTTGCATTATGCTGTGTGCGAGATTATTCATTGTAACCTCATTTCTCAGGAGTAGGGGTAAAAGGGCTGTGGACGTACGGGCTTAACTTATCCACGTACAGGAATCGAGATGTAAGCTGACGATACGACTGGCTTGGCTCAGGTTTGGCTTCGACACGTTGCGCATCAGATTCGTCAAAGATACCTCGACGATGGAACTTAAAATCAGGGTGTACTGAAATATCTTTGACGATTGCTGTCATACGTTATTCCTTACATGTGATTGCTCTAAGTTTACAGAATCAATCAGTCTTACCGAGAATGCGCTCCAGCTCATACGCGAGATAGTCATCCCAAGTAGGGAAACCATCTTTCGCCAGAAGCGGATCATGTTGCCTATCAGCTTTCGACCCTTTAGGAAATCGAATCCTGTTGGACAGACGTTGCAGTCGGTCATACATGAAGCGAGCGTGTTTGACGATTTGATTCTTCTCAGGCAAATGTTTTTGCAGCAACTTATAACTGAACGTCAGCGGGAAGTCACGTTCGGTCACAACATTATCTTTCATCTTGCTGATAAGGTTCAGGTACTGATCAACGCTTTGGTGTTTTTCTGGATGTGCATAGTACCAATCATCCAGAGAGTCCAAGCCATGAAGTTCTTCATAGACCATAGCCTCATACATCACCATTAAGATCGGCTTCGTGATCTTTTTGCTTTTGTAGTTGGCAAAAAGATCAGAGCAACTGCCAAACTTAGACTGCATGATCAATTCCAAGATTGTGGCGTAACGTACAGCTTCGTATTCGGTAAGTACCTTACTCATACTTCACTCCGAGAATATCTTTTTATCGTAGAACTTCTTGCACACAAACTCTGCATTTGGGCTAGATATACTTTCACCCTCCATGCAAAGTAAAGCCCCGTCGTGCTCAAGAGAATACACACCCTTGACATTCGGACAATTAAGAATTGCATCAAACAGGAACATACTCTCCCAGCCTGATAGCATATGGTTGAGTACGCGCTTCTTAATCTTCTTGTCAGTTTCATCAGGATCTGGATCATAGACAGACCCCGTTGCGCATTGCAACACACCATACTCCGGTCGATGCGCATTTTTATTTTTACGGAACTTAGCCCGGTACACAGCCAAGAGGTCAGTGATTGCTAGCCAGAGCGGTGTCACCCTCGTGTTCCAGTCAATCAATTCATCTTTTACTTTATACTTGGGCATGAAGCGTGTCAGTTCCTTGAAGACGTTGCTGTAGGACGTCACCTCCAACTGACCTGCCGAGAATATAGTGGCGTACAGGCATACCTTAGCCGCCCGCTTATCGAGTCCGAGTATTCGCGCAATATCTTCCACCGAGCTAACGGTATCAAACATCGCACACTCAATCCCATTAGCCTCGAACTCCTTTCGCAACACGTTGAACTGGCTGGACTTCATATCCCAGTTAGTCCCTATCGTGTAGCAATCCTCTTTAAGACTCGAGGGTAAGTTCTGGAACCCACCACCAACCTCAAACAGACGTCCACCAATTTGCGACAGCTTGTACTTAGGCCAATAGCGCACTACGAGAGGAGACTCACTCACAATCTGAACAGGCCCTGACACAATCGTATCGAGTAACGTCTTCACCTGCAGGTACTGCTTTCGCGCCTTGTGATTAGCGATTAACGATCTATCTTCCAAATAAGCAAGTATAGGATCGAGATTCACTTCATTCGGCAGGAGCTTATCTAAAACTGCTCGGTATAACGCACGGCCTTTAAGCTCCTTACCGTTACCTCTGTCACGATTACGGTCCAATGAAGACAGGTCATGTACGGGGCGTTTGAAAGGTAGCTTAGAGTTTTTCTGAATCTGCGACCACACCGTTACCCCATAATCTTCTCTAAGAATCTTGAGAGGACTATAGAATCGGATGCGATGCAGAATATCATAATGCGATTGAGGCTTGAAGTGGCCGTACATGCCATCTAAGACTTCAGGACGCATCCTAAACTCGCGGCAAAGCCCCTTAGCCTTGTTATAGTTCTTCGTTTCGAAAATATTGGCTCTCAACCAGTCCAATGACCTGTCGAAAGTCCCCTTTTTGGACTTAGCGTATTTGCCTACCGCTATATTGTCCCCGCCACGTCGATGCCCGAATACCATCGGTAGCTTTTCTTGACCTAAAGAACGTGGGAACGGGACCCAGACCCGCCCAAACTTCTTCTTTTTATGTTTACGAGCAGGATATAGGCTGCATTGAAGAATGTGCCAGAAGAAAAGGTTCAATTGAGCACGAAACTCACGCTCTCCGCTTTCAGGCCCCGTGTACGGGCAAGCGTTTATCACGTTGTCTCGCACCCATAAAACGACTTCTTTCTCCTGGTAAGAGGGGCTCGTTATCAAAACTGGCCCGTTGCCGGAAACGATTCGTTTTTTCATGTTCACATCATGATTACCTGATTTTTTCTATCGTTTCTTTACAGATAAAGACTCAGCCCCTCCGAAAGCTACAGCTACAGCTACAAGCTAGGAAGGAGGTAGTACAGATAGCTGGCTAGGCATGGCATGGCACGCTTGAAACATACAAGCACATGTACATCTTTAGGCGGCACGTTTCAGAGACATGCAAAATGAAAGAACCATACTCCTACTAACCCACAGCAGGGCGTATGTGGCCCATAGGTGCAGATCTAGCAGAAAACCCTAGGTCGTCTAAACCGTGTAAATTTTCCGTCAAAAACAGTCCGTTTTTTAACCAAACGCCTGTTTTGACTCTGAAAATGCGGGAAAATCCGAGAAAAATCAAGGACTTTCCCGTTTTGAAACGAAAAATCAGATCATTTTTTCTGCGAAACGCGCTTCCCGAGCTTAACTCCGATTTGAGTCAGGATGCGTTTCACTGTATCGCCGTCATGTTCTTCCATTGCAGCGCCCAAACGCTCGCCCTGTTCACGCGATAGCTCAGGCATAATCATTTTAAGCATCTGCGAACGCTGTTTCGCTGCTTTAGACTTGCCTTTCGAGACAGACACGCCCTCATTCGCTGCTAACGCACTGCTAATCGCCTTTTGCACACGACGATTGCCGAAGATATCTCCGAATATGTCACCGAACAGGTCTTTGAACGACATACCGCCGCTCATGATATCGTTCTTAGTGAAACGCACAGGCTGTCCGAGCGCGTTTGTGCTATGGGTCGATTCGACCTGATTCGTTGTACGCCCACCAGCACGGAAGTTCTCGTCAGGACGGGAGGCTTTACCCTCTGCACCCGGCTTAGTGTTACCGTTGCGCAAATCAGGGTCACCTTCAACAGCCTTATTCGGATCGAACATATCGTCCGCTGTTTCGCTCTGGTTAGGGTCGAAGGGAATCTTGCCTGTCAGCTTATTCGGGTCCGGCCAGCTATCAGGAATGTCAGACGCTGGTTGTGGCTTGTTTGTCATATCGCCATTTGCTTCGCTGCTCAGGCTGATCTTAATGCGAGTCATGTTTGCTCCTATCGGATTTTATTGCCTTTGAATATGTTGTACGCAATCTCTTTGCGCTGAACAGGACGTGTGGTGCACACCCATTCCCATTGTTCGTTCTTCGCTGTGCGTTTCTTAGGTGCTTCCATAACTTTCAGCACATAGTTTTTGAACGGTAGGACGAGAATGTCCTCAGGCTCAATCGCACCGCTACGCGCAGGCAGGACTACCGTGATGTTACCGACAGTCAGTTCCTGATCGTAGTTCAACACGTTCGCTTCTTCGCTGATGTTGCCCTTGACGGCGCTAACACCTAAATCGAAGATCATAGTAGCGTGAGTGAATGCTTCAATGCCTTTGATGCGCACCGTCACATGCTTACCTCGCCACGGCTCCAGATTCGCAGCAGTCAGTTCCTGCTCTACGCCGTTAACCACCAGCATAGGACGAGGGAAAGCAGGCAGCATTGTTTCATTCAGTCGCACCGAATATGTAGCCTGCGTAAAGTATTTTGGAATAAGCTGATCGAAATCAACGTGTCCGTCTTTGCGTACCTGCCTGAATGTCGCAGGGCTGGTGGACTGATCGAGTGTGTATGCCGTCAACACTTTCGCATGGTGATGCGTCATAACGTTATACACAAAGCCTGTGCTGATAAATCCAGGCACAACACCCTGACGGAAGCAGATGCCGCAGTTCGCAACGTTACCTGCATCCCATCCGTTCGACACTTCTTCGTCGCCGTTACCCATCAGGTCAGCGGCGTCCATTACTGCGTTCATGCCATCGTCGATATCATCGAGAGATACTACTTGGCGCCCACCGCCAAACATACCTTTTGATACCGTACCAAGCTTAACGCCTGAGTCCATAACAGACGATTCACGACCGAGAGACTTCATGCCGCCTGTCTGCTCGTCGAAGATATCGTTGTCAACCTTGTTGCAACTACAGGTCAGACCCATCTTCGCTTTCTTGAAGATGATTACGTCAGTGGCATCGACCTGTAACGCCTGTTCTACCTTGGACTGCACAACCTTCTGAACCGAGTCGAGGCGCTGTTGGACGCGATCCGTTTCGTAGGTCTTATGGCGGTCGTAGGTATTTCGCGGTCGTCCGCGCTCAATCCAGCTCATAATCGTTCTCCTCTGTGTGGCTTAAATTAGTGTGGAGAATTTAGGACCTTCACCCTAGTAAATACTTATTTAGAGTACGTTAAAACACGGAGCCTTTTATGCGTATTCTTTCAGGCGACCCGGGCAAGGTTAACTTCGCGTTGTCTGTTCAGGAGTTTAAGGACAAGCGCATTACCGTGCTGGGTACGCGGATGTTTCAACATCCTATCCAGAATCTGCATTATGACATGCGCCAGCCTACAAAAGAGTTTCTGGCGGAGCTTGAATTGATGTGGAAACTATACGGACCGTTCGACGCCATGTGCTTCGAGCGATTCCAGTCGCGTGGACTTGGCGGTAACACGATTGAAGCAATCAGTCTGATGCTGGGTGTTATCTCATTCTTCGCACTGAAAAAGAAATGCCCGCTTGATTTGATTACGGCGAGCCAGTGGAAGAACGCATTCAACCGCACAATGGATCTCAAAGGTTATTACGCAGAACATAACCTGACGTCCAAAAAGAGTCGCAAAGCGATTCACGAATTTGACGCCAGCCTGATTGGCGTCTATACCTTTTACCGTCATTCAGGAATCAAACCGTTCGCTGGCTTCAATCGCATCATTGATGTATATGTGCCTAAATTCCTGGACGCACCTGTGTTGTGAGGACATATGGAACAGCTTGACCTGTTACGAGTAGTAAATGAGATCGTCAGTGAGTTCGGGCGCTCTCATTATCTGGCGCAAGGAAGTGTTGGTACAAACACAGAACACTATGCGACGTATGAAACTCTGATCTCAGTCATGGCCGATAGCACTGGCTCTTTCCATGAGGCAGATCTTCGTGCTAAGATTGCGGCGCAGATTGACGAGTATCGTGTTGTGGGATTCACTCGCACCTACAACGAGCAAGTCAAAGAGTTTGTGCTGAAACTGACCGACCCTGTGTTCACCTACCGCGACCCGCAGGAATGTCCTGCAAATGGTAAAGTTTTGTATTCTGTTTCCATTGGTTTCCCATTCGTTGCCGCCAATTAATCTGTAAATATCCTTACTTGGTTAACGTGCGCGTGGGATATTGAAAATGGCGAAGTTGAAGAAAGAACCAGCGGCGAAAGTCAAAAAGAAAAAGACTTTGGCTGTCAAAACAAATAAAGAAAAAACGATTCCTATTCGTGTTGTGCAGGACACACGACCGATCATCACTTGCCCTGAAATGGAAGATAAGCCTCAGCCGTTTCTGTTTCGTGGCCAATGTCCAATCGTCACCTGTCAGTATTGCACACGCGAGACACCGACAGGTTGCATGGCGCTTGACCGTAAAGAGTCAGCGGATCGTTCAATCTCCAACAAGGAGATACTCCATTACAAGAAAGGTCTCTTCCCTGAACTTAAAGAGATGGATCAGAAGACGCTGGACAATACGATTCGACGCGCACAAAATCGTACCCGCAATGCTATCTGTCTTACTATGTTTATTGCCGGGATTGATGATTCTGATTGCGATCGGTCTTTTAAATATGTAGAGGGCCGCTCCAAACTCGTCGATCAGGTTCATAACTATCTGATTCAAACGTTCAACGATTACCGTCCGTGGATGCTTGCGTACCTCGACGACGAAAAACGATTCAGCGACATGGTTGGCAAAATAACCAACTCTGACTTTAATTTAGTTAACGCATTACGTTTGACTCCTCGTAAGTATCAGACGTTCTGCCAGTCGCTACAAAATCTTAAACAATCTGGAGACTCTCATGAGTAACTTTATCTCCCTCGATCAGTATCGCGCGTTCATCAAGCGCAATATCCTGAAAGAGCCTCAGATGCTCGTCATTAATCAGACGCAGCCTCTGGGACAAATCTTCTTCCAATGCCCCGGCGATAACTTTGCGATGAAAGATATCATCGTGCCTGCATCGAAGAACGCGGTCGATCTGACTCAACAGGCGCCACTGGAAAATCTGCTGGCATGTAGTCAACTGAAAGCGCTGCTGCAAACGCAGAAACTCGTGCTGCTGAATCCGGAAGAAATGCCAACTCCTGGCGAAGGTATTCAGATGCCGCAGTTGAACACGCCTCCTGTTGCTGGTGCAGTGTCTGTTGACGGCGTGACTATCCCGAACGCAATCGTGATTGTCGAGCAGAACGGTAACGTGTGGACTGGTGCTTCTAACGGCAGCGGCGTATTCACTGTTGACGTATCTGGCCTGGAAGAAGGCGTGTTCTCGATCACTGTTACTGCTGATGGATTCGTGCCTGCGCGTTACAACTTCACTGCCGGTGCGCAGCCTCTACAGCCAATGCCTGAGCCTACCGTACACGCTGTCTTCAAAGAGACAACTGTAACGGGAACCACTGTTGCGAATGCTAATATCTCCGTATCAGTGCAGAGCAAAACGTTTACTGGTCAGGCTGATGATCAAGGTGCGTTCAGCGTTGACGTTGACCCACTGCCGTTTGACACAATTCACCTGACGATTACTGCTGCTGGTTATCTGGATAAAGTTGTTAACCACGTTGTTGACAGCATTCCTGGTCTGGCTCAGATTAACAGCGCTCCGTTCTTGTCTACCACCATCGCAGGTAAAGCAAGTCCTGAAGCTGAAATCGAAATCCTGATCACTGGTCAATCCAATCAGTTCGCTACCGCTGCCGCAAACGGTGACTGGTCTGCGACTGTTGGTGCCGTTAAAGGTGAAGTCTCTATTCGTGTGCTGGAAAAAGACGGCTACGACGAAGCGACTGCTACCATGCAGCCCACCAAACTGCCTGCTCCTGTGCTTGCTGTTGATGACGCTGATAACATCGGTGAGAATCAAACAGTATTTGGCGGGGCAATCACTGGCCTGAGTGCAGAAGCAAACGACGTAGCGGTAACGCTGACTGTTCAGGCCGGTCTCTATGAAGGTACTGTTGACCTGCAATCAAGCCACTGGTCTGTGACTGGTGTTGATGCGAAAGCTGGTGTGGGTTCTGTAGGTGTTGTTAATCTGACGTCGGCCTTCTATGAAGATGCCTCAACGCAGTTCAACATTCTGGAAGAGTTCGCACAGCCTACGCTGCAACAAGCGCAGGACGGTCAAACTGCTGTGGTCGGTGACACCGTAGCTTCTGCTACTGTTAAGATCACGATGGGCGGTGAGACTAAAACTGCTTCTTCAAATCCGCAGGGAGCGTTCTCTGTTGATGGATTTACCAACGTTGTTCCTGGCTCGATTCGTATTGAACTGTCACGCAACGGTTATCTGCCTGCCGTGTTTAACGTGACGCTTGTTGTTCAGGCGCTCGGACAACTGGATAATGAACTGGCTGTCGGTGAGGACACCGCTACAGGCCACGCTACACCAGGGTCTACGGTAACACTGACTCAGGGTGGCATTAGTGGTGACGCTGTTGCTGACGCATCTACTGGCGAATTTATTATTAGCCTGTCCAGCCCGCTTGCGGCAGACACCCAGGTAGAGCTGAAAGTAGAACACGCGAACTACGTGACGTACACTGAAACCTTAGCGGTTTCTAATCCTTAATATTACCTAAGGGGCTTCGGCCCCTTGTTGAACTACAATTCGGAGATTTACCATGTCAGAGAAAGTTAAAGTACAGCCCATCACGCTGACCGCTTACAACGAAAAGTACGGTCAAGACGTTGTTGCACCGATGTATGTTGCTAACCGTACCGAGCCTCGTGGCAACGTAATGTTCAGCGCACAGGATGACATGGGCCAGCCGGTTCCTGTTCTCGTTCCAGCTACCTTCATCCCAATCGATCTGACTCAGCAAGCTACCAAAGAGAGCCTGTTGAAATCTACTCACCTGCGCCGTGCGTTGCAGCGTAATCAGTTGGTTATCATCGACACTGAAAGCGCCGAGCACTATCTGCGTACCTCAGCATTGGCTAAGTCTGAAATGGCTAACCTGAACAAAATGGGTAGCGCTATCGCTGCTGACCTGGGCGAAGAAGGCGGTACTCTGGCTGCAATCGATCTGGGCGGTGCTGCTCGTCGTCAGGTACACTTCGAAGGTGGTACTCAGTATTCTGAAAACCAATTCGTTAACGCATTCATCGTCCGTGCTGCTGACGATAGCGACGAGTCTGATGACAACCTGCAACGTGAATTCCTGTCTCGCGGCATTAACCTGCCTACGTCCGAGCTGGAAATCCTGCGTAAGCACATCACTCGTCCTGCAATCGTCGAACTGATCATGCAGGCTCTTGACGACGCATAATTCAGTGCTACAGACAAAAAAAAATGGGAGGCCCCGAAAGGAGTCTCCCATTTTTGTTACAGCAATTTATTTTCTGCTACGCTCGTTTGTTGGATATTGCTTTCACTGCGTTAGGTCTATTCCATCCCAATGCCTTAGCTGGCATGATGCACTTCTTACCGTGCAGGTCTTTCAACGTCATGCGCACTTCTTTGATCAAGTTCATCGGAGCATTGTCTGGGTCGAGCTTAATCAGCTTACCGTCTTCGTCGAACTCACGAGGAAGTTTGAAATGCTTGACTGGTACTGGAGAGTTTTTCTCAAACTCTGCCTTGATTTTATTACGCAGCAACTTCCCGCCACCATCGTTGTCTGTCATCGTGTAGACAACACTCACGCCTAACATCTCAAGCGTTCTACGTTTCGTTTCACCGAACTGCTCTGCGCCTAATACAGCAAGAGCTGGGATCCCATACGATAACAAAGCCAGAGCGTCACGAGGACCTTCGACGAGAACAATGTAGCGTAGCTTGTATTTCTTCAAACACTCTTTAACTAAAGGCAAAGGAAACAGACCTTTCTCTTTTGCCCAGTCGCCGTTCGAGTTCACATAGCTGGTGCCGTTCATTTGCTTACGCAGATACGCAGCGATACCTCCTATGTATTTCGTGCCGTGCTTACAAGGGAAGAAGCAAACGTTACTGCCCGTGCGTTGTGCATTAAGCAAACCACCAGCAGCCTGAACAAGCGCTCCAGGATATCCGCGCCACTCAACATCGACTGGCCATTCCATGTAGCTGTTACGACCAAGTGCTTTCATCAATAGACCGACAGAAGGGTACGTACCGATCTTATTACCAATCTGCTCATACGTCTTGAACAGCGCACTCAAGCTATTCGTGTTAGCGTCTTTAAGCGCCCAGCCCTTTATTTCTTGAAGCTTGGCGTGTGCCGCTAATTTATTCCAGCCACCTTTCTCACCGCAACCGAAGCAGTGGAAGAAACCTAGAGGTATCTCCATACCCACAGAAGTGTAAATACCACAACTAGGGGTCTTGTCACTGTGAAAGGGACAGCACACCATAACAGTGTCACCGTTGTATTTCTTATCGCCCGGTATTTTACCGATTTCGTCAAGTATTATCTGATGAACATCTTCTGCCATACCATCACCTGTTTGTTTCGTAATTTGAGCATATAAGCATATTTACAGAATAAGGACAATAGAATGGGCAATCCACATCGTTACGTGCATACGGCACAGCGTCGGTTCTACGACAAGCACTGGATTGGATTCTGCGATCTGATTCGTGTTGAACCTCAGACCTGTGGGGCATTCGACAAACAGGATGATATGATTGGCCTGTCGCTCCCACGAGATTTTGACGTAGACACAGCAACAAAGAGTCTGCGTCTGATTTATACCGAGACTGACGAGAATGTAGAAGTACGCTGTTACCTGTTTGGTACTCGCTACTATAAATTCGTATTCTTCGAGCAAACCATTGCCGTAAGCGAGGACACCAATGAGAACGTTAGCAAACATACCCGCGCGAGTTAATGATACGCGCAATCTGTCCCGCATCGGTAAAATGATTGACGCTGCCCTTGACGTAAAGAACCAAGAGAAGCGTTGGCCGAAGAAGCGCGTCAGTCCTTCGATGTTTCCTATCTGCCCGATTCAAGAGGCAGCCAAACTGATCTACCAGAAGCATAATAACTGCATGACAGGTGAGTCTGGCACCTTGCTGAACATCTTCGCTAAGGCGGGGACTGGAATGCACGAATCATTGCAGAACGCTCTGGGACATAGTGGCCAGATGGTTGGTCACTGGAAATGTACGAACGATAAATGCGTTGAGTACCCAAAGACCAAAGGCAAGACTGTCGATGGTGAGTACGTCAAAGGCAAATACACGCGAACTCGAAGCACGAACAATCGCTGTCCATCGTGCGACAAGCCCATGGCTTATGCAGAACTTAAAGTCCTGTACAAGTCATTAAAGGGATACGTCGATGGACTGATTGATAATCTGGACGGTACGTACAGCCTGATAGATTTGAAATCGACTATGGTGACCAAAGCTGCTGACGGTTCTTTCTTCGTTAAGTATCACCGCTTCCAGATTGCGACATACGCATACCTGCTGAAAAAGCGTTACGGCTATAACATCGTAGACTACACCCTGGTCTATGTGCCACGCGACAACCCTAAAAAGTTTGTCGAGAAGACCTTTATCTTCGACGAGGCTGAGTCTAAGCGCGCCAAAGACTTTATGATGGAACAAATACGCGCATGGGATGCTGCGGTAAAATCGGTGCGCACAGGCGACTTGCTGCCCGCTATCAAGCGGAAGCCGTGCAAGAGTGCCGAGTATTATTGGGACGAGTTCCACGGATATGACACATGCCCTTTTGTTGACTATTGCTTTATTCAATCACACATGATTGACTTCATGAAGAAGTTGGAGCAGCGAATCATGGCCAACCCCGAACTGACTTATATGGAAATCGTAAGTACAGGGCGGAAAACTCAACAACAAGGTCTGCTGCCGGACAAGAAGTCCAAGACTGGACGTCCGAAGCATATCGTAAAAACATTTGAGCTATGAGCATACAAAAAGATTATGAACGATCTATGCGCCGACTTAAGGAGTCTGTCTATCGCAAAGAGCATCTCGGCTATGTAGTCCCGAGATGCGTTGACGTTGTTCTCTCGAAATTGAGATCGCCTGAACAGGTAGTGTCGAGAAAGTATTTGGTCATGCTGATGTTATTCAGTCAGACATGCGAACAGCTCGGCTCAGCCTTGACTATGCGCGAACAACTCGTGGTCAAGATGACTATCCTAAGTCGCAAGCATCCAACGCCAGACATTCAGCGTAAAATCAGACGCCTTGAAGAACTGGTAATAAGCCAGGATAGAAACATCGAGAGTCATAGATTGCTTCTCGATTATCGTGCCAGCGTATTGATTGATATACTCGACGGCAAAGAACCTAATTCACGTTACACTTGAGGTACTCATGGAAATTTATGTAAGCCTGAGTCAGGACAGCACGGATAAGAACCGTAGTAAAGTCACTAGCCCTGAATCAAACACTGGGCGTGTCGATGTGTCCGAATACGCTTCACTGGAGAAGAAACTCCGCTTGACAGATGAAGCAAAAGACAAAGAGAAGCTGGCTCAAAAGGCTGGTGGCGGTGATTCTGTAAAGGGTAAGAAAGGCGCTAAGAAAGATAGCGATAAACCCAAGGATGACGACACTGATACGGACGAAGATCCATCATTAGACGATGAAGGTGACGCAGATGATTCAGATGACTCTTCCGATACAGATGGAGACGACTCCGATGGAGACACTAAAGCTAAGAAGTCAGGAAAGAAATCTGACAAGTCTGGAGCAAAGGACTCAGCGGACGCAGAAGACCCTGACGCAGACGAACCCGAAAGTGATGACGGGGATGCAGATGCTGAAGGCGCTGATGACGAGGACATCGAATAGCGATAACGTCGATGTGCCGAAGACATATGAAGCGTTGCGCGATGTTCTGATTGCTATTCGCTACATGTGCACCAAGCGAATGATCTTTCCTGTCGTAGTCGCCAACATCGAACAACGTAACGACTATCTGGTGATGAACAAACTCACCTTTAGCATGAAGCCTGGTAAATTCCTGACCGCTATTCAGGACAGCAACTGCCCTGTAAACGTGTGTTGGCTCATGCGGGCCTTCACACGCACTGCATTGCACTTCGACCTGAAGCCTGTGATAGCTGATCGTAGTGGGGACTTCCAACCACTGGTCAGTCGTTACTTCACTCAGGAAGATCCCGACTTCGCTTACCGTCGTCATTACGACATTCGCTACATGGCTGCGCTCACTGATATTTGTAAGCCCCGCATGTACACGCTTAATGGAGTTAATTATGGCGTACAAGTCTCTAGCCAAGAAACCGAAGAAGTCGAAAGCTGCGAAAGAAGCCGAGACACGGAACAAGGCTCACAAGCAAGCTCGCCGTGGGAAGCTCGGTCAGGCTGTTAAGACACTCAGCGCTGCATCGAAGAAATCCCGCCGCATGACGAAAGGTGAGAAACGCGCTATTCAGTTGCAGCCGTTCAAACCTCAAGTCGTACCGCAGCCTCCTAAAACTCCTCTGATGGAGAAAGGTCTTTCACTGAACGCGCTGATCAAATCGACGCCACGTTTGATGAAAGAGAACGCCATGGAATGTTATGTCAATGGCGTTAAGCGCGGCAAGACGAACAAAGGTCTGCCTATGATTATGGCAAACGTTCGTCACAAAGATCCACTGCGTCCTAATAAAACAGTACGCATTCACAAGCCGATGATTATCGGTCTGGATGACCCGTTCAAGCCTATTTCAAAACAAAAGCGTGTACTGGTCAGTTGTCCCTGCGAGAACTTCGTGTTCATGTGGGAGTATGCAGATACCGAACACGGTGCTGCGCGAATCATTTACGGTAACGGCGAACCACCAGACTTCACTAACCCAGGTCATGCGCCCGGTCTGTGCAAGCACCTGATGGCCTTAGCCGATCAAGTAAAACGTAACGGAGACTAATCCGAATGTTCTTTAACAATCCTGCACCTGGTGTAATCCCGAACTATCCGATTGTGCATTCGATTCATGAGATGCACCGTCGTGTGGCTGAACTGAACGGCGAACTGATTGCCGCTGGTTGTACTGTTGTCGAGAACTGCGGCGAGATGTTGATTGAAGTGCCTAAAGGCGCATCTGCCAAAGTGGATGATATCATCCAGCGCCATCAGGACATGTTCAAAGGCCCTGTTGTCAGCCGACCGGGTCGCTTGCAGATTGGAGGCGAAGATGCAGAAACAGAAGTTTAATCCTGAAACGCATAGCGTGTCGCTGCATTTCGGCCAGCACATTGTTCACGGCCACGCGCAAGAAAGCGTGTTTGGTGACGCAATGCAGACGTTGCTTATGCGCGAAATCGAACGCAGTACCAAAGAAGCTATGGAGCAGTTCTCGGGTATTGCGACTGCGCCTCCTACCATTGAGTGTGAAACGAAAGATGCCAGTTCGATTCTCGCTTCGCTTCGTCAGTGGCAGGCAGTGATTGAAGCACAAGAACCTGTGAAAGAGTTCGAGCCGTGCTCTATCCCAGACTGGATGCGTCCTAGTCTCAAAGCGAAGGGAATGACAGAGGAAGAGATTGATAAAATCTTGATCACTGGCATCGAACCTTCGTGGGACGATAAGCCTGGCGTTGTGTTCCGTACAGTCACCATCTAATGGCCTGTGCAGGTTGTGGCCGTCGTAGCTCTCGCATTAGTTACAACGGCAGTTCTGCTCCTCAGACAGAAATGGAAGAGGACGATACGTTGAGCGCTGCGCGTTTGACACCTCATGGCTGGGTACGCACTTGCGTTAAGTGTGGTGCTATCTCCGAGCCTTCACCTTTTGCAGAGAACATTGAAAAGCCTTGTGACTGCAAAACAGACGAGTGATCATGATGAACAATCTCGTTGGTACTGCTGTAGCTTTAGATCATTGTCGCTTCTACGTGGAGAACATGGTCAACCTTCAATTCGAGCAACCGCTGGCATCCATTCCGCCAGAGCCTCCATACAACGAACCGATTAACTCTCGTGTTCTGCACTCTTTGATTGACGGCATTCAGACCGCGTTCGACAATGCAATCAGCCGCACTGATCTGCAATTCCCTTACGCACCGATTCTATACCGCTTTCGTTCTATTTACGGCGTGTACTGTAATCAGTATCTGGATGAGGCAACAATCAAACGTGCTAAGTCCGAACGTCCTGCGGGCTTCCCTGCTTCTCAGTCTGTTCCTGTTCGCGTCGAAAACGAACACGACAAAGAGTTCGCTGTACGTTTCCTCAGGCATACTGCCGATCAAGTCAGCGCGTTCCTGTACATGGTTAGTATAGACCAGTACGCTCGTGAGCAAACAGACTGCTGGTTGCCTGCACCTCCCGATGCGTTTGATTTGCCAAAAGCTATTTTGCTTGTGGGTAACGGTGTGGCGTACACCTCCGTGCACAACGAGCTGGTCAATCACTTGATGGAAGCGATGTTGAAAACGTACAGTGACACGCTGGACATTCATGTATCGCTGCGCGACTACGGTGTGTCTGTGTTGTTCCCGCTGGTGGCTGAATGCCGCAACGTGCTATACGCTGCATGGCCTATTCCCTCACGTCAGCCTCAGTTCAAGGATAGTGGTGAACACGTAACGTTTGATGATCTGCCTGTTGATGACGACGAGGAAGAGTTCGAGCCGATCCCACCAATGGGACCTACGTTCGAGAATCAAGCTGAGTGGGTAACTACCGCAACTGAGATTGCGCAGTCATTCAATCTGCAAGCGTTTGCCGATGATGGAGATTCCTCTTTCGTACTCAAACCTGTATTGTATAAAAGCGGTGATGACTTCTTGTTCTGGTCAGAGGAGCAGATAACAGGAAAAGTTATCCTTGATATCGCGATCAGTCCAATTATAGGTCAAGCCTATGAAGACATGGACGTTAAACTTCGTAGTGTTGGTAAAACACTTAGGGAGTATGCTGAAAAGCATAGTTGTCATATCATCTCTCGTTACATCGAACAAGAAGATCAAATCATCGGTGCGTTATTCCGAGTTCGTCGTAACATCGACTTCCCTAATTCGCCGCTCGAAGTGACTACCCACGTGGAGATAGCACTATGACAGATCAAGTAATCACATTTGAAGACCAGCAGAGCTGGGAAGACTTCGGCAGTGCTGTCTACGAAGAATTTCGTTTGAACACTATGACCGGCAGTAGTCTCGCTATGCAGGTTCCAGAAGTCGGTCCGAACGAAGGTGTTAAACATGCGTTGACCTACCACACGTTGACGCAATGGTCTGAAAAAGTTGTGCTGGACATTTTGATCAACGAAGTAGCGCTGGCCGAAGGTGAGTCACGCAACTACGATGACGCTACTCTGGATGCTGCCGTACGCAAAGTCGTAGCGCTGTATCAGGCACGAGCGCGTGATCTCAAGTGTCACATTACAGGCCAGTTCCTGACAGAAGAAAACAATGTGGTTGGTGCGTTGCTGCGCGTCTATCGCAATGAAGACTTCCCATGTACTGGTCATCCTGAACTGCTGTATGGAAAACCAATAGGTATGTATCACTGCGATAAGTGTCGTGAGATGCAGGTCGCTGGTACATTCCATCTGCCGCTGGAGAACGACAATGGTTAAAGGTGGGTTATGGCGTGTCTTCCCTGACTATGACTCGGAAGAGATGCTGATGAAGCTGGGCGCTGCTATCGGTATTGAGCACGATGATGACGAAGGCCCAGGCGAGTTGCACGTTACTCTGGCTTACGATGACTCTAATCCAGACGTCAAAGCGGAGCAGAACGATGCTGGCGAGTTCTTCGCAATCGTCAACGGAGCTGAACTGTTTGGTGAAGGGCAGGATAAGATTCTGGTACTCGTACTTGACTCTCCTGACCTGATTGCAGAGCATGATCGCATTCACGCCTGTGGTGCCGCTAAGTTCTCATTCAAGCCGTACCGTCCGCACGTTACGCTATTGAAGCAAGCCAAAGACAGTCAGGTTGAACATCTGAATCAGATCATTCAACACCCAGGCCGTCCTCCAATCACTCTGCGTTTCATCGAAGAAGATCGCAAGGTACTGGAGAAGCGTAACTAAATCCTAGCGGTGGCCATGTGCTGCCGCTTTTGTCATTCTGGAGATATTTCTATGGAAATGCTCGTAAGCCTTAGCCACGAAATTCGCGTAGAGAAACAGGACAACGCTGCAACAGAAGCGCAGACGCAGGGACCAACTGACGCGCAACAAACAGCATTGGACATCCAAGAGCAACGTCGTATCGTAGAAGAATATGGTATCGACGCTTCGAAAGAGGAAGTTGCTGACAAAGAGAAAGACCGCATCGAGCGTGAAGAAGAACAGGCAGATGAAAAACGCATTAAGCCTCCAGCAGATCTCGGTCAACGTAAGCCAATCGAAGATAAAGACCTGACAGCGACTGACATCCAAAATCAGCACGATAACCTGACGAAGATTTAGGAAACTGTAAATAAGAGTCAAAGCAACTAACAGGTGTATTTGACCATGAACAATAAGTCGAATCTCACAGGCGGTCAGATAGAAAGCGTCATGGACACCATGTTGCATGACTGCCTGTGTGAAATCGTTGAGAACACGGACATATTCGACGTCCAGCTTACCTATTTATTGGGTCTGGTAACGTCGAATAAGAAACGAAAGCCATACAACGCTGAGACACGCGACCGTGCGATTAGCTTGTTGATTCGAGCACTCTCTGTCCCTCGTGATCAGAAAATGGTTTTCATCCGGGAACTTAAAATGGAGCGTAACTTCATTTACGTCTTCCTGGAAAATGTAATTAAACGGTACTACACGGTCTATGTCGGACTGTATCGCGCATTCATTACAACGCAAGATTCGACCAAGCGTGTTGCGTATTCAAAACGACTTGACGTGTATGTGAAAATGTTTGGTGCCGAGTCGCGTTCAAAGTTATTCGTCGCGCTCTGCCGTCTGAACGATCTACTACCGCAGTTCATGGAATACTTCCACTCGGTAGTTGCTGACTTCTATCGTCTGTGCAGCAAGCAGACCAAGTTCTATGTTGATACCAATCGTGGTAAGCTCTACGACAGCAAAGACGTGCGCCAGAACTTCCTGCGTAACGTTATCATTGCAATCAACAAGTATGACTCGTCGCGTGGTGCGATAGTGAGTTATACGAAGTGGTGGATTCTTAACGCACAAACCTGTAGCAGTAGTGAGCATGAATATGGCATCGCGTACACTATCCCCCAGACTCAACGTAAGAAACTGGCGACAGGTGAAGACACTACTTCTCTGAATTTCTCGGTAAGTCTCGATACTCCAGCGAACGAGTCTGATGAAGGGGCGGACGCGTCCTTGCATCAAAAGGTGAGTGACCATCATCACCTAGAAGATCACGTTGATAGTGAAAGACGTACCGAAAAACTGAGACTGCTTATTAAGCGCGTTGACCCTCTGGGCGTTGCTCGACTGACGATGGACGTTGGTGAGGAGTTCGATAAGTTTGAAATCGATCTCATGCGTAGACATATGCAAGCTCAAGGGCTAGCCTAAAACTGTAAACAGTGCATATCATAGCACAACTCAATATTGAGGAAATATAATGGCACGTGGATTTGGTGACATTCAGGACAACAGCAAACGTGATAGTCTGCGTGAGTCCGAAATCTTTGAAATCTTCCCGCTCTCAAAGAAAGCAAACGGCAACTGGGTATCAATCCGCCTGTTAGATCTCGACCTGCTTCCTATCAAGAAGCACTGGATCAAGATCATGGGCGGCAAAGACAAAGATAAAGAAATCAAAATCCCGCGCATGTGCGTCAGCTTCGATCCGGACAATCAGAACAAACCTCTGAACGGTATGAAGTGTCCGTACTGCGGTATTGCACATGGCAACGACGAATCCGGTGCGCCCGCGCAGTACGACTACAAGTGGTATGCGCAAGCGATCATCCGTGACGAGCAAGCCGCCGCGCCACGTAAAATGCCGAAGCTCACTAAGAAAGAGCAGAAATCCGGCAAGAAAGAAATGGGTAGCGAATCATGGACCCCGGTCATGTGTATTCCGCTGTCTAACTCTCTGGCGCAGAAAATCAAAGACCTGGGTGAGCGCAACATTCACACGGTCAAAGATAAGAAGTCTGGCAAGAAGTCTAAGCAGGCATTCCAGGTCAACCATCCGAAGTACGGTTGTGATATCGAAATCAAATACAACCCGAAAAAATCTCCTGCCGAGCGTTACACGCTTGAGCGCGGTGACCCATCTCCACTGACCGGTGACGAGAAAGAATATCTGACCTGGGACTTCGACAACTGGAACGAAATCTACGACATGCTCGGCCGTCTGAATGAAGAAGCTGCAATGGCTGACTTCAAGAAGATGGACGTTATCGGCGTTAACACCAATGATTCTGACGATGGTGATGACGAAGATGAAGACGACGACATGGCGCTGGGTCGTGGCAAGAAGGGTGCTAAAGGCGATAAGAAAAAACGCCGCAGCGACGATGACGATGACGACGAAGATGAAGACGAAGATGATCGTCCGTCCAAGAAGTCTAAAAAGTCCAAGCCGACCAAGTCGCGCAAAATGCTGGACGATGATGAAGACGACGAAGATGATGAAGATGAAGACGAAGATGATCGTCCATCTAAAAAATCCAAGAAGTCTGCTAAGTCCAGCAAGTCTTCTAAGTCGTCCAAGAAGTCTAAGAAGTCAGATGATGACGACGAAGACGAAGACGACAAGCCTGCCAAGAAGAAAAAGAAATCTTCTGACAAGGTGAAATCATCCGATAAGAAGAAAAAGAAAAAGTCTTCTGATGACGATGACGACGACAAGCCAGCGAAGAAGAAAAAGAAGAAAAAGTAATTCGTGTAACGGGGTAGCTTAGGCTGCCCCTTCTTTTCTCAATCTGGACTATCCCACAATGGCGAAAGTGAACAACAAGGCCGAGAAAAAGGCCGAGAAGAAAGCTAAAGTTAAAGCGAAGAAAGGCGGAGCCGAAGCAGTAGCATCTGACGATGTTGGTGGCGTAGAGCTGCTGGGCTTTGACTTAGCAAGCCTGATGGACGATGTGCTTGACGGCATCGAGAAGAAAACGAAAGTAAGTTCGCAAGACGCAGCACGACACGCACCTCGTATTTCGACTGGTTGCCTTGCGCTTGACATGTACCTCAGCGGCGGTATCGTACCTGGCGGATGGTATACGTTCAGCGGCGGCGAGCAGTCCTGTAAGTCTACAATGACCATGAGCATTATGGCGAGCTTGATTCGTCTGAAATACTCTGGCATTAGCGTAGTGTTCGACTATGAAGGTTCAACCGATGCAGAGTACGTTGCTGGTCAGTTGAAAACGTTTGGCGTTAAGGTTGACCCGAAAACTATCTTCGGTGTGCGTGACGACAAAGATGGTAGCTGGATCGTTAAGCCTAAGATTCGCTACTATGCACCAGACAACGGTGAGCGCTTCTTCGACTACATGTCCATGTTGCGTCGTCGTCTGCCTGATAAGATCGTAGAGAAAGATGGCTCTGCGTATTACCTCTTTGAGAACAACAAAGAGAACGCGAAGAAAGTTGCTGGCAAGTACGACAAGAAATGGTTCAGTCGTAACAACCAGTTCAAAGTACCTGCGAACGACGGTCATATGCAGGCTATGGTTATCGTTGACTCTTATCCAGCGATGCTGCCTGATCAGGTCGATGATGATGACGGTTCGAAAGCAATGGCGTTGCAAGCGCGTATGTTCTCTGACGGCATCAAACGTTTCCGTGGCGGTATGCGTCGTAAGATGATGACCATCGTGGGCGTTAACCAGTTGCGCCAGAAGCCTGCTGTAATGTTCGGCAGCCCTGAGTATGAACCTGGAGGCGATGCGTTGAAGTTCTACTGCTTCGACCGGGACACTCTGATTCGTACCGACCACGGCGTGTTGACTGCGCCTCAGATCAAAGAGCTGCTAGACGCTGGCACCGAAGTCTCTGTTGAATCGTTCGACGGTTATCAGAAGATCAACGGCGCATGGCTTGTCGATGACGCACCGTTCCCGTTCGAGTTGAACGCTGGTGGTCATGTGTATGTTGGCTCGGCAGAACATCGCCAGTTCACTCTCATGCACGACCTGACTGCCGAAGGTACTCCTGTGCTGCGTCCTGAGTGGAACACGCTCAATCAACTGGCGCAGCATCCAGAATCGCAAGGTCAGTACGCTGCTTTACGTGTACCACCTGTTAAGGAACTGAAAGAGAAAGTTCCTGATGCCTTTGATGAAGCTAACGGCTTTATCTGCGCGTTGATTGAAACGTATAAGCCTGTCAGTCGTCAACTACCTCTGGTAACTCACGGCGATACAACGTTTGCTGCGAATTGCCTGTACATCGACATGAGCACCAGTGAGGACGATTCGTCATTCTGGGTTCAACGTCTGCTGGACATTGGCATCTTTGCGTATTCAGACGAAACGGGCATCTGGTTGCCAGGTCTGTATGAGCACGAACTGACTGCGGCGCTTGCTGCCGACGAACTCGGTGCGTTTGCTGGTATCAGCTTTGAAGCGACCTGTCGTCAACGTCAGACTCAAATGCTGACCGTGATTGTCGATCACTTCCCTGAGCTGGTGCGTTACGTTCTGGACTATCAGTTGCAGACAGGCGAAGACAAAATCTATCTGGCGCCTGAGAACGACTTCGCTCAAGCGCTTGATCTGATTCTGCACAAAGAGATCGCTGGCTACGATGACATGTACGACCTGCTGATGTTCCAGCTGGCGTATGTTGATGACTGGTATAACTTCGACTCTGCAATTCTGCCTGTGCCGTTTACGCTTCGTGCGCTTGACGAACAACGCGAGTTCTGGGATGTGAACGTTGAAGAAACTGCGGTAGTTATTACCAACGGCTTCGTGTCTCATAACAGTGACGTGCGTGTGCGTCTGGCTTCTCGTGCTGTGCCTGAAGGTTGGCCGAAGCTGAAAGATGCTCCAGGCATCGTTGGTGAGAAGTCTGTTACCGTAGAAGGTGGTACTGACCGATACCGCTTCATCGCTGCTAAGACCATCAAGAACAAGATGGGCGGCATCCCGAACCAGCAGACGTGGTTACGTTTGTGGGAAGCTGATGGTAACGGCGAAGCGCGTGGCTTTGACCCAGTGTTTGACACATGGCACTATCTGAAAACTCTCGGCCTCGTTAACGGTAGCCGTAAGTCGTTCAAACTGAAAGCGCCATGCCCTCTCGCATCCGATGTTAAGATGGACTGGGATGACTTCCGTACTCTTATCAACGGCAGCAAAGAGCAAGTTGTCGGCGTGTGTAAGAAACTGAAAGTCAAACCATCTGGCCTTCGCCTGTGGTGCTTCAAGTTCGTTCAGTCCACTAAGGGCAACGAAATGTTGAAGAACGCAATCAGTAAGTCCGCCAAAAGCTCTGATGATGACGGCGACGACGATTAATCCCTGAGCGGGCTTCGGCCTGCTCCCCACTCTGGAGTAAGAAATGCGTACTCAAATCTACACCGCTGATATCGTTAATCTGGAGACCGTCGTCGTTGATGACGAAGGCCAAGAGACACGTAGCCCTACCATCGTTCCTAATCTCGAAGGCGAACGCGATCTGACTGTCAGCACGCTCGGTACTATCATGGCTACGGTGCAAGCGGAACCAAACGCTGATGCTCGCATGATCGTTCTGGTGTCTCGCGCTCTGGTCCCTGCATTCGCAGATCCTGAAGGTGACCTGTTCGATATCTTCGACCCAATCGAACGTGTTGCTGATGTTGTTGCTGGGAATGTTGGTAGCATTCTCGGTATGCAGGTAGTAATCAACGATAAGTCTGACGACAACGTTCTGGCTATCGCTGATGTTCTCGACAACGAAGCTGGTGTTACCATTCGTACCTACGGCGCTGCTGTTATTAGTGCGTAAGTAAATCGTGTGCGAGAGAATGCCCTTTCGCACACACTCTTATCTCGATAGGCAATGCGCCACGAGAAAACAAACCACTCGATAGGCAATGCGCCAGGAGTAATGTATGAAAAAGATTCAACACGTAGTTCTTCCGACTGATGCTCTTAACGGCCTTATTCACGGCTTCCATCATCACAGCAGGACAACCGAGGAGTTCTGCAAATCCCTGTTCTACATTGATGTGACTAATCGAAGCGCACATGACGCTCTCTATTCCATCCTCAAACGAGACAAGACCTTAGGAATTATCCCTATGGGTTACGACAACGAGAAAGATGCGCGAGGGCATACCTCCCCTGCATCGCTGGCTATCGTGCTGTCTAACAATTTACTGCATCTGGATGACACGAAAATGTCCAGAGGCATTCTCAATATCTTCGGAGCACTGGCCCGAACCACGCACACTAACGATACTCAAATAACAGTGTACGGCGAACCAGGCGTAGATAAAATTCTCAATATCGTGCGTCGTGTTGACTACCGAGATTATACTGAGGGCTCCGGTGTTAGTGCTGACGTAGTGATTGGAGATTTTGAACTACAATCGAATATCACAATAGACAATTTCGTATCAATGGCGATTGACCCTAAGTTCGAAGACGATGTACGGAACTCGCCTGCCACGGAATACAAACTCGGCAGCAACTTCATGTTCATGCACCCTGATGAACTTGCTAAGGCTGTTCGCCTGATACGACGTTGCAGCAAGACCTGCATAATGCACCCTGACCTGCATCGCTATTACTTTGAGAATGTAATCTGTAAATACTGATCACCAACCGAACACATTGCTGTGTGTAGTCTAGCCCGACTTGGGCAGGGGAGAGCCGGATGGCCTCCCCATTTTTTTGTCTACAGGCAGCAGGAGAACACCATGTCCAAATCGACTCCTCAAATCTTCCTTGACCTGTTTCTCAAGGACGTCAGAATCTTTCTGCCTAAGTTCGACAAGGGACTTGAGGCGTATTTTCAGAAATGCAAAGGCAAGCCAGGTATGTCTGGTGTGTCACTTCATCAATATATGAAGTGGCTCAACCCGCGCGCAAAATGCCCTGCTAGCCCGAGTGAGATCTCTATCATAACGTCAGGTTATCTGCATTACTTCTGGCAATTCTCAAAGCCGAACTTTGTCTTTGACCCTACGATTGTAAATCACTTGGTCGACTCAGTATTGCCTGACGAATTACCTGCCGAAGTGCTGCATCGACTGCCTTACTGGAGTCAGTGGATAACGATGCCTGTCAGATTGCAGAGCAAAGACAAGACTACGCAACTGGACTTCGATGGTGCGTTCGTGGGTTACACGAATATCAACGGTAGACCTGCGCTTTCACTCGCAGCACCGTTTGTCTCAGATGACCTGAGCATACGCTCGAACGACTTCACACCGTTCGTCACATCATACGTGTATCTGGACCAACCTGTTAAGCCTGAGTTGCTGGTCACGAACTGCCACTTGCTTAATGTTGCAGACACGGTAAGCCGCGATCAATTCGCCTCACTGATAATCAACGTTCATCACTACCTGACGAAGATTGTTTGCTGTGTGCTGTACATCTGCTCCGAACAGCAGGCGCTGCATACAGAAGGTCACTCGCAGCCTAGACCTCAACGCTTAGGCAAAAGCTATCGCATCACTCCGCCGAAGGATGATCGTGTGATCACGCTAGGCACGGAGATGGCGCAATTGCTTAAAGACTTCGAAGCGGAAGTCGAAACGTGTACTCGCGCTTTCAATGGACGCAGACCGCATCTGAGGAGAGCGCACTACCATCACTTCTGGACAGGACCTAAAGTAGGCGAACAGGTTCTGATCTGCAAGTGGTTGCCACCGAGAGTTGTTAGAGGAACCATCCCGCAATAACTCGTTATCAATACTCCACGTATGGGCGTTAGGCCCGGAGGCTATTATGAAATCTCGTGTACAAACTCTATGGATTCCTGATATGGAATCGTATGAACCTTACGTTCGGTCTCTGTGTCATATGGCGCGAGCACTGGAAAACACTGGCCGGAACTACGGCACGATGAAACGTGTTGTGGTCATTGGTATGTCAAAGCGTAGTGTCGAATCCTACGTCAAGCAGTTGCTCAACTCAAGCACACTGCCAAACACTCTCGTATGCTACGGCATCGACGAATCGCCTGTGAGCCACAAGGAGTTCACGTTCTCAGGTGCACACATCGTACTGATGCACGATCTGCGTTACGCCTGTCACGAGTCACTAGGTCGTGTGGCAGGTCGTGTTGTTGATATCATCGACAGCCTGAAACAGAAAGACGGCGATAAGGAACTCAAGAACACCTGCCTGTCCGTCGTCTACCAAATACCCTCACTGTGGTCAAACATTTTAGAGTATGGCGCAAACAGTTTCATTAACATGGGAAGCAAACACGTAGAGTACCGCAGCGGCTTGGTGTCGTCTGTCAGTCTTGATGCGTTGATGAAGTGTTATGAAAACAAAGACTACCATGAACTTCATGCTGAGGTGATCACGATAGGTAAGGAGTTCCTGTGCGTCCAGCCTGACGAACTGCTTAATAAGGTAGGCAACTTACTGTGGTCACTCGCATCTACTGGTAGTAAGTTTGAGAAGACACACAAAATTGTCTTCCACGAAGACTTCCGACGCTTGTTCTTCGAAGAATACATCCTCAGAGACTTCCGGGGTTTTTAAGATTAATCTTAGTCCAGTTCTCTAATTTCAATATGTTGGCAAGTAGTGCTGACTTATCGTTATTGGAGAAATAACATGTGCGGACGTAGCCTAGTCAGGTTGAAGTACCTCGCACGGTCATCGAACTGGTGCAATAATAAAGTAAACGCTTGTAGTGAGCGGAAGGCGAAGAATGTACAATGCGAACAATTTTTGGAAGCAACCAAGAATTGCCGCAGTGAACAGAAGTCGTCCAGTGTAGTTTCTTTCTTCAAAGGTCATGAGCTGGTTGGTCAAGCTATATGGCATGAGATAGAAGGCGACAACACACTTCAATTCCGGTTGCTACTTGCCTAACGACAGAGGGCCTTTCAGAGTAAAATCTGGTGGGCCCTTTCTTCTTTATATGCTAATTTTCCCTGTCATTAACACACAATCCGACTTCGGGGTAACACTATGTCTTTGATTAAAATCGAAGGCGTCCAATCATTGTCTGCGCCAACCAAAGCCCAGAAAGACGCCGCTGTTTATATGTTTGGTTCTAAGGGCCATTCAATCGTTGCTGTGCTCGACAAATTCAGTCGCGCCAAAGAAGTGCGCACCGCACACATCGACGGTCTGCTCAAGCTGATGAAGGAAGGCGAAGATGATGATATCGTCAAGTTCGTCGCATCTGCTGCGGGCAAGAAGTCCATCGCTGCCGCGAAACAGTTTGCCATTGCCAAGACCTTGGCTGCGTCTATCAAAGCGCTGAAACTGGTACGTGTGCCAATGAAGTGGATTGAAGGTCACTCTGATGCTGCCGCTGCTCGCATCACCGAGACGAAAGAAATCCGCGCACGTAAGACTGCGGGCAACAAGCCAGAGAAGCCTATCAAGCTCGATAACCCACACGCTCCAGAAGCAGTCACTATCGATCAGACCAAAACCAACTCTGCTCTGAGCAAAGTCTACAAGCTGCCTAAGACCGCAGCGGGTTATGGTTCAGCGCTCACACCCCAGTGGAAAGCAATTATCGCTGCCGCTAATACTGCGTTAGGTGGTATGTTTGTTCTCAAGTGGGCCAAATCAGAAGGTGGCGCGCAGATCATTCCTACAGGTAAAGGCTATCGCTCAATTCCTAATGCGTACCTGACCGCGGCCATTGATGAAAACAGTTGGTTCATGTATGCCGTTGCGCCTACTGATAAGAAAGGCGCAGGTATCGAAGGTAAGATGATCGGTAACCAACTGACCATGGCTTCTATCGCTGCCTTCATGCGTGATGTTATGGCACAGCAAAACTCGCCAGTAACTGCTGCAATTAATAAAATGATTGCTGGTGCTACTGTCTTCGATAAAGAAATCGTTCACACAGAAGCAAATGACCCTACACTGAAAGCAATTGGTGACGCCAAACGTGCTCAGGATGCAGAGGGTACTGCGAAAGGCGCTATCAACTCTGTTACTAAAATCACCTCTGCAAACGTGTCTAAGATTACTCGTGGCGCACAGATCAAGATCGAGCAACAGCTTGATAGCAAATTGAGTGGCGTGTTGAATAACGCGCAGTTCCGTGAGAAAGGTACCTACGCAGCACTTGACGGCTACCTGTTCGAGATGAATGCGCCTACGTCGTACAAAGATATGCCAAATATCGCCAGCTACGCAATCATTCCTCCTCAGACCCGAACAGGTCTGTCAGGTAAGAACTGGCGTGTGAGTGCGTTGGCTATCGGTCGTGCCTCAGCCACTGCTATCATTGATATCGGTCCTACGTTCTCTTTGGCTAAAGTCAAGTCTGCTGTACGTCAACTTGCCTCAGCCTCTCCTGTAGGCGGCTCGACTGGTACTTCTTCTCCCAAAGGCGTCAAAGAACAGCGCTTCCTGAACAACCTCCTGTTCAATCTGAACGCGAATGGTAAAGACATTCAGATCGACGGCGACAATGCCTCTATTGGTCTGTTTGAGAAGAACTACATTGACACTGCACCTGCTGCGCTCAATGTCAGCTTCTTGCCTCAGGACGGCTACGCGTTTGTTCGTGCACCTAATGCCACAAATGCCGCCAAATGGATTGCGTGGGCTAACAAGAAATCAAGCCGCACCCTTCTGCCTGAGCAAGCTGCTTCAATCCCACATTCACCAACAGGCAAATCTCCAATCGCCTTAGTTGATGAACTGGCCGAAGTCCCTGCACGTAAAATCTCTGCGAAGCCTCTGCAGGCGCGTGAAGAATATTTCAACGCACTGCGTACGGTAATCCAGAACAACCTGCCTAAGCGTGAAGTGTCTGCGACCTCTACTGGTGTTGTAATCGGTGGTGGTAGCAAGCTGCACACCTTACGTCTGGACAACAACGCATGGACGTTACAGACAGGCGTTACTGGCAAAGCTAAACGTATCGGTACCACGTTCGATATCGTTGACTTGCTGGGGATGTTGGACAAAGGCATTCTGCGTCCTAAAGCATAATAGCAGTAATCAAAAGGGGTGGCTTCGGCTGCCCCTTTTTGCGTCTACATGCGCCAGAAAGCTGATGAACTCTGCATATAATAGGACAAAATAGCTCTATGCTCGTAGCAGTCAAAATGATACTATATAGTCTCTGGCGCAATAACGCGCTCTACAACAACTGCCAAGGGGCACACTATGACTAACTCATTCAATTCTGTTTGCGAAATCTTTGAAGCTATGAACGAATGCGCGAGCGATTCAGCATTCACCAAACAGTGTGGCTTCCCGTACCCTAAAGTAGAAATTTTGCAGTGTGGCCTGCAGGAAGATTTAGGTGTGTACGCGTCGATGGCCGACGGCGTGAACTTCTTAATCGCAGATTCAGATGACCTGTTCTCTGAGCACCTTAAAGGTGACGGTGAGATCACTGTCTGCCGTATCGAAACACCTAACGGTGAGATGTTCGACGAACCTGAAGCTATCGTTACGCAGTTGGGGACATTTAACGACTTTGCAGAAGCATACGCAGCATTCACCGCTGCCGTAAACGCTGAACTCAACAAATAATAGGTCAAAGGCGCTATAGAAATATAGCGCTGTTTATCGTACTATAAAGATGTTGCGCAATGATGCGCACATACAACTTCTGCCAAGGGGCATACAATGAAAGCAGCAAACTTTGATAAAGCATTTAACGCGAAAGATGAAGCAACCCTGAACGCATACGCAGCGCAGATTCTCGAAGCGCTCAACGCTCTGGGACGTAGCGACCTGAAGATTGAAATCATCTTCGGCACTGACCCGTTCAGCGAGTACCCTGACTTCGTTAACGACCCCAACGGTTTTCGTATCAGCCAGAACGGCGAAGAAATTTTCGATATCTACACCCCGACAGAAAAACAAGTTGAAGGCGATGCGTCTGACGCTTTCATCTACGCTTCATGGGCCGAGGTCGAAGCTCCGTGGGGCAAGATCGTTTCTGATAATGACGTTGCTGAAATCGCAGCGCACCTGAACGAATCTATCCCAGCTCTGTAACGAACAACTGACTGCGGGGTTACGGCCCCGCTTATTACAACAACTGCCGAGGGGCACAGAGTAAATAACTGGCAGAAAGCGCCGTAGCAATGCGGCGCATATCAACGTATTATGTAATCTCTAGCGCAATGACGCGCTCAACACTGAAAGAGGCAACAACAATGTCAGAGAAACAAATCACTATCGACGTAATCGCAGACGTAGCATCGCCAACAGAAGTTGTGTTTGAAGACGGCGAGACTTCTACTCAATGGCTCGCGCCGTTCGATCTGCGCCTGACTGTATCGCAGAACTGCGGCCCTGCCGGCGTACCTGAAGTGAACATCATCGGCGATGAAGATAACTTGCGCCGCTTCTTGGCAGCGAACGATCAATTCGAAGACTCTGAGATCGTAGACGTTATCTAACAAACAAAGAGCGGCGCTTCGGCGCTGCTTTTCTATTTCTGACTGAGAAAGCCGCTATGAAAAATCAATATCTCATTCTGCGTATGCCTGCAACAAACTTCTACGACAAACAGTTTTTGATGCGAGGCTTCAACGCCGCGCGCATTGAGCAGGTCATTGGCGTTATCGTCATCATCGGCGACGAGCATTCACACTCGCTGAAAAACAGCATGTACCGCCTCGCAAAAATTCACGTCGAACAGCTTACATCTGACACGCAACAAAACTTAGTCAAGCTGCGCTGGTCGAGCGTAGACAGTAAACTCATTGAAGAAGGCATGACACGTATACCTACTGAGCTGACCGACGCCATACGTGCGATGCGTAACAATCGACTGTACTACGAAGTCGATACGACGATCCCGCAGGCGTTTCGTGAATGCCACACTGAATTTGATATGCCGACTGGCTCGCAGATGCGGGAGCGCATAAATAAACGCTTGCGTGACTCGCAGAAGAAAGACGTTCTTGATAAATTCACTGTAGAAGAATTGTTGCAGCACTTAAAGAAACGTACTGGCGCAGAGATTACAATCAAGCTGTAATAACGAATCAACGTGTGGCGTTACGGCGCCACATCGACACAACTTAATAGAGAGAATCAAATCATGTCTATCGTAACCTTCTTTGTAAAACGCTCGTATGCTTCACTTGGCGCAGGCAACTTCGCTATCGCTTCATCTTGCGTTCAAGAGCTTGCCGAAGCTGAATGTCTAATCGTGTACACGAACACGGGACTTGGCAACACGTTCGCCTTGAAGAACATCACGATTACACCGCTCGATGAAAACAGCGTGACACTTTCATTCGATCCACTGACCGATGTTCACGCGCTGCCTGCTTCGATTCTCCCTAAAGAGCGACTGAAAGAATCAGTCGAACGTACCGTAATGTCAGAAGATGATATGCGTGAAGTGCCGCGTTTCTGTGTAGCCAACGATGCGTCAGGCAACAACCCGAATCTGCTGGCGCTTGATCTTAACTGTCGCCAACGTTTCGTGCAGTACCACGGCGGTCTATGTACACTGACTGATCTTGTGCTGGCGCTGTATGAAACAGGCGTTCATATCTCTGACATTCACCAAGGCGTGAAACAGAAAAGCAACGTTACTGCCGTGCTTGCACAATATCCCCGCACTGTGTTTGAGTTGAACAAAGACAACGGCGTTGTGAATGACCAGCTGCCTATGCTGGCGCGCATGACCGTACTAATGTAAACATCTATCGCCTCGCACATGCGGGGCTTTTCTATTTGGAGAAAGCTATGATCTACGAACGCGAAGGCCTTGAACAGAAAAACTGCATCGAGCTACACGCTATTGCTGAACAGCGTGGCCTGTTATCTGACTTCGATGAAGAAGATGATATCGACGAGCACCTGCTTATCGGCATTATTCTTGACGCGCAGAACGAAGACCTCGACGCTGAGGTCGAAGAATGTGAAGAACGCGACGCCGAAGAATACTGCGACGAGTGTGGTGGTTCATTCGAAGGTCATGAAGGCCTTGACGAAGATGAACAGGATGCGCTCGATAAGCAACGCGCCGAAGATGATCGCGACCCTCGTATCAATCGCCGTGACGGCCAGGATGGTTCTGACGACTACTGTTAAGTAAACCCGGAGTCTGCCAAGCGCTGGTGGCCTCACTCACAACGAAGGAGTAACAATGAAGCGCAAAGTAATATTGATAGACATAGCAGAGTTTCAAAGCAACCTACCGATAGCTGTACCGTCGATAATCGACTTCACTGATATCGAATCAGTGGTGTTTGTCGTGAAGACGAATGCAGAGTACGGCGGCATCGAATATTTAGGCGCGTACTTAGCGTCTGAGATCTTCGTGGACTATACACAGATACCGTTGGCCCAAACGATCAAGATCAACGCGTACGGTGTCGTACCGTTAGAAGATTCAATGAAGAACAATCTTCAAAGCGGCTATCAGTACACGGACGATGTGCCTGACGAGCACAAACGCATCTATGCTGCAACGCCAACTACAATAACGTTCGCGTAATACCTAAGGGCTGCCATTGCTGGTGGCCCTTTTTCATTTCTGTAAATACCTCGTACATTCAACAATGCGAGATATACAATGCGCCGCTTTCTGACAGTCTTCAATGTCACTCAACAAGAATTTGACGAGCTACGTTTCTATCGCCATAAGCTCAACATCATAACGACTCTGCGCCGTACACACGGTATCTTGCTGGCTGTACGTGAGACAGGCCGCGTGTTCAATGTCGTAACTGCTATCTATCAGCAGGCAGAAGAATACGATCTGCGCCGTGTAGACTTCACTGCTCCTTGTGAGGTCACGTTTGAACTTGGTGAGCGCTTCCTTGAATTGAAGCAAGCAATCGCAAATAACCTGCAAGATAAAAGCATCCATTACTTCGGGCGCACGTTGAATCTCAATGAAGTGCAGGAGCAACTGTACGCCACCAAACTGGAGATAATCTGATGACAACAATCGGAGCATCACTTGGTGCTCGCTTCGCTGCCACATCTTCGGAGCGTTGTTCTGCCCGCAAGAAAGCGCAGCCTCGTAATAAAACGCTCACGGCCGCAACGACTGCTGATATTCATAAAGCTGTCGAACGCCTGTCTATTAAACTGAATCTCACTCGCTCGAACACAATCGAACTGGCTATCAAGGAGCTGTGTGCGAAACACGGCATTGCAATAGGCGAACCTGATGGCGTCTGACACTATCTACTGCCGATTGTACGGCGTTCAGTACCGTCTGAGAGTTACAGGCATAGACTTCTCACAATCACCTACTGCGTACACCGTAGAGCCTTGTGACCTGTTGCGTATGATGCCACGTATCATGGTGGGCGTTGCTTACGACATATATACGCCGTACAACGTACTCAAAGCGGGACGCGCAGACTTCAAAATCAAACTGATTGAGAAGGTGAGCGCAGACGAGTGGCGATATTCATTTGTTGATTACGCAGGCAGACCGTTCAGCACTATTCTTAAACGGAGAAAGTATGACCATTGGTTTGATCAAAGTCCTAGGCCTAAAGGACAAGGCCCCAAAAGGGTTCGACCTTGATATCACGCCAGTCTCACGCGACGACGATTGGTGGTCACTGAGTCCTTTCTATCTTGGACCGTGCCGTAAGCCCGATGGAACGATGTTCCTAAACATGGAGAACATGTGGCAGTACAGCAAGGTGTACGAAGAACATCTGGTCAACTCGAACGACCTGTTTCACGGTGAGATATCCCGCGAGTGGTGGGAGTGGCATTTAAAAGGCAGCACAACTGAACAGGCGCATCGCTATCCAGCGGGGAAGGGTCGAAAGGCCCTGTTCTCGAAATGGGGCGACTTGCGCCTTTCGTACATTCCCGCACGAAAACAGATCTACGTGCCTGAGTATGCGAAGTTGGTGCTCCATAAGCCGAAGTTCAAACGCTTGTTGAAGGAGTATAAGAAAGGTGCCAAGATAGTCCTCAGGGATTATGACACTTACGACATTCAGAAAGCCTATCCCGATTCTCGTAGTCCTTGGCTGTCTGCCATTCAAAACGAGAATGCAAAGTTCGGTCATGCGTTTGTTATTGCATTGGCCTTGATGTTTCACGAACGACCACTATGGTACAATCAATGGGTAATCTAAAGTATTTAGCCTGCATCGAGTTAAACACAAGAGAAGGCAACCTCAGAATGCCTATCTTGCCTCGCTGTGATATGCGTTCTTTTCTTCTCGATAGCCTCACAGGTATCAAGGTGCCTGTGACGTTCGATACCACAAATATCATCAAGATACACAACCAGACGTGCGGTAGCCTGCAAATGCTGACCGTGGCAGATATGATTCTATGGTCGTCGTTCGAGCCTGAAAGATTCACGTTATACATTGAACGGATATCTACTGCTATCGAGAACACAAGCGCCCAGCAGGCTGCTGAACTCTGCAAATAATTGGCTAAAATAGCCATTCAGTCTGATACGCTCCTGTGTTATACTATATGTGAGCGCAGTGCTCATACAACCCACGCTGAGGAGCGTATCATGACCACTCTATCTATCGCTGATTTGAAAACCCCTGCTGCTTTCACTACGAACCTGACTTTCGGTCACATGGAAGAACTGCGGGCCAACCTAGAACGCGCCTTGAATCGCCCTGACCTTGAGGTCTATGTCGATTGTGATTCTAACTACACAATCGAAGAAGCAAACACTGACGGTCCTGACCAGCTGGTGGGCGACCATGAATGTATTAACGTTCACGTTCGTTATGCGGGTATGTCGTTTGATGAATCAACGGCGAAAGGTGTGTGGGATATCCTGATGCAAACTCCACACGAAGATAACAGCATGAGTGAATGGTCGAACTCATACATCATGTTCGTGGCTGACGAAGACCTCGACGCGCTGGAAGAAGTGACGGTGGAAAACGGAAATCCACGTATGTACGAAACATTCGTTGATCGCATCAACTACTGGTTACCTAAGCTGTAAGCGATTTGTGAAGGGCATTTGCGAGTGCCCTTTGAAAATCCTAAACCATAAGCTGAGGAGCTTAACATGTCATCTTCTACTACTCTGACTTTCATCTTCCCAGAACTCACCACTCTGGAAGTAACCATCGGCAACGGCGTTGTACCTGCGCGCCTTGAGGTTGCAGAGAATAAAAGCAAAACGTTCAGCGATATTGAAGCGCTGCGCCTGATGCAAGACTCAAACGTTAACGGCGTAATGTCGGGCTTCGACCTGTCGCTATTGAATCTGCTTATTGACCGCCACAACAATCGTGAGCACTTTCACTGTCAGGAGTGCGTAATGTCAGGCGCAACATACGCCCCATCGACGGGCTTGTACCTGAGAGTATCGCACCACCGCTAAGATTTGTGAAGGGCATTCTAACGAGTGCCCTTTGAAAATCAAACCTGTTCTAAGGAGAACAACATGCCAGTAACTGAACTGCCTATCGACGCTCGCGCTTTTGACGATCTGAGCAACAACGGTTTCGTGCAAGTAAGCAATGCAGTCTCTATGTGTGTCTGTCGTGGTGACCTTGAATTTCGCTATCACATTAAAGGTCGTCACATTGACGTTGCATATCGTGACCGCAGCCCGAATGTCTTCGGGATTAGCACCTGTCGCATTCTGATGCCTTCAGAAGTTCTACGCGAAGATATTGTCGAGGACTTTGAAATCGTATGTGGCGATGCGGTAATTCAGATTGAACGCCAGCGAGATTCGTTCTCGACGTTGCAGCGTATCGCTGGTGCTATCGAAGCGTGTATGCCTAAGAAGTGATTGTTGCTCGCAGGTTCTTACGAGAGCCTGCTGTCAACATAACCCATAAGCTGAGGAGCTTAACATGAAACAATATCCACTGCGCGGCCGAGTATACACTCTGAGAGAAATCGAGAATGACCTCGAATTGCGTGATAGTCCGTTCCTGCGCTTCGTTCCGCAGAAAGTTCGTCTGGCTGGGGAAAGCGAAGCTGGTATTCAGGTAATCCAGCAGTCACATATCGCCGACCTGTCTGACGTTGAAGGCTGGGCAGACACTGAATGGTCATACGTGCGCGAGACCGAAGAGTGGATTCCGCTTTTCCGTGCTGTTGATGACGCGGCGATTGAAGCGCTCTGTGTGATCGAGCCTGACGTGTCGCAGTATCGTTCTGAAAACAGCATGTTCATTTATCCTAAAGGCACTGTCTGCAAACAGTACGACGGGTACGATGAATCAATTCACGGTGATATGCTGATTCGCCTCTAATAACTAAACAGGGATGCTCACGCAGGTGGGTGTCCCATTTCTCATTTAAGGACAATTTCCCATGATACCAGAACTCACCCATATCTTTAACGTAATGATGACCAGCCTGAAAGATATTCGCAGCGTTGATCGTCTCCATCTCATTAGCAAGAGCGCTGTACGCTTCCACCTGAAAGGCAAACAGTTCGACGTGCGGGGACACTTCCCGCTGTTCTCCGTACACGAAGTTGAAAGCCAGTGCTTGTCGTATTCGAAAGCCGCCAAAGAGATTGAAGCTCAACTCAATGGCGACCCTATCGAAGAAATCGAAGACCACACCCATGACGTGGCTATGGATGACGTGTTGATTGCACATGTTGACAGCATGGAAGAAGATCGCGTTCGCGCATACAATGAAGAATGCGGCGGTCCTGATTTAGACCCGATCAACATGCAGCGCACTTGGCTCAAGACGCATTTCCTGCATATCGGGCACAACACACCAGACCTCCTCGAAACAGTCCACATGATGGAGGGAACAGAACGCCGCAACGAACTGGCAGAAGCCGTTAAGGGGAAACTATGTTTCTAGCTTGGCTTAAATACTTGCGGAGTAAACGCAACAATCAATTCATGATCGAAGTGACAGCGGCAATCGGCAAGTTAGACCAACGTGACCGTGACCTGCTATGTCGAGCATTCAACTTACCTGCAAGCGATGACGGGTTGCTTACGTTAAGCAACATGAAGCGCAAGCAACTCGCCGTGCAGTGCAATCAATACTACACCCGTGTGTCGGGTAATAAGTGGAGCGTGTACGAAGCGTTTCGCAAAGTCATTCACGTAGTAAGAACAGGAAAATAAACCATGAACGAAATAGATATTCTGATCCGTGAGTTCGACCGGGCGTATCTGAAAGCAGAAGCATCACCTTTCGGTAACGTCGCCTATCACGTACAAGACCAAACAGACGGCCTGAAAAACATTGCACTCTATCTGCGTTTTCGTTCTGGCCCGCAGGCTCTTTGGCGGCGCCCTTGTTTAGTGCTCGCCACTATTGATGTACGCAACTCAGGTAAAGGTACATTCAGTGAATTGCTTCGCCGCACGAAAGACTTATGCCGTGAGCGTGACTGGATTCTTCAAATTGAAAACGTCCTGACCCCTCAATTCAGGAAATTCTTACAGCGTGGTGGCTTCAAGCCATTCGGCATCGACAAGGATGTACCGTACGGAAGTCTCTACTGGTTTCATGACGAAACAATCCCGCAGCAATGTGGTATGTATCAAGAGAGGGCACACCCATGATTAACTGGCCTGTAGTTCTCTGTGGATTGTTTCCGCTGATTGCTTGCTACATAACAATCCCGTGGTTTCGCGTTGCTGTCAATCGTAGGCTGACATTCAAAGCGTTTGACTATGATGCACTGGACGAAATACTGACTGATGGTATGCCTGAGAAACTATCGATCACATGCCTGCAGGCTGTGTACAGAGTCAACACGCCCGCACACTCCCATGTTGATATCTACGCACACAAAGACAACGTTGCTGTTGTGCGTATGCTGGTGGACCCTAACTTCCCGATAGCGCGTTGCTTTCATGATGTACTGAACGCGAACATAAACGCATTCGCCTTGAAGTCACATAGACCTCCTGCACTCATAATCAACCAGTGTATCTATCCTGTAGTTGAATATGAGTATGACGATACGTACCTGTTGATTTACGTTAAGCACAAGTAAGGAAACATCATGGTCACCCAACAACAACTAACCGAGTTCGCTCTGCTGCCAACACTGCATCGTAAAGTTGTACTGCGTAGTATGCAGGTTGAAATGTTGGGTGCCTTGCCTGAGCTTACCGACATTGTGCGTGAAATGCTTTATCGTGCGATTGTCGTGGATGTGGCTCAGGCTGAACTGGCACTCTTAGCCGCCCGTCAAATGTGTGACAACAAAGATGTCCGCAAAGACATTGATGACCTTCTGCAATTTGCTGCGCGTCTGCATGACGTTGCAACTGATAACTTTATTACTGGAGATTTACTATGAACAAGACTGTTGGCCTGATGATTGATGAAGACGTAATGAACTGGCTGGACATGCTCATGCCTCACGAACTGCGCCGCGTTATCGACGCTCTGAATAACATCGTGTACGCTCGTCGTCAGGAACTTACTGTCGAACGTCTGACCGAAGATGAAGACGTAGGCGCCCTGTCTCATAAAGAGCTGGAGATCATTCTACGTCACGCTTCCCCTAAGCATGAGTACGACACGTCCGTTCTGTCTAATGAGCAACTGCTCCGCTTGGCTATTGACGCGCAATCCATCATCCAGTACACACTGCCGTGTCACTGTTCGCCTATCATGGTCAAACGTGCTTTTGCTAACGGTCTTACGTGCTCCCTGCTGGGTAGCTTCTCGAATCGTGCTGATATCATCATGGCTGTTCATCATTGGGAGTACGGCCTATCTAACATCTCACTTGATTCTATTACCGATAGCGATGCGCGTCCTGATGAACAGGGCCTGTACCTGTGCTATGACGAACACAAACAGATTCGCTATGGTCGTCTATTCAAGAATGCAAACGAAGGCTGGACCTTCCATGAATCGTATTCGAATGGCGGCTCGACTTCATGGCTCGAAGCTGCGGAAGGTAAAGCACTTGATGACGATGACCTGCCGATCTGCTTGCTGTCTAATTGGGTATTCGTAGCACCCGACCAGTCTCCGTCAATCATTCGCAAAGAGACAGATATCAAACGTCTGTCTGACACACAACGCATCTTCCTCTACCTGCGTAGCCTGAGTCCTCACGTTAAGGCTGAAATCGTTACTCACTTCGACGGTGTGCTCGACAATCGCGTATTCACGTCTGTTGATCAGATTGGTCGTCTGACAGAAACTGATTGGCGCAATGCTGCTATCGCAATCGGTGAAGAAGAACGTGGTCAAGAAGGTAAACACTACTGGGATGATCGCAGTGCTTGGGCCTGTTTCGTCGCTGTGCTCAACTCTCTGTGTTATGACATGGAAACACGCGACTTCCAACCTCAGTACGAGTATCAGGCTAACGACGACACTATGGAAGAAGATAACAATGGCTAAATCACTTGGCGTATACATGACTTACATTCTGCGCCACAAGCCGCAGGATATCGGAATTGCAATGGACACTCAAGGCTGGGTGTCTGTTCTGGACTTTTTGCAGAAAGCGAAGTATGCGAAACAGGTCACGCTCGAAATGCTGATTGCAGAAGTTGAGGCAGACGAGAAAGGCCGCTTCGAGTTCAACTCAAACAAGTCCAAGATTCGTTGTGTTCAAGGCCACTCGGTAGAGAACGTCATCCTGAACCTTGAGCCGTTCACAGAACTTGAACCTCTGTATCACGGCACGGCAGAAAAGAACGTTGCTTCGATCATGCACGAAGGTATCACGAAACGCCGACGCAAACATGTTCACATTAGTCGTGAGCAAGAAACTGCCGAGAACGTTGGGCGCCGTCACGGTCTGCCTGTTGTGTTCGAGATCGACACATTGGCGATGATCACTCACGGCTACAAGTTCTACCGTGCAGAGAACGGTGTGATCTTAACGGACCACGTACCTTCCAGATACATCAAGCTGGTGTGATATGGAAAAGACGTACATGACACATTGGGGATCGCGCTATGTGCGGTCCTCTTCCGGAAAGTGGTATTCAGTTCATGGGCGTGATGGTACTTGGGTAACGAATCGTTATGGTACGCAGTTCTATCGTAGCGGCTCTGAGGTATGGAGGGACATAACTCTTGCCGACCGTCAGTCGTTGGAACGTGAGTTAATCAAACGCACCAGTGAAGACTACACCGAGCAAAAGCGTAGGTACGAATACTGGGGACGATTGGTGAGAGCGATTGCTCGCTGTTCAGAAGAGGAGAAGAATGAGCATACGGCAGAACTTGCCGAGATGATCGAAGCGCTTAGACAGCAATTCTATGGACAGAAAGTGCAGCAATTAAGCACAACATTGGACGAAATAGCCGTTAAATCATAAGCTCGTTCGTGCTATAATAGAGATGAACGCTAGACAGTCGTTTAGCTACTTACATGAGGATATGTATATGAAAAAGATTAAACACACTTTCCGTCTGACCGACTTGGTACACATCGCCAAACTTCCTGCAGGTATGTCCAAATTCCATGAAGGTTCGGATGCGATTGTTGTCGGCCGCAACGAAGATAGTGACCAGTATACCCTGCATGTTAAACATGTCGGTGAGCTTTCTTGGTATGAAGGTAAATCGTTGACGTTGATCAGCCATAACAATGGCGAACTGCTTGACCAGTGGGAAGCGGGCGACTACGGCCGTGACAAGAAAAAGAAACGCAAGATCCCAAAAGAGCTGCGTAACTTCACGGCTATCCTGCCTGTTACCTGCAACGCCGATTGTTCGTTCTGCCCTGAGAAAGAAATGGAGCAGAAAGCCACTCAACAAGAGTGGCAAGACAATCTGATCTACAGCATCAAACGTATGACGCTGAAAACCCGATTCGACCACATATCAATCTCAGGTGGCGAGCCTTCGTTGCGTTCGAAGTTCTTGTTCGAGACTATCGACCGCATTCAGAAAGAAACGCCAATCAAGAAAGTCGGCCTGACTTCTAACGGCTTCTTCCTTGAAAAGCAAAACAGCACGTTCGACTTCTTAGATCGCAACACTACGCCTGAGATGACTAGCAAGCTGTCGCATCTGAATATCAGTATGCACTCGTTTATGCGTGAACGTGCGAACAAGATCATGGGCGTGAACTACAAACAGACGCTGGAAGATTTGGTTCGTTTCCGTCGCCAGCTGGGTCGTGATGTTAGCTTTCACATCAATTTTGTGATCAACGACAAGACTGGCTCTATTACGGAAGAGTTCAAAATGGCCGCTAACTTCATGCGAGCCAATCCGTTTATCGACGTTGTGTTCCGTGTTGACTACAACGATGTTGAACTGTCGAAAGCGTTGCGTGAATACGCTATGGAATATGAAGCGTGGCAGGAAGCAAGCCGTATCGCAATCGCAACTCGCAAGAAATGCAAAGTGAAAGAGCCTAAAGCTCCGCACATCGTTCAGAAGTTTGACCGCTACTTCGGTGGCCAGAACCTTGCAGATGTTGAAAGCGCTTGGACTACAGGCTGCCCGTCATGTTTCACCCATGCGTCGAACCCTGTCAATAACAGTCGCGCATATTTGAAAGCGTCCTCGTATGAACCGAACGAAGACGAAGAAGAATACACTGAGCTGGTGTATCACATGGACGGCACACTGTACTGGGATTGGACTCGTAATGACCCAGTGCCTGCGCCGCGTAGCAAGCGTTTTGACTTCGACATGAAAGACGAAGAAGATACGCAGCCTAAGAGCAAGAGCAAGAACAAAAAGACTGAACAAGATAAGGCGTGGGAACATGGTTCCGTAGCCGAGGCGATTAACGCCAATCGCTGCTCGTTCGGTCCTGCGGCACCTCATCATTGCTCTTACGATTCTACTGGTACTGCCGTGGCTCCGCAGACAGTCAAGCCGCAGCCTAAGACTGTTAAGGCGAAAACAGTCAAACCTTCTAAGAAAGTGAGCAAAGGTAAAGTTTCAACCACACCTGGCGGTTCCCCTGGCGTGTGTGGTTACGGTCATAGTCGTTGTGGTTACTAAGAGGAATATGAAAATGAAAAAAGAATTGAATCATGAAGGCTACTGGTACAGCACTTACGAAAAACATCTGCCTCAGCCTCTTGCGCGTGTTCGTCCATTCAAAGGTAAAGCGGAGTTTCTTGCTGCGCTTGAAGCTGTAGAGTCTAAGGCCCAGAAACGCCAGTACAAAGGCTTCTCTACTTGTCGTATTTGTGACTGTGCAAACGGTAGTGCTGACTATAACTACAAAGACTGGCAGTGGCCGTCGGGTTATTCTCACTACATCAAAAAGCATAACGTACAGCCTTCGAAAGAGTTCCATGAGTTTATCCTGGAGTGTGCTGAGACACTGCTGGGACCGACGAACAAAACAGTTGAGCCTGCGGTGACCAAGCGCGAGCTGCGCCAGCTAATGGGCGTTGTTATGGAGTATACAGGCTCCGAGAAGCATCGACTATATGCAATGCTGACCGTGAAGAAGTTGCAGCGTCAACTTAACGGTCAGAAGATTCCAGCCTCTATCGCTGCCTTAACTGTGAAAGCAACGGAAGACGAACTTAATAAAGCGCTCAAGCGTCTGGGAGACTGACATGAAAGAACGTCGTAACTATTACTATGACAGTCCGTTCTATTACGGTCTGATCACTTGGCGCAAACGCCTGTTCATCGTCGTGGCCTTCTTTGTCTTCATCGTAATGTTCCATGCAGACAAGCCGCACGTATCAAACCATCAGTGGGTGTGGACAGCAATCATCTTTGGCTTGTTGTTCGCTCTCTGTTATATCAAGCTGCGTGTGTACGAAACGTATTTGCTTGAAGCGATGGGTCCGCTGGACAACAACACCATTATTGGTAGTTTGTCGTTTGATCGTCTTGAACGTCAGCATGAAGTCTGGTACGAAAAGAAGTTTGGTCACAAGCCACCTAAGACTAACACATGGAGCATCGACTAATGGCACTCATGTTTACTGAACGGCATCGCAAGCAGTTCGGCCGCGATAGCAGTGACCCGCAGTATCATGGCGATGCGTGTGAAGCTGTGTACAATCATGGCATGGAATTGCTGCGTGAGCATAAGCGCCTGATGTTGATCATTGGTGCAAAGCGTAGAACGCGCATGGGAAGTAAAGCACCTCTGACCAAACGTTCACGCAAGCAGTGGATTGAAGACAAGTCACTGGCGAACGAAGACACACGACCAATCGCTATGTTGATTGCTCGATTCAAAGAAGTGTCTGTGCTGTTAAAGCTGGCCCGTATGAATTACACCGACCTGCACACTTTGCGTCACGGCATTCGTCGTCCAAGCTACTTCCACTGGAGAGACTAACATGGAAAAGAAATTCTGCAAACTGGCGCACATTGGCGCTGATGTGATCATGCCAGCTATCCTGTACGCACTGAATAGAAAGATGCAGGCAGGCATTCAAGTAGATCTGGCCGAAGCGTACACCTTGCTTAACGATACTCAAGCCGTGTATCTCACTATCGCAAGCGGGCAGCCAGATCGTTACTACACGCAACTTGAGCCTACCATTCGAGCGCTCCTTGTGAAGTATGAGATACAGTGGGCGCTTGACCGTGATGCGTTGGCGAAATACTGTCAATCGTATATGAAGCGTAAAGGTTTCACTCACGTTGAAGACGATGTGTATTCATATCCAGAAGTTGTCGCGTATAACAATTACGACCGCGTGTTCATACGTGCTCTGATTGGTACGCCTGAATACAACCCACTGGAAGCTGCTATCCAAGACGAGATGGACGTCGCGGCTGAGATGGACGTGATTGATAAGAAACTCGACCGCATAGAGGAAGGCTGCTGCTCTGAGTGCGGCACAAAACTCGATCCCGATATTGATGGTCCGTTCATGTGCTTGGCATGTGACGAGGACGATGGAGAATAAAAATGGCTGTAGGCTTCGTAAAAGATGATGGCGTTAACGACACCATCGAAGCTAACCTGAACAACGAGATTGACCGCGCCCGTGCAGAGCTGTTGGGTAAGGGCACTACGCATTGCGTTAACCCTGATTGCGGTGCAGAGATTCCTCTCATGCGCCGTGTAGCTATGCCGAATGCACGTTACTGTGTTACCTGTCAATCAAGCCACGATGGTTCGGCTGTTAGCCACTATAATCGTCGTGGTTCAAAAGATTCTCAACTGAGGTAAGATTATGCTGCGTAAACTTTGGGTAGCAATGGGTTTCATGTTCCCTACTGTTAGGGATGCGCTGAATAGCGGCGCACACTGTACTCGCATTGGATATCGTAACTATTGTGTTCGAAGCTCTGGTGGTTTTGCCGAAGCCTTCTCTGACCACTTGATTCAGTATCGTGGAAGCTCAATGTCTCTTGCACGGAATGAAGACAGGCACGAAGACGTGCTGAATAAAGCGCGCCATTTGGAATATCCGTGCGTCATCTATTTCAACGACAACACGTTCAACTCTATTCCTGTAGAAGAACCTCATATAAGGTACCCTGCGCCATGAAACCTAACTTAGGAGTGTGATCATGACTGACGAAGAATATCAACGCTTCCTCCAGCGTATAGCTGAACGCGGTGCCTCGCGTATGACTCCAGAAGAGATGGAGAGTCTGCACTTCAAAGCAAGGGTCGGTCAGACGCAGCGCCCTATGCCTGATTCTCACACTATGCCTGACCCGAAATTCGATACGCACAAGATTGACCCGAGCACTGATATGATTGTCGGGGATATCAAACACCACTTTCCGCCGAAAGGTAATTGAAATGTCAGAACCGTATTCTAAATGTGAAGACTGCCGTACACCTCTGAACGAGGGTGAAGTGTATGGTGAGTGGGATGACCTGTGTGAGAACTGTTGCGCTGATCGTGAGGACGAAGGAGAGTCAACGTGAAGAAGGTAACTAATGCTGTAAATGCAGTGCATGGTAAGCGTGTCATCCCAATCTTCTTCGACGACAAAGCCACGCCGTATATCGGTAAAGCATTCTGGGACAGCCTGTGCTTGCGTGACGACCTGTTCAAAGAACCTGAAACGCAACAGGTCTTGCATGAAGATGAACGCGTGAACAGAACCGAGTTCGTCCGCGTGTCTACTTTCCCTGATGTGATCAGCGCACTGCACCACTGCCGCAACTACATCCGTTACTTTGAGTATATCAGTGACGAAGACATTGACGACCTGAGTGAAGCTCTTAGCCACTGGGTAAAAGAGGAAGCATCCTAATGGAACACGAAAAGCATTTAGAAGCAATCAAGCAAATCACCGTCAACCAGATTCAATCGTTCAGCTACGTGGCCGCAATCATTCACACGCAGGCCGGTAGTCAACCCGAAGTTCTGTCAGAAGTATGGCAGCGTCATATGTGTGCTACGCTCGGTCTGACTTATGAACACTGGACGTATTACAATGAGCTGGCTAACTACATGGAACTGGGTATGGTTCCTTACATGCCTGTGCTGCAAGTTGCCGTCACTGCATTCGTTGGTGCAGACGTTCGTGAGACACTGGCCCGCTTCTCGCATCTCGATAAAGAGCTGGTAGTGTCTGCATATGAAGTAGGTAACGAGTGGTTGCTGGACAATCATCGTCTAATCTGCACCTGTCGTGCAATCGACGCGCTGATCAGTCTGTACTCTACGCACAAGCTGGAGATAGACGAACAGGAAGAGAGTCGCTGCATCGCCTACCCTGGGATGCCGAACATGCCGCATCAGTTTGTTGAGATGTACAAACTGATCGAAGAAGCGCGTATGAGTGTAGACGGTCACTGGCGCTCACCTCTGCGTTACTTCCATTCCAGAGAACGTGACTATCTCTGGAACTATCCGCCGAACATGTCCAGTATGCAGAACGTGATCATTCAGACAGACGCAGGTACTATCTATCTGACTGGTGCACCTAAACGCGGCGATACTAACGCTAACCACCTGCGTTCTGTGTGAACTGTAAACCTATAACATCAACCTGATTGAGGTATTGAGACATGATTAAGAAAGTGACAGCGTTCATCGCTAAAGATGAAATGACCGTAGAGCAAATGGCAGAGAAACTCAACCTGTCCAATTACAATGCGATTCATCGTGGTGGCTACACGGTAGTTTGTGGTACTGATGGTCAAGGTGATCGTATCAGCTTGGTTTGCGGTCCGTACGTGTTGCAGCAAAGTCTTTGGGGAGTTCAGAAGATGCTGGATGCAGGGTTCAGTGAGACTGACGCGCTGCTTGCTCTCGGCCTGACTCGTCATGCTTACACCGCCCTCAAGAAGAAAGAGCGTGAACAAAAGAAAGCTGCTGAGCAAGCCGCTAAACAACAACCACGACGTGGTTCTGCCTTATCTCTTGATGACCTCTAAGGAAACAGCAATGAAACAGTTATTCGTAGGTAGCCATCCAAACGTTGTTAAGTTCTCTGACCTTGACGGACGTGATCGCGTCTGTGAGATTCGTGTTATGATCGCTGCGGCGTACACTGTGTTGCGCGATGCTATCGGCGAGCAAGCTAAGATCGAAAGCAATACCTTCCACGGTCCGTGGCTTGTGTTCCGTAATCTCATGAATGAACACCCTGCTGCCTGTCTTGAGGAGTATCGCCACGCTTCGATTTATTTCGACGCTGACACAGAAGGCAAGATCACTGAAATCTGCGAACTGATTGAACAGCACATCGAACTGACCAGAGAGTCACTCGACTTGCGCGGTACGTATAAACATCAGGCTGATGCTATGATCGGTATCGCAAGCACCGCTGGTAAAATGGAAACGACCGTATTGCAGGGAGCTGGCAAGACACGCGGCTCTGACCCAAGCCAGAACTTCGATTTTGATATCGGCGATGACCCGGCGGCTGGCGATGAAAACTATGCGTTTCGTTAAACTCTACTGGCGTGAGGCGATGATACTGACTGTGTTGGTCGTCATCGCTTTCGCTCTCCCTTTCTTCGAAGTACGCAACCCGACGTTGGTAATGCTTGTCGCTGTTATCGTCGCTGCGTATTTTATTGCTACTTGGGCATGTAAGCCTGTATATGGATCAGACGACGATGAAAAAGAAAAATGAAATCAAATTGAGCGATGCCGATATTTCGACAGGTATCGTCTGCATTAATGAAGCTCTGGCGAAACATGGCTTGTCCTGTGCATTAGGTGATGTGGGATACGAAACTGTGTACACTGACGACCACGGTGAAACACAGGGTGGTTGGTATGCAGAGTTTGATAAGAAGTCCCGTGAGAAGCTGCGGGAATCTAAACAAGTGTCATGGCGCAACACGGGTATGTTGAGCGGTGATACGATTGACAGCATCCTGCGCACAATCGCAAGTCTCAAGTTCCGCAATCACGCTAAAGAGCCTACGCCGTTGCAGTTGAAAAAGGCTGAGACAGCTCTGAGCAAAGAAGAAGCTACTAAGAAAGCGCTGGACGTCTATAACTCGGCACTTCCTCTGTCTGACGCGGATCTAAAGCTGTGTATCGATCACTTCCGTACGCTGGAGAAGATGATTCGAATCGACCCTATGTTGAAGCTCGCACAGCCTTACGTTGTGAACAATCTATATCAACTCGAAAACTATTTACACGCACGTAAGTGTAAGTAAACAATAGGGAGGTCCTTAACGGGATCTCCCTATGTCATTTCTGGAGTAAATTTTATGCGATTCGGATTCGCCTGCAAACTGATTGAACCGAACGGTAAGCAGCCCTACACAAATAAGAGCCTGAGCTATAAGCACTTCTCTGCGTTGTCTGCGCCTGACCAGCACGGTAAACTCTTGGACGTTGTTACGCACAATCTGACTTCATTGCTCAACATGATAAAGCACGTTGGCAGACTGCGTACCGATATGCGTATGTTCCGAATCACAAGTGAGTTGCTTCCACTGTATACTCACCCTAAGGTGTTTCACATGTACCTACGCCACGATATCGCGGCACTGGTTGAATCGTTACTTGCCTTATGTGGTGCAGAGGCTCGACGACGTGATGTGCGACTTTCGTTTCACCCAGGACAATTCACGGTGCTCGCATCTGATCGACCTGACGTTGTTCAGAACTCGATTGCCGAACTTGAGTACCATGCGTACTGCGCCTATCACATGGGATATGGCAGACGCTTTCAAGACTTCAAGATCAACATTCACCTGAGTGGTAGACTCGGTGCTACGGGATTTAGAACAGCCTTTAGCAAACTCTCTGACCGCTGCCGTTTGATGCTGACCGTGGAGAATGATGAAATCACTTCGAGCGTCGAGGACTGCTTAACGTTATCCGACATATGCCCTATAGTGTTGGACATTCATCACCACTGGGTAATGACTAACGAATACATACGACCAGAAGATGATCGTGTCCAGAGAGTTATAGACTCTTGGAGAGGCGTTCGACCTGTCGCGCATTACTCTGTGTCTCGACCTGAGTTCGTTAAGTCTCGTGGACTGCCTGATCAAAACAAGCTGTCTGCTAATCGTATGCAGTTACGAGCACACTCTGATTACTATCACAATGAAGACGTAAACGAGTGGGCGCTTTCGTTCACTGCTTTTGACCTAATGTGCGAGTCAAAAGCGAAGAATCTAGCTAGATCGAAATTGGCATGTTTTAGCCTCAACTCTGCAAATAACTGGACAAAATAAGGCTTGTTTCTGTAGGTAGCCCTGTGATACACTAGATATGAGCAATATCGCTCGCTTATAACTAGACTGACTGAGGAAATCGCAATGTTCACAACTACCCTCTCAACACGGAAGCCTGCTATCAACATGTCCTATTCGAACGGCAACGCATATGCACCACGCAATCGTATCTCGTGTGTTTGGCCTGGCGCTTTGGACGTTCCTGCTCCAATCAAACGCTGGTGCCGTGCCCATGAAATCATTATTGACCTCGACGCCTACATGCGCGTTCGTTTTCGTGGTCGTCGTCCTGACATTCTGCTTTTGATTGCAGAACAGATCGCGCCGAACAATCCTGACCTTGCCGGTCGAATCTTTGCAACTATCACTGAGGCTTAAAATGAAAGTTCAATCTATGGAAGCTGTATATGGTGCTCAATACACCAACTCTCCTATGACGGAGAAACGCGGCTTTCGTTCTATCGAATCGCAGTATGTCGATGGAACGGAGGTTAGATTACAACGGCTATCGCATGATATACATGAACGTGTGATTGTGGGCTATGACCGTCTTGGTCGTGCTGTGTACGGGACATTCGTACCGCAAACAACGTTCGAAGTGCGTGACAGCAAGGAAAGCGAACCGAATAAGACGGCGCCCTAGCAAGCTCACAACCAGAAGCCATAGAATAACAATACCAATTCATGCGCTTACCTATCGTGGGGTGTCTTAAAATGATCGTTATATGTAATAGCTCGAAAGAATTTTCAGCCGACCGTTTGGCTCATGGTGACGCTTTTGTTTTTGGGAAGACACGCATGTTGTTACGTGCTGACTTCATCGTCCTGACCGACAAGAACAATAACGTTTTCGTAGTACGCAAATCTGATGTTGTTTGGTCTCCCGAGCTTACGGGCGCAACGCATGTGATTAAAATCCGGGCGTATGCCCAGGTTAAGCCGTTTGAACTCAACGCAGCATGTCCTCAGTTTAACAGTCGTGTGTTTGGGACAATCGCGTTCCGTAACCCACACTTCGAGCACCGTCTTGGTAGCTTGAAATATACAGAGACAATCTTCGGAGGTTTACATGGCACGGTATCATGTGTTTAGTGCGACTCATAAATACTACGGCGAAGCATATGAAGGGACTTGGCTGAAAGAGGTAACTCTTAACGGTCATCAAGTCCTCAACGCAGAGTTCCCCAACTTCGAATCGGCAAAAGAGTGTGCCGACAAGTTGCATGAGGTTTGCGATATTGGGTGGATCGTGTATAACGCTTTCTCTGAACGCGCTATGTACGATACCCGTACTGAACAAGGCGAGTCTGTAAACAACTAACAGGCCCGCCTGTAAATCCCTAATCGTGATGCTTACGGGCTTCACACAAATACACAATACGAGGCTATAAAATGAAATTCACTGCAATCGCTATCGCACTGGTTATGTCTGCTTCCGCTTCTGCTGCCAACTTCGTTGCACCTGCTCCTACCGCGGGCATGAAGTCTTCTGGTATGACTATCAGCGACAAGCTGGACGATAGCTGCCAGCAGAAACTTAGTCAGGCAATTGACCTGCGTCATTCTGTGATTGACTTCGCCGTGTCTAAAGATGCAATCGACACTGTGGCTGCTTGGCCGCTTGTGTGTTCTCCAACTGTCGAATCTGCCTCTGTCACTATCGAGCGTATCGGCAGTGACATTACGATCACCTACGTGAACAACGACAAGACGCTGGCGAATCTGAGCCTCGTATTGCAGCGTGTAGAGTCCACCACTGAGGACGACGCACCAGCGTATCAAATCGTTCAGATTGGTGACCTGAACGCTATGGGATATCAAGAGCAAACTGATCTGAAAGAGTGGTTGCTCGATTGTTATGCCGCCACTGTCCAAGACAATCTGGCAATGGCGAAGAACTGATGAAAGGAAAAAAGTTAAACGTATTCTTGCAGCAACGAACGGCAGTAAACAAAGTTGCGTCCAGCCCTGAAGATTGGGAGACGTATAAAGAAATGCTGCTAAACATACGTCTAGCTGTCGCGGTTGACCCACGCCCGGATGCTGCTATTCGCCACTTGGCTCGTACTTGGTACGCTGAATCAAAGTACGCGCTCCCTGTTTGTCAGGCCACGCTTTTAAAACTAATGACGTTGAAGAAAGCAAACCAGACGCTCGAAGAAATGATTGTTCTTTATATTGACTTAGAGGAAGGAACTGAAAAATGACCGAAGACAGAATGAACATTGAACATATCCGTAGCGTTACAAAAGAAGTCTTCAAAAAAGGCACCGTGCAGCAACGCGATGCGCTACGTTCAATCGCTAACAAGGTGCTGGCGCCAAGCGTTATGTTTGCCTGTGAAGACACCGCCCCTGATGTAGAGACTGCGTACCGTCTGCTGGAAGATATTAAGTTCAGTGGCGACGGTACTCAGATGCTGCCTGCCGACGGCGTGTATGCACTCGATTCTATTCTGAATAAAACGTGGCGCGAAGACTTCTTTAGCGCCGTGTGTAACATGGCATTGACAATGTATGCCACTGACCCAGCTACTGTGGGTAAAGGCTACTGGCCAAAGAATCACAATGACTTTAACCGACTGATCACCCGCGCATTCATCTGGGTTGTGGCCCAGCACGGTCTGATCAATCTACTCTCCCCGAGAGATGCTCATGTGGTAAGCCATACTCGTCTGCCGCAGTTCATGATTGCTACACAGGTCGTTGGACAAGACGAAGGTTGCTTGCGTCACTACACCCTGTACCAACCGCAGCAAGATACAGGCAGCATGGATTCCTACAATGTAGTGCCTGATAGCTACATCGAAAAAATTCGTGCAGACCGCCGGGCGAATCAGCCGCCTGAATACGAAGAAGCCGCAAACATGTCGTTCTCTGATCTTGCCGATCTGTGTGAGCGCCTGCACGTCATTGGTCCTGAGGCCACGTTCCCTCCTTGCAAATGCAAAGTGGAAGATGATTGTGAATGTGACGAAGATGAATACCAGTCGCGTGAAGATTTTGATGAAGACCAGGAAGAGCTACTCGAAACTTTCTACAATAAGTTCGGCTTCCCTGACGATAGCTCCGACGAGCCAGAAGAAGAAAAGTGGCTTGAAGGTATCTCACTCATGGAAGTTGAAGTCGATCTGCCGACCGTGCGACTGCCTACGCCTGAACTCAACACTATGCGCAACAATAGCCGCATGAAGAAGCCTCACCAAAAAGCGCGTCGTGAGAAAATCAGACTTACTCCTGAACAACAAATCTGGCATAAGGTTGATACGGATCCGCTGTCTATTGATCGTCGTTTCGCTATCAGTCTCGTATCTCGCCACACATGCGGCGTTAATCGTGCTGTCGCTACGCAGCGTGAAGCTATGGCAGTCGCTGCTGCTTTGATGGAAGTCAGCGAATAACTGGTCAGAATAGCGCTTCTTCGTGAGGCGCTTCTATGATATAATCATAGATAGAGCAATAGTGCTCTCAACGTTATCTCAACCATACGTTTAACAACGGGAATTGTCATACTATGTCACGCACCATTTCACGCAAGAAAGCATTAGAACTGATGGCTAAAACTTACAACGCCAAGCACCCTGAATATCTGCCACGCTTGATGGCCGAAGATATGGATTCGAAAGACCTGTTCGAATTCCGTGAAGATGTTGTCGCCCAGATTCGTGAAGGCAAAGATCCTGTTAAAGTTGTTGATGCTATGATCGACAACGCAATTCGTGTGACTCTGGTACGCCGTCGTTCAAGCAACGATTACAATCCTAAAATCTCCGACGTACTTACTGATGAAATTCGTGATATGCTCCGTAACCTATAAGGAATAAAATGAAAAGCTACGGTTACTTTTATATGTTGAACCACATCGCAATGGCCGTAGACGCACCCAGCAAGGACGCTGGGTTTAAAGCTATGGTTGAGCTGGATATGTTCAATCGCGCGTCTATCTTCACCCGCCCCGACGCTGAGCCTCGTGCTGCTCAACTCGTCAAAGACCTGACTGCTGCAATCTACCCTGTCGGCGATTGTCACCCGACTATTGAACAACGCATGATGCTTGTTCAAGCTCTGCACGATCAAGAGCTGGAAAAGATTGTAGGCTCGATTCGTTTCTTCGTACCTTTCGCATACACGAAAGAAGTGTTATGCGATACGTTCGGCTTCTTCGACAACGGAGATACGTTAAGCATTCCGTATTTCTTGCGTCATCATTTCATGGACGACCAAGCCGTCTTCTGCGAAGGCAAGTTGACCAGCTTCGCACACTCCTGTTCTCATGGAGAAGTGTCGCAGACTGCTCGCCAGTACGGCTTGTTCCCAGCATACGCTTATGGTAAGAATGATATACCTGAGCAATTCAAACATCTGCCTCTGTTTTAGGAGACTCTCATGGGAGTAGTTAAAGGCATAACCGCCACCACGTTCCCTTCTCGGGGACGTGACGAGGGCCAGAAGATTGCTCTCAAAACTCGCTGGGGGATTTTCCCTGCTACTGTTGTTCGTCAAGACAATGATCTTCCTCATAACGAGATTTGGAAGATTGACGCAAAGAATCTTCCTCGTCGTTACTTCACTGAGATGGACGACTTGTATGTGTCCCGCACGTTCATTGAGAACTTCCCTAAGCTCTCGCCGATTTGTGCGAAAGGCGAACACGAAGACAAGTTCGTTGACGTTGTGTTCGACCATGACGTGCAAAACAAGTGCGAAGGTATTGTCCTGACACACAGGAACTCGTTGCTGATTATTTTGATAACGACAGGTCCACATGAAGGTCGTTATGTCACCGGTAAAGAATGCCAGTACGCCGAGAAGCCCCGTAAGGTTAAGGAGCTGATCGATGAAAACTGAGAACGGTAATTTTCTTGCACGTTTGCAATCGGGCGAAACATTCTACATGAGTGTTAGCGGCAAGAAGAAAGGTCAGCCGCGTCAGGGTGTGACGCTAGGCCATGATGCTCGATACAAAGACTTGATGATGGCTGTTGGCGGTGTAGCATTCACTCACGGCTACAAGAACATTCAAGTATCATTCAGCCGCAACATCATGGCGGACGCTGATGGTGTTGTGATATTTCGTGTTAAACAATCAATCACTGTTAAAGAAGAAAGGACGTACTAATGGAATTTTTGATTAAGCCTGATGCAGACCGTTTCCCGAACTTCATTCCTCCTGCTCGCGCTACAGCCAAAGCTGCTGGCTTCGACCTGTTCGCTCAGGAAGATATGATCATCACGGGCGACACTGTGCTGTTTGACTTGGGCTTCCGCACCAAGGTGCCAAAAGACCACGTTGCTATCATCTTCCCTCGCTCAGGTCTGGGCGCTAAGTTCCACGTTGAGCTGTCGAACACTAACGGCGTTATCGACGAAGACTACACCGGCCTCTGGATGGCAGCGCTGCATCTGGGCGGTAAAGGCACTAAGGTCGAACAACTCGATTGGCTGTCTGCTGCCTACGAGCAATCCAGCTTCAAAGAAATCCCTGACATTGACGACGACGAAGACCAGAAAGCGTTGTTGATCAAGCGTGGCGATGCGTTCGCGCAAGTGCTGTTCTTCCCTGTGCCTGATGTTGAAGTCGTTATCACGCACGAAGAACTGCCTGAAACTGATCGCGGTGAGGGTGGCTTCGGTTCTACCACGAAGGCCAGTGCCTAGCCTATTGACAGTAGTGCTCATTGCTTACTACGTTGTTGGTACTATTCACTTTGTCCTGGAAGTTCGTTCTATACCTGACGACGACCCAAGCATAGTGATGTTCAACCATCACATGGACACTGAGTCCCACGCGCAGTTGCTTTGGTCAGCGACAAAACTTTTGCTGTATGTGTTATTCATTCACATTCCGTGCTGGATATTCCGCATATAGTGATATCGTTCACACGAGGGGCCTTACGTGGGCTCCTCATTATCGTAATATAAATGCTATGGGAAAGAAAACTTATCTGCTGCCACGCGAACGCCCTAGCCCTCTGCCGAACTTACGTGCCTATCTCGCGTATCTCGCCCGGAAGCCTAACGCTCACCGCGAAGTATTAGAAACGTATTGTAATGCAAGTCTAGCTCAAATGCGCCGCGAACGGTTTTTCGTCGGTAAGCTCTTTGCCTACAAAGTGTATACGAAATCGAATAAGCTCGCGTACACGGTTGTCTGGATTGACCCATACAACTACGACTGCCTTGTTCTCAACCACCAAAGGAGATGTGTAGAGTTTAAAAACTTATACGGCCTGCTATTATAGTTGGGTCCTAGCGCCTTCACACTAGGGGAAATATTCCGATGATAACTGTCCTTAACAATCGTACCGACGAGGTAATGAAACGCCTGAACGTAGCAGTATGGGTTTGCGTTGTGTTCGCTTTCGCTGTCTTAATAGCGCTGCGTATCTCACCAGCATTCGCCAGTATGTCTACAGGCCCTGACAACGCCATTGATGTATCTTCCGCCGTGTCACTCGATCCCTCCAATCGTGTGGCGACAAAATACAAGGAGATCGAAAAGGCAGTAGCAGTCAAAGACGAACGAAGGCCAAAACGCTATGTAACCCGCGAGCGCCTCCGACAACTTTATGCGCACTTGCCTCATCCTTCTGACTTAGGCAAGCAGATTGATTTGGCCGCAGAGAAGTATAGTGTAGATGCAAAACTGCTTCTCTCTATCTGCGTCTCCGAGTCGCATCTTCGTGCAAAGGTCAGAAACAAGTCCGGCGCTACAGGTCTGTGTCAAATCATGCCTGACATGCACGGACGTTCTGTGCGGGAACTTATGGACTACCGAGTCAATGTTGATCAGGCAGCCCAAATAGTTGCGTTACTAAACAAGCAGTGCAAGGGACGACGCGCCTGCGTCATTCAATCTTACAACACTGGTTGGGGAGCATATTTGAAGGGCGTTCGTTCGCCTCAATATTTAGCTAAAGTTCAGACCGAGTATCGCCGCAAGCATACTCCTTCTTCCTGATAGAGGATATAATAATGAACATGAATATTACCGCGCTGTACAAAATGCAGTTCCAGTTGTTGAAACCCCTGTCACCTCGTCAAGAGTACGCACTGGTAGTGCTGCTGTGTGATGACATTGTTGATGGTGATGTTAAAGCAATGGCAGAAGTAATCATCCGTGACTATCCGCACGTTGCCCGTCTGTATGACGCATTCGCTGCGGCAAATCAATACGATAACGCAGTACCGTTCATCGTGCCTGTGCTTAACTCGGAAGAAGTGACCGAAGAGATCTTCTGCATCCGTGACCATGCACTCGTCGTTGCTCCAGAACTGCGTGAACTTCTGAATCAGGCGCTGTCTCGTGTCGTAACAATGCACGAAACGCCTGATGAACTGCTGATGCGTGAAGGTGCCGAGCTGCTACTCTGTGAAGATGCGATGCCATTTATCTTGGGTCAATTCATGGACAGTATGCTCGATGCCTACAACTGCGGTGTATTGCCTATGATCGTGCGCCCTTCGAAAGAGCAACAGGCAATGCGTCCTGAACGTTTGCTCTCATTCGAAATGCTACGCGAACATAACATGTTCTCAGGAAGTCTGGACTTTACTAAAGCGCTACAGCCGAGTGAGAAAGCTCGCGTTATTGCACAACAGTTGCTGGCACGTTTACGCCACAATTCGTTACGTGTTGTAGCTCAATAAAACCCAACGGGAGACCTTAACTGGTTTCCCGTTTTTCATTTCTGCGCAAATTTTTAAGGACTACCACAATGACTAAAATGATCAACATGCCGTTTGCTACTTTTTCTAGTCGTAGCTCATTCTTCTCGGCAAAAGTTCGTGAACTCGATCTCCAGAACGTCTGGAGCTACGTTGTATCAAACAACAAACCACAATGGCAAGGCGACCCATTGCTGCACCACATGCACTATCATTCTACCGAGCACATGAAGCAAGTAACTGCTCTCGCCCTGTGGCTGCTGAATGAAGAAGCCGAACAACCATGGCAGTATGATCTGGGTGCGCTGCCGCTGGCTGTCGCCTGTATGTTCCACGATATGCACCATTCTCTTGGCCGCTTGAGCGATGCAGTCAACGTGCGTACTGCACAAGACGCTTTCAAACAATATGTGACCGTGTGTGAAGACCCACGCATTATCGACCAGCAGGAAATCATTCTCGAACTGATAGGCATTACGGAATTCCCGTACATGAAGAACCGCCAGCCGAAGAATCTGATTGAGCGTTGCATTCGTGATGCGGATATCCTATACGGTATGCAGGACGATGCACTGGACGTTGTGATGTTCGCACTACGCCGTGAGGTGAATCGTGCTGTGAACAAGCCAACGCACTTCACGCCAGAACAGTGGGCAGTAGGTCGTGTTGACTTCCTCATGTCTGTTGAGATGTATACGCCTGCAGCAAGTGCGATCATGGACTGGCTGTTGGCAAAAGACAACGATCACAATCATCAGTCTAAGATTGATAGCTGGATGCGGGATAACGTTATCTTCCGTGATACGTCAGCACACAAGCTCCAGGCCAATGATGTGTTGTTTATCGACACTGAGGCAGACAGTACGCCGAAGCGCCGTTTGATTGAACGTGTTGAGTCAGTACATCCGTACATCAACTTCTATTTCCACGACGGCGAAACTATCTCGCTGCGTGACGGTGAGAGTTGTGTGGTCTGCGAAAGACGCAAATAATAGGCTGAAATAGACGTATACGAACCACGTGCCTGTGATATAATACGCATAGGCACACATAATAGAGAGAACTCGAATGAAATACTTGAAGCGCATTCATCCCGGTGTGGACGCAAGTCTGTTTGCGATTAACGGAATCGTAATACCGATGGCTTTCTTCTACATGGACGTCACTATCCATGATCAAGAGCGCGGTGACAAAGAAATAAAGCTCGGTGTGCGTATGAATCCACACGTTCCTGTAGAATCCTATCTGCCTGGCGTGGACTACAGAACGTATATTCCAGTGTTGGCCTGCGACCCATCTGATGACGAAGGGTTCCATACGGAGCTGGGATTTATTGACATTAACAGTCGCTATGTTGATCTGCATCACCAGAAGCGAACGTATCTTGCTTATCTAGGTTCGTTGCCTGATGTTGCGGAGTCCGATGTGCGCGACAAACGATATGTATGTCCGATAGACATACGCCAAATACCGCCGCACCCTGACATGCCTCAACGTTTTCGCAACACACCACGCTACGGCGCAACGATTCGCACGGATTACCTGCGTACCTCTGCCCTCGACCAGATCGACGATGAAACGTGGGAAGCGCTGCGCACCATTGACCACGCTAAAGGTACTACGTGGTCACAGTTTTTAGACGCCGCAACGTCAGGGCGCTTCACGCCACACGATGATCTGTCAGACTGTTTGGAGAACATCGACCACGAGTACATGCCTGAACATATCTTCAAGCGTATTCGTATCGCTCAATTCGAGAAAAGAAGGAACTGATCATGATGCACGATTTGTATAAGGTAAGTGCTATCCTGTTCTACACGCTGGGCGCTATGGCTTTCCTTGCACATATCGTAGGCTTCATGAAGAACTGGATGAAAATTCAGGAGATGCGCCAGAAGGCAAAAGCGAAAGCCGCTAAGGTACGCTCTCCACTGCAAGACATTAAACGCCGTCTGCGTAAAGCAGAAGAACGCGCACGGCATCGCCCACGTAAATTGAGAGACTAATCATGGCTGAATTAACCCGCGACGATAATCTGGCGAACAAAGTACAACGTGCTTTGGAAATCTGCTGGGAAGAGACAACGAAGCGTAATGAAGGTGAACACACCTATGCGTTTCTCGCGTCTGAGTTTGCCGCTAACGGTAAAAACTTGTTTGACGGCGAATTGCGAATGCTGAACGTCATGTTACGTGACGCCGTTAACATCAACATGTACGGCCGTTACGTTGCAACCGTTTATACAGGTAACAAAGGCATCATGGTTGCGTTCCAGCCTGTTGCTGATCTGGAAGATATCATCGAAATGAGGTTCTAGCATGGAACAGATTGATATGTTCGAAACGTACGGCGCGCATGAGATCTCTGACTACACTCAACTTGAGTATGAGCGTCTGGCGCCCGACTATATAGCTAAGTCTGACCGTCGAGTTCAGGTCGCGTTCGGTACTCAGGCTCCGACTGCCGAGACGATTGAGTTGCACCCGCATCTGACGCCAGGCACGTTGAAGTTCCGTAAGAAGCTGGTTATGATTCAGGAGTTCGTACTTGTTACGCACGATAAACTGAAAGCCAGCTTGATTAAGAACCCGGGCCGTCTTAGTGACGTGAACAACATCGACCCGCAGTATTTGATCAACGTGTACAATCACAATGAGAAGCTCGCGCTGTTCATGAGTGACTTCCACGACTTCATGAGCGACTTCATGAATGCCGTCTACCTGTTCACAGTTGCAACCGTGTATGATGGTCGCTTGTTGGTCTATGCAGAGAACGGCGAGCCTCTTGTTACTACCAAAGAAACGCTGGATATGCTGACAGAGATCGAGCACTTCATCAACAAAAGCAAGGTCTACCGCGTACTGTCCAGCAACTCTATCTATCGCACAATCTAAACCTTACTTAACATGGGCGCTTACGGGCGCTCTACTGGAGAAACATTATGTCATTCGATCTTCGTCAAAACTTACTGCTTGTTCGTGACGCTACTCTGACAGGCAAGCCACTGTTCTATTTCTACAACGCTATGGGCCGTGAGATGGTACTCACAGGTGATGTGCTGCGTGAAATCCTTGATCGTCAGAAAGACGGTACGCTCTGCACTAACACGTACTGGGGTTTTGCTACTGACCCTACGCTGGAAGTTTGGTCGTTCGATGATAACAATGACCTAATGCTTCACCACCACATCGGCAAGTCCTGCAAAACGTTTCTGCCTTACGAAATGATTGCAAGCGCCCATGACGGATTCAAGCCAATCAATGGCATGTTCATTGAAGACAGCCTGCGCCGTATCATCGCTATTCACCTCAAGGCGACTTGTCGTGAAGAACAAAAGATTACGTGGTTCGCTGACATGCCTGAGCCTGAGATGCGTAGCATGTTACTTTCGTTTGGTCTGGGCCCGCTGCGTGTGTCGCGTGAAGACAAAGAAGGTCTGGTCAAGCTGCACGATCAGTGGCTGGAAGACTTTGACGACAAATACAAATACACGCACAACGCGATTGGCCTTGATGACGACGAGAAGATACCTGCTGACTACCGCCCTGAACGTATTCGTGACATTATGAAGCGTATGATGCACAACACCAAGACGCAGGAGATGATGGTTCAGACTCTGAATGACCTGTTGCGTCAGTGTCGTATCAGAGGCGATATCCCAATGCCTGGTGCCAACTTCAATCTCCAGCAGTTGATCTGCTACTACGCAACGCATTTAATCTATGCGCCTGATGCAGACGAAAAGCTGCGCAGCCTGATCGATAATCCGCAGTTCGTTGTCAACTTCATCTACGGCTGGTACCCAGACTATTCGTGGATTGCGGTCAATGAAGAAACGTTCGACTATCAGCAATCGCTGGTACGCGCGGCGCTGATCTCGTTAAAGCGTCATGTAGAGAATGAAATCGGTACGTACAAGATTGTTCACGGCATGGTTAAGTTTGCGGACGGCTTCGACCCACACGCGAAAGACAAACCAGAAGAAGTCGAAGAGGAAGAGTTCGACGAGGACGAAGACGAAGACGAGACTGATGACCAAGAGAAAGAGGTCATCGACTACCTGCGTACCAAGACCGAAGACGAACTGCGTAAAGCAGCGCTCAGAAATAAAATGGCACGTCCGATTAAATTGAAGAACATGGACATGGAAGATTTGCTTGAGCTGTGTGCTGACTACTACGGCACTTCGATGCCAGAAGACTTCGATGAAGAAGAAAAGGAACAGGAGCGTGTTCCAGGGACTCGCAAGTTCCCTGCGCTGTCTAACGAGTCCAACATTAGTTATGAGACTATCCGCAGTATTCTGAGCCGTGCTCGTTTGTATAAGGCACGACCTGTACGCGTTAAGAACAAAGATCGTAATGCACGTAAAGAAGCAGAAGCTGTCGAGCGTAAGAACATTACTAGCGTCCTTCGTGATGCTATCAATGATGGCTGGTTGGAATCTCTGCCTGCGAATACGTTAACGGCTCTTGCATACTCCCTGACTAGGATGAAAGACAACGACCGTTATCCTCGTGACTGCGCATTCCTGAAAGAACTAATTAAACACGCGGTCAAGTGAATCGTAAACAATACCTAACATTGAAGGGAAACAAAATGCAATTCGAACAAAACATTCTGGTAGTTAATCGTGTAGCTCTTATCATGGGTGATGACTTAGTGGCTAAGTGGGGCGAGGCAGCAAATGCCAATCGCGATCAAGCTGCATACGCAACAATCGTCATTCTGTCTCGCTTGCAGCAAAAGATTATCACCGCTCTTGCTGCTGAGAATCCAGAAGCCTGTTGTCGTCCTGATATGCTTTGGACGGACTACGGTTCAATCTCAACGTCCGGCCTGTTCGTTATTGCCTCATCGGCAGATCGTGAGGTGCTGAATCACTTCGAGGACCACGACTACCTGAATCATCTGCACACGATCAAACGTGTCGCCGAAGAGAACGGGTTCACGTTAACAGTTACTCCAGTGAAGCACTTATTCCCATTCACTAACACTGAAATCCCAGCTAACATGAAATGAGGTGACATATGCCACGTGAACAAATCCTGATGAATGATGTTGCCATCGTCCTGACTATGAGTGAGCGCCGTGCGTTCCTTGGTCCGAAAGCAGACGGCTTTGTGTACCTCCCATCGAAGGAGGCCCTTACGAAGTTTGAGGCGCATATCAAGAAGTATGGCAGTTCTGATGACTATGCGTTTATCGAACACCGTGAACTGCACTCTCTGAACTCTGCGGGTATTGTAGCTATCGCTCATGCTGTCGAGTCTGACTCTGAGCGCCCATGGCTGTGGACGAAAGAAGACTTCCGCGTCAAGCTGTGGTAAGCATAAAACTGGCTAAAATCGCGGTATCAATCTGAGTCTGTCTGTGATACAATAGAAGCGTAGCTTGTGCTGCGCTTTCTTACACTACGTCTGAGGAGACAACTGATGGAAACAATCAAACCCACATTTTCTGATTTAGAGCTGCAAGATCAAATGATGGATGTGGCTGCCCAGAAGATTATCGAACTGAAACCTGAATGGGTGGACGTTTGTGTTGCTGCGTTGCGCCTGTATCTGATCGTGTGCGACGATATCGGTGGCCCTATCCCTGAACTGCGTTTCGTTCATAACGCGAAGCCTTGCCGCCTACAGTTCAACTTGCTGGAATCGTCTGGCGGTACCGAGTTCGTTGCGAATGAGATCGATAAAGACAAGCAGATGGAAATTGTTGAAGCGCTGTTGTCTACAGCCGAGGCGAGTCCGACAGGTCACTCTATGTTAGACTTCGCAATCTGTTCTGGCCGCCTGTTTATGATTGGCTATGACGGTCTTGCTGGTACGCTCGATAAGATCTGCTTCCGTGCTGACAAGAAAAACTACACCATGAATCTGGTCGAAGGGGAATAATATGAAACCTGATTACACTCTGCTTAAACGCAGTAAGACGAACGAAGATGTTTTCGCTTTCGTGTTTGATGGCGACGTGTTGGCTAAATTCAATGCCTCCAACTTATACAGAGCGTTTGTGGAGACGCTCAAGACAAACTGCATCAATGAGGTCGATATCCTGTGGCGTGACGGCACACGCACTGTTGAGCAACTGGTGATTCATCATACCAAAGAGTTCGCCTCGTTCGACACTATCGTCCACGACTACCTCGTATGCTTGATGCTTCGCGCACAGGGTGTTGGTCATTCGCTCGCTGTCCCTGTCGATATTCGCTCTATGTATGATGCCGACGGCCCGATGATCAATGAGATTCGCATTGATAGTGAAATCGTCGCTGACATGATGCGCCATATCAAAGACGCGCCTGTGGACGTCATAGACGATGAAGACGATGAAGACGACGACATGGACGAAGACGACGAGTGCTGGGATGAAGACCAGACCGAGTTCCACGATATCGAAACAGAATCTATCGCCGACAACAAATTGCAGATTGGCGATTGGGGATATCGCGCACATGACTGGGCGATCACTCTGACCGACGAACAGGTAGACCGCATCCACTTCCTCGAAGTTGGAATTGACCCTGACATTGAACTGCCTCTTGCAGATGATGCTAAGAAGGACGCATTCTTCTAATGAAAACGATTAACGAACAGGTCAAAGAATTGAAACAGCGCGGCGTGCTTATTATCGAAGAACACCAGAAACACACGCTGCCTGATTTAACCTTCACGCTAGATTGCATGTGCCTGTCACACACGAAGCGAGAAGTAGAGACAACCACGCGCGGCCGCGTTGTTAAGATTCGACTGACTAACGTTCACTAACTTTTGTGGTCTTGGCCCGCCCGTCCAGCAATGCTCACCCCCAATGAGGTGTCTCGCGCAGAGGCATGACGGTCACCGGGTCCTTTTTAGAGCGCACTTCCTAGTACGCTGTATAAAGTAAAACACAATCAACAGGAGGCTGTTATGAAGTTCAACGATGTGTCCACTAAAGCTCAGGTGGTTCTTATGGCGAGTGCATTCGGTGGTGCGGTGGAAGTTCTGTCCCGTTCAATGGACGATGAAGGTCGCAAGTTTCTGGAAGTTGCGTTGCAGCGTGTCGGTCTAACCGTTGGTGAGTTCCAAACTCTTATCAATGACCTCGACGATCCTACCAGTCGAGAGATCGTTGCTGTTATGGAAACAGCGCAGGCAGAAGATTCTGAGCGTGATGCAGAAGCGCAACGCCAACGTCTGGCTGATGAAGAGGACGATGAAGACGAAGAAGCTGCCGACGACTCTGATACAGACGCAGACGGTTGGCAGGACCTGCATGAAGATCGCATATGTCTCATATGTAACCGTGAATACTGCGTCTGTCACTAATCTGCATAAATCTGGACAAAACGACGGTTGTCTCAAATAGCTGCCTGAACTATACTATATAGACAGCGAGACAACGTTCTCTCTGAATGCCTTTGTAATTGCTTTGACCATGTGTTTTCTTTTTCCCGGCACATGGTCCTTTTTAAAGACGGCTTCCAGCGAGGCTGCTTTAAAAAGGGTTCGATACCCTTTGAGCGCGTCGGGCTTTACGCGGTTTTCGCCTTACGTGCTCTCATGCTAAACCGCAAAGGAAATTGAAATGCCTACTACTTCACGTCCTAAGACAGAAGACAAGTTCTCCCGTGCTCGCGCTGCTAAGAACTCACCTGAACGTCAGGCAGCGGCTGCTAAGAAAACTCCACGAGGTCCTTCCTCGGTTCGTCCTAAATCAACGGCAGATCGTGAGCCTAAGATTCGTGACGAGGAGCGTGTGTACAATCTCGTACATGCAATTCTGAGCGCGTGGAAAGCTGATGTGGGACATGCCGAAAACACGGCAGCATCTGCTGGTATCATCAAAGTGTCTCGTCGTAAAATTGAAGGTGCATTGCGTGACCTCAAGAATACACGCTTCACTAAAATCCCGACGCTCATTAATGATATCCTGACAGGCTCTGATATCTGCGACGAGTTCGGCATGTGGGTGTACGTCGAGCACGATAGTCCTGATTGGATTTTCGTCCGTCTGCCTGATAACAGCACACCTGTGATTCGTGCCGATATCAGTTACGAAAAGACTGGCGAAAGGTCCGCGTCTGTCACAACGTCCAGTGAAGCACTCATGGAAACGTTCGACGACAATGAAGACGAAATCGAGATCGAAATCTTCGACTGCACTGAAAGCGATATTGAAGACCTCGAAGCTGCTGAGATGCGCAAGCGTCTGATCGATGCGAAAATCATCAATCCAGAAGCTGCCCCGAAGCTGTCACGCAATGACTTAATGAAGCTCTGCGCGTACTACAGCGCATAAGCAATAACGAGCAGGCAGCACGTACACTGCCTGCTATCTGCGAAGTATGCAGAAAACTGGACAAAATCGTGGTTGTTATCTGACGACCACCTATGCTATACTTAATGCAGGTGCACAACGCACCGCAAACAAAACTACCACTTATACTGAGGAGTATTAAACATGGCTCGTATCGAAACTAACACTAATCTGGTTGGCAAAACTATCGTCCTGCTGAACGGCACCAAAGCTAAAATCGAAGATGCAATCGCGTCTGGTTACAAAGTGAAAGGCCAGACCAAACGTATCGCCACTCGCTGCGTTATCAAAGAAGGCGCTCACTTCAAAGAAATCGAGCGCATGAACATGAGCCTGCTGGAAGATACTGGCGAAGGTTATGTGAAGCTGAAAGACGCGAAAGCGGCGAAAGCGTCAACCAAGAAACCAGCGGCGAAAGAGAAAGCGCCGAAAGCAGATAAGAAAGCTGCGAAGCCTGCGAAAGAGAAAGAACCTAAGGTTCGTCGTAAGTCTTCAAAAGAGAAAGGCGACGAGTATCAAGATCTGGCACACGCTATCATCAAAGGCGGCAAACGTGCGGCGCCTGTTGAAATCGCTGAAATCGACGCTGACCTGACCGACTGTGTTGCTCAACGTCTGGTAGACGTGTTGAACAATAGCGAAGTTGCGAAGCTGTGCGCCGATAACAAGACGCCGATCGCAAACGCAGTCGAAGTAACGTACGGCGCTGAGTTCGCTCCTGAGACGAACGTCATGCAGATCACGTTGAGCCTGCAATATGCGAAGCCTGTTCAAGCGCTGTCTCGTCCGACTCTGGAAAACGCAGAAGCTATCGCGTTACGTGCTCAAAAAATGGCGGCGCCTAAGCTGTCTATGAAACTCAAGAAAGCGATTCGTGAAGCGTTCAGCCTTGAAGACGCTAACGACCTTGAGCTGGGCACTGTGTTGTTGTCTGACGGCGAAGAATTTGTGTACTTCGGCGAATCTGCGAAGCATGTCGGCAAAGCGCTGCTGTATGTCGTAGAGACCGACAAGTTCAAATCTGTGCTGGGTTCTACTCTGGGTGAGTATGAAATCCCAGACGAAGAAGACGGCGAAGAGGAAGAAGAAGAAGTCGAAGACGAGTCCGAGGAAGAGGAAGAAGAGGATGAAGTCGAAGACGGCGAAGAAGAAGACGGCGAAGAAGAAGACGACGCCGAATATGAATACGTCGCAGTTAACAAAGACCAGCTCGATATGGTCAACAAGAAAGTGACTGCCAAGTATCACGCTGCGCTGGCTGAACGATTCAATACGACCGAAGAAGTTCTGATTCCTGGCCTGATGCTGACTGATGGCGAAACTACTTTCGCTTATCTGGGCTGTGATAGTAAAGGCGGGCTGCTGGTAATCGACTGTGGTGATGAAGGCGAAGGTGAAGACGTGCTGATGTATAGCAAGTCTGATATCAAACAGCTGGACGACTTCAATCCTGTGATGGGCGAAGCTGACGAAGACGGCGAAGAATCTGATGCCGAAGAAGACGACGGCGAAGACGGCGACGATGAAGAAGATCTGGATGATGAAGAAGACGGCGACGATGAAGAAGATCTGGATGATGAAGAAGGCGACGACGAAGACGAAGACGACAACGACTTTGACTTCGACGATGTGCCAGAAGCTGATATCGAAGATCTGACCGAAGACGAACTGCGTGACCGCGTAGTTGAAGCCGGCCTGACTACTCCGCGTAAAGCTGATAACATGGACGAAGCTAAACTGCGCAAGCTGCTGAAAAGCGCATAACGATCTAACGTAACATCGAAACACTGTGCGGCTCTCACGGGGCCGCATACTTGACAAATAAAGCTGATTGAGGAATCACACTATGTCAAACGCAAACAAAATTCTGCTTAACGCTCGTGTACGCCGTTTAGACGGAACCAGCACCTACATCAACAAAGTGAACGCTAACGGCTATAGCACCGATGCGAAAGGCCCGCAGATTCCTGTGAAGCGTATCGTGTTTGCAGGCAAGACGCTGAAAGAGATTGAAGCGCCGTTCGAGAAAGGCGAGTATGTCATTGTGCAGGGCGTTGCAGTGAAGCTGAACAAGCGCCAGCAACGTGAACTGGCGGATAACACTCTCGACGAAAAAGCGCTGCGTCCTGACTTCGGACGTCTGGCATTCATCGACCGCGATGACGGCAAAGCAACTGACGGCAAGAAAGTGAAGCCGAAAGCTGAGAAGAAAGAAGGCGGGTTGAAAGCAACTCGCAAGCAGAACGGTGACAAGCGCACCAAGAAAGAGCGCAAGGCAGAGAAGGCGAATCTGAAAGACGACCTCGACTTCATCGCGTCTGACAAGATCGACCGTAAAGCTGAACTGGCTCACATCATCGACGCTACCATCGAAGACTGCAACACTAAAGAGCGCCGCAAGCTGCTGTCTGACTCGTTTGACATGGACTGGAAAGACATTAAGAAGCACGGCGGTAAGGGTGTCGTCAAACACATGGGACGCAAAGCCGCTCAAGCTGCTGTGAACAAAATGAGCGCGACTGTTACTCAAGACGCATTCATCAAACAGATGCCTGCTGAGTTGAAGCGACTGATTGCTGACCGTCGCCTCGTACTGAACAAGCGCCAGATAGAAGCTGTGCTCTCTGCGCTTGGGCTTGACGTGAAGTTCTATAACATCGCAATGCAGACGCTGCTGGGTAATCTGTCGCTCGCTGTGGATGACACGCTGGTCAAGCCTAAGGCTGAGAAGCCTGCAAAGCTGAAAAAGCACAAGCAAGCGAAGCCGCAGTATCTGACTGAGAAAGACCAGCAACGTCGCATGAAGAAAATGAAAGTGAAGCTGTTGGCGCCTACTGAGAAAGGCATGAAGAAAGCCAAAGCGCATTTGAAACAGGCGAAAGTAATTCTCGCAAATAAGCTGGGCATCACGTCGAAAGAAATCAAACGTGGTCTGATTGCGTATCGCCCGAACGGCGTGGACTATATGTTCGTTGCCAGCGATGCGCGCGGCCCGATCTTCATCGACAAGCACGGCGACCCATGCGTGTACACTTACGAGAATCTCGAAGCAACTTTCGACTTCACTTTGAACAAACCTTCTGAACTGGATGCTACTGTATGATTAATAGTGAGGTCATTCTGACTGGTGTTTTCGCTCAACTGTATTCGCGGCTAGTAATGGCCGCTATACAGCGCGTCCATGTATACTACTCTGATCTCGCACCTGTCATCTTCGGCGTACAGTTTACGCGCATGGGAAAAGCGCAGTATAAAGCACTGGAAGCGCTCGTTGTGGAAACGATGCGCGTTGATATTAAAAACGGCCGTCCGCCTATAGCGGCCATCTATGTGTCACGAGCAAACGACACTAAGAAGCCGACCCAGTCCTTCTTTGATGAATACGAAAGACTGACTGGGAAGCGACTCACTGACGATGAATGGTTGGTGCTCGTTGAACAAGTGTGGAAACAATATGCACCAGACCTTCGGGAGCCATCATGAAAAAGTCAAAAGTTGTAATTAGCCGTGGTGGGTATCGACCCGTATCGGCAGAAGAAGCAAAGAAGTTGGTTGTTGAAATGCTGCTTGCCTCCATCGGCGTTGACCCGACAATTCTGAGCCAGCAGATGTTGTTGAACATTGCGAACTACAATTACCTGACGTCTATTGTAGACACGGGCAAAGCGAATACTGCGAACCAGACAGTTCTGCATAAAACTGTAAAAGAACTTAATGCGTTCTGTAGATTGCACAAGATTCCTCTGGGCTTACTAATTATGCCCCATACATCGGCAAGTGATTACTCCGGTGACGAGGTTGTAGCGATTCCCTGGGAGTCTGTGCGCAAGAACGCATCGAGCCAGTCCGCTGTCAACTCCCTGTTCCAAACAGTCGAAGCTGATGGCTATCCGCAGTTTGTGACTGATGCGAAAACAGTAGAGGACTACAATGTTTTATGATCACGTATTCAACCACGACGAGAAGCAATTGCTCCTGAATGTGGCTGAGACTCGATATCTGGTGCGGCTTGATTGCCCTGAGTATTTGAAGAAGTCAAAACACTCGATTGAAATTCGCCATACAGTTACCAACCGTGGTGAGCAACGTCGAAGCGGTGTTGTTAACACAACGTTTGTGCCGCGTATTCACGCCTCAACTGTGCAGCGCCTGTTACGTGAAATACGTGACAACGCAACTGTCAGTTCGGCAAACAGTCTGGCTGCATTGTTTGAGCTGGGACTTGGTGTGCCGAAGCAACGTGATATCGCAACGTACCTGCGTGACTACTCTCGGGAGAACGATAAGAAAGGCGTGGGTATCAAGTATATCCGCAAGCTGGTAAATGAGTATCACCGCAAGCACCGCCATAGTTTTGCGGGTAGTCGCTGGATGATGCCTGCCGCTTACACGGCGAACTTGCTGAACATGCAGTCCTTCATTCATCTGAAAGAAGACGGCTATAGCAAGAAAGTGAAAGTGCCTGACGGTCTGCCTGTTGTTCTGATCTATCATAACACGAACCACGCCGAGTCTGAGTTCTCTCTGTGTGACGCATTCGCTATTAGCCCGCTGGGTTATCCTATGCCATTCGCCCAGATTGCTCTACGCCCAGAGTTCAAAGCTGTGCCGAAGACGTTTCAATCTAAAGCGCTGCGTGGGCAAGGCATGTACAGCATGGTGATGGGCATTGTTCACTGGGCAAAGGGCGATGCGCTGACGAACGTCCGTGAGCTAAACGCTATCGACGATGACCCGTACCTGACGTTGCTTGCAAGTGACCAGTATGCTGATCGTCGTTCGCCTGAGTATCAAGAACTGCTGGACAAACGCGCTGCATTCGCTGAACAGCGCCATGAGTGGACAGAAGTGCTTGCGAAGTATGGCAACACAACACGTACACTCAAGCCTAAGCAGTTAGAACGATTGGCGCAGGCAGAAGACTTCTTCAAAGAACGTAAATCGTTTATGGACGAGTTTGATAAGTTCGAGAAGAAAGAGAACCACCACGCTGCTAAGAAGTTCGCAGTAGCCAGTGCGCAATTCGCTGCCGTTGACTGTGGTACCATCGCTGACCGTTCAACGTATATGTCCGTTGCTTCTGGCCTCGACAAGGTACACAAGATTCTCACGAAGTGGGGATTCACCACGGTCGATACTGTTAATAGTAGTTTGAAGAAATCAATCCTTACATTCGACCCAACAACCGCTACTCGCGTGTGGTCACTGTAAACACAACTTATCTGAGGAGATAACGCATGTCTGACAATAACCTGGGCGCTGCTGCAACATTCGGCTCTGAGACTCAAAAGCAATTAAACGACCAACAGCGTCGTGCGCATTCTGCTGAGTCCGGCCACGTAAACAAATGTACCATCGTCGTGCTGACTGCGCTTAACGCGCACGGCCGCTTCTCTTTCCTGACCTCTGACGAGCAACTGCGTGAACGGTCCATCGAAGGTAAAGTGATGGACCGTCTGCCGGATCTGATTGGACGTGCATCAGGCCCGTCTACTGACCCGAACAGCGCGTACCACATTCTGCATCCGAACAACGGCGTGCCAACTCGCATTGACGAGCGCATCAAAGTTGGCGAAGCGGATTCGGTCATCATTTCATATACTGTAAATAAAGCAGTGTCAGAGATGTATGGCAGTTTATCGCTGGCGCTGTTTAGTGCTGGTGAAAGTGATATCGCTGATTTGGCGGCTGAGTTTGGTATTCACTCCATCTCAATCGTTGAAGAAGCGAAAGCGCCTGACTATATCAAAGCTCTTACTGAACAGGTAGAAGCTCTGAATATTGTAAATCTCACTAGCATTGATGAAACTGACGGTGCTTTTGAGAAACCAGTAATCGACTACAGCATCCTGCCGGGTAACCCAATCAACGTACTGTCCGGCGCTGTGCGTACTTTCATTATGCAAACTCTAAACGGCGAAGTATTCGCTGCGATTCCAAATAACGGAGAACTGAACGTGAAACAACCTACTAACGCAACGCCGGTCAATCTGGACGAAGACTTCGACGCAGAAGACGAAGTGATTGATCAGCAGGGCGGCGAAAGCGACGAAGACGAAGTGACAGGCACTGACCTGTTTGGCTATAAGGCCGAAACGCTGACCGTCGCGCAAATGACAGAAGCTCTTGAAGCTCTGTCGTATGATGTTAGCGCGATGGACGAAGCTGGCATCCGTGAGTCGTTCGAAACTGAACAGCAAATCTGGATGGAAGGTAACGACGAAGCTGGCTCTGACGATGAAGGCGAAGAAGAAGAAGACGCCGAAGAAGACGGCGAAGAGGAAGAAGAAGATGAAGATTCTGACTTCGACCCTTCACTGTATCTCGGCCACCTGCTGTCTGCTGACCAGCTTGATCGCACGGCGCTGAAAGTCCTGGTTCGCACTCAGGACCTGAAAGTCATGAAGTCTGACACCGAAGAAACTCTGACGGCGAAACTGCTGGAGCTGGTTGAAGGTGCGACTGAGCAGGAAATGGCTGAACTGATCGACACCTTCGTTGCTGCGCTGCAAGAGCGTGAGATCGATTGTCCGAACCTGCTGGCCGCTCTGGCGTCTGATGAAGACGAAGAAGAAGACGGCGAAGAAGAGGAAGATGAAGACGATTCTGAGGAAGAAGATTCCGAAGAAGACTCTGATGATTCTCAATCTGTGCAGGACCAGATCGATGCAGTGACTGACCCGCTCGATTACTTCCTGTTCCCTGGCGGTTCCCTGACTGCTGAACAGCGTTCTGCTGCTGTCGAAGCGATGGGCGAAGATGTTGCTGGACTGAACATCGTTCAGGTAATGAAAGCGTTCTCTCGCATCCAGGCGCAGTCTAACGAAATCGACGTTGACGCAGAAGAAAGCGAAAGCAACGTTGCTGAACTCGAAGCGCTGCTGGGCCAGTACGACGATGCTACCGTACAGCACATTGCAGAAAGCCTGGGCGTTAACGTTGACGAATGCGAAAGCGTTGACGATATGATCGAAGCGATTGTTAGCGGCGGCACCGAAGACCAGTTCGCTGCGGTTGAAGAAATCGCAACTAACTACGGCATTGACCTGTCCGAAGTTGCAGAAGGCGAAGACCTGGAGTTTGTTGACGCGCTGCTGGCTGTGCTGCCTGCGTTCTTGTCTGACGACGAGCAGGACGAAGAAGCCGAAGAGTCTGATGAAGACGAAGCGGAAGAAGACGGTGAAGACGACACCGATGAAGAAGACGAAGGCGACCATGAAGTGATTGATGCTTCTGAAAACGAAAACCTGCGCTTCATCAAAGCTGTCGATACTGAAAACGCTGTCGGCACGTTGCTTGCTGTTGACATGGACCAGACTGTCGTTATCAACTTCACTCTGACTGACGGCGATACCTACGCTGCTGTAGAATCTGAGCTGTCTGATATCAACGGCTTCAACTACCGCTTCCCGTTCAACCTGGGTAAAGCGTCTAAAGGTACTGCGCCAGGTTCAATGCTGCTGCCAGCTCAATCTCTGCTGGACATTGTTGAGCGCGTTAACACTACCCGCTTCCTCGCCGACCCTAAAACGTTCGACGTCGGTGCGTGGGCTGAAAGTCTGGAAGCAACGCTGGCAGAAGAAATCCCTGTCGCGCTGTATGCTGATCGTATCGAAGACGGTATGGACCCAAGCGAAGCCGGTCTGGTTGTTGGTGACTTCCTCGACGAAGAAGAACTGGCTGCTGCCGCTGACCTGGGCCACATCGACGAAGACGAAGCTGCTGAACTGAACGGTGACCATCTGCCACTGGCAAGCCTGTACAACGCCCGCTCTCGCGTTCGTCCTGTGCAAGTTGATACCGCTTATGTTGCTCTGCACACCACAGTGATGAACATCGCACTGCCGGGCTTCTGGAGCGAAGCGCCAGTACAGCGTATGATTCAGGCCGCAGTTAATCGCGTTATCAATCTGGCGGAAAGCGTTGAAGGCATTAAAGTGTACGCAGCATTCACTCTGGAATCTGCCGCACTGCTGAACAACGGCCGTCTGTTTGAAGCGCTGTCAACTCTGCGTGAGTTCGAAAACGTCCAGTCTTACTCTGCTGCTGATGCCGCAAACTTCGACGATGCAGAAGATGTGATCGAAGTAGCTGGCTCACTCGACTCTCGTGACCTGCCGCTGTCTGTACTGGCTGGTGGTCTGGCTGGTGCAACGTTCGACAACGGCGGCGACCTGACGATTCTGGTTCCGTGCTTCACGCAGGAAGAAGAATCAGACGAAGAAGAAGGCGACGACGGCGACGACGAATAATATCTCGTCTAGCGTGTAACTGAATGGGTGGCTCGAAAGGGCCACTCACTTTTTTGGGGATCTGTAAACATGACTCAAGAAGTAGACCACAGCGCTAACATCGTTAAGATGGTAAGTGACCGTGATGATAAAATCCGAGAGCTGTCTACCAACCTTTCAGTGACTACTGGTCGCAAGGAAGATGCCGAAGCTGAACTGCGTGAACTGTCGCTTGACCATCTGGCACTCAAAATCAAGCTGCGTAGCCGCGAACGTGAACACGCCTCTGAGATTGCGTTGCTCGATGAACGCATCCGTGAAGTTGTTGGTTTCTGCAACGAGCAAACAGTCGAAGTAAAGAACATTCGAACTGAACTCGAATCTGTAAAACAAAAGAGTGAACCGGCTGCTGCCCTGCCTTTCATCATGCAAATGATAATGTCTGCTGGTGTAGCGCACTACCATGCGATTATCGCACAATGCGCTTTCGCTACTGTTAATCGTGCAACAAATAAAGTTGCTCGTGAACTGCGTGAAATTTATGATAACGATAATGTAGTGAAGCATCCTTCGCTTTATCGTGCCGCGGTTCGAATGTGTAACCAGCTTGGTGTTTCACCTCCACCACGCACTGACATGTTGGCGGAACTTCAAGAGTACGTGGCTCAGAACATCGACCTGTACACGAAAGACCCGCAGTACGCTGCGTCTGAATCGGCCCTGCGCCAGATTATCGCTGCGAAGAATAATGCCGCACATTATGGCGCTTACGGCCGTGATGTGTATCAGATGTTCGACTGGCTCCCAGCATTGACTGCCTGCCTGGACGACATTGAAGATGACTACAACGATTTGGTGGAACAGTCGCTCTATCAAGTCTGTCGTAATCTGATTAACGATAGCTTTTCATAATCTGTAAAAGTTACCTGTAATCGAATCTGTAAACACTAATTGAAGTTCGAACCGAGCAACAAGCTCACACTTATAAATCCCGGAGCATTACAATGGCTAAAGCATCAAAGACTTCCCTGGTACCTACCCTGGTTTCTCGCATCGCTAAAAAATCTGGCTCTATCGGTACTTCTAAAGTTAAGCCTTCTGAACTGCCGCACGATATCCTGATCGAAACGGTACAGGCTGTTGAGCTGATTGGTTTCATCACCGACCGCACTGAAAACAGCGTTACCATTCGTCACAAACGCGGTCATGGTTCTTCTGCGCAAGTTGTTTCTACCTTCGGTCCGAACCAAATCCTGTCTGTGCTGGGTGAAGCTGGTGGTCACGGTAGCGTAATTGCTCTGATCAACGCGCCGGTTCGTGAGTACAAAGGCTTCAACGTTAAATACAAAGGCGCGACCATCGTTGCTACCTCTGTTGAGACTGGCGAAGTAGTTGAAGTGAACACCGCACTGCCTGGCTTTACCGTTCGTTCAACTGTGAACGAAACTGCTGCTGCTAAAAAGTACGGCACGCCTGCTCCGACCAAAGCTAAAAAGCTGGACAAAGGCGACAAAGCTGGTAAGCCTGCGAAAGCGGTAAAGAAAGCAAAAAAGTAAGTAAGTCTGACGAAGACTTCTAACTTTCGAAATCTGTAAATATTAAGTATGCAGCGAGATAAAAATGTTTCGCTGCCTGTCTCTCGAAATCTGTAAACATTAATTGAAGCAACATCGCTTCTAATCAAACAGGAAATAAATATCATGGCAAAAGCTAAAGCAACCGCAAATACCGCAGCAACCGTTCTGGCTAAAATGCTGGGCGTCGTAGTCGAAAACGCCAGCGCTGCTGACATTGCAGCAATCCTGAAAGAAGCCGGTCTGACTGTTGTTGGCGGTAAAGTTGTTAAAGCTGAAAAAGGCGGTAAAGCTGCTAAAGGCAAAAAGGCCAAAGCACCTACCGTTGCTGAAATCGTCGCTGCTGTTAAGGACGAAGAAGAACTGGACATCTCTGCTGTAAGCGAAGATGATCTGCGCGCCGCAGTTGTTAAAGCGAAGCTGTCCACCGCTAAGAAAGCAAAAGCGCTGGACGAAGACGAACTGCGCGAACTGCTGAACGATAGCCTGGGTGGCGAGTCCGAAGAGGACGACGAAGAAGAAGAGGACGAAGACGAAGACGAGGACGAAGACGACTCGGACGACGAAGAAGACGGCGACGACGAAGACGAAGACGAAGACGAAGACGGCGACGACGACTCGGATGATGAAGACGAGGACGAAGACGACGAAGACGACGAAGACGGCGACGACGAAGACGAAGACGAGGACGAAGACGAGGACGAAGATGACGAGGACGAAGATGAACTCGACCTCGACGCACTCGACAAGAAAGAGCTGTTAGCTCTCGTCCTCGAACATAAGCTGGCGCCGGCTAAGAAAGCCAAGAAAATGGACGAAGATGAACTGCGCGAACTCTGCGAAGAACATTTCGGCGGCGAAGACGACGAAGACGAAGACGAAGATGAAGACGACGAAGACTTCGACGACGAAGACGAAGACGAAGACGACGAATAAGTCCTGATCTGAACCGGCCTGCCCCTCTAGTTCTAACGAATGAGCGAGGGGCAAATAATCGAAAAAAATATCTCGATTATTTTCGTAAAAAGTTTTAAAATTCCTGTTGTTGTATGTTGAACATAATAATGTATGACTACAGGAAAACAAACCTGAATAAATTTATCTTTTCATCCAGCGGTGAAAACGCCGCATCAAATATAAAGTAAGGAAATATCATGTCTAAGAAAGCAATCAGCGGCCTGAACAAAGAAATCCGCGCAATCGAAAAATCTGAAAAAGCTCTGGCCAAAACCGCTGGCGAGATCACTAAGCAAGCTGAAAGCCTGTCTGAGCGTCGTGCTGGTCTGACTGCACAAGTTGAAGCGTTGCAGAACGACGGCGCCGCTCCGGCTAAAGCTCCGAAAGCAAAAGCGGCTAAAGCAGAGAAAGCTGCTAAGCCTGCCAAAGCTGAAAAAGCTGGTAAGAAAGCTAAAGCTGAAAAGGCTGAGAAGCCTGCTAAAGCTGAGAAGGCCGGTAAGAAAGCTAAAGCAGAGAAAGCTGAGAAGCCTGCTAAAGCTGACAAGAAAGCTAAAGGCGCCAAAGCTGAAAAGCCAGCTAAAGCAGAAAAAGCTGGTAAGAAAGCGAAAGCTGAAAAAGCTGCTAAGCCTGAAAAAGCTGGCAAGAAAGTGAAAGGCGACAAGGCTGCTAAAGCCGGTAAGAAAAGCAAAAAAGAAGCCGAAGACTTCGACTTCGATATGGAATAAGCAAGCGCCGCGCATTAGCGGTACTTGATTCGAAAGGGCAGCGCCGACGGGCGTTTGCCCTTTTGTCATATCTGTCTCGAAATTTGAGGATAATCGAATGTCTGCCGAACATCTGCTTAACGACGACCTGCCTGACGACTCCACAGTTGTCCCTGTCCTTAAACAGGACAAGCCTTCCTACTACGACTTGATGACGCTACGCTTAGAAGCTGGCTCTCGTCTTGCTCGCGCTCTCAAAACTCTGGTCGATGCGCATGTCATTAACGGACCTGCCCTGAAAGATCTTCTTCCTGCCGCGTTGCGTATCTCTGAAACTCACTGGGCTGATATATGCAACGGCTTAACTCCTATCCACGACGAGAACAATAAAATCACGCTTGTCGGTAACCTGCCTGCTTGCATTGAAGCGTTTCGCATTGTTGTAATGGAACATGCTCAACGTAACGCACTGGAACTGGAGTGCCGCAACATGATTAGCCACGCAGAAGGTTTCAAAATTCTGACCCAGCCTCAAACACTACAGATTGAGCCACTACACTTCTGCGATGGAACCTGCGACCATGACACAAAAACTGTCTGAGCAAATCAACCGCTATTTTAATCTCATGGAGAAAATCCGTGAGCAACTCTTTCGTGTGCTGAACGTGTCCGATCGCTACCTGTGCATCGTGAGCTTTAACACCCAGCATCAGGCAATGCAGTGCGACCTAGTTAGTCGTGAGAGCCTGCTGCCCGCCAAGCTACTCGAAGGTCTTAGTGGTCAGGAGCTTGTAGTGTACGGCACCATTACTGCCCAGATTGAGAAATGGGTAGCAGACGGTATGAGCGACGACTTCCCGATTACGCAAGATGCCGATACCTACGCGCAGTATCGCAAGCTGGTGGACCCTGAGCAAGAGCCTGCTATCTCTGACGCTGACTTGGCAGAGCATGTTGCTTCACTGCCTAAGTCTGACGCCCTGAAGTATGTTGACCCTCTGAGTAAGTATGAGCTGTCTATCATCTGCAAAGCGTGGGGACTCGCTCAAGATGTTAGTGAGTCTGTCATGCTGTCTCTCATTAAAGGTCACATTCTGCGCCGCGCTCCCTAACTCAAACTCTGCATATTTCTGGACAGAACGTGGGTAGCGTCTAATACTAAAGTGTGATATAATAAGCGTAGGACAAGTAGTGTCTGCATATGCTAATATCGAGTAGTAATGCTACTCATTAGGAGAACACGAAAATGGCCAAAGCGCCGAAAGCTGCCAAAGTAAAAAAGAACACGGGTGATGGTTCCCAAGAAGGGTTCGTCATCGCGGAAGGACTTGACGGTATTCGTCTTAATCCAGGGATGTACATGGGGGAACGCGGTGCCGATATGGCATACCGTGGTGTGAAAGAACCTGTCGATAACGTCTATGACGAATTGATGGCAGGTCGCACCAAAGTTCTGGAGGTCGTAATCGACTACGACAAAGACCTGAACATCGTTGCCGATATGGCGAAAGGTATTCCGACCGACTTCAAGAAATTGAAAGATGGCTCGAAAGAAACGATCATGACCGCAGCATTCAGTCGTGCTCACGCAGGTGGCAAGTTCAATGATCAGGCATACAAGACCTCTGCCGGTACTCACGGCGTAGGCGTAGCGGCACTGAACGCAATCTCAAGCCAGCTTCGTGTGTGGTCAATGTACAAAGGCGGCTGCGCATACCAGATGTGGGAATGCGGCGTAGCGAAGTCAGGCAAGGACCCGAAGCAAGTCAAAGCCGTAGACAAAGATGTCATGAGCGCCTTGCGTGAGAAGAAGCATAGCAAGTACGGTACGATTGTCGCGTGGACACTCGACCAGACTGTTGTGTCTGCTGACGTACAGCGCGGTAAGAAGCTGCCTAAGAACTTCCGTCACGCATCACCTGACCCGAAACGCATCGGCGAGTGGTTGCGCAACATGTCTCTGCTTAACCCAGGCTTCGAGATTCGCCTGACGTTGATTAGAAAGGGCAAGCGCAAAGAGTTCACGTTCCACAACAAGAAAGACCTCGCGTTTATCGTGAAGACGATGGTAGAAGAACGTGAGTTAGAACTTGTCGGTAAGCCGTTCACGTTCCAGCATGAGAACATCACGGCAGCACTCGCATGGACAGATCATGCAGACACTGACAACTTCTTGTCATTCGTTAACACCAGCCCTACAGTTGACGGCGGCTGGCACGTTGTTGGTTTCCGTGACGCGCTGTTCGATGCCATCAAACCTTTCATGAAAGAGCCGAAAGGTAAAGGCAAGAAGAAACAGGGCTTCAAACAGGAAGACTTGCTTATCGGCCTGACGGGTATGTTCGACTGGCGTATGCACGGTGCTCAGTATACGTCACAGGTTAAAGACAAGCTGGCGAGTCGTGTTGAAAAAGAAGTGTACGAGCTGCTGAAAGACCAGCTTGTGAAATACTTCAAGGACAACAAGAAGGTCGCAACGACGATCATCAAACGTGCCGAAGCGATGAACAAGGGACGTGAAGAACTGTCCGCTGTCGTTAAGTCTATGGCGGACACGAAGAAGAAGCTGAAAGGCAACTCGCTTCCTGCTGACCTGATCTCTGCGCTCAAGTGTAAGCCTCATGAACGTGAGCTGGTTGTTGTAGAAGGTGACTCTGCTGGCGGTACTGCGAAACATGCGCGTAACCCTGATCATCAGGAAGTCATGCTCGCTGGCGGTAAACCTCTGAACGGTCTGAAAGCCTCACTGGCAGATGTGCTCAAGCATAAAGAAGTGCAGGGCATGTTAGTCTCTGTTGGTGCTGACCTGAAATCGCTTGACCCGAAAGCTGAAAACCCAACGTTGAGCACGAAGAACCTGCGCATCGGTAACTTACTTTTCCTGATGGATGCTGACCCAGACGGCTTCCACATTGCAACGTTGTTCCTCGGTGTAATCTATCGTCTGCTGCCTGACTTGATGAAAGAAGGGCGTGTGTGGATCGTCGATGCACCTCTGTATAACGTGATGCACAAGGGCAGCCACTATGGCGGCATGACGTTCGAAGAATGTCGAGACAAAGCACCTTCTGCTGTAAAAGACAAAGAGATTGTACGCGCTAAAGGTTGGGGTGAAGTTGAGCCTGACGTGCTTGAAGCTATCGCGTTCAATCCGAAGACTCGCCGCTTGATTCGTGTTAACCCGTTCGTTAGCGTAGAGCAAGAGCGTTTCTTCCGTGGTGTTGTGGCAGAAGATGCCGTGCATCGTCGTCGTCTGCTGGGGCTGGAGGATTAATCATGTTCAACGTTTCAAACATACCTGACGGCACGATGGTACGTTTTCTCGATATGCCTGCTGTGCAATATCCACCGCTGACTGACGAACAACGCGATCAGTGTGAAGCACTCATGGTCAAAGCGCGTGAACTGACGAAGGACGTTAGTGTGTCTGGGTTCACTATCGTTGACGGCAAACTGAATGAGCGTGTGCAGATTCAAATGCGCCGCACAACTCTCGATAAGATTAATGCGATTGCCAAAGGAGAACAGTAATGGCAATTACGCCGAAGAAAGTGAAAGTCAAAAAGGTTAAGCCTACAGCGACTGCCGTTGCGAAGACAGCTAAGCCTGCAAAGCTCAAGTCGAAAGCTGTGTCAGTTGACGACATTAAGAAGAAGAAAAAGAAAAGCACGGACGTGTCTGCGCATGTGCCTGTCGGTACGTCACTCTATCCGATGCTCGGTCAAGACGAGTCTCTGATTCGTGACGAGAACCTTGCGGACTATACGCGACGTGCTCTCTTCCAGTATGGCTCATACGTTGTTGAAGACCGTGCTATCGCTGACTATCGTGACGGCCTCAAGCCTGTGCACCGTGCGTTACTCTGGTCGCTGTCTGACTTGGGCTTACGTCCGGGCGGCGCGTTCAAGAAAGCTGCGCGTACTGTTGGTGATGCGTTAGGTAAGTATCACCCACACGGCGATGCTGCTTGTTACGGTGCGATGGTAACGATTGCAAATACAGTGCCTCCTGCTGTATCTGGTCAGGGTAACTGGGGCGACCCAGTAGCGCCCGCCGCTGCGATGCGTTACACCGAAGCGAAAATGAGTAAGTTTGCTGGCGCGTTCTTGCTCGACCCTGACTATCTCGAAGTCACGCCGATGGTAGACAACTTCTCGAACGACATGAAGCTGCCTCTTTATCTGCCTGCGCTGCTTCCGTACATGTTGTTCAACGGCTCTGTGCCAGCTCCTGCGTATGGCGTTAAGTGCGGTAACCCGTCGTTCAGCTTTACGTCTGTCGCCAAAGTCGTGTGTGACATGCTTAACGGCAAAGAGTACGACGCGAAGAAACTCGCCAAGACTCTTGAAATCAACCACGAGTATGGCTGTCTCGATGCAAGCTCTGACGCTGACTATCTCGCATTGCTTGAGACCGGTCGCGGTAAAGTCACATACGAACCTCAGATGAAGGTTGACGAGAAGACCAAGACCATCACTGTGCAGACGTATGTGCCTGGCGGTATGTCGAACAACGCGGCTATCACGAAGAAGCTGGAGAAGATTGCAGAGTGGCAGGGCGTTGTCTCTGCATCGAACGCAAGCTCGAAGAAGAACAAAGACGCAGGCCCGTGGGGCGCAGCGTTTGCTATTCGTTGTCGTGGTAGCGAAGACCTGCTGTATGAAACTGCTGAACGTGTTCGTAAGGAAATCACAAGCGCGATCAACTACTCGCTGGGTGTGACCGTCCGCCGCGCTGATGCGTCAAACAAGTTCATGTACCTGAGCTACGTGAAGTATTTCAAAGCGTGGATTGCGTATCGCGTGAAGCTGGAAACGGCGATGCTCACGAACAAGAAGGCGAAAGCAGAGAAAGCCCTTCATCTGCAAGAAGTCTTCTTGTGGGCAGTTGACAACATGAAAACTCTGTTGGCTGCATTGCCGAAAGCTCTGACCGCAGAAGACCCAGACAAGACGCTGGCGAAGCTGTGTAAGATTCCTCAAGAAGATGCGAAAATCATCCTCGACCGTCAAGTGCGTAAACTGGCTAAACTGGAACGTGCCGGGCTGGTGGCTAAGATCAAAGAAATCAAAGCCGAGATTGCAGAGTACAAAGCCGGTCTGAAAGAACCAGGCAAGTATGCTGCGGCAGGCACTGCTGCGAAAGTCAAAGCGTATATTAAATCGCCTGACGATAAGATGCCTGTCGGTCTGTAATAAATCTGTAAATACAACTCAGCATATTCTAGGATGAAACGCGGTTGTATCTGTATGTCACTTGTGTTACAATGACGTGTTGATACTTGTGTCGAATAGCGCTATCTGTTGGGAGATAGGTAGCGCTACTCTTAACCACAAACAGGAGGGTAGCCTCAAGCAGCAATTCTTCACTCTGTCAAAACAAACCGAGCCCAAAGGGCCAATGCCATAGCAACCGCGAAGGCAAACACTATTAATCGACCCACGTAATGCTAATATGATATTGTATCGGCATTCGAAGTGTCGCTAGGACCGGCCGGATATGGTCCTCAACTCTTAATGTAGTTTGGAATCCTCATAAATGAAAAATCAGGTAAACAACCTCAAAGCTGGTTTAGAGAAGGTCAACTCAGTATTGTCCTCTCTGCGTTCAGGTAAGAACTTGAAACGCCAGCATGTTGTTGATTCATTGGGTCAGCCAACCTCAGTTTTAGCTGATCTCACGAAGGCATTAAAGAGTAATACCTACAAGTCATACCCCGATGTTATACAGTTGCGTGACTCTGTTCGTGCAACCTGTACCTCCTGCCTCAGCCTGTCAGAGCAAGTGGCCGCTCGTCGTATCAAGCCACGTGAACTGATGGAAAAGCTTGGAGAAATTGTGAAGTCGTTTGATGCCGATGCTAAGTTGGCGAAGTCGTGCTTGGGTTACCTGCCTGAGTCGCGCAAAACTTTGAGTCTCGACGATCTCCCTGAAGACAGCAAAGAGCGCTTAGAAGCTCTGAAAGCTATCGACAAGGAAACCTACGAGAACGAAGCGAACGACAAAGCTATACGCCGTGAGCAACGCGAAGACGCAGCGACTGCCAAAACAAGTCGTGTGTTGCAGCGCCTCAAGGATGCGTATTCTCACAAGGTCCCGAGAACGTTCAACAAAGCTATTCAAATAATCCAACTTCCTGTGATGGCCCGATTTGGTACACTCGCCATGAGTCCCGAGTCGCTCTCGCGCATGGGCTTCAAAATCGAAACTGCTGGTCTGCACTCAACCCCTAGTTCAGACTTAGGTATCGTCTTTGAAAACCAACTCCTGCTGTTCTTTCGTATGTCCGACGCGAAAGGCATGGCAGAAGAAGCTGCGAAAGATCACAAGATGCTTGATGGAACCCTCGTCGAACGCAAACGCCTCCAGAAAGAACGCAACGCAGAACGCCGCGATATCAAGAAGCTGAATAAGCTCCTTGACGAATCGAAGTCTCTCAAGGCTCGTCGTGCTTTACGCGAACAAATCGCAGAAGCTCAGACAGAGATTGACGACATTACGGCGAAGCTCGAAGCAATGGAGTACAAAGTGCGTGAGTCAGGTTCCCGCGAGCGCGTGTATCGTCAGATGAAAACATCTAGCGACCATGCGATGCTGGATTATCTTAACCCCATTGTCGATATGATTAACGAGAAGGGTAGCTCCACGTTAGGTCTGTTTACTACCATGCCGTTACGCGGCGTGATGAAGGATTCAGACGTGCATTGTGCTTGGCTTATGGAAAAATCAGCTATCAACCTCTTGTTGCGCCACACAGGCGGAGACATGAAGTTGCAGAACTGGTTCCTGCCGTGGACTAATGGCTAACGAGAACCGTTTACCAGCGGTACAGAAAGGTGAGTTGTCGCAGTGTATCATCTGCCAGAAGTTCAGTAGATCGATTCACTATCATCACACCATTCCCCGCTCACTGGGTGGCGAAGACAGTCTTCAAATCCCTATAGACGGTGACTGCCACACAACGCTTCACGCAAAAGCAGAAGCAGTGGTAGCGAAGTTAGCAGGAAACCGTAAGCAACCAATCGGGACGTTTTGGGATAACCCTGAGACAGAACGACGAGCACAAACGTGGCTAGACATTCTGGTTGATGCTATGCTTAACCCACCGGTGCAGCCCGGACAGAAAGAAGTGCTGCTACCGATGATCAAGGTTAACATGGAAACCAGACATGCTCTCGAACTCTTGAAGCGCGACACGCCTGGCATTACTAATATGAGCCAAGTGTTGCGGTATTGTATTGAGACAACATTAAAAGCGAAGGGGTTAAAAAATGGCGAATCAAAAAGTACGCACTCTGGACATCAAAGCACTCGTAAAAAACGAACTGACCTGTGGTGATTGCCGCGGTCTGACCCGTGATGCTCTTTTACCGACTGCTGAGAAACCGTGTGCTACGCAAGGTCAGTTAGCTGATTCTAAGATCTGCAAACACTATCGCTCTGACAGCCAATCGCTGACAGACTTGATGACCGAGCATGGTGATTCACTTGTTGGGCTTTTCAATACGTTCAAAAACTTCTCTGACAAAGACCTGCGTGTTGTCGCTGGTATGTTGTTGGCTGAATCGAAGACACGCCGTCATGGTGTGCGCATGGGGCAAGCAGTATTCGTGCGCTATCAAGGGCGTGAGACACGCAACTACCTGAACAACTTCATGGCAGCGCGTGTGCTGGATGTAGACGACGAAACGATCCGCCTGATCAGTGAGAAAGGTGATATCGTTCTGACGTATGCGAACACAGGCTTCAACGGTCCGTCCGTATATACTAAGAAGCAATTTGCTAAACTGCGTAAAGAGATGATCAGTGCTGGTAAGCTGATTGACCCTGAGCGCGAGATCAAAACTGCCAAGCGCAGCCTCCCGCAAGAAGACAACGTTAACTTCTCTGCACCTAGTGACCTCGATGGCTTCTCTATTCCTCTGATGGAGGATGTGACTAAAGGCCGTGGCGGTAAGCGTAAAGGTAAGAAGACGCAGACGTTGGTTGATATTGTGAGCATGATCGAGAACGGTCATGACATGGGAGCAGAGCAAGACGAGTCTGGCGTAATGTCACTCGGCGGCAATAGCTATCGCCACAAGAAAAAGAAAATCAGCGTCGGTAAGAACGGCGTGGTTGAACTGGGCGATATGTAAGTTAAGGTCTACACAGCAAATTCACTTCTAACAATACGAATAGGATCTCGGAAAAATGATCACAACAGAAGAATCAGGCCTTAACGAATATCTTTCACGCCGTCTGGGTATTGAGGAAGACTCAGAGGAATTCCGTCAAGTATACGCTGCAACGATTCGGTATATCGGCAGTGGGTATAAATCTATCGCGGATTATCACCGCGACTTGCAAGCAGCAATTGATTTTAAGCAGTTCGAATTTACTGCTCCTGACTTGCGCATTGATATTTCTTCCGTGTGTCGCTTCACGTTGAAGATGCGTTTCTTCGTGTTGGCTGTTTGCTTACACAAAGACCCAGTAGCAACCGTTAAAAAATATGCGCAGTATGGCCTGTCGAAACGCGAAGCTGTTCTCGCTTGGAATCTGATTCTCAAGCACGATGATCAGCGTAGCAAGATGCGCCGTACTGCAAAAGCGCGAGCGAAGTCTAAAGGCGGACTGGATATCACTATGGTGTCCAGCCGTGAACTCCGCTTGCGTCTTGATCAAACAACAAGTCTGTTTGGTGAATTGCATCGCAGCGCCAAACGCTTGTGCCGTAAGAATCTGCAATGGGTGTCAGTCAGTCATAATATTCCAATGGCTGATCTGACTTGCGATATCATGTGCAAGGTGTTGTTGTCGTACTATCAATCCTTGCCTAACCGTTTCAGCGAGGGCCACCAGCTCAACTATCTTCGTGCATCACTGACGAACCGCATTAACAACATGAACAACTACTACGGTGCTGAGAAGCGCAAGCGTATGAAGAAGGTCGGCGAAGACAAGTATGAGATTGTGGTTATGTCTGACAATCAGATGTGGCACAATCCAGACGACGATAGCTCCAACTCATACGAAGACATGTTGGGTGAGGATGCTCGTGTGCATACCGAGCAGATGGAAAACAATCTGACTATCAATCGTCTTCTGGAGGAAGCCGAGGGTACGAAGCGCCACAAACTGTATCAGACTGTTCTCGGCCGAGACTGTGCCGAGTTCACTGAATATCTGCGTGAGAACGGAATGCTCAAACAGACCATGACGTGCGCCACTCAGTGGATCATGGCGAAGCCTACGAAGTTCATACGCAAGACCTTAGCAAGTTGGTTACAGGTCAGCGTTGATGCTGTCACAGGCGGTCTGGAAACATTACGCGGTTCATTACAGGTAGCATGAGAGGTCACCATATAGTTATGCAGCAAGCAATCATTAACACTGACGTAGAGCGCTCTGCACTGGCGCTGTTCAGCCGTCCTCAGTTGGATGAGGACTATAAGCGTACCGTATTGTATCTCGTGTATAAGACTGTAAATCGTAATGGCATGATGCAAGTCAATCGTCTGATGTTCGAACTCACCCAGAAGTACGCATTGAACAAAGAAGATGTGAAGTCTGCCATGAGCGCACTAAAGGCTCCGTGTGCATTCGACGCACTCTCTGTATTTGTTCCTCGCGCCGACGAAAAGTTCAAGCGTGTTGTTCGCACTAAGTCGAACTCCATGATTGATAGCTGGGTGTTAGAGATCGAGCAATCTCGTCCTCACATTACTCGAATGATGCAGTAGGGGCATAA